TTTCTCGTCCCGTCTGTTCCAGGAGCTTCGCGAAAAGCGTGGGTTGGTGTACTCCGTACATGCTGGATTGACAGATGCGTCCCCCAAGGTGTTGTCGGTGATGGCCGGGCTTGGCAAATGGCAGGCAGAAGAGGCCCATGAACTGATTCTGGGTCAGATGTCTGACTTGGCAACGAATCTGATTTCAGAGGAAGAGCTGCGGCGCAACAAGGTTAAGGCGGTCAATAAGCTCAAGATGGCTTTGGACAGTACGGGGTCGCGGTTCAACATGCTGCTGGAGGCTACTTTGGAGGACACGTTGTGCCCCAATTACTGGCAGTCGTCGATTGACGACATTTTGGATGTCACTGCGGAGGATATCCGGACTATCGCTCGACGTGTTGTTGCGGCACCGAAGACCTTGGGTCTTATTGGCAAGTAGCGGTAATTCGTTAATGCCTGATCCGGTTATATGGAACTGACAGCCGGAATAGGCAGACCCCTAATTGACGTATACAACGCGCTTTTCGGGTCAACCAAATCAGCAAAAGCAATACGCAAGCTGTCCCCGCTGCTGCTGCCTTCATCGGTCACCATGACTCCTGAGATAGCCGAGTTGTGGCCGTCTGTGGTTCCTGCTATCCACATGATGGCTCAATCGCAAGCTTTTAAGCAAGTCTTGGGGGGGGCTCAGAGTCCATATTGGGATCGCTTCTTTGTGAATTACCGACCCAATGACCTTCTGCCTTGGTTGCGCTCCTGGATTTGGGATTTTGATACCCTAAAGAAGCTTATGGCTCGCCAGCTTAGGCTTAAGCCAGCCAAGCTTACTGCCTCAACCCGAAAGCTGTTGACAGCGTGGGTAAGCAATAACAGTGGGCCCTCGGGCAGGTTCTCCACGGATGAGATTGCCGAGCTTGAGCCTTTCCGCCCTCCCGGCGCCCGTATTTATTACCGTGGGATTCGGTTTTCAGATATAGGGTCCATGGTGGCGTTCCATGAAAGGTTTGCTTCTGGGAAGGCTTTTCCGTTCGAGTCAAAGCGGTTCTCGTCTTGGACAACGTCTAAGGTTGTGGCGGAGAGGTTCGGAAGGTATTCTGCTTCAGAAACCCAGAATACGGCCATGTTCGGGTTTCTGAGCCGTATGAAGGCGAAGAAAGATTATGACGGCTGGGGTGGTTACGTAATCGGGGCGAAGATTGCTCCTAGTCAGATTCTTGTAGACCTAACTCATCCAGGATTGGAGAAGGTGGAGTTTCAGCACGGCAATGAGGGCGAGATCATTCTTATGCCGGATGTCCGATTGACCACCAAAGTCTATAGCATTTTCGGGGATATTGAGCGAGAAATAGCAGAGTTCAATGAGCGTAAGGCTCCAGACTCTCCTTTGGGGAACTATTTCCGATACACTTTTCGCCAGAATGGGGATGCCAACTCTGGCGAGTTGGTTTTCAGCCCCCTTAATGACTGGGAGACTAAAGGGAAGCCTAACCTCCCGCGTTTCCTTATTGCTGATGAAGTCAAGTCTGCCCTTAGCAAAAACCTCTACTATGGAGAGTGGGTTGACGATTTTACGGTTATCTATCGCAGAATGAGGAGACGATGATGCGAAAACTAATCCGTAAGGTGGCTCAAAGGGTAGAAGTTGGGGAACAGGCCCAAGCTCGGGCTCTGGAAGAGTACCTACTGTCAATAGGTATCCCCGTTGGGGATGTCTATGCCTTGGGGACGAAGTTTGGTCTGGGCTTGGATAAGCTTGGTGGGGGTTGGGTATCTGAATTGGAAGTTGGCCAATCCGGACTCGGCACCATAACGGTGGCATATCCAGATGAGACTGGAAACCCGCTTACGATTTTGAATCGGGTGACTAAGGTTCGGCAAGATATCGCTGCGGCCCTTGAAGTAGGAAACGAGGCTCTTGCCTGGTTGAAAAAGCACCGGCTGAGCCTATACACGTAAAAGGTCTAAGGGTCTTGAAAACCTATCAATTTGAAGCCCTTGTGGTTGGCGTCGTGCTTTTTTCGGTGGCAGTCCTCACAGGAGGGGCCTTTGTAGAGTTTGTGGGCTCCCTTGCCGTACTGCTAAGTTTCTGTCATGCGCAGATTGCAGATCGGCTGGCGGAGCGCCAGGAGCCGACAAAGCCGACTGTAGAGTGCTATCGCAAGATGAACAAATTTTGGATAGGTAAAGAGGCTTTTTGGCTGGTATATTTTCTGTTGCAGGCAAGCTATGCTGCGCTTGTGGGAGTTGCGCTATTTTTGGCGTATCCCTTTTGGCGTAAGTGGTGGCGGAAACGCTATCCATTGAACAGGAATGTAGTCTAATGCAGAAGGTCAAGGTTGTTAAGGGTCCAAGTGGTTGTGAGGTTTGCGAGAACACGAAGGGTTTCCCGCCTGGAAACGAGGCGATGATTGAGATTCGTCCGAATCGTAAGATTCCGATGTGTCAATCATGTGCTGCTGATTGGAACCGCAACCGCAAGCCCTCGGAAGCTCGGTGATTCCTATGGATCAAGTTCGTCAGTATACGGACGGAAAGGATTGGTTCTACCATTCCGTCCACTTCCATAATTCAAAAGTCGGCGAACGACATAAGATGAGCTATTTCGGCTGGGCCGAAGTGGTGGAAACGAAGCCGAATGATAAGAGTGGCACTGATTCCAGACAATGGGTGCCTGGGAGTGTCACGTTCAGGCGGTTACGGTGGTATCAGGGTTGGGGCTTGCGTATCCAGCGCTGGTGGCGTAATGGTAAAGGCCCACGAATCGGCATATGGTGGCAATGACTCCGTCAGAGCTTGTTGATCTGATCGAACGGCTAAGGATTCGCGCTCAGATAAGGCGTCAGATTCCAGGCCGTAAGTCTGTGATTGAAAATCGGCCGGATAGACTGGCCGATTTGTTGGACGAGGCGGCCTCGGCGTTCGAGTTGATCGATAAAGATCGCTGTGAGGTTTGCAGGACGGTACTCTGGAGTGGTGGCCGCCTACAATTGACTAGGTTTGCGGGAGAGTTACCACAAACTGTCTGGGTTTGCGGCCCTGCCTGCCGCAAGGACGGGGAGGTCCTGCTTTTTGGCAAGATTCTGCGTGCCCAGATCGATGTTGGCCTATCAATTCTAACCCCTGAGCCTTCTACTGAAAAGTGGCGGCAGTGGGTGTGGTCAATACAGTCCCTCATGCATGAGGATAATCGGGCTGCCCATCCGATCGTTCTCCTGGCCGATGTTGATATGTGTCTTAACGGAGGGGCGTATCTGTCGGCGCATTTTGCAGCTTTAGAACAGGTTCTGCGTGAATGGCGTGATAATGTGTTGCCTCCGTTCGAGGCAGTTCTTAGCTGGGAGGACCGGCTTCAAGCAGCCGGCATGGATACACAGGCACTAAGCTAGCGTCATTTCCTTGTTGAGCTTTGGAAAATCCGGCTCCAAGCTTATGCCTGATTCTAGGTCATCATCCTCGGTAAATAGCTTCAGGAACCGTTCAACGTTTGGTTGGGGGACTAACCAAACGTAGCCCATGAGACCTGTTGCCGGAAGGTCGGGTTCAAATTGAGCTTCCCACCTTTTCCCGCAAGAGAGCGCATCAGCCCAGAAGAGGAAGCCCTCACTTCTGAGTTTGAAGAATGCCCATAGAGGGTGGGTTTCGCAAGGGACTAGGACGGTGAACTTCACAAGGGGGTAAAGGGTTCCGTCTGTGCCTTTGGCGAGCTGGGTGCTAGCTTCATACTGGAAAGTAAGCATTCATTTCCTCAGAAGTGAAAGGGGATCCAATCAGATTCGTAGCCAACGGCTTGAAGAGCTTGCACCATACGCGGTGCAGCTTCATCGTTTAGTGAGTGGACGAAAATTGGGCACTTGATATTGGGTAGGTTGCTGCAAATCCAGCGTACGACTTCAAATCCGGTATCCGACCGATTGGAGTCGACGAAAACCTCTCCGTTAAGGTCGTGGTCTAGCCAGATTTCGTCACTCTCGGTGGTCTTGTGCTTAGAGAGCAGCTCGATAGCTTGAGGGGCGGTGTAGGCTTGCCAAACACATTCCCCAATGTGGGCGCGTAGGAACCTCTTGTGCCGTTCCGGATTGTCGTCAAGAAAAATGATCACGGCTTATCCTATCATGAAGCTACCGTACTGTGGGCCTTTAGCTTGCTGTCGCAACAACAGGTTACGCCATAGTAGTGCTACCCAAGCTCGATTGTCTAGGATGTAAACGCTCACCATGATAAGGTCAATTAACATTTTCGTCTGCCTTTAGCTTCGCCCGTAGAACGTCAGCGCCTATAAGGCTGGGGATTTCCGGCAGTTCTACAGCGATCACAGGACTCGGCAGGGCCCCTTGTAGCCTTGCAGCCTCTAAGGCACCCCTTAGAACCGCCCTGGGCGGGGGCTCCTCATCCGGATGCCAAATCGGATGGATGTGTTCCCTTATCCATTCTTCGGGAGGTTCTTCTGGCAGGGTGTCGAGCACTCCAAAGACGGAAAGCATAGCCTTGCCGATAGCGATGAGAACGGGGTCGTCTGAGACGATCAGATCCTGTTCGTCAAACTCCTCATTCGGAAGAGTTTTGATGTAGTCTCCGCCCGCCTCTCTGGCAGCGTCCCCCAGGTTGTCCAACGCTTCTTCCAGTATTGATCGGACCGTCCGTTCGTGATTCATCGCGCACCTCCCTCCGGGGTATTATACACCGCAGCATAGCGTGCGTGAGGTGGCGATGCAAGTTAGTGGTCGGATATACAAACACAAGGTCGGCAAGACCTTCGATTGGATTTTGGATGCTGACCCCTACGTCATGGGTTTGTTCGGCCGTATTTTCCCGAAAGCCCTCAATAAAGGCCCGGGTAAGTACACCAAGAACAAGAAAGCTATCCGTCACAACGCTAATTCCGCCAAGGATATCCATTGGTTCCTATCCCGCTTTACGATCGATATGGAGGACAAGGACCGAGAATTCCTTTCCTCGGGTGTGGAAGAATATGATAAGGCCGCATTGGCGTTAGACCGCATCCGTAAGGGGGATTACGAGCCTGTTGAGTTGGCTATCCCTCTTCGGACCTATCAGTTAGAGGCTGTTGCCCTTGCGCAAGGGGTTGGGCGCCTGCTAATCGGCGACGATTTGGGCTTGGGTAAGACGGCGTCCGCTATTGGTATTACGGCTCTACCCGAGGCTTTACCTGCCCTCATTGTCTGCCCCACCCACCTTTGTCGTCAATGGGAGTCCGAGCTTCAGCGCTTCATGCCTTCAACAAAGGCTCATATCATCTATGGGGTTAAGACCTCCGCTCTTCCTGAGGATCGGACCCACTACATAACGACCTATAGCCGAATAGCCGCTTGGGCGGATGAGCTACACCGGCTGGGGATAAAAACCCTCATCTTTGATGAAGTCCACGATCTGAGGCGTCTTGGCACTAAGAAATACGATGCTTCCTCCCGGTTAAGCGAGGCCGCAACCCGCGTTACTGGATTGAGTGGCACCCCCATTATCAATTACGGGGAAGAGATTTGGGCGGTAATGGACATTATCCGTCCTGGGGCTCTGGGGACCCGTCAAGAATTCTTGACAGAGTGGTGTCGGTACGAGAAATATGTCCGGGAACCTGAGGTGTTGGGGGCTTTTCTCCGGAACAACGGAATGATGATTCGGCGTACCCGTGTGGATGTCGGCCGTGAGCTGGACCCGATCAATCAAATCGTTCTGACTGTAGATGCGGATCTTGACGCATTGAAGGCTATGGAAGCTGTTGCAGCGGCCCTGGCCCAGAGAAGTCTTCTAGGGGGCTTTGAGGAAGCTGGGCGCGCGGCCCGTGAATTCGATTTGAAGCTGCGCCAAGCAACCGGGATCGCCAAAGCTAAGGCCACTGCGGAGGTTGTCTCTGGGCTCTTGGATTCAGAGAAGAAAGTGGTCCTCTTTGGATGGCATCATGATTGCTATTCCGTGTGGCGTAAAGAGCTAAAAGCGTTCAATCCGGTCTTTTACACTGGGGCAGAGAGTCCGGCTGAAAAGCAGAAGAGTTTTGAGAAGTTCCGGGATGATCCGAACTGCCGCGTTTTCGTTATGTCACTGCGCTCTGGGCAGGGGTTGGACGGGCTACAGGAAGTGGCTAGCACCTGTGTGTTCGGGGAGCTGGATTGGAGCCCGTCAGTAATTCGGCAGTGTATTGCCCGGCTCTTACGGGACCGGCAGGCTAATACGGTCAACGCTATCTTTGTGGTGGTGAATGACGGGTCAGACCCTCCTATGTTGGAGATTCTCGGGGTCAAGAAAGACCAACTCAATGGAATCAATGACCTTATTGGGGCTGAGTCTACGGAAGTTCCGCAGTCTCGCATTCTAAATCTAGCGGCTGATTTCCTGCAAAAGCATAAGCTGGGGATGTTCGCGGGTCAGACGGCGAAGTCAGAGGCTATTGCTAAGATCGAGGCTAGCATTGCGAGTGCCACCTATCCGACTATGGATGAAAAGGTAATGCAGGACGCTTTGGAGCCTAGGTTGAAAGCTTTGGCTTTGACGGAGGGCTGGGAGTTTACTAGGGAAGCGGTCCTAGATGAGGATAGCACGATCGATTTCAAGTTTGGTCGGGTTGGTTTGGAGTGTAAGATCCAGGGGGATAAGTCTGAGGTATACCGGCAGGTTCGCCGGTATCTGGCTCATTTGGATTCGATCATCCTACTGTGCCCGTGGATGTTGAACGATTTTGAGATTGACGGCAAGTCGGTACACGTTATCAGCACAGCTCATTTGGCGCTGATGTAATCAGCTCAATTCGGTGTAGACCGCAGATAGGATACGCTTCTTGTTTTTATCGTTCAGGTGAGGTCAAGGGGGAGGGAGCGCCGGGAAAGTTTGCTCTGGTTCATGCTCACACACATTTCTCCAAAGTTGAATGAAACGATTTCACATCGGCTGAAAGCGACACTATCTGCCCCATACTTGGACGTTCGCCTTTTTCTAAAGCCGATTGCGCTTTAGTTAAGCTCTCTTCCAAAAGCTGTAAGCGTCGATGCATCCAAGTAATTTGGGTTAAAGCATCATCGATTGCTGCTGTTTGCAGGTTTGATCCCGATTTGGCCGCAATTCTTTGGTTCAATTCAGTATAGGATTTCACTGCTCCTCCTCCTTGGTACTATGACCCTAAGCCTATAGTGAAAATATGACCCTAAAGATTATGGGTTCACGGGTATCTACCCTGTAACGGGGCCTATAGTGAAAATAGGCCCTAAGGATTATGGGTTCACGGGTATTTACCCTGTAACAGGGAGAATGAAGATGACTGAGAATCTTGTTGGTAAGCGTAGTCCTTGGGGCGTGGTTGACTTCGCTCGTGAAGTTGCCCCTGGCATCATCCTCGTGAACACTCCGGGCCATGGCGGATACAAGCTGGACCGTCTCGCCAATTCCAAGGTGGACGCCCACTGGCGCCGTCGTGGCGGTTGGTATGAGGAGGATTGTGATTGGGCGATCGTCGCCATCACCTTCGCCTCGAAGTTCCCCGCTGTGTGGGATGAGGATTCGCTGGCGGCGGCTCACAGCACGATGAAGGATGGTGACCCGGACACATATCAGGCTGTCACGGGTGTGGTCCTCACGTTGGAGGATAGCCGCGAGCTTCGTCGTCGTAAGTTTCAGGAGGATAGCCCTCGCCTTTACGACGTGTTGGCGGCTTGGGGGGACTGGCATCCGGACGTGCCGGCTGGGTTCGTGGCTGTCTGCGCCAAGGTCGGAGGTCGGGGGGCGGATACTCTTCAGAGCTACTTCCTGGTGCCGAAGGCAGAGTACGTTCAGGGGGAGTTCGGGTTCGTGTTCGCGCCGGGGGTTTATCCCGAGCATGCGGAGTTCCGACCCTCAGCGGTAAGCCAGCTATAGATTAGAGTTGGCATGGTTTCTATGCAGAAGTGGTGGGGCTGTAAATGAGTCGCTCTGGGGAAGGTCTGTCTTTCAAAGGGGTGCTCCCACCTTCTCAGGGGACCCTTATTCTGGCCCGTGTAGGGGGTCTGAATTCACGGCCCCCCACTGGGAAGGGTGGGTTCCATGCGCCACCAGAGACCGGCTATTACGCCTTCCTGTGGCCGATGATAGAGCCTTTCCTTTTGGGGTCGAATCCTGTGTCGGGTAACTTTGAGGAGCTGGCGGAAGAACACTCGTCCCCCCGAAGTCTAGATAACCGACGGGAACGCTTGAAGGCTAAGGGCCGTCCGGGGGTTGTAACACGCTTAGACCAACTAAAGCACGAAGGTTTGCGTAAGTTCCGGTACCAAGGTTTCCTGTGGACGCATTTTGATTTAGGGCCCCGTGCAGTACGGGGGCGTGTTAACAGTTGGTTCTTGGTACATAGTTCGGACCTATTGCGTTGGGCTAAGAAGGTTTCCCGAGCAAATGGCCGGTACAACAGAGATTTCTGGGAAGTTTTCGTCCCAAAGTACAACTACGAGGCCTTGGGGTTTGACCGATGAGGGCTTTTGAAAAATGCACGTTTTACTTGTTGGCTACGCTTAAGCTGGATGCCAAAGCTGAATTTGAGCGGAGGGTGCTGTGAGGGGCGGTCCGCTCAAAGTTGATATGGTGGAGTGGGATTCGGTTGCGGACCTCGGAAAAGTCCCTGATTGTGACATTGCTCGTCGGTTTGAGGTTTCGCAAACCGCTGTGCTGAATGCTCGTAGATCGAGAGGTATCCCGCCGTTCAGGACCATTCCCAGCTACAATATCGAATGGGATTCTGTAGGGTTAGGGGACTTAACAGATCAACACTTGGCGGATATACTAGGGTGTAGTAAAGGGCTTGTACATAAGGAACGCCGTCGTCGCAATATCCCGCCCTATGGGATGTTGTATCGAACATCCGAAAACCAAGGGGCGTATTACGATGAGGCAATAATAGACGCGTGGTTACACGCAAGGAACGTCCCACACGAGTTCCAAAAACAGATCGGTCCTTTCCGAGTGGATTGGCTGTTAGCGGGTAATGAAATATGGGAATACCTGGGCATGTGGGACCACCAGATTTACGGCCCCGAATATCAAACTAACTTTGCCAAAAAATTGACATATTTGGAATCCCTCGGGTTCTCTGTAAGAGGGATCCATACGTCCGAGATAGGGGTCTTTAAGAGTGGGGTAGATTTAACCGCCATTCATAGCCTAGGTCGATTTGTTTGTTCAGGCTGCAATCGAACGGACGTAAAGCACCACGCCTTTGGGCTTTGTTCTCGATGTGTTGGGCGTAAACGCTCCGGGGTTGACCTAAAGAGCCCTGTCACTCCCCGATTGACCCAGAATTCTCAATTTAAGTGCTCCTCTTGCCCTTCTGTTAACCGAAACAGGCAAGTGAGGGGTCAATGTTCCAAGTGTTATGCGAAGAGAGGGTTACATGCCTAAAAAAGTCGCGGATGCCTACCTAAAGCAGGGGATGACGGATGATGCCTCTCGTGCATTGATGAGGTTTTTAGGGCAGTGGTCCAAAAAAACTCGCTCAAAAACCGGGGAGCCCGTCGGAGAGTACGTGTACTTGGTGGGGGGTGCTCCCAGAAACCTCATCCTGGGATTGGACATTAAGGACTTGGACCTTGTGGTTGATTCTATCGCCATGGGGCATGACTCAGAGTGGGTGGCTCGACAGTTAATGCTGGCTATTCCAGCCAAGTGTAATTTGGCAACCAATAATTACGGGGTGGCTATCTTAACTGTAACCGAGGATTGGTTCCTCGGTTCATCGAATTTGCGCGGGGAGAACATCGAAATTGCAAATGCCCGCTCCGAATCATATGGGGGTTCGGGAGGCAAGGGGTACAAACCGTCCGAGGTTCAGCCTGCCACGATTGAACAAGACGTTTTGCGTCGCGAATTTCGCACCAATACCCTTTTGATGAAATTGATTTCAGTAGCGGACAAAGCGGATTTGGCCGACATTATTGATCTCACGGGGTGCGGGGTTCAGGACATCAAGGAGGGGGTGCTTCGATGTCCTATGGACCCCGATATCACTTTCCGAGATGACCCCTCAAGGATGATTCGAGCCGTCAAATTCTACTGCAAATACAACCTAAAAGCGGATAAAGAGACAGAAACCTCTATTCGACGAAACGCGCCTTTTATCAAGAAAGTCCCGTACAACGCGATTTCCGACCTACTAATCCACACCTTGTTGGTGGAGCCGACCGCTAAAAAGGCGCTGCTTGAAATGAAGCGGCTTGGCCTGTTGGATGTGGTTGCAGAAATGGTGACTGAGATCCCAGCTTTCCGTGCCACACTGGCCGGGTGGTCAAACAACCAACGGCTCGGGCTCCTGTTCGACCTGTTGGATCTTGGGGTCCCCCTAAACGACCGGATCAAGTTCCTGTCTGCCGAGCAGCAACGCGAGTTACAGAGGATTCTCCCACGCTTGAAAAGCCCAGAAGCCTTTCTAGATGCGTTGAAGCAGCCTGCAAAAGTGGCTGATTTTCCAAGGCTGATCAAAGAATTGAGCCTAAAAGGCCCCCAGATTGGGGTTTTGACTTCGAAAGCTCGTGATTTCCTGTTAGAGGACCCCTCCCTTTTTGACCGGGGGTTGACTGAAAGATTGCTGAGGGACCATGCTTGAATTGCACCTATATGATATGGACAGTACATTGCTTCGGTCCCCACCTCAACCCGAGGATTGGAAGGGCGATTGGTGGTCCCACCCTCATTCCTTGGAAGAGCCCTTCATGCCACCTGAGCCTCCTGAGCCGATGTGGATCCAATCCACGGTACGGGCAGCCCGTAGGTCTATTGCAGACCAGAACGTGTTGGCCGTTCTAGCAACGGGGAGGACAGACAAGAATTTCCGGTGGCGTGTTCCTGAGCTAATGAAGTCGGTCGGGCTGGTATTCGATCGTGTCCATTTAGCTCCTGGAGGTTCCACGAGAACGGAAACGTTCAAGCTGGCGGTACTCAGGAGTTATCTGAGCAAGTTCGATTTTGGCGTGGTTCACATTTGGGAGGATCGGCCCGACCATCTGGTGTCCTTCTGCAAGTTCGTGGAGGGCACCGGGGTTGAGTGTGTTCCTCATTTGGTGCGTACGTGATCATTTCCCCTGACCATTACCTCTATACTGAGGACGGCCAGTACGTCTGGTCGCAAGAGCGTGCGGCGAGCGCATGGCGTAAGAGCATGGCCAAGTTGGATGCTGTGCTGACTGATCGACGGGTCCGTAAGCTGGTTTTGCTGGTGGGCATCCCGGCCTCAGGTAAGAGCACTTGGGTTTCCAAAAACAAGGAAGCCGGTGCAGTGTACTTCGACGCCACCTTTACCACACGCATGAGTCGGGCACCGCTTTTGCGGGCTGCCTGGCGCGCACGTGTGCCGGTTGAGGCGGTCCTGATGGAAACCCCGATTCTGGTGGCGTTGGAGCGCAACGAGGCGCGTACGGTTGATCGCAGGGTACCTGACGAGGTCATCCTTACGATGGCGCAAAAGCTGACGATGGAGCCTCCTTCTGTTCGGGAGGGCTTTGTTCGGGTGATCCGCGTTCGGTTTTAAGGGTAGTACGCTCTAAAGGAGCGTCATCTTGACTCTTATGTCCCGAGAAGTGATTGCTAGGCCTCTTATGTCCCGAGAGGCAATGGACAATGCCTGGATTCAGACCTACAGCGGGCTGAAGCTTCACCCACTAAACCCCAAGCCTGAGCAAATTGCAATGGAGGATATTGCGCATGCATTGTCTTTACAATGCCGGTTTGCTGGACATTGTAAATGGCATTACTCTGTCGGATACCACAGTATCCTCGTATCTCAACTGCTTGAGCGTTGGCAGCCAGAGAACAAGAGGTTGCAGTTGACTGGGCTTCTTCATGATGCTAGTGAGTATGCGCTGGTGGACGTACCCTCGCCGATTAAAAGCGCCTTTGGTGGGTATCGGGATTACGAGCACACATTGATGTGTGTAATCGCGGACAGGTTTGGGTTTGACTGGCCCCCACCCCCAGAAGTTCATAAGGCGGACATGATCCTTTGTGCAACAGAGGCTCGTGCTCTTTTGAAGGTCCCCTTCCCCCCTTGGGGGGCTCTTCCCGAGCCTGACCCTACGATTCAGATTGAGAAGCTCCCACCTGAAGAAGTGGAGTCTGCGTTTCTGATTCGTGCGGCAAGCCTAATGATGGCTTTGGGGCAGTGAAATTCCGGTATCTCGGGCCGTTGCCTCAACGGGACACGCGGCCAGAACGTGAACGTGGGCTTTGGGTTCCAGAGTGCTCCCGTTGTGGGGAGACTGTGGCGTTCGAGGACCAGCTATTCTGTGATGTCTGCTATTCAGGCTTGCAGGGCTTTTTGACTTTGACCGAACAACCGGAGCGCTCCCGTGCATGATTTCGACCGTATGCTAAGTTTTGCAAGTTGACTTGCGAGGGTGGTTCCGAGAAGGGGGAGTGCCCATGTGTGGGCCCAAGGGATTGCCTTTTTCAGAAAAGCGAGGGCTTCGTAGAAGCCCGTGAGCGTGCTGTACGCGCTATGTTAACGCACCTGAGCATGATTGGGGCGGTTACAGAAATGGATCCAGTCAATTGACCCAGTAGTTCTCCACGCAGAACCACACCTCCATTTCAAGCCCAGGCTCTTCTTCTGTCACGATGCGGAAAGCTCGTTGGACGAATCGAGTCCCGTAACGCTGGGCGAGCGGTCCGAAACTTTCGCGTAGAAAGGCGGAGCTATAACCGTATTCGGAACCGTCCATATTGACGGTAATCGGTGTAGCGCAACGGGCCTTCTGCCAAGAAAGAAGGGCTGGCTGTAAATAGCGTTCACGAAACTCTTCCCCGGAAAACGGACCTTCGGTTTTGAATCCAGGGCCTGGAGTTGTGGTGAAATCGCGCACTCGAATGGTAAGCATGGAAAAGCCCCTTAGGGTATGGTAATCGTACTACCCATACCCTAAGGGGCTTTTAGCGTATTATTCGGCGGGGGCGTGGAAGATAGCTACCAACCCTTTCTCTTTGTCGTGCAGGTAAACCGGGAGCGACCTTGGGGAACCAATGAACCCGTTTAAGCTGTGCCAGCGATCGGTAGTTGATAGCGAAGGGATCTGGCGACGCACGACTGAAAAGGCCGTGTCGGTCTCGGTCTTTTCGAAATGCAAATGGCCGGTATAGATCGTCCGGTGAGGGCAAGCCCCCCACACGTCTGAGGCTTCCCTAGCCATATGTCCTGCCAAATCTACGGTTTTCTTGACCCCGTCGCTGTGTACAAAGCCGATGAGGTTCTTTCCGTAGGTCTTGTAGATCCGATGTGTCCGGTCTAGGTTGGCGGTAACACGGGAATTACCACGGAAGACCGCCTCCAGGTACAAGAGCAAAGAAACTCCAAGCATACGATCGTGGTTGCCTGACATCAAAACTAGCTCGACGGGTGCTATGGTGATGAGGGAGGTGATAAGATCCTCCATCAAATGGCACCCGCTGACAAGGATTTCTGCTGGGGTCCCGTCTATGTCCTGGGGAGTACCAGAGGTGGTCTTCCCCTCTGAGTTGTCTACATGGAAAAAGTCAGAGCCGACCGGGATATAGATTTTCTCCGGTGCCCCATAAGTGGCAACTCGACTCATGACATCTGAAACGCAGTCAAAAAGGATAGAGCGGGCCTGTTCACGGGAGTAAGCCTCTCCGTTTTCTTGTGCGTCCGAGTATTTGCCCCAATGGAAATCGGTGAGCCCAAACACGCAAGCAAAGGGAGCTGCTGCTTGGTTGATATCTAAGGTAGGGGGTTCGCTTGAGGCCCGGTCCCCGAGACGGGTAATAATTGCACGTAGGGTGTGGTCTTCCCAGTTGCGCCATTTCGTGGCATCGCGCTGGATCTCCTGCCACTTTGCCTTTTCTAGGGCTTTGTAAACCGCTGCTCGGCGAAGCTGTAGGGAGTCCTGGATAAGGTCATCGTCGGACCGAGACATCAACTCTTCGGGTGTGAAGGGTTCCCGATCGTGGGTGATCTCATGGGCGCGCAGGTATTTGATGAGCCAAGGACGGGGCATCCCAACGGAGCGGGCAATTTCGTTTAGAGAGGCGGGGTTCCCGTCAAAATTGGAGTAGGCACGAACAATCTCTCGGTGTGTAGGTCCGGATAACGAAATGGGCTTTGGAACCTGATCCAGGAATGTGATGTACGTGTCTGTTTGGGGGTTGTAGACATACTTGGCGTGTAGGAGCAACTCCCCGCCGTCAGGCTCTTTAGCCTTAGGCTCAGGCTTGGCGGGCTCCTCCTTCGGGGTCCGGTACTTTTCTCGACTAAGCTTAGCGAGTTCTCGGGCATCCTCTTCTTCAAGACCAGTCCAACGGATAATTCGCGTCATGCTTGGTCTGGAGGTGGCGATCCGCTGCCCGAATTTTTCAAGAAGCCTTCCCATTCGCTTAGTCATACTAAGATTCTCCATGCGGTAATTCGCATAACTGCGGTATACTACCGCAAGTCCACGTTCAGACGGGAGGTTGTCAGTGGAGAAGATTCAGTACGTGCGCGGGTCCTTTGCTGGTTACCGTGCAAACCAGGCGGTTTTTATTGGTGCGAACGGTAAGCGCTCTGAGGTTAAGATTGATGAGGGTGAGATGGTGGAGTATGATGGCCAGTCGCTCCGCTATGGTGGGGATGAGATTGCTGTCCCAGAGCTTCGTAGCGCTATTGAGCGAGGGTGGTTTGAGGCGGATACTCGCAGAGCAGCTAAGGTGGCAAAGCCTGCCGCTAAATCCAGTTCGGTTTCCTCGAAGCCGGTGAAGAAGTCGGGCTATCAGACGGTTGAGGACCAGCAAGAAGTTGGGGACGTCTCAAGGTCCATGGCGAAGCGAAAGGCGGTCACCTCTAAGGCTGAGGCCCCTAAGGTCCGTCCTGCACCCGCACAGAAGAAGTTCGCGCTCGCTTCTGATGATTTTGGAGAGGGTGTGGAGGTAGGTCGCCTCGCTAAGTCTTCTGCTGCTGTAGGAGATCCGGATGTTGGCGCTAAGGGGACCTTCAATCCTATGGCTCGGGGCAAGCCTGTTGGGGAGGAACCCCCTAAGGTGATTCGGAACAAGACTGCCAAGACGGTTAAGGAAGGTCACGCTCGGATTATCGAGTCGGAAGTGCCTGAGGTTCTTCTAGAAGAGGGCCATCCTACTGTGGCAACGGTCCGTGGGCAGCGGGCTAAGAGCCAGCGAAACGATCCTGATCGAATTTCAGCGGTCATTGAAGGCTGGGATAAGGGTCAGCATTGGCAAATGCGCCTTAAGGAAGCCGTGGACTCATGGGGGCACGATAAGTCTGTGTTGAAGGCTATCTGTGACATTGAAACCCCGGGCGTGGTCCGTGGTATTAAGGCACACTTGGCTAAGAAGCCTTGATTTCGGTTTCTAGTTGATGGAATCCCCTCCACGAGGGGATTCGTCAGTTATGAAGAAAATGGCAGAAAGCCCAGCGGAATGGTCACTCCTAACGGAAGGGGTTTCTGCGGCCAGCATTGAAGCCCATAGATTGCGGTTGGCCTTAAACAGGGTAACCCAGTTGATCGAGGCTTCCGAGGAAAAGGAAAAGGTCTACCAAATTGCTGGAGACCTTATTATGGATGTGCCTCAGAGGTTGGATAAGTTGGAGCGCCATTTGGAGCGCCTCTCCTACGCTTTGGTGCTTTCTGGGAAATCCTCACTCAAGACACGTCTTTCGATTGAAGACCGAAACGTAGTAGAGCAGGCATTAGAGACGCCCTCGGCCAGTAAGGTTGCGGCGTCTTTTTTGCGTAAAGCCGACCTGAGCCCACCGTTGGGTTATCCGGGCGGGACGTGCTTTGTTACTGATCGGATCGAGGACAAGGTTCGCCAACCTTCAGAAAGAGCATTCCTAATCGAAAAGGTAGAAGACGGTGACGATTTAGGCAATCAGGAAGCCGCTCGTATCTACAAGATAGAAGGCGAACGGGGGGCTGGGCTTTTTCGAGAGATGAGCCTAAGCTCGCATGTGCAGTTCAGAATGGATTTACGCGGCATTACGGTCCCTGAAATCCGACTGGCCTTGCAGTCCTTTAGCAAGAAGTTGAGTGACCTAAAGTCAACTAGAAGCCCGATGTTTGACTTTCTCACCAAGCAACTCATGACGGATGCTGTTGAGTGGACGGATCCTAAAATTGGATTGACGATCGTTTTTCGGTCGGATGGGCGTGGATCGGTTCGATTGGTCACCACGTATTGGAAAGGTGAGGTTGATCCAGGCCCTCAGACCTGTTCTAGGCGGCGCGGATGATTACTAACCAACCAGGATGGGTGTCGTATCAATCGGATCCGGATACCCTAAATCAGGCAGATAAGGACCTGAACAGCCCTAAGCCCGGTGGGGAAACTCCGGATGTCCAGCCCCAACTATGGGGGGGTCGGGTTCGCTTTAACGATCCATCGGACCCAGCGTCTCGAATGCCCCGACCTACAGACGCCCCTAATAATAGGTGGAGCCCTCCCACACATAAGTCGGTAGAGGCTACTGCGGATAAGCCTAGAATCCCGTCCTATGGGGATAGGCAGCGGGAACAGCGCGGGCCGGCTAAGAGATACCACGAGAAGAATTACCGGAAGAACAAGAACAAGGTCAAGCGTCGGTCTGACAAATGGTATGACCGCAAAAAAAACCGAGGCACCTTTAAGAGGGACCAGCAATTGCGAAGGGACCGCCCAGAGAAGTTTGACCGGCTCCCAGCGGGGGGGTACTCCACCAATAAAGAGCGCTCCAAGGACGATCGGCGTAAGCAGGCGGAGTTGTTCTATCGAGTAGTTCAGAAGGGGCTGGAGAAAATCGACCGTGCAACCCCATACGGGGGCGATGATGGGGTTGCGGATCCCATGTACCAAAATAGGGAATTCCCAATGATTCATATCGAACGCTGGAAAGATCGCCGCTCTAATTGGCTAAGCAGCCTGCCTCGCCAATTAGCGGACTTGTTTACAGCCCTCATCCGGAGCCCGCTTTGGAAGAGGTATCGCGATGGGTCGGTTGGGGATGCTAAGGTGGCAGATTGGTTCTCTGAGAATGGCTACCCCCTCACCGTTCCAGAATGGCGTGCCCTTCGTACTCAAGCCTTTAAGGCGGTCCCGGGGAAGGTTCCTGAGGTTAAGTTTCGGTTTGCTAGCTCGGTAGGTTCCGTACTGTCCAATTGCCAAAAGGCAATCCTTGACAAGGCTTCTAAGCTTGGGGTGAGAGTTGCTCGCGTAGATCGTAAAAACGGCGTTTGGCTGTTTAATGTCACGGGCTCCAAAGGTGACAACTATCGAGTTCGGGTTAAGATGCCGAACAAGATTGCCCAAATTCAGGATGCTGAGGTGGATCTCAGTTGTTCATGCCCCTTTTGGCGGTGGCAGGGTCCTGAGCATTGGGGGACAACGGAGGATTATCAGTACGGCCCGTTGCAGGGTACGGCGTCTTTTCCGATTATCCGAGATCCGGAGCATAGAAACGGTGCCTGTAAGCATACGGTGGCAGCTCTTAACGTCCTAATTGACCGGTACAGTAAAATCCGCTCCGTGAATAAGGTTGCGGCTGCTTACATGAGGAAATATGCCGGCTTTTGATTATGCATGTCCGTGTGGAGAGAAATTCTCCCGTACCTTGCCTATTTCCAAGAGAGATGAGGCCCAATTCTGCCCTAGCTGTTCTTCGGAGTCTCCGAAAATAGCGACAGAAGTAGCCTTTGTCTTGAGGGGGGATGGTTGGTTCGGCAAGAATTTGACTATCAAACGGCAAATGGAAGAAAAGAATAGGGTTCTGGAAACCCGCCAGAAAGAACGGTATGGGGGGCAAGTTTCTCTTGCCCCTAACGTTGACGGGGAGCGTGTGGATTCTTGGCGAGAGGCTAAGTCTCTCGCTGCTTCCAAGGGGAAAGACACTAGCAGCTATGATCGCTTTGTTGCGAAAGAGAGTGCCAAATGAATGATAATTGGGGGCCGATAGGGAAAGGGTTCAGTCTAATTGACCGTAAAAACAATTGGTTGGATATTACCATCAAGGCACAGCCAGCCAATGTTAGGGCTTGGAATGTGTATGTGGCTAATTCTTGCAATCAAGCCTACGGCAATTTCATCACTTCGGGAGTGGGCACTGGAACCCCGACTAAGCTTTTTCAGGTGGCGAAGTCCGGTTACTATCGGAGCAGGACTTTCATCAACCGTAAGCTTGGTCTATACGGAGAGGGAAATAAGGGCTTAGCACGGGCACTGTTCAACGTAGAAGATTTCATTGGAAACAACAGCTCTGTGGCAAAAGCTAGTGTAACGTTGGCTTCGGTTAACGTCGCTGACACGGTAACCATTCAGGGGGTTGACTTTGTAGCCGCGGGTGTTGCTGACTTACCGAATCAGATTTTCTCACAGGGGGGTACGGATACGGCAGATGCCACATCCCTTGCTGCTGCTATTAACCACGCCGCAAGTCAGGCGTTAATCACTGCGGCTATTGGCGGCGGTTTGGTCGTTACTGCTGTTGCTGATGGGGCTGTTGTGACTCTCTATGCAGGGTCAACGGCTGCGGCTTACGACGCCGTAACTGTGGTCAGCTCTAACGGAGTTCGGTTAGCGGTTTCTAGTGGAACCTTGGATTTTGTCCGTAACGTCCCGTTCGACGACCAGATGGCCTTTTACCGTCTCCAGGAAGTGTTAACGTCTCCCAGAACGGTTGGTGGCACTGTCAATACAGGTGTCCCGATTTGGGGCCCGGTTCACGTAGTTCCTCCAGCGCACTTTTTCACGATGCCGGAGGCGTCGTATACGTTTGGCGGAACGGCTCCCGCCAATACGGGATGTTCTTCAGGAAATTACCCGGCGTATGATTTGACCTCTGCTACCCCACCCCCGCTTCATATTGTTCTTCCACGAGGAAGCCGAGAAGGCTTTATCCGGAACAACGAAACGTCTGGCACCCTTTTGTATTCCTTAGGGTTGGGTTTGCCCATGTACTCTATTGGTCAAGGTGAGACCGTCGAAATTCTTGGGAGGTTCAAGGAAATCGTGTTGGCTGCGGCGGGGGCTTCCCCAATGTCATTTTCGGTACAGGCGAATCTCGATTCTTCGACTTCGCAGTAAAAACCTGCGCTTTTCGGTTTATAGCTTTCTCTTAGGTTAGAGAGCTGATAGGAGTGGAATATGCCATACATTTGTCTAGCACATGATCTTCCCGACGGAATTGTCCATTTGTGGGACTTGCTCCCCAATGCTTCCCAGCGGAATGGGTCTATTGATCCACCCCCACAGAACCGGTATGTAAACCGCGCTCAGAACAACAACGTCCGCTACAGTGCCACAACGGGTAAGACGGTCGCTGACGCGCGAGGCCTACAGGCGTATTTGCTAGACAATGTTGTTCCCGCTGGAACGGTTGCTCCTACTGCAACGGTCACCCTCGCCAACGTATCCGTTGCTGATACGGTAACAATTGCCGGGGTTGAAATCACTGCGGCTGGTGCGGCTGACCTACCAAATCAGGTGTTTGCTCAGAACGGGACAGACATCCAGGACGCAACCTCTTTTGTTGCTGCGGTGCAGCACGCTGCAACTCAGGCACTAATCACAGCGGCCCTTGGCGGTGGTCGGACTATTACTGCAACTAACGGTGGTGGTACCCTGGCGGTGGTTACCCTCACGGCGGGTGGCTCGGACAATACGTACCTCACAGAGGGTACGGTGGTTTCGTCCAACGGAACCCGTTTGGCGGTTTCTAGTGCAGTCCTGACAAAGGCAACAATGGCCTGGTCTGCTGCGGACCTTGCCGAAGCTGCTGCGGCTCTGATTGCGCGTGTAGACGCGGGCCAGGCCCTCGCGGCCTCGAATATCAACACTGTTCTTGCAGCGGTGGTGGCCGGGACCAGTCTAACTGGTGGTGGATCTACAGCAACGGTTGCAGACATCCTTTCGATCCTTGCAGGTCGGGAATACTTCCTCCCCAAGGGCAGCCAAGTTTTGGTTGCGGCCGACCTTCCTCTAACCATTTTTAACACGGTGGTTCAGGGTTCCTTTACCCGTACCCGCACTGTTTGGGACAGCCAGATGGTTCAGGGTGAGATTCGGCCGTTGCTCGCTACTGGTGATACCGAGTCCGTTGAGCGCAAGCCGATCCGCGGCACTGTGGATGGCACTTCATTTCAAATGAGCCTGAGCGCTGGGTATCTAGCACGGTTCACTGCGGGCGTGACCCTCTTCCCCGATAGTGACGTACAGAATTTCATTCCTAGCCAGTATCAGAAGGCTTTGACTGTTTCTGGTGTCAATTTGGCCAGCCAACGGCTTGTCACCGTCTATGCGGATGACGGCACCCTCATCGCATAAGGAGAATTTCCATGGCGGATCTTGCCTATATCGTCCTTGCTAGAAATGATTTGGATGCAAATGACCTCCAAATTACTGATCTGGTGCCTAACTCCAGTCAGTGTATTCCAGCATACTCTCCTGTCCCTCAGACAGGGTATCTGTCGCACTATGTTCAGAATGACACAGTAGCGACTACAGATGCCGGTGGTGGCGCATTGGAGACCAATGCGGACTACTACGGCCTCGCCGCTTACTTGATCGATAATGTCGAGATGGTCGGGGCCGGTGCAAATGATACGCTAACCGCGACTATGGCAAATGGAATTGCCGCCCTCATCTTGGATGAGGTTGCTGCGGGCAACCCCCTCACGCTTAGCGACATCAACACCGCAATCAATGCGTTTGCGGGTGTCTCCAACTCGGACCTTGACGGCACGGTGGCTAACTCCGAGTCCACGGGTTCGGTTGCTGGCGTTCTGCGAATTCTTCGTGGTGAAGTGTACAAGCTTCCTGCAAGTTCGGCAGTTTCCGGGGCTGGCGGGGCCTTCCCCGGCACTGGCGCAACTCATACACCCGTCGGCTTTTTCGTAACAGCGCCGAACTTGACTAAGTCCATTGCTGGCGGGTTCAAGTACAATAAGACTAGCATTGTCAGCATTCCTGCGGCAACACAGTCCGGAACCCAGGATGTTACTTTCCGTAAGTTGCGGACGATTATCGATTGTGGTGAGCTGCATATGTCCGTTGCAGAGGGGCAGCTAAGCCACCTTGTTGATGATGGCTTCGCCTGGATCAATGAAGGTTTCACCTATGGTGCTGCTGGAACCGCTCTTGATATTGGGGGAGGGCATATCCCTGCTACAGGAATTGCGCGCGGTGTTGTTGTTTACGATGATGACGGCAATGTCATTGGAGGTGTCTAATGTCAGTTCTACGGGCCTACATTGTTCCACGCCGGAATGATGTGGTGGGAATGAATATCCATTTGAAGGATCTTCAGCCCAACACCTCACAGCGTAATTCTTCGATCGACCCCGTCGGTCAGTCCGGATACCTGCCACAAGGCGCTGACCAACTTGGTGCTACGGTGCTCGATAGCACTGGGGTGGCCTATGTTTCGGGAAGCCGGATGACCCGGACGCTAGTCGTATTGGCGGATGCTGATACTGATGGTGGCGGTGCGGACAGTGACGTCACGACCCGTGCTGATTACGGGTTGGTCGCGTACCTACGGGAGCGTATTGACGCTGGCGCAGCGGGTGCTGTATGCACCCCAGCACAAGCTCTGGATATGGCGGAAGCTATCCTTGCGCTTGTTGAGGCGGGAACCCCGCTAACTGAAGCTGCTATCGATGCCGCGCTCGCTGGTGTTGTAGCTTCTTCCGGCCTTGCTGAGGGAGACTCTTTTGGGACCGTAGAAGAAATCCTACGCATCCTTTCTGGTGAAGTTTATATCGTCGCCAAGAACACCATCATTGCAACAAACGGTGGGACGTTCCGTACGGCTGCGGAACGGGCTACGGCCGTCGATAACGCAACTTCAACCTACTATGAAGCAGGCCGCTTCATAGCGGTGGATGAGTCCGGGTTCCGAAACATTCCCCGCTTTTACCGCAACACCTCGTTGAATGCGTCGGCTGCGGTTGGGGATCTTTCTGTGATGAAGGGGTCCATGACCTTCAAGAATCCGAATTTCGCATATGCGGCTGGTGAGGTTACCTCCCTACGGCCCCGTGCTACGGACTTGGCAGGTAATGCGCTCCCAGCTACGGGAGCCCATGAAGTGCTGGTAGTATACGATTATCTCGGTAACGAAATCTAAGACCGACTGACATAAGGAATTGCTGGAAAAGGCTTTGTTTTGAACCAACAAAGCCTTTTCCGTTTAGGGGGAAGAATGGCCAGCTCGTTTGAACCAGGAGACACCACGGAACGCGGAGACCTCACCATCTTTTTGGAGGATTCCGATGACAACCCCACAAACGCTTATGAGATAACCTATGCGATCTATCTCGTGGATGTAGGGCCCCCTGAGGCAGAAGTGTTGATTGGGTCCGCAACTCGGACTCCGGAAAATCCAATCGTTGGAGAATACTACGCGCATTTCCATGTGCCTTCTACCGCCCAATCAGGGACATATCGGATTAAGTGGACGTTCAAACAGAATGCCGGGTCCACGGTTCAATTGGTGGCTCAGGAATTCACCGTTGTTGGAGAGGGGCAGCTATCCACGGTTGGCTATAGCGCTGCAACTACTCAACTTATAAGGGATTTGAGGATCCTAATTCGGGACCAGGCGCCTGATCAGTTTTATCATTTCAGACCTCCCGAGCACGAGGCTAGGATCGGCAGCTACAACCGCATTTTCGGTCGTGTCTGGGAGGATTACGAGTTAGAGCTGTACCTGCGGATGGGCTTAGATTGGTGGAATATGGAGGCTCCGAGGACTTTTATCCCCGGACTTGACCAATTGGTTCAACAGCAAGCTGCGTGGCGTACACCCGTCTTTTGGAGCGCTGTTCATTGGGCCATGTTTGCTTTGGCTGTAAATTGGGTCCAGGACGAATTTTCGTACAGTATTGGAGGGGTTAGCCTTGACATCTCTAAGGCAGACAAATTCCAATCTTTGGCTGAGCTGGCAAACGGCCGAATGGAATCAGCTAAAGAGACGAAGAAAGAGACCGTCAAGTACATTAAGGGTCTCTCACAACCTCGGTTTGGAATCGGATTAACGAGCGCGATGGGCCCAAGATTGGGTCGTGGGGTACTTTCTCCGCGGTCTTACATTTGAGGTGGCTCTGAAAAACCAACGTTCTGAGTGCGATTGTGGTGGGTGTCCGGTAAAGTTGAAAGTCCACTTAAGGACATAACTCAACTTACAAGGCACCAATATGCAGTTTACACTTCGGAAGTACGATGGGCAGATCCATTCTTTTTGGCAGGCGGTGGAGTCGCCTGTCCCACAGCTCCAGGCAACGGCTCAACCCGGCCACCATATCATCGATATCGACCGTTCTGGTTCGATGTATGGCTCTATCGATGATGCAAAGGTTATGATCGAAAAGCTCCTGACGTTGGAAGAATTCCACACGCCGGAAATGCTAGTCTCCCTCATTTCCTATTCGTCTCATGGGGACGTCAAGCTTCATTTCTCCCGTGTTCCCGTAGCCGAAATTGTGCAGGCGGGCAGTTCCTTCCTAAAGGAACTTCGTAGCATTCGTGCAACGGCAATGACCTGTATCTCGCAGAGCCTAAAGCTTGCGGAATCTCTTGTTCGGGAGGGTGAGCTGACGTGCATTTCTCTCCACACGGATGGTTATGCTAACGACTATTCCCCTACGACAGAGCGTAGGGACGTGGATCTATACGTCCAGGCTCTCCAAAAGCACCCCGGAGTATTCGTCAATACCATAGGTTACAGTGACTACTGTGATTTTCAGTTCCTCGCGAGCATCAGTAACAAGCTGAGTGGGTCGACGATTCGGGCCAAAAATGCGAAGCAGGTATACGAGGGCTTGCACGCTGGGTTTAGTCAGTTGGCAGGTAAGACTGTACCCACAATCGAAATCCCTACTGAGGGTGCCGATTTTGTGGTGTATGTGTCAAATGCGGATAAGAAGATTCTTGGAAGCCGTAATGCCCTGACCGTTAGGGGTGCCAGCCCAGAAGGGGCTCGAATCCTGCGCTTCTATAAGGTGACGGGAACAACTTCCGACGCTCAGGATATCGATATGAAGGCGCTATGTGCCTTCATTAAGGCTTCCTTGTCGGAAGGCCTGATCAATCAGGCTAAGTTTGCCCTGTGTTCGACTCGGAATAAGAAGTTCACCCTGGACAATTATCGGGCGTTGACCAACCCAGATTTGGCGGCCTTTGCTGAGGCTTGCGAGTTCCGTGTCTTCAACACGGTTCTCGACGAGGTGTGTAATTATGGGGTTCCTGGGTTCGGCGGGTCCTCTGTGTTGGACTTCCTGGATATCTTGGAAGCTAACAAGGATTCCATCCGGATTAACCTGCCCGACTTGCAGTCTATCTATAAGCGTCGTGGGTTAAAGCGGGTTGCGGGTATCCGGAAAGAGGACGGTTCTTTGGAAGAGCCCACGCTCAAAACGGAGCCCGTTGGGACTGATGAGTGGGTGTCGGTCACGTCTGTAGATGTGAACCGCAGTAGCCCGACGGCAAACATCACAATCGCTCAAGCGATTGAGCTGGTGAACCGGAAGACCGGCAAGCCCATCCATGAGGTTGCGGGCATCCCTCTAAAGCTGTCGGATTTCCGCGCCTACACGATTGTGGGTGATGGTGCGGTCAATGCTTCTCACCTAATGGTGAAGGTGTCTAACAAGCGAGCCTGGGCCTGTCTAGCGAAGGCTGGGTTCGTGCCTGTGGATGGGTTTGACCCGAACGCGCCCGTAAAGATCGCGCTGTCTGAATTCCCTGTGGTGGGTGATAAGGCAGCCCAGCTCCCATCTGGTAACGATGTTCGTGAGCTGTTCAGGATGACCGCTCGTCAAAAGCTCTTGAAGGCGACCTTGAAGGGTTCGTCCACGGAATACACGGCGGAGCAGATTGCCGAGCTGAAGGCTCATTACTTGAGCCCCTCCCTTTACGTTTCGTTCCCGACGACTAATACTTACGTTAAGTTGGAGGACGCGATCGCTAATGGTGAGGTGGACGCCCGTACCTCTTTTGAGGTTGTGGTGGGTACTGTTGAGCTTACGGCTGCATCCAAGATGAAGTCGGGTAATGCCTTCTTCGATGCTCGCTATGTAATGAAGCGGGGTGGCGGGCCCGTTAAGGCGACGTTGGACGGTATTTGGGATGCTGATGTTTCGGTAGAAAAGGGGCCTCCTAAGAAGGGCAAGCCTAATGCTGCGGACGACATCATGGATAAGGAATTCGCATCCTTTTTCGACAAGGAATACGTGGCGCTAAAGGCTATGTCCGCTGACGATCGGGTCCTCGCTCTTAATGAGGAGCTTCGCCAGATCGGTAATTGGATCGATTCTTGTTACGCCGGGTTTAGGGATCTTGTTTTCCAGGTTGGGGCAACGGGGCTGGTTCCGGATGGGGTAGCAGTGATGAATGCTGAGGAATTGGCTCAGAAGTATCCGGCCTTGGCGCTCTCGAAAGAGGAGAAGGAGGGGACCTTTTTCGAGGTTCCTGATGGCGGGCTCGTTTCCGTCTTTGCTTCCTCGGCGTATTTCACGGTTGAAAAGTAAGGGGTTTGTATGGCGGATGAAAAGTCTTCGGGGACGGTGTTTCGGTCTTTGTCCGAGCACCACACTCTTTGGTTTGAGGCTGTCGGGGCCCAGTTGGCTTTGATGAAGGAGAATAGGGATGTGAATCCCGATATCCTACGGATACTGCTGGATTATGCAGACAAATTCAACAGCTTCTTTAACCTAACCTCGGTTAATGTGCCGTTTGTCCAAACGTCCACCTTTACACCGTTTGCCCAACAACCTCAAGTATGTTTGAAGTGCGGGAATTGGTTTACCCTGGCTACTTCTTGCCCTTGCCAGAAGTGAGGCTCTGTCATGGATGAGGATAGAGAGCAAATAAAGCAGCTCTGTTTGCTGCAATGCAAACAGCATGTTGTGATGTTACTTCAACACATTGAACGGTTAGACAATCCTATTTCCACCAAGCAGTGGTTGCGTTCTCTTGTCGAGAATGGCATTCCAAAGGAAACGAAGTAACGATGCTCAAGAAGCAAGTTGGTAAGGCCGTCCTCTTTCTTGAGGACGGCCTTCATTCCGAAGATTTGGCTATGGTGCAGGCACTCTACTCTCGTTCCGGAGAGAGTGTGGAGACTCACCTAGAGAAGGTCCGTAAGGTCGGATCGGGCAAATTCGTCGAAAAGTATGTTGTCGGTTATGGGCATAAGTCCATTGCGGATTGTGGCTCCACGACGCTGTTTTTCGAGAACGTTTCCATTCTAGCCGCTAAGGCTATTCAGGATTGGTCGCTCTATTCCGGACAGGAAACTTCCACCCGCTATATCGATATGGCGAATCGCCCTGTGGTTAACCCGATTGGGCAAACGGCTACGACGATTATTGATAGGTGGGAGCGCTTTTATGCGGAAAAGCAAGCTCCGGTTTTGGAGTGGGTTCGGTCTCAATACCCGCGTAAGTCCTCTGAGAAAGAGGACACATACGAGCGAGCGATCAAAGCTCGTACCTTTGACATTTTGCGGGGGTTCCTTCCGGCTGGTAAAACCACCCAGCTCTCCTGGCATACAAACCTACGGCAGGCCTCTGACCATTTAGGGCTGTTGATCCAGCATCCTTTGCAGGAAGTGCGGGAGCTGGCTTCTGGCGCCCTGGCACTATTGCGTGAGCAATACCCATCAAGCTTTGGGGAGAAGTTGTACCCGGATCGAGTTGTCTGGGAGGCGTCCACTTACGGGAGCTATAAGCCTCTCCCTCCAAAGAAGTGGGATATCCGGTCCACTATTGATGATGGCGCTCTAAAGCCCTACTACGAAATGCTGATTACGAGGCCCAGAGGTTCGGCATTGCCAGCGCATATGGCGGAGCTTGGATCCCTATCGTTCCGAGGGGAGTTGGATTACGGGTCCTGGCGCGACATTCAGCGCCACCGAAATGGTGTCTGCCGAGTCCCTAAGTTGACGACGGATCTGGGGTTTGAGTCCTGGTATCTAGAGCAGCTCGGGCCAATGCGTGCAGAGGCTGAGGCGCTGATTTCTGAGCAGGTTGAGTTGATTTCCTCGATTGAGGATGATGTTGCCTCTCAGTATCTCATCCCCCTCGGGTTCAAAGTACCTTTCCAGGTCACGTATGGACTACCAGCGGCGGTGTATGTTTTGGAGCTACGGTCTGGAAAAGCTGTACACCCAACTCTTCGTAAAGCCATCCACAATATGATCGGCGATCTCGCATTCACCCATCCTGAAGTGTTACTCCACGTGGATATGGACCCGGATGATTGGGATGTTCGGCGTGGCGACCAGACCATTACGGCCCGGTAATGTTGTACTGTCAGATTACGGGAGGCCGTAACTTTGCGGATAAGTCTTTTGTGTGGGGTCTGTTAGATCGGCTTTATGCAAAAACCCCATTCACTATCCAAGAAGGTGGGGCTAAAGGGGCAGACAGACTCGCACAGCTATGGGCTAAGGAAAGGGGGTATCCGTTTCTTACGGTCATGGCTGAATGGGACCGGTTGGGTAACGCTGCGGGTCTGGTGCGCAATTCCGCTATGCTCGACAAGCTTTTGGTCTTTCGTGAAGAGGGCCATACGATTATTGGGGTGGCCTTTCCGGGCGGAAAGGGGACCAAAGACATGGTCGCAAAAATGCTTAACAGCGAGATTCGTGTATTAGTTGTGGGCCCGTTAGCTAAATCTGAGTGGGAAGGTCTTACTCATGTAGTTCGGGTTCCTTATGGGGGTAAGTCTTGACAGTAGATTTTGATCGCTATCAGCAATTGGCAATTGTGACCAAGAATAAGGACTTGTCGGAGCGGGATTACCGCATTATGACTTATACTGGGTTGTCCGGTGAGTCGGGCGAGTTGATGGAGCTGGTGTTGCCTTTGATGTTCGGGCCCGACCCAATGGGTACGGAGGAAATTTCTAGCCTGAAGGCTAAGGCTCGGTTGGAGATGGGCGACTTGTGGTGGTATGCCGCAACCTGCGCTGATTCTTGGGGGTTAAAGCTCTCTGACGTTTGTGCTAACTTAACCAAGAAGCTCAAGCACCTATTTGTGGAAAGCACTCCCAGGGAGCCTTTTCCTTGGACAATTGAGTTTCCTAAGTTGGTTGCTCAGTTGATTGTGTCTGTGTCCGGCTATGTGGACTATCAGAAGAAGGTATTCTTTCATGGACATCCGGCTGGGCTGTTTGATATTGGCGATCGGCTTTCTGTCATCGCGGATATGTTGGCTCAGGGGACTTTGGCCCTCTTCCCCGACAAGCCTTTTTCGGAGGCCCTAGAGGAAGTGCTTGCCAGCAACATCGCAAAGCTTAAGGCCCGTTATCCTCAAGGCTTTACGGAAGCCGATTCACTGAATAGGAAGGCGTGATGAATCCAAAACTTGGCGAGGTTATGGGGCAGTTGTCCGAGGCAGAAATGGAAGGCTATTGGCAGGCACATGCCAAAGCTGAACAGTTTGTGCACGAGCTGGGGCTGATTTCGGAGCGGGAAGGCCAGCTTCGACTGGCTTTACAGGAAGCGCGAAAGCAAGAGCGGGCGTGGGTGGAGTCTGGGATTACCCGTCTTGGTATCCCAGACGGCGTGCCTTTCGTAGTAGAGGCCGACGGAACGGTGCGTAAAGAGCTGCGTTAGAATGCCGATAATTGGCCTCAGATAAGAGGTTACATTGGCAACAGGTTGGGAGCCCGCAAGTGATGAATTCCCACTACCACCCCCAAACGTGGTAGTGGTCTCCCCCTTTTTGCCTGGGATTCTAGACATCCGTTGGGATACTCCGACCGCACTGGCAAAGAACGCTAAGTTCAACATCCTGGGGGTTAACATTTACCGGTCGGAGTCTTCCGACCGGGGCCCTTTCCATCGGATCAACGAATTCCCTGTTCAGGGGACGATGTTCCGGGACCGCCTCGATTATGCTGAGATTCGTGAGGTTGTGGATTGGTCTACGGGCTGGGTTCACAAAGGGGACGCCCCTAACAATCGCCGTTGGGTGATCCGAACCCGCGGGACTATTGTCAAACGCTATCACCACCTCCCCGGTGATGGGCCACAGTGGGCGAATGCTCCTAAAGATGTCGAGTTGTATATCGACGGGGTTGAAGTCCCCGTCGATTCGGTTTTCGGCCGATCTGGAGAGATCACGCTCATAAATCAACCCGATTGGGAGGTTGTGACCGAGACGGAAACCAACGCCTCTATTCCGAATGCGGCTTCTTCGGTGGAGGTGGTGTACTACACCCCGAAGAACTTTGTAGTTTCCGGGTTGGATCGGTATCTCCATTACCGGTTGACAACCGTCGCGAATGTCGACGGGTATTTGGTTGAAACGCCGTTTGGTTATAGCCAACCGACCTCCAACCACGAAATTGAGAAGCTGGATTACATTTGGCGGGAGGGTGTTCGGCGTAATGCTTGGATCCTCCAGCAAGGTGGGGAGCGGGTCAAGCTTTTCACTCGGAAGGTTTGCGGGGTCCCCTGTGATTGTGGGCTGGATCCTCGGCAGCGGGATTACCTAGGGCAGCCTAAAAAGAATTGCCCCACGTGCTACGGCACTTCATATGTGGGTGGGTTTGACGGTCCTTTCGATGCTATTATCGCTCCGGATGATGCTGAACGTCGGATTACTCAATTGGCGGGCGGGCGTGTTAAGCAGCACTCCTATGAGGTGTGGATGGGCCCAAGCCCCCTACTAACCCAGCGAGATTTCGTTGTTAAGCAGACCAACGAACGGTATTCGATCGGACCTGTTCGTCGACCTACTAATCGCGGTAACATTTTGCAACAGCATTTCACGATAGGCTATATCGACGAGGCTGACATCCGGTATTCGGTTCCTATTGACGGAACTTCGGATTTGGTGTACCCAGAGTCTAGGCCTTCGTTCATCGATATGCCTAGGATGCCTATCGATGGGGGCCCATCCCGAGAAGAGGTGGAGGGCTGGCAGGATCCTCAGGGCCCATTCCCTTCTGGCGAGCTGAACACCACGCCGATGGGGACTGAGAAGGCAAACGTCCCTGATGCGGATGAGCCTCGCGGTAGAACAAAGGCTTGGGAGAACATTACATGGTAAAGTCAATTGGGGCTTTGAATCAAAGGTTGAAGAAAGCTTCTTGGGATAGGGAAGCGGTCAACCATTGGGTGTCCGTTTTGGAAAATCTGCGTTGGGAAATTGAGCGTAACCATCTTGTGGAAGACATTCGGGAGCTTCCTGAGGAGCTACAGCAATTTGCTGAGCTTTTCATCATCGATAGGGTTCACCCCATGGTGAAGCGTCATTCTCTATTGCCCAAAGCGCTAGAAAGATACCAGGACGATTAGGGTAATGTGGTTATTCCGCCCTCAGGTTGGAACTGTTTTCATTAGGGAGACGTGATTTGACACGTAACAAAATCGCTGTAGGCCGTACCTTTAAGGACGGGGATGAAGTTCTGCCGGCCCGTCTGCTTGACCTGATGGTTGTGAGCATCGGCTATGACGCGTTTATGGAGTGGGTGGAGATCGTTAATCCCTCAGACACCAAAACGTTAAAGCTGCTCAACAATCGAATCGAGTCTGTTTTCCGTCGGTGGCTGCCCCAGGTGATTGCAGGTTTCGAGCAGCACTTGGCCCCGCTTGCTGACAAGAACCCGGTTCTGATGCCTGCGGTGCGTGTTACGCGTTTGCCGGCCCCAGTCTTTCAAAGGGCTCGGAATATCTCACAGGCGGGAATGGAAATTTTCCCCTGGCTTTCGAGCCGGGTTGGTCTACTGCGTGAGATTTTCTCTTCCGGTCGCGAAACCGCTCTGGCACATTCTCTAAGTGCCGTCTCTCAAGAGGAGAACCCCGCAAGTCGCTTGAATAAGGCAGCCGGTTCTAGGTTCGTTTCAGGCGATTTGTCCACTATCCGTAATTGGCTAATCGATGCAGCCGCCTTTGCAGGCACCCCGGTATCGGAGACCGAGCAAATCATGGCTGGTGCAGAAACCGCTAAGGGCGTCGCCTCTGAGTTGGCAGAAGTCACTTCTTCTTTGGGTGTTACCGACCCTAATACCCCTCAGGCTGCTGAGCTAGAGTCCCGGAAGATCGACCTGATCAAGTCTATCCAGCAAATCGCGGACTCGTCCCCCGACCCTTCAGCGGTTATGTCGGCGGCCGTGTCAGGCACCCCGCAACATGCGGGCTGGCGTACCGAGACGGGTAAGCAGCTTGGACACTCTCCGATGCAGGAAGAGGCCATGATGGTGCGGGGGAAGGCGCTCATCGCAGCTACCGCAGGATCGGGTAAGACTCGTGTTCTGGCCTCCAAAGTCAAATACCACATGACTGAGCTGGGGGTTCCTTCCACGGCTATTCTGGCCACGAGCTTTACACGGAAGGCGGCTCACGAGCTTATCAAACGCATTCAGACTTTCGGGTCTAACATTGACAGTGAGGCGCTACGCAATTTCGGCACCTCCCACAGCATTGCTGGAAACATCATCAACCGGCAGGGCGGTTCGTTCAAACGGAAGCGTTACGCGGGTGTGCGGGAAAAGTGGATTGAGTCCACCTTGCTGAAGCTTGCGATGGCGCAGGTTAAGATGACGGATGATGCGGCTCCAAACCCTCCGCCTGAAACGAGCATGTTTGCCAACATCTTCGCGACGGGCCGCCCCCATCATATGGGTGATCCCCGTCAGGCACGTAATCCTAAGGTCCAGCAACGGGCAGCTCCTAACAACTCCCTTGACACTTCGGCAAATACGCTGACCTTTTCCCAGGCCCTTTCCAAGGCTTACCAAAATCTCCACCTCATGAAGAATCCTTTCTTGAAGGGGGTTCTCCGGTCGTATTTCGAGGATGATGGCAAGTGGTTTGCCATTAACCGGAAGTTGACGGACAATCTGAAGAGTCCCGCGCGTCTTTCTGCTGTGCAGAAAGTGCAGATGCAGGACATTTTCAACATGACGGGGGTTCAGTTTGACATCGGTGTGGGTGGGATGCCCAAGAGGGCTGCTGTTGACCATCCAATGGAGCGTCTTTCGGCAGAAGAAAGCACGGGTCCGGACCTAAAGAAGGGTCGTCGGGCAGACGAGTATGTCTATTTCAAGCAGCCTGCGGGAGAGTGGTTCAACTTAGGTAATCCTCTTGTCCGTAAGACGGATAAGGGTGAGGAGCCGATCCCCCCATCTGAGTTCAAGACCTACATTACACGAATGAAGGGTTTGGCAATCTCGCCTACGGAGGCCTGGCACGGTAAGGACGTCGCTTCTTCGACGGGAGATTCTGAGGGCGGGGATACCGTAGACTACAGCGGAGAGGAGAATGTCCACGCTGCGGTGTATGCCGCATACGAGTGGCTAAAAGGCCCACATGGCGAGGCTGCTTTCCAGGGCATTGGGGATATGAACGATATTCTCATTGACACGGTTCAGGCCCTAATCGGGCAACCTGAGCTGCTGGCTAACCTACAGCGCAAGTTCAAGGTCATCCTCGTGGATGAGGCGCAAGACTCTAATACTGTTCAGTATTACCTATATGGCTTGCTTGCTGGCTACCTGGATCCAGCTACTTTGAAGCCTCGCGCTGATGGGAAGATGACTGCGGATACCTACGCATGGATCGGGGACGATTCGCAGGCAATTTATGCCTTCCGCGGGGCAAATCCTGAGCAATTTACAGCACTTTCGGATCTTAAGGGGGGTGATTTCGTCACCAAGTCTTTGGATACGAATTACCGTTCTGGTAAGCAGATTGTCGAGGCGGCGCAGCGTCTTGTTCAGCACAATAAAAACAGGATCCCCCTTGTCTGCAAGGCAAATCCTGAGCGTAAGGACGAGGGGCGTGTTGAAACGGTCCGTCAGCCGGCCGTTGAAGATGCTGCAAAGTACGTGGCCTCTCAGGTTGCTGAGTTGGTTCAGGACGAGTCCTCTGGGCACACCCGGTATTCTGACTTCGGTATAGCGGTTCGGACTAATGCTGAGGCTTTCCACTACGGGCTGGAAATGCTTAAGAAAGGCATTCCTTTCCGTTCCCCAGTGTCTTTCTTCGGAGATCCTCTCACCAAGGGGCTCGTGCAGTGGTTGACTTTGGCGGAGTTGGGTGTGGACGGCCCGAAGGAAGAAGTTAACGAGATCGTTGTTTCCGCAACCAAGTTCCCCAAGACGCGCATTTCCGGAGATTCCCTACTTCAAAATCTGTTGGATAAAGCCCAGTCTCAGAATTGGTTGAAGTGGTTGATTAACGGAGGGGTCAATGTGATTTACCCCTCCAAGAATCGTGGCGATCGTGGTTGGTCTTACAATGACCTACTTGCGGAGTACACCGAGAATCTGGCAAAGGTTGCCTCTTTCCAAGGCACCCCCAAAGAAATCCTCAATCAAATTCTGGATCTAAGGGGTTTTGAGGGCAAAACCATCATCGAATCGATGATGGAGGCTGTTTCTGAGGACGAAGAGAAGATGGCATTGCTCTTGGCTGAGAGCGAGGTGGTTCAGGTCACGGAGGAGCAGATTAGAACCCTAGCCCTCGGTCCTGTCGAGCCTCTAATCGGCCTGCTTGAGAACCATGAGTCCATGGCTTCGGCGATGGATTATGTCCGCAAGCTACAGCGTGCAAATGAGAAACTGTCCGTTGGCACAGAGGAAGACGAAGAGACCTATAGCCGGGATGCTGTTCAGATCCTGACCATGCACGGCTGGAAGGGTCTGGAGGTTCCTCATATGTACGTCCCTGTTGTGGGCGGTCGGTTCCCGAGATGTGGGAAATCCGGCACGGCGGGAGAAGGCCCGGATTTGTGGGGTGAGCGTCGCCTTGCCTATGTGGCAATCACTAGAGCTGAGAATCGCTGTACCTTGTTAGACATTCCGCACCCCACGCTTGGGATTAGCTCGCAGTTCCTGTATGAGGCATGTATCCCATATGCTACGCCGGATGGCACTCTAATTCCGGACGGGGCTCCAATTACGGATGCGGCTCCCCAGGAAGGGGTTCGGGAGCGTTCGGGCCCGTGGGAAGATGAAGACGGTTGGGATCCTGCGGACGAAGCACCTGAGGATATTGCACGGTCTTTGGAGGGCTGGGAGCCCCCTGAGGAAGAGCCACCGACTGGATACGAAGAGGAAGACGAGCTGGCTCAGTATGAAAATGGTGAGGAGCTTGCCCGCCGCTTGGCATCACTGTTTATCAGGGGTTCGCGATGAGCACTTACGTTCAAATCACCAGAGAAGAGTTGGAGCTATGGATTAAGACACTCCCCCTCAAGGGGCCTGTCAAAATGAAGCCGGGAACCACGGGTGTTTACTGGCTTCCTATAGCCCCGGATGTAGCGGTGGCGCTGTCCAGTACCATTGGGTCAAAGGATGACGCCATGGGTCGAGGGGATGCTTCTATGAAGCTGGCTTTGGTCAGTACGGCGACCAAGCGGACCCTCAACAGAAAGGCCCAGGGCCAGGGGCATTTCAAGCGCACCATCAACTGGAAGAAGACGTGGCGGGATGGTTTCGATCGAATGCAGGAAGCCTACACCAAGTCGGCCGGCTTTTACGATGCTTTGGCCTTGATTGAGGACCAGGACCGCTACATTTCGGACTTGAAGAAGCGTATCGAAAGCCGTGCAGATTGGCAGAATGAGCCAATTCTATGTGATTTCCACCAGAAGCTTACGGGGGGTGGGATTTTGACTCTCAAGCAAGTTCAATTGCTTGAGACGTTAGTTGCACGGGCACAGAAGCCAGCTCCTAAGCCTTCAACTAAGATCGACAACGTGCCGAACTTTTTGGAAGGTTTGCGCGAGCTTTGGCGTGCTGCTAGGGCCAAAAATGATAGGGCTTTGCTGACCTTCATAGAAGCGAGTGCGGCGACCATTAAAAAGGGAGGGGATTTGCCCCCTCAGGATATTTCTCGTCTGAGAAGTGCCTATCATCAATATGATCTGGGGGGGCTATGAAAATGGCAGTAAAAGTGGCAAATGCCTTTATGGCCCGACGAGCTGGGGTTCCTTACGATACTAGCATTTTGGGCGGGACCACGTTTGAGTTTAAGAATGGGCGGTGGTTTGCCGCTTTCGGCACGCATGGAACCCATAGCTCCTTTTCAGGAGAGGGTGATTCTCCGGGTGAGGCTTTGTTTGAGATGGTGCAAAAGATCCATGGCAAGTACAACTCTGCATATTGCATGCAGATCACCAAAAAAGCTATGCCAACGTGGCAGAAGGACCATGGGTGAGCACCCTCCGCTCGGTTTATGCGGGCCAGTGGTCAGGTAAGTTAGACATTGACCTTGGGGATGAGCTGTTACACCGTATAGGCAAGGTGTTGATTAGCACTCTGATTGCGGAGATCAAAGCTGACTTCGCTAAACGCGGGTGGTCACTAAAGCGTGCGCCTCGGGAAGGCGCTGACCCCACAAAGCCGATAAAGCGCCCTCTCGCTTTGAATAAGGCATTCTGGTATGAGATTACTGGAGAGCGGACGGTCACCATCAAATCCAATTTCTGGGGGATTGTACAGTTGACGAAAAGCAACATTCCTTCCAGGAAAATGCCTTGGCTCACACAAGAGGCTAAGAAGCAGCACCCTGAACGTTATCGGATAACACCCTCCGAACGAAGACGGGGGCGTATTGGGCGGGGTAATCGCCTGCCTTTGATCGTCCCACTTAAGGGTCGGAATGGTCAAATCATTTTTCGCTCAGCGCCGATGAAGATGTCGGATGCCTGGATTCACCCGGGGATCGCTAAGTTCACCTTTCTGCCACGAGCGATTGCCAAAGCTAAACAGCGTATATTTCAGTTAGTAAGGAATGAGCTGATAGCTCAGATACACGCGTCCGTTAAAAAGGGGCTCAGGAAATGAAAGTTCGTAAGCATCGTAAGGCAGATCAGTTGACCCGGCCTGTTGTGGCAGCCGAAGACGTTAAGGGGGCACCTCTACGCCCTAAGACACAGCCAGCACCCGAAGTGGTGGGGGAGCCCGCTCAAGAGCCTAAGAAGCGGAAGAGCAAGGCCTCTTGAATAATCGAGTTATCCCCTTGGAAGGGAGAGGGATAACTCGATTTGTACTTCCAGCTAACAGAGGCCGTAAAAAGGCGCATAATCGAAGAGTTGAGGCGCTATTGGTCTCATGATCCCAATTTCAGGGATCGTTTGGTCATTTCTGGCTCCTATCGGTTTGATACGCGGCCACAGTCTTCAATTATCGTCCGTGTGTCTGGTGGATCACGGGTTGATCTGAGTGCGGACAATTACCTTGGGGTCATCTACTCCTATTGCCAGGCCACTAAGATACGGAACAAGCCGGGTGTTTTTTTGGAATGGGTTCGCGAAGACGCTAGAGCCATCCAAAACAATGACGGTGCTTTCCCCACACCTCCAGGCGCCTATTACATTGAGGTAATCAGTGATGATGAGTACGTGATAGACAAATTCTATGACGTATACGCGGAACCTTTGATTCCTGATGTACTGGAAGTTCAGCTTGCCCAGGCTCCTCATGCGGGCTCATTGCGGCTGTATGAGATGCCGGCGCGGTTTCTCCTCTACGAAGGAGTGAACTACACTATCGAGAAGGATGGGCAAGGTAAGCCAACTGGGAGGGTTACCCTTGCCGAGGCATTACCTGCGAATCGATATTTGGAAGCCGATTACCGGTATTTCGCTGGGACGACGGACCCGATCAAGCTTTACCCCATGAATGCCAATAATCAAGCATTGCCGGGTGTGGTGCTGGCTTTTGGCAGAAAGATTGAGGTAGGAGATCAAGCCGCTGTTGTGGTGTCTTCTGTCCGACAACCAACGGCTTTGGAGTTTGGTGGGTTGTGGCAGATCAATTTGGATCTGGATATCACGTCCACGGACTTACATGATAGGTCCGTACTAGCCGATGAAACCACGATGTACTTGTGGGCAGTGCGCCGGTCTGAATTGGCAGCACAAGGTCTCAACATTATAGACGTGCAGTTCTCTGGTGAGTCTGAAGAAGTGTACGATGAGGCTGGAGACGACTATCTTTACGTGTCGGCGGTGTCAGTTAGTGTAGAGGCACATTGGTCCCTCCACGTCCCTCTAGACAAATACATCCGTTCTGCTGGGTGGCATACTGCGCTAGAAATGGCTCAGATTGCAGGTCTGAATGACGACCAGCTTGCTGCATATGCTTATTCAGAAGGCCGTCTTCAGGCTTTAGAAGCATTGGGGCTAGAGACGTGGGAAGATCCATTCTGGTCTGGGCGGACCGGAACCTTTGAAATGCTCCGGTAAGGTGCGAAATGCCAGTCTACAATTACAAATGTGAAGCATGTGGAGTTAAGTGGGAAAAGGCTGCTCCTATCTCAGCACGCAGTAAGCCCTGCCCAAGCTGTAAAACCGTCCTGGAACCTCTTATGCCGGATACGATTTCAGGGGTGTTTAACCAAGCGGTTAAAGGGGCAGGCCCTCAGAACACCGGGATACACGATTTAGACACACACATTGATCGTGTTATTGGTCGTTCTAGTGAACAGGGATGGGAAACCATCGAAAAGAGGAACGTGGAGAAGCAACGTATTCTGCGTGGAAACCCAGGAAAGACAAAAGAGGATTTAGCTAAATCAGCGGACGGTTCCTATCGGATTATGCAGTCGCATGAAATGCCTATTAAGGATCGTGTCAATTCTCTGGCTATGAGTCAGATAAAACGTAGAGAGCCCTAAGTTTCCTTCAGAGGTGGGATCATGGCGAATGAAGTGTACGAATCCCCAGGTGTAAAGACTGAGACCAATTTCGAGAACCCGATTAGCGGTGCCCTCGATGCGCTCAAGTTGCCTGTTTTTATCGGTGAGGGCTCGGAGACGCTGAGCCAGCGTGACCTTGAAGTCGTTCGCGGGTCTTCTTCCTCTGTCGACCAACAGGTTGTGGGTGAGGACCAGACTGGGCACGCGGTTCTTGCGGTTGCTGCTGGGACCGGTCAGTTGACGCTTGGGAATTGGAATGGCACAGCTACCAAATTCCGGGTAACGAATTTCCCAATCGTGACGGGGAATGGTCGTGGGGTTACCACGAATGCGGCGGAGAATGTTAAGGTCACCGTCAATGGCGACCCGGTTATCGTTCGCTCCGTTGCTGGTGCGACGGGTGTTGTTGAGTTGGCCCAGGCGATCCTATCGACGGATTTGGTGCGGTGCACCTACTTCTTCAACCGCAAAGACACTCTCCAGACGGATGATGTCTCTGCTCAGGTCTCGCCTGAGAATGCAAAGGTTCGGGCTCAGAGCGGCATTTCCGACGAAGACGTTTCTGGCACGGAGACTTTAGACTTTTACGCCGACCAGCTTGACGTGGATGACAACGTTGTTGTGGAAAACAACAACGTCTTTACGATCACTGTTGACGGGGTTGAGTTTGACATTGAAATCCCCGAGCGTGCTGATTACACGATGGCGGAGGTTGCCCTGGTGTTGTCGAGTGCCTCTGCTGGAACACTAGAGGCTTCCACTTTTGTCAACAACTTCGGTAAGTCAGCTTTGCTTTTGCAGGCAGACCAGAGCTTGTCGGTGGGTTCCGGAAGTGCTAATGCACTCCTTGGGTTCGCCTTCGGGCAGGGGGATACTCGTCGTCGGACATTCTACACGTTCAACGGTCCTATCGTTGATGGTTCTAATGGCGGTCTGACCACTACGGACCCCACGAAGGTTTTGGCTAAGGTTGACAATGTCACGGTCACGGTTGAGTCCGTGGACGGTGCAACTCGTGCGGTTACCCTTGCAGTCGCCCCGGCTGTTGGGGCTAGTGTCAAGATCACGTATTACCACAACACGTGGCAGGATACGTTTGATTACCTCGCCAACTACGGAATTACCTCTGTTGAGCGGGTGGGTACAGTCCCCGGGTCGAGTGACTATATCCAGGGCGCGGATTTCATCCTGCGCGACGACAAGATCGTTTGGGGTACGGGTGTTGTTGTAGACGCGGATGAGTCTGCTTCTACAAGCTCGGTTGAGTTTGGCAGCCAGCAAATCACGGCTACCCTCATCGATAGCCGCACCTATTTGACGCCTTGCACGGCAACCACCACCTCTAGCAGTGGGCGCAGTGTGGCGAGCAAGACAGCATTCTTGCTCCCGTTCACGCCGACTCTTGGAAATGGTCGGGCAACGGAATTGGGCTCCAGTCTGTTCCAGACGGTCGCAAATGATCGTATCGACGTGCCTGCAAACCGTCCCGATGTTGTCAAGGCATACTGGGGATTTGGTGTGCAGGATGCGCTTGTGCGCGGTCCGGTGGACGTTATCTCGGTTGAGGGTTCCACAATCACCCTGGCCGAAGAAGTGGCTGTCGGCGCAACCGTCTATGCCAGCTTCTACTACAATGAGCTTGGCGACGGGGAGTTCACCCTAGCTGTTACGGCGGTGGGGGCTTCTGGAACTGGTCGGTACACCATTGCGGACAGTGATGGGGAGCTGCTTTACGGAGCTGCTTTCTCGACGGCAACGAAGGGTTCCTCCCTCACCAATGTGACGTTGGAGTTTCCCAGTGGTTCGGAACTAACCCCGGACGTGCATTTTGAGGGTGTCTCGGGTGCGGACTTTACGGGCCCGGTTGCAGAAGTTGTGACAGTGCAGTTTGCGGCGCGTGATGCTTCGCCCGCCCGTTACACCTTCCCTGGTTCTGGCCCCTACGAAATCATTGAGGGGCAGTCGGATAAGTTCCGGGTTGTGGTGGACTCGGAAGAGCTTCTTGCTGGTGTCGGTGGTTTGGATCTCTCCAACCCCACGACTCACGGTGGAGGTTTCCCTGCGGTTCTCGTCTCCGATGAGATTGCCTATACAGGTGGAACCGGTTCGACGGTAGGTCAGTCGTACTCCTTGACGGCAACTGAGGAAGTCAACCTCAATGTAGACGGGGTCGAGATTACTGCTCGGGTTGAAGCCCAGAACGGTGTTGACATCGGTGTGTTCGTTGACGCTTTGAATGAGGCTGCTAACGGGCACCAGGGAACGGCGGCTGGTGGAACCACGACGACCATTACCCTTGAGGCGGCTGTTCGAACTGGGATTGACGATTACTACAACGATTGGGTGGTGGTAATTGGCGAGGGTGCGGATATTGGAACGGCAACTCTTGCTAACGTCAGCGTTGCAGATACGATCACTATTGCTGGTGTCGTGTTTACAGCGGCTGGGGCTCCTACCCTTGCGAGCCAAATTTTCGACCAGTCGGGCACTGATATTCAGGATGCTACCTCGCTGGTGGCGGCAATTAACCATGCTGCTGCTCAGGCGTTGTTCAACACAGCCCTTAATGGCGGAACGGTTACTGCAACAAATGGCGGTGGTACCCTTGCTGTTGTGACCTTGTCTGGACACCCAACAACGGTGACCTCCAGCAACGCAATTCGTATCGCTCTCGCGCTACGGGCATCGGCGGGCCAGGTTCGTACCGTTACGGATTATGTCGCCTCCACTGGAGTGGCAACCGTAGCCGCTTGGGACGGCGGTGCTGTTACTTCTGCGGACGAGTATCGCATCTACAATCCAGACACCCTTGCGGTGTTGAAGGGTGCTACGAAGTTCAACGGGTCTACTACGCTGGCCGTCAATAAGCACGACAAGCTGAAGCTACAGTTTACGGGAGATAGTGGTCACTCCTACAGTGACACTGTTGACCTCGGAAACGGTCCGTTCGCAACTGCGGCGCTGTTGGCAGCTCAGGTTCAGTCCGCAATTGACACCAGTGTTGCAACAGCAATTGGTGGGGACGTAACCCTCGCAGGACTTAAGATTTACTGTGTGGCCGACGCCGACGGGCGCTTGGAGTTCAGTGTTCGTCTTCCGGGTGTAGATAGCGCGGGTGCTCTCCAGTTCCTTACGGGAGCTTCGGAAGCGGTCGATTTCTGTGTCCTCGCAGGTTTGGACACAGCAGCAACCTTCGGTGCTGGGCAGACCATTTTGATCCAGGGTCCCATCGCAAAGTCTTACGAAAAGACTATGTCTGGGACGAGCAATAAGCCCTATGATCGGCTCATGCTCCGTAACCGTATTGTCCCGAACGCTTTTGGAAGTGGTTCTATCCACCCTCAGAACGCACTCGACCAGATGGCTTTGGTTGTTCGCGCGGGTTCGGGCAACACCAAGGCTGGTTTGACAGTCAATGACTTTGGTATGGGTGGTGCTGGCGCTGTTGTCCAGAAGGCGTCTCTCCTAGGAGAGGTGGGCTTCGCTGGTGGGATGAATTCCAATGCTCAGCCGCTGGTCACTTTCTATGATGGTTCGGGGACCCAAGCTGCCAACGACACCTTCAAGTTCACCTTGGATGGGACGGCAGTCACCGTAAACTTTACGTCTACGGACACGGGCACGGCAACTCCTCTGGGCCCGGCCGCTGGAACCTCCAATGGGTCGGTGATTGATCAGATCATCGATGCTATGGCAGGGATTGCGGGCTCTCCTTTCGGCGCAAACGCGGCGGCAGTTTTTGCAGCCGGTTATGTCGTCCAGGAAGGTGCTGGAATCCGCCTAGTTAGTGGCGAGTCCACGGTTGCTGGGACTGTGGTCATCGGTAACGGTGTGGCAAACACCAAGTTGGGCTTCACTGAAGGTGCGGCGGGCCAGCGGGTTCTGGTTGATGCTCGCGTGCTGGCTTCGGCCTTGAACGAGTATCGGCACACGACTTTTGCCTCTTGGGCTTTCGACTTCGGTGCGGAGAACGCCTCACCAAACGAGACCTTTGCCACTTTGGCATTGGCCGATGTTTTGGCAGACGATGCGGGTAATGAGTACCTCCACATTCAGAGCTTGGGTGAGACGGCTAGCGGAATTGGGGCGGCATCTATCGTCCTTATCAAGGACCCCACGGTTGGAAGCGTTGTCACGGACAGCGTTCTTTCCTACAATACGGGCCTCTTTGCAGAGGATGGGGATGGTGCGGTTGGCGAGGCTGCTCTTGACGGGTTCTTCGTGGTCAGCTCGAATCCTGACGGTTCGGGTTCTATCAACGAGTCGGTGCTGAACAATGGAACCGGGCAGGATGGTATTGTTGGTCAGACCTACCGTGACTCGGTCACAGGCTTGACGTTTACGGTTCTTCCTCGTGGGTTCAATGCTAATCCTTCGGGCCCATGGCAGGCTTACCCAACGGGCGGTAACGCCACGTTCCGGTTTACGGTCTCCACGTCATTTTTGACAAATGCCAATATCCCTCATCGGGCTCTTGGTGGTGTCGAATTGAAGGTGGCAAATACGGCCAATACCACTATCGGAGATACGGCTCTTGTCACCACGCATGAGCGTGGTGGGTCCGAGCCTTCGGTTGGGGATCTCTACTACGTGTCCTACAGCTACACGAAGGAGGACTTCAAGACGAAGTTCTACTCCAAGCAGGCAGCCGTGGAAAGGGCCTTCGGTGCTCTTTCTCCGGACAACCCGCTTTCGCTGGCGGCTTACTTGGCCTTCGTGAACGGTGCGGTGGTCATCGGACTTAAGCAAGTTCCTCGTGAGACGGGCTCGCAGCAAGCTTCGCTTACCTCGTATCGTGCGGCATTGGATGAGTTGGAAGGGCCTCTTGCAGGCAATACCAACCCTGACATTATCACTCCTCTTCGTGGAGACAGCGATACGTTGTTCACGCTGCTACAGCGTAGCAACGCCAAGATGTCGTCCCCTCGGTATGAGTCGGAGCGGACCTCCATTATCGGCTACAGCGCCGGCATGACCCCTGACAGGGCCATGATTTCGGCTCGTACGCTGAACGACCCCCGTATGCGGGTGGTGTACCCAGATTCTGCGACAATCGTGTTGGAGGATGCACAGGGTGCCCAGCGTGAGCATTTCTTGGACGGCTACTACGTAGCTGCGGCTCTGGTGGGTTCGGTGACGGCACCTCAGGTGGACGTAGCAACACCTTGGGTTGGGCGTAGGCTTCGTGGGTTTAGTCGGCTTCCTCGTCGGCTAACAGTGCCCGAGATGAATAATCTCGCACAGTCCGGAATGGTTGTGTTGGAAGAGCGCTCGCCCTTCATTCGGGTCCGTGACGCTTGGACGACTCACCAGAATCGGGACGAGAAGCTTAAGACCTTGCCCGAGATTCAGCTCATCGCTGATGATGTGCAGAAGCGCATTCGTTCGGTCTTGGATAGGTTCATCGGTGTCAAGTTCCTTCCCGGAATTCTGCCCCAGATTGAAGGCGAAATCGCGGCCCTATTGAAGGGTCTCGTGCAGGCTCAAATCATCGTGGCATACACGGGAATCAAGGCAACCGTTGACCCCGTTGATCCAACAAGGGTTGTGGTTTCTGCATTTTTTGCCCCCGTGTTCCCCCTCCTATACGTTCGAGTCGTGCTCGCGATCAGAAGCCGCCTGTAACAAGGGTGTTCTCGGTTCCCGGTTGAATTCAGCCGGGAACCGAGAATGTAATTAGTCTATAGAGTGGCAGATATTAGAGGGGTGGACCCCTAGAATTAGCTCAAAAAGCCTGTTTCAGCGGCTTTGTAGTTGAAACACAAACGGAGAATTCAAAATGCCAAATCAGGATAGGAACCCACAGGGCGGAGTCGGCGGGACTTCCCCAATTTATGATCGAGGCGCTTCTCCGGAAACTCGCGTGGCGATTTCGCAGAAGGTGAAGATCCTTACTCCGCACTATGGGGATAGCACCTCTCTCCATCAAATGGGTGCGATGAGCACCTTCAGCCCTTCGCAGTCTCGCCAGCAGGAGACGATTCGAGGAATCGGGTTTGGCGATAAGATCGCTGAGCAGGTTGTCGGTGTTACGGACTACACCGGAAGTTGTGAGCGGGCGATGCTTTATCTGTGCAACCTCTGGCAGGCAACGGGTTATGCCGCGGGTGTTGACGGTGCTGTTCGTTCTATCGCTCACCACCGTTGGCCGTTCGATATCGAGCAGCAAATCGTGTTTAGCTCCCTAGCGGACTTTGACCTTGACGGTGCAAACGTTGGCTACAACAACGGCCAAGGTGGAACGCCAGGCCAGTTTGACGGTGGTATTAAGGTCGCAACCTTCCCTCAAGTGACAAATGACGGTAAGAGCCGTCCCGGTGCAAACCGTGGGCACAGTGCCATTGTTACCCTGTATGAGGCTTGCTGGTTCACTTCGTATGAAGTGACCTTCTCAAAGGATTCCGCAGCGATTATGGAGTCTGGTCAGCTTGTTATGACTGATGTTCATGATTTCGCAAGTGCCTATGGTGAGTTCATCGCTTCCGGTAACGACCCGACCGTTGGTCAGAAGGGCTCCATCCGGTATGCAAACCAGGCCCTAGCCTCTCTTGGACAAGGTGCTGGTAACTTTGGTTCTGCGGCTCTAAGTGCCTTGGGTGCAATTAACACCTAATAGGTGACCCTAGGTAGGCGGTAAAGTACGAGGCAGTGGCTAATCCCCCTGCCTCGTCTTGTTTTGCGCCTCTACTTAAGGGAAACCCAATGAATCTAAACGTGCTTGAAGCGGCCTTTGCCAAGCTAGAAAAGCTTGGTAAGGACGAAGAAACTTTCTATGTTGAGGACATTCCTGTCACTCTTCGCATTATGTCCTCTACGGAACATGACGAGGCTACAGAGATGGCCTCAACAGCTCTGGAGGACATAAAGGACGCTGATGACCGATATCAGGTGTCTGATGCTTTTGGTAAAATGGCGCGACTGTTCCGAATTCACGCGTTAGCAGCCTCGATTGTCAAGATCGGCTCCCTTGATCTTAGCGGGGTCGAATTTGTGGAGGTTGGAGAAGACGAGAATGGACGGCCTATTAAACAGCCCCGTTCGCAAGCAATCCGTCCTCTGATTGAGAGATGGGGTCCCCCTTTGCAGGCAAGAGTCTATACGAAGTACGTTGCTCTTGTTGAGCGGATGGAAAAGCGCGTAGAGGCTGCAATCAAATTTGAACCCGCTGATATCGATCTGGAAATTGATCGTCTTAGGGCCCAGATTGAGCGTTTGGAGGAAAAGCGTAAGCTCTCATTGTCTTACACCGACCAACTTCGGCAGCAAGGCGGGATGAGCCTTGCTGAGGCAGAACCCACCGTAGTGTTTAAGACAGCTCCCGCGGAGCCCGTGGAGCCTCCCCCGGCCCCCAAGGCAACGACACCCCTAAGCGGTAATGCCCGAGCCGTAGGGAAGCGAGAACCTTTAGTTCCTAAGGAAGTAGCCCCGCCCCCCACGGCTTTTGCCCCTAGCATTCCGTCAAACGTTCCGCCTCCGCCCAAGGCTCGTCAGGAAATGGATTCGTTCATTGACGCCTCGGATCCGGATCAACTTCAAGAGGCCAATTTGGCGCTGTTTCGCCAGCGTCAGTTGCGGGCAAACAATGCCCCTGTGAGTGTCCGACATACGGAAGACCCCAACATCCCGGTTGGGTTGGATAATGGCTCAGACCTTGTTCTCAATGATAGTGACGTGAACGTCAACCCCAGATTCCGTCCCCGTAGATGAAGCCCCAAACCACCTTTGAGCAGAGACACGAGCTGTATAACGATGTGGAGGATCTCATCTCTCCCGGGTTCATATCAGCTCCGGTCCAGCTCGGTAAAACGCAGCTTGTGTTGCGAAGCTTGTGTGGCGCGGACAGGTTTTTGTTGCGGCAACGGGCAGCCTATGCTTCTCCTGAGGATTTCCAGTTGTGGTGGTTGGCTCAATCCATTTGGATGATTGATGGGGTCAACCTCTTCCAATCAGGTCGGGATAATGTCCCGGATCTAATGCCCTTGTTGCGACAGTTACCCCGACAAGCGCTGAGTATCTTGACCACACAAATCAATGGCTTTTTTAAGCGAAGTCGGAAAGCTCTGAACGCAGTTATCCCCTACACCCTTGAGAGGATCTCTCGGGAGCTTTGGTCCGCAATGGGGACCACTAAGTTCAATGCAGGAGTGGCCGACCCATCGGTGTTAGGCATGAATGACGTGCAGAAATTGTGGATCACGGTCAATCAGTTGGAGGACAAATCGGAGAAGGAAGAGCTTGAATGGCTGCGCTTTCGGTTTGTAGCAATGACGAACGCCCCAAAGTGGGTTAAGGGTCATATTGAACGGGATAATACGCGGCGGGAAACAGAGCAGAAAGCAAGGCTGGCTTTGCTGGATGAGTTTTACTGGACGTCCAAGGGAGCACCTCCCAGTAAAACAGTCAAGCTGGCGGCAACTCACAGCAACAAGTCTGAGGAAGATTTGCGGGAGGAAGTTCATCGTTGGATTCGCGGCGAGTTAGACGATCACGATCGTATGGTTCTGGCCTATAAGGATGGGATGCGCCAGCAACATGAGGATCGGCTCAGAGAGATTGAAGAGGCCCGTTCGTCGTATTACGACGAACAGGATTTGGAGGCGGAGGTTCGTGGGCAGGAGACTGGGGGTCTGGTGGCATACTTGCCATCTCAGATCGAAGAATTGGTTTCCTCTCTTGGAAACCGAAAAGTCTTCTATGACAACCCCTATAATGAGAAGGTTGCACGAAAGGCCGCGAATTTCGATCGGCCCCCTGAGCAGTTGCTTACTGAAGTGCAAGAGCAATACGGTGTCAGCCGAGGCAAAGGATCTTTGCAGGAGCAGATATCCCAGCGTCGTATCCACTTAACTGATCGCGAGGACTAAAATGGCCAAGAAAAAAGGAGGTGTCACAAGCGAGCAGTGGGATTCGGTCATTAAGATCACTCAGGAGTATGATTTTGACCCCAAAATCGCACAGGAAATGGCTGCGGCCTCTGATTCGTTCAAAAAGAACCTTGTTCGTGGTGCAGTGGCGATTCATGACTCGGTGCAGTTTTCCAAACGCGAAGTTGAGAAAATGATGGCTAAACAACGCCAGTTCTCTAAAGAAGAGATGGCGTTGAAAGGGCGCACAGATAAGGGGGCTGAGCGGGATAGGGTTCGTCTTCTGAAGCTCCAAAAGCAGGAGATCCAAGGGATTGAGAGGCTCGCGCAGGCACGAGAGGATTTGGCCCGAGAAGGGGCCTCTGCTGCGCGCCGCTCTAAGACAGACCGTCTGTCGGGTGCACTCGGGGCGCCGGGGACATTAGCACAAGCAGTCCGCGGGGCCGATTTTAGTCTGCTAAGCCGCATGGGTAATGCCTTGGCGGCTAGGGCAGCCCATAACACGCAAGAGGGCAAGGGGGGCAAAGCCAATACGGTTATGGGCTTGGGTGGTGCCGGGCTGATGAAGGCTGGCGTAATCGGGGCCGCCGCTTATGGCCTCTACAACGTGGTGATGGACATTACGGATTCGCTTGCCACATTGAACAAGTCAATCATGCAGGCAGGTATCAGCATCGGTTCGTATGCCTCTGGTGGTGGTGCTGGGGCGGCTTTCCGTGAAGTCCGCCAATCAGGTATTGGCGGGGATGGGGCGTTAGGCTTCCTGAATAAGTGGAATATGGATGCTGAGACGCATTTTGGCATCCTGGGGTCATTCGAAAAGACGGGCTACGACCTAAAGGAAATGACTGCTGGGCTGGAGACGGCTACAGAGCGGATGGAGCGTTTTCGAGAGGTGTCGGAGCGTGCCGTTGTGTATGGGACGTTGGGTTTTGAGTCTGCGGAAGAAGCCGCCACGCATATGGCCGATGCCATGGATGATTTGTCAGTCTCCTTGGATTCAGTATCCGAGAAGATGGCGGCTGTATATGCTCATGCGGTGGACAGTGGGTTTGGCACTAAGCGGTTCTTTTCGACGGTGTTGCAGGCCACGGCTGGGATGAGCATGTACAACATCCGGTTGGAAGAGACTGCTGGATTGCTAGCTAAATTGGGCAAGTTTATGTCCTCGAAAGAGGCCGGTAAGCTATTGCAGGGCTTGGTTTCGTGGGGTACGGGGCTTTCAACGGAAGATTCGGTTAAGGTGGGTACTATTGTCGGGGACAAGTTCCTGCAAAAGTTGTATAAGGGTGCCACGGATGCTAGTGTCCGTGAGCTTTTCCAAGCCATAGGTGATAACCCTGCCTTTTTGGACTCTGCGGCTCGCCATGCTGGAGTTGAGGGGGGGATGACTTCGGCAAATCTTGTTGATCGACTAAAGGCAATGAGTCCGGATCAGCTTGCAGCATTTAGTGCTTATGTCAAGGCTACGGGGGATGGCACTGGCCGTGCCTTGGACCGGCTAACCCAATTCATCGACACGGATAACGAAAGCCAGCGGCTTGCGAATATCAGTCTGTTGAGTCCGGCAGACTTCCTCGCGCTGCAAATCAAAGCCGCCACTCATGGCAGTAATCGACAACTTCATGATGTCATGAACCAAGAAGGGGTTGAGGGTGTGATGCGGCTGAAAGGTATGTCCGGAAAATCGGAAGCCGATATACGGGCCTTGGCTGAATTTACAAAAGGCGCTGCGGACGCTTTTACCGCCATGCAGAAGTTGATTGGTCAAGAACTAAGCCCGGAAGTAGCGGCTTGGCATGCTCGGAAATGGGGGCTTGGAATTAAGGATAGTAAGGTTGTTGGTGCCCGGATGTCGGGGGACAGCATTGAGTATGGAGATCCTATTGGATCTGTAGAAGACTACTATTCTCATGCGGCAGCCCTTCAGGATTTGTCAAAGCTAGAGGATGAAAACACTAGGCTTGCGCGTGAAATTGCTAGTGCCACAACGACAATGTCTGATACTTTGAGTCGGGCAGTAAGTGGCGTTTTTGCGGATATCGCGGCGGGAATTGAGGGCCTTTTCCAGTGGTTTACTAAAGACAGTCTTAAAGAGGACGATTTCTTTACCCAAATGGGGAAATTTGATTTCGTGGGGGCCCTAAGCAACGCCCGCAAAGATATTGACACAGAAGCCAAGGAAATGGAGCGGCTTAATGGTCTGATAGCAAATGCGCCTTTAGGAGGGGAGCGGGATGAGCTAATTGCACAGCGTGCCGCTGTGGCCCGCAGGCTGACGGCTCGGCGCGGTTTGGAAGACCGGCTTCGTAGCGGTCAGGCGGCTCATAAAATGGTTGCAATGGGAGCAACCCCCCAAGAAGCTTTGAAGGCACACCCTGGCATTTGGTCTTTATATGATATGATGGGTTTGTCTCCAACAAGAACAACTGTTTCTGGCGGTGGGGCGACAGACGAATACTTTACGGGCGAAGAAGCTGTTGGGTGGGGGCCAGGCTCTAAAGAACTAATTGCGGCGGCGGGTTATTCGTTAAGTGGGGCTTTGGCGGCTAGGCTTACAGCAATGAAGCCCGGGGGTACCTTTGACCCTGTTGGGGAAATGGAAAAGCTCAACCGAGAGTATTTGAGAACTTCTGGCAAGCTCAAAGACATTCATCCGACCGAAATCAGAACCCAGGCAGAGCAAATGGTGGCTGGAACGATGCGGGCGCCTACTCCAGAGCTGGAAGAGAGGGCACTTGAGTTGAGGACCCTGACGGGCCTCCTGGCGAAGTCCGCAGGAGTGACCATTAACAACAATAGTGTCATCGCGATCCCAAGCGAAACCGGTCTCCACAAGCTCATCGGTGAGCTTCTAAATGGGAAACGCTAATGCCAACCTTTAAGTCAGCATTCCGAGCAGTCGACGATGAGTTTGGAGGTAAGAGGCCCGTCGTGTTTGACGTGCTGGCCCCTGACGGCTACACCTCGGTTCTGCCCGAGGGGTTGCGCTTGGTTCTGCACGTCAACCCGTCCTCTATGCAGTTCTCATACTCCAAGGTTATCGAGCGCATCCAAACAGAAGGCGGGTTTGTCGAGCAGCATTGGGGTGACGCCCCAACGCAGATGAACTTCTCCGCTGCAACAGGGGGCTTCAAACGCGTCTACTCAGGGTTGTCAAACACTACGGGTGGCGGGCTGAATATCGGGGGCACTCGAAGAGAGACTTTGGCCTATGACAAATTCCTGAGCCTGTTGTCCCTTTTCCATTCCAACGGAGACATTTACGATGATCGGGGGGAATTGGCAATTCGTGGCTCACTAAAGGTCACCTTCGATGGTGGGATCTATATTGGCAGATTCCAGACCTTTGTGGTGACCGAAGATGCGACTAAGCCGTTTCAATTCCAATTGAGCGCGTCTTTCAACGTTGAGCGTGAGATTACTCGTATTCGGTCTCAGCCCTATCAGCGGCAAGAGAAGTCCGTCCGAGACGGAAGTTCCCCCGCATTCATTTCAACTCCGAGGGGCACCATATGAGCATTGTAGTCGGCAACCCTACAAGGTTTTCGTCCCGGGGCTCGGTGTCTCCACAAGAGCAACGGCCCGAGGGATTCAACACCAGCCCCATAGCTCCAAAAGCATATGGAGGCATCCGCACAGCCGGTAGGTTGGCGGCCGAGTATGAAGACGCACAAGCAGCCCCTATCGACGGGTCTGACCCGTACTTACGAGCCCTAAGCCCCTTCGTTTTGAAGCTGGAGCTTCCTATCATCTTCACCAATGAGGCAACCCCAGGTCAGCGGAAAGTGCTACGTGGAGACATTTTTGATGGGGCCCGCTCGGGGAGATTCCTTCAACAGGCAACTTCGGAAGGTATCCCGTCCCTCTCAAACGCTTTCTATGCAGCCAGTGCTGAACAGTATGTTGTGCGTAATGCCGGGGACCGTGTCCAGTCTCAAGCGGGGGTCACGGGCGGGTCTGCAACCTTCGACGGTCGGTATTCCAATCGTATTGGCAAGCCCACGTATAACGACCTGTACCAGGCACTCGACATTGCAATGCAGTTGGACGCTATTCGCAATGCACCTCCCTTGGTGCTATTGATCAACCCAACAACGTTGGCCATCAATTACGAAAAGGTCCAAAACTTCAACGATAAGACTCGACACGGGTACGTTTTCCACGTGTGGGGAGAGAATCAGCCTAAGCTGTCTTTTACCGCGAAGTGTGGTGCCTTTATGTCGGGCGGCCGTGGTGTTCAGTTTGCTTCTAAGCGGGATTCAGCCGCTTGGCAGAATCTGATGAACCTCTTTACGTTCTACTTGAACAACGGTTATGTGTACGATACGTTGGGGGCTTCTAACGCACACCATTTCGTGGGTGGGATTTCCATCCACTATGATGGTTGGATCTACTATGGTTCGATGGACAGCTTGACGTATTCATATGAAGAGTCTCAGCAGAATGGCGGAATGGAATTCCAAATCGAGTTCACAGCGTCAAATGTCATTGACACGCATACTCAGAATGTGGCCTCCCCACTTCGGTCTCCCAACCGTTATGTGGAGGATACTCGTCTTGCTGCGCGGGTCAATCCGGTGTCTGACGGGGCCTCGAATCTGAGTGAGTTGCAGCCGTTCCTTCAATCTCGGCAGGCTGAGGCTGGGCTGGTGCGGGATAGCCGGCAGATTGCAGTAACGCGTCCGGTAGGATTAGCAGGTTTCCGTGCCCCAGAGGTTGCCCCGACTGTTCCTGTATTGGATAGGAACCCGTCTCCATTCAGAAGGTTTTGATCCATGGGAATTGAGAACAGACCCTATGCGGGGACGTGGCGTCTAGGGGGGCGAAAGTTCGTACAGATGACCCCCGATGCGTTGGTCCTCGTAAACGGGGACATCATGCTGCCTGGGTGTGCGACTTGCAACGGGCAGGTTGATCTCCAGAAGTTCGTTACGGACGTGGGCGTGGAAGCGGGTGTGGAGCCCGGTGCAGCCTCAGCTAATTTCTCGCTTTCGGTTCCGGCCCATGACGAGGCTTCCTTCGCTCGGGATGCCAAGTACATCATGCGTCCCGGGTTGGAAGTGACGATTTACATGCGTGGGTACTTCCCTACTCGTGGAATGTATGCCAACTTGGCAGAACCGGAGTCTTCAATTGGGGAGGCCGAAGTCCCTGAGGGTGCTTCTGAGGATTTCGCGACCTTGGATAATCCTTTCGATGAAAGGAAGCGGCAGTTTTCGGGTGCCTCGCCGGGTCCTCAGGTGTTGAAAGGGTTCAAGTCCATTCCTCGGACCGAGGCTCCTTATCAAATGATAGTCCACGAGTCTACGGGTTCGTCTGTAGACGGAGCCGTACGGGCACTGCTTAAGCAGAATCTTGGTGTGCATTATGCCGTCGGGATGGATGGGACTGTTTACCAGTTTGCGGACCCATCCACTGAAACGGTGTTTCACACTCCTGGGTTAAATGACGGGTCTGTCGGAATCGAGTTCATCAGCCCGTATTCTCCAGGCGCAGCAGCAGAGGGTGCTAAGGTAATCCCTGCGCCTTGGGCCCACGGCGGACAGTATGTAGTGCCTCCAGTGGATCAGTTGGAGGTCATGTATGCGCTCACAACCTATGTGTCTGCTACATATGGGATGGGGTCAAATACAGATGGCTCAGGTGGATTAGAGTTTGCGGGTGTCAAGGGGGACTCTTTTTATATCGCAAATTCAGGCGCAAACCCTGAAAGTTCGGGCGTGGTCTCCCACTACAATGCTGCGAGCCACATCAAAAAAATCGGGGAGGATCCACACTCCGATGGTGGTTTCCCGACCCTGTATATGGCTTTACGGTCTCGTGGTAAGTCGAAAGAAGAGGCCTACAATACGGCAATAGCATTAGCTTCCTCAAGTAAAAATGAGGTGTTCCTAGGTCCAAAGGGTAACCCTTCTCCCCCTGTAGCCAACCTCCAAATTAACAAGGTGGTGCCTGAGGCTACTGTGAATGAGGTAGTTTCAGCGGGTGACCTTCCCCTGAACCCATTGACTAAAAAAGAGCTGGACCAGTTGAATTTCGACCGTCCTGTCGAAATCGGTGCCTCCCTCCTGGATAAAACAGGGCTGACGGGTTCAGGTTTGGATGAGCTTATCGGCTACCCCTATTACCACACCTTTCGAGGGGTGGTCACTAGCGTCAACCATTCTTGGGCTCCCGGATCGGGCACAATTCAAGTTTCCTGTGGGAGCATGCTTCATTTTTGGGAATACCACAAGATGAGCACGAACGCCTCTGTGATGGGGGCGAAGCCAGACAATGGCAAGCTGCGAATGTCTGTTATGTCCCACGTGTTCTCGAAGCAGCACCCCTATCAGATTATGTATACCCTTCACCATGATATGGCGGGTTCCGCTGGCGGTGTTGCTTGGGCTCTTCAGCAAGCTGGTGATCAGGATGCTAAGTCCACAAGAACAAACGAGTCTTTTTTCTCGTATACCGTCAAGTATTGGGAACAGCGTTTTAAGGCTAGGGAAACCAAACTCCGTCTCCACGGGTTGAACGGTGACTTGTTTTCTGCGGCGCAAAGTGCCTTTTTAGCACGTCTTTCGGCATCTCAGCTTTCGACGCTCTTGAAAAATCGGTTCCCGGGTGTGAATGCCTCGAAGGACCCCAATGTGAAGGGCCTGTTGGAAGCTTCTCAGGCCGTGGCTCTTACGGATAAGCTGCGCCGTGGCGCCTTAACCCAATCTTTGGGTATCGGTGACAGCAAAGTGCCCGAAATCAACCTTTCGGAGATGCACGCCTTTTCGGCGGACTTGACCACAAGTACGATTTCTCTCTTTGAGAGCACCTACGAAAGCAAACTCGACGTAGCCCAAAGTGTTACGACAGTTACGGGATTTGAGTTCTACCAGGATGTGGACGGGGATTTGGTTTTCAAGCCCCCCTTCTACAACCTAGACACATCTGGCTCACGGGCCTATCGCATTGAACCAATTGACATCATCAACTTCAACCCCTCGGAGGATGAGCCTCAGGCGACCTACATCAAAGGGACGAACGGTCTTTTTGCTAACATTCAGATTGGCGCTGGCGAAGGTGAGTATGGCAACATTGGCACGTATATCGATTACCGGTTGGTTGCCCAATATGGTTGGCGTCCTGCGGATTTCAGCACCTCATTTCTGAATGATGCTAAAGCTCTTTACTACTCTGGGGCTAATCGTCTGGACGTAATGAATGCACCCACGAAACGTGCAACCCTTACGATCCCGCTACGCCCGGAGCTAAGACCCGGATACCCCGTGTACATTGTTAATCGGGACTGCTTTTACTACATCAACAGTTTCAGCCATAGCTTTGCACCAGGAGCCCAAGCCACAACCACGCTTAGTCTAATCGCGAAGCGGTCAAAGTTTGCCGCACCAGGGTTCATTGGCAAAGGGGTGGGTGGAATTTCGGCGATTCGGCTAGACCGTCCTGATCTTCCCGAGCGGTTGCTTGAGGTGTTGGACAATGACGGCCGCCCGCGTAAGGTTGGCTTCCCTAATGTGGTGATGGCGTTGGACCCCAAAAAGATCAACCCGCTGCATTACGTGAGTGGTTTGGATCTATCGATAACGGACGCAGCCGGGCTTGACCGGATGTTGGATATGGCAGTGCATTTGGGCATCCTCCGTAAGGATGGATCGGATCAAGACGTTTATGTTATGGATATGCCTGGAACCCTTCGTGGGGACGGAACGGCTAGCCCAAAGGCTGTGCGGTTCTACTTCGGCAAGTCAGAGCAAATCCCAGAAGGTACTATCAATGCACGAGAGAACCTCTATCGTGTAGCAAAGCCTAGTGACCAGGAGCTGGAAAAGGCTACAAATGCCCTCGGCGTCGTAAACGAGAAGCGCGAAGCTGCAAAGAAAGCAGGAACCTCGCTGCTTGCCTTGGAAGAAGAGCGGACGAAGTTGCAGGATCGGGCCACGACCCTACAGGCCTTAAAGGACGGAGACCTAAAGGCATTTGAGGCCACGCTCAATGAGGCGGAACGTGCTGGTGTGGCCCTCATTGCGGAGTTGATTCGTCAGGTGGGCTCACGCTACAAGGCCCAAAATTCTGATTTCGCCAATTTGGATTCGACTATCTCCATTTTGGAGATGTTGTCTGAGAAGAAATCCCATTTGTCAAATGCCTCTCAGCCAGGCGAATACCGCTATTATTCTGCTTCGCACCCTGATCCGGAGTCTCAAGGCCAGGCCGAAATCACCTATGACAGCACTTCGGGGGGTACACAGATAATAGAAACACCTCTGGACTTGGACCCTGCCTTTGCTGGAATTGAGGTGAAGGGCTTCCGGAAGGAAGTGAGTCTCCCCTACCCTGGAGCTTACAGGGCAGAAGCGGAGCTGGGTAAAGTGCGCCCAACGCGGGGTATTAGGGTGCTAACGGCAGACCCGTCCCGACCCCGTGGTGTGTCTGTCCCGACGTCTGAAATTCGGGAGATTCGGTTCTCCTCCCAACTAATCAAGGGGAAGAAAAACGTAACGTCTTCACAAAAGGTCTACTCGTTAAGTCGTGAGGCTGGGGTGGAGACTCAAGACTATTTCGAGACGGTGTTGTCGGATTATGTGCAGAGGTCAGCACCGGATTTTTTTGTTGGAGTGAACGAGCTTCGCAGTCTTTCCTACTACTATGAAAAGGCGATCGAACCCATAGTGGTTGATGTGGCAGAGGCCCAGGTAACTCAGGCTATCCTCATCCGTCCTCCGGCAGTTCCTCTTAAGGTCCGGCTGGGTAAAGATGAAATCGATCTTCAAAAGCTTTTTGATAGCTTTGACTTAGCTGACGTGCCCAAACGTGGCTCAACAGCGATTCAAACGGTTCCTCCGATAGAGCAGTCTTTACCTTCGCTTGCTCCTGTTCCAATGACTCCCCGAATCCAACTGCAAACGCCTAAGGCATCAACTTGGACAACGGCAGAGTTTGCCAGTCGGCTGGCTAAGCCTATTGCCAAAGCTCTTGTTGAAAGCTTCAACGCTAATCTGCGATCTTGGCTGGAGGCCATTACTAAGGCTAATTGGACCCCTGAGCAAGTGGAGGAAGCGTGGTCCCTTTTCACCCAACAGTTGGAAATGGCTTGGGGGATTAAGATTGCTGCGGCTTACACAAAAAAGACGGTGACACAAGCTAATTTCGAAGCCGGTACACACAGCGCCATTTTCCCTGTGTCAGACGCAAATGGTTTTGAGGTGATTGGCTCTTTTCGTTATGGGCGCGACGTGTCTATCAGCCCGGATGGGGTGTGGGCTAACCTTCACGCGCAAGACCCCCTGTCCCTTCTTGATCGTCAATTGGTCGAAGAAGTCACGGATTTCCTGACCCGCGGGGTGTCCGTTTCAGTCCCTCAGCCAGCCCTTGACGAGAAAGGCCGCCAGAAGATGCATAATGGCGTCCCGGTCTTTGAAAACCGTAAGCTGGTGGGCGTGGAAGCTGGTGCAGCTCTAGAGCAAAAGGTAATTGACGCGCTCCGAAAGCGGAACCTATCGGACACTCAAATCCTGGACCTGTTTGGGGCGAAGCCAGGGTCCGATGGCGACCATTTCCAAATCGGGCTTGCCAATATGTTCTCCAATGGGTTGGGATCATTGGATAAGATCCCCATCGTTAATGCGGCTAAGACACTTACAGATATACGAGTGACCCATGACGGCCAGGTTTGTAGCTGCAAAGCTAGCGAGGCGGCAATAACGCTGGATCTTTTTGGCTCTGAGGAATTCTTGGAACTGGATTCGACCGATAAGTATGCACAGGTAATGCGCCAGCAAGCCGAATTGAAATCAGTTGCTTGGCGTCAAGCAGAAGACAGTTTCAGTGGTAAGAGTTTGGAGCGGCGTGAGTCAGTGTTGAAGTCGACGCTAGACCCATTCGATAAGGATTGAAGATGAGGCGATTTGAACAAGCTCCTGTAAGTGCTCATTCCGCTGGGATTAGGGCCAAATTCCGGGTGTCCTCTCGTAAAGCCGCTGTTGACATTGCTCGGATGTCAACCAAAAACAACAACTTTGGCATTGCCCGAGTTACGTTGGTGGATTACGAAGAGCACTTCGTCTCCCTACGGATTGTCGGGGCCACCCCACATGAATTTGATCGCGTTGCCGTTCCGCTCCCCGCTCCCGGAGCCGGAGCCCGGCATTATTTTGGATCCCTGCCCGAGGTCGGGGACTATTGTGTTGTTGGGTTCATGCCACAAGAGTCGGACGTCCCAAATGGGACGAAGATCCCGATCATCCTCAATTGGATTGTGCCCGGGGTCTGGACCGCACGAGATTGGGAAACCGTTGTGGGATTCCCAATCGAAGAGGCAGACCTAGGCAATGTCAAAGAGCGCGGGATTGTCGACGGCGTCTATAATCGAGTTCGACATAAGCTAAGGCACGGCCAGCCTGGCAACATCATCGGGTGCTCGTCACAGGGTGCTGATCTCATTCTCGACGAGAGTGTTACTCTAGCAAATCGGCGGGGCGGAGAACTAAGGCTGCGTGATCAAGATAACGCACTGGTCACGCGGTCTCTACAACAGTTTCACGCCATGGCTGGTGTGCGTTCTTACCACGGCATGGTGCAGCGAGACGCTACGGCCCTTCCTGCCTCAATGGTGTCCGATGGCAAGCAGTGGGATGGCCCTCTGCAAATGGTCAACGGGGCACCCCTTCACGAGCGAGATTTGCCGGACTCAATTGAGTCTGAGGGTTTCCTCACCCCCGCGAGAATTCTTGCTCGTGGTGAAAAGATTTCTGCGGAGGGTTTTTTGGGGGCCCCGTTGCATTCGACGGATGGGCACCTAGATCCCTATGTGTTTCTTAAGAATGGAGGCTTCATTGACGAGGCTGGGTTTGCAACGAACCCAAGTCTCCCCACATATGGGGGCAAACCTCTCTTTCGGGTGGCCAAGAATGGTCAGAATGGGGCCTTAGACCCCGATGCTGAGACGTTCACCGAATATCGGATCGAGGTTGCTAATACGTCTAAAGGTCGCCTACCCGTTACCGAGCAGACTGACCTTTTTGACGCTGACCGGCTACCGACGTCTGACTTAGACACCCGAGGTGGGCAAAGTCAGAACCGCCCGCACGTAGAATCAGTGCTTGGGACCGTGGTCGGAAATGACCCCTTTTCTCTTGAAGGTCGTCGCCAGTACGGGGTGCCACTTGTTGCGAAGCTGTTTGATGGTCCAACGGTAAACCCACGACTAGAAGCTGCGGTTATCGGTTCTGGAACCCGGAGTCAGATAGCAACACCCGTGTCGGAGTACATGGCTAGTCTGTTCCGTCTTTCCCCCTTGGACGGGTCGGCTTCGTCCTTTGTCGCTTGGAACAAAAAAGGCCAGCTCAAAGCTTTTGTGGGTGGGGCTATCCGGGAAACCTCGGCTGAGGTCGCTTTGGCTGGTGGGTTGCGGCTTTCGGTGGGCGGGAAGCTAGAGCTTTCTCTTGACCAAGGTATTGCATTCAGGTCGTCTCGCGGGGATGCGGCTTCAAATGTTGGCCTCGATTTGGGTTCTGATCATGGGTCCGTGCGTATTTTCGGCGGAGGCTCTAAAAAAGGATCGGAATCAGCAATCGCAAAGGATGGCATTTCGGTTGAGATTGAAGCAGCCTCCGGGATGCGGTTGTCAGCGCAACGTAAGTTGAAGACGCAAGCCCAGAATACAGAGATGCAGGGGAACGCGCTCTCTGTTGTCATGGGGGAAACTATCGAGCTGCTTTCTGGCAATCGGATGAATGTGTCCGCCCAGGAGATGGTGGAGAATGTAACGGGGCGGAAGACGGAACTGTTTTCTGGTCCGAGGTGGGGGCTGCCTACCTCGGGGCCCTTACATGAAGTGACCTACGCCCCATCCTTACCGAATATGGTGGCCCAGAAGACGACTTTTGTACAGGGGTCCCGGGAAGAGCTGTTCCAGCTCGGGGACCATACAACGAGGATTGATGTAGGTAATGCACGTTTTGAGGCGACCACTGGCAAGATAACCCACAAATCGGGTCAGAACAGCACGGAATTGAAGCCAGACGGCCTTAACGCGCAGGTAGCGGTGGGGAACATGACCCTAGTGGCATCGGCCGGGTCGGCTGAATTTAGGGGCTTTACGGGGGTTACTGTGGCTTCGGAAACGGGGACTGCAACCGTAAGGGGACGGTCGGTGTATTTGGGTGCCCCTATCGTAGGGCCTGATATGGGTGGTATTATCTGTTCAGGGTCCTTAGACCCATTAACGGGCCTGCCCTTTGCCTTTTTTGGCATGGGGGCTGCTAACCATATTGTTGGGGTATGAGTGCTATCTTTTCCAACGTTCCTTACGACGTGCCTGAGTAAACGTGAGGTAGCCGAAATCCCAATGCTCGGAATCAATTTCGAGCGCTTGTCTATTGGTTTTGTCCAGGCCGTTTTAGCTTGGACCCCCACTATCCGTATAACTGGGATCGCTTCCGGTCTTGCTGGGGTGGGCAGCGTCCAAGGTAAGTTGGCGGTTCCTGCTAATTTCACACTGGCCCAGGCGCAAATGCAGGCGGCAGGGTTCAATGGGGTTACTTCGCCTAGCTTGTCCCGTGTGATAGCATCTATCATTTCGGAAGTCTTTACAATTCAGGCTGACTACAGCGGTGTTTCTCCTTTAGTTGCGACAGGGGTAGACACTGCGCTAGTCGCAGCGGATCCAAGTTTGTTGATACCCATTCTCAATTCTAGCTTACTTGGATCCCTAGGATCGGGATTACTGGTCCCATCCTTATCCATAGGGCTTGCCCATACCGTTTCGTCACTTCTAAACGTGTCAGCCGGCATTGGGGTTGTGGCTGGGGTAACCACCACACCGACTTTCGCGACGAGCGGAAATACCACCTCCACTGTGAGTTAACTGATGAGCTTCAACCCCGACCCTACTGACGCCGAATTTGCGGACAAGAAGCACCCCTTTTCTGGGCATGTGATTTGTGGTGCACGGCAGGCAACCTCAAATGCTTCGACGACAGCCGAGGCCTCTTCCGGGGTGTTGCGTAATTTGGCAGATGTTGTCGATTTCGTTCAGGAAGGAGACGGGTCCCCGGCCGTTACGGGAGTTACCTGGCAGGACGTGCATGGGCATGCCTATCGGGATATGGTTTTGGAAGCCCCTTCGGCTTCTGAAAGCGAGTATCTGGTTTGGGCCGCTAATGAGGCTAGCCTGACGTACTTCCCTTCTTGGTCAGAGGCGGGGTCTGGGAGCTTAGGATTGGGTTCTCTCTCCGTTGTGGATGGAGAGGGCCGCACCTATGCTGACGGAACGGCACAAGTGGTGGTGTCCGATGATGACAATCGCTCCCTGGAATACATCGAATATCTCGTAGTGGCTCGCGGTGATGTCATCTATGATGATGGGGGCTGGTTAGACGAAGAGGACCCTTCGGCAGGTCGTGCGGGGACTGTTCCGTATCTGGTTTTTCAGGTCGCCACGCAAGATACTTATGCTGGATTGGTCACTCTTTCCAGTGCTCAGTTGTCCCTTTTGGACGGTGGTTTATCCGCCCTTCGGGGCGATTCCATTGTGGCAGTCCGCTTTGAGCGGCAAGAGCCCACCTTTTGGTGGACTCGTAACGACAAATACGAGACGAGGTTTGGTTGGCGCGCGAAGTCCCAAAGGTGGGAGCCATGGAAAGGCGCTCCCCCAACTTCTTTGGGTGTTATCGGTCTCGATTCAATTCCTTTGAGCCCTAAGCCGAGAATTTTCCCTGTGGGGGTTCTTTCTCCGCTCCACCTCCGGGTTGGTTTTGAGTTGGCTCAAAGCACACGGGCAGATGTCCGAGTTGTTACCGAGGGGCAGGCGCCTCGGTATGATTGGAGTTCGGATACTGTAGACGCGACCCTTAGTCAGGATGGGGTGTTGCGCTTTAATCCGGAGTTTGTGTCCGATCACATTGGGGAGACGGTTTGGGTTTACCAGGCAGTCTCGGCAGAGAATACCGGGGACTTAGGATCTCTTGAATCGGCTTCAACGGACCCACTTTTCCTTTCTCCAATTCCTGAGAAAAATGACAACCCCTTTCTTCGGATTGGAAACCGGCGGTACTTAACCCCTACGTTGACGGATACCGATGCGGAGCTTCCTCTACTTTCTTTGGCTGTAGGGGAAGTCGGGGTCTCCCTTGAGACGGGTCGGATTCGGTTCAGCCAGACCGATCTGAATAAGGCTTTGCCAACCTCAAGTGGGTTTGTCCGGTCGTATTTGGATGCCAGAGTCTTCTATGATGGAGTTGCGCTCAATGCGGTTCCTCAGCCATTAAAGGCCGCACAGGCACTGGTTTTGAATTCCGGGGATTACTATATCCCGGCCGGGAGCCCTGTTCCTGGGTTGGGCGTTTCTGGGACGTTGACAGCGTTTGATGGCACGGGGCTGACTCCTGTGGACGAACTGGTGGGCGTGCGACCTGGGGGAGATACAGCAGTTGCCGCCGCCTCTGGTGCTGTGAGGGCAATTGAGGATGGTGTTGGGGACACTCTGATTTTTTCTAGGGACTTCACAATCCATACGATCAATGTTGTGGACTTTGAGGCTGATATCCCACCCCGCCACAAGATCAAGAAGGGGGAGGCTTATGTGGCAAAAGAGCTTGGGGCTAGTGGGAGTCTAGTCCGATTTTCAAATGCAGACCTGAAGAACATCAATGGTCAGGACATACACTTTCTCCAAAGCACTTTTACTCCGTCAACCTGGGCGAGTGACAGCACTCTCTACTCTAGAGTCCAGCACGTCTTTAGGTTTGAGGGGGATGAGGAGTTGTCTTTTTCCCTAGGCGGGTATGAGTTTACTTGGGTTTCTGCGTTTAGCAGTGACGGGACTTATACGGCTGAGGAAGTTGCAGCAAGTATCCAAGCGCAAATTGCTACGCAAAGCACCGGCTATAGCGTCGCGCTTCGGGGCACGGCTACCGCGGAAAATGGGCGCGTGGTGCTGCACTCTAATGTGAACCCGCTGTTGATTCGGGTGAGTCCCAACCACACTGGAAATCGGGCCCTCGGTTTCGCTCAGGGCTGGTACGCAGAAGTTGGGGCCTGGAATCCTGATTCGGGTGTGAGCTTTGGGTTTTATCGGTCACACAGCAATACAGAATTGGATGCTGAGGTTTCGGATTTCAAGGCCCACGCTAAATACAATGGCGTCATTCAGGACAAGGTTTCTAGTGCTCCGTTTCAGTTTCTACCGGCAATCCCGTTAGAGGACCGGCCTGGGTTGGATACGGACGTATTCTTCTACCTGCGAAACAGTACGTTGGACGCGGAGGGTGAGCCAGTTTTACTGGACACCCCAGTTTCCAATTTCGAGGAAGTGGAATACCTGTTTGGGGAAAGCAAGCTAGCTTGGCTCTCTTCTAAGGAAACTGAGATTCTTGTTGAGAAGAAGACCTTTTCCTTTGATTTGGGGGTGTCCTCCGTGGTCACTCCAACTGTCCGGAACATAGACGGGCTCGGACATATCTCGCTGGCAGAAGAGGGCGGAGCACTTACGCCTCTTACCTATGAGGAAGACTTCAACCTCCCCCAAGGGGGTCAGACTGGGCAGATGCTCTTGACCGAGACTTTCGGGGCTTTCGTTTCCTCGGGGCAGACGGGTCAGGTGTCTTCGGGAATCTTTACTGATTCGAATGCCGATCTGAGTGTGGTGGTTGAGGGCAGTCTGTTTAAGATCGACGGCTCTTGGTTCATGGTTACGTCGGTTGATGGGGGTATCACCTTAACCCCTACGTTGGAGGATAGCACGGAATTGAGCTGGGCCCTCTATGAGGGGTTCTCGCCAAATGTATACGACCCTTCGTTGTTAGTCCGGGGTGTGCTGCGGCCCTTTAGCCATCTTCCTTCCGAGACTTTCATTGTTAAGCAGCTTACTCAGGTTTCTGAGACGGCCCCGGTTGCACAAGCAATCGAGCGTGGTCGTGGTGTTTCTCTCCGGTACGGCATAGAAGGGCTTGACATTCTTCTTAGCCCTCTGCGAACGGTAAAGCTTGGGGTCTTGTCTCAAGACACTTTGGTGGTGTCCGTTTCGGACATTCGGCTCTCCACGGGTAAATTCCAAATCCGCGTTGGGGACACCTATTTCGAGCCCTCTATCGTAAGTGCATGGAGCACGACACCTGTGGTTGTCGAGGTTCTGGGAGAGGGCCTTACTAAAGGCACTCTGCGCTTCCCACAAAGTGTGTTGGATGCTTACGGTACTTCCCAAGTCTACTTGGAGGAGACCTTCCTGGAATTGGCAGATTTGGACGGTGCTGCTGAATTTGACCCCTTCTCTGGCGAGCTGAATGTGCAGGCCGGAGAAGGGCAGCTCTATTTCGCAGAGCAGTTGCTCTTGGGCGCCGATGTGATGGTGTCCGCCCAAACGGGAGCTTGTTCTTTGAGAGAGCCTCTCCAAGCGGAACAGGTCCTAGAGTTGACGTACTTCCAGGCGGATATGGAAGGCCGGAAGGTCGGAGATGCCATAACGGAAATTGTCAGTTTCACCCACACAGAAGTAGCCACGCGAGTTTCAGCTACAGTTTACGGGTACTTGGGAGGGGCGGACCCAATTGTTACTCTCGGGGGTCGTCGTTTGAATTATGGCGGCGCTCGGGATTTCTATGTGGAGGGGTCCAATATCAAGTTTTACCGGGAGGTCCCGGAGCAAGCTGAGGTCAAGGCGATCAGTTCTGTTCCCGTTGCTTTTGGTGGGGAGGTCACTTTTCGAAGCGGTGCCTATCCGATATACCGTCCTCCTTTCTACATTCCTTCCGGAAAGAATCGCTTTGGTGTGCGTGGTGATCGCGCGTCTGAGTTTACGCCGGGTCAAATCCTAAAGATTGGAGAGGTTTGCCACTACATTAAATCCGTGGAGCTGTTTGCGGCCGAGGACATTACGGCGGTGACCCTCTACCCTGCAACTGCAAGTGAACTTGGTAGTCGTGCGCCTGTAAATGATGTAGGGATGTGGCTATCTGACATAGCCTTTACGGCCAGTGTTGATGGCACAGCAACGTCCGCAAACTTTGGTGTGTTGCAGTCTTTCCCCCAAGCCTTTGCATTTAATGCTGTTTCCCGCGGAGCTGTGACACTTGCTTTCGTTGGGGATGTGTCGGCCTTCGCCAAACCCGGCCACCTCCTAGAAGTTGCTGGGCAGCCGTACATTGTGCGGAGAACAGCTCTGGCAGAGGACGGGTCTAAGACTTTTGTGACCTTGTCCTCGCCGGTCCGCCTTGATTTGGCTGGAACGGAGCCTGTCAAATGCTCCTACTTACCGCTCTATTATGAGCAGGATACAGCCATTGCAGTCGGTGCCCAGACATTTGGGACGGATGTCCGGCTTATTTCCTTCCCAGAAGGCCGGGAGTTAAGGTCTCAAGTTGACTACACTTTCACGCCTGAAGGTATTCAACTAGCGGCGGGTGTAACTCGTGGGGAGCAGCTTTTGCTGCACTACACAAAGTTGCGGTATCTGGAGCCCTTTGTTGATCGTGGGGCGCTGATTTTCCCACGGATCTATGCTAGCTTCAAATACCGGGACGCCCCTTCTGTTGCCAATGGTGTGCTGAATAGCCAGCTCCAAGGCCGGTTCTTTTACAGGTCTCCGGATTCGTTCTATGTGCGGGTGACTCCGCTGACTCGATTCGTTTCTGAAACGGTGACCCAAGCAATTCAGGACTTGAATTCCGAGACTGGCAGTGTTGTTCCGGCAACTCCAATGAACAACTGGGAATTCGGCCGTGCTGGGCTGCTTACTCGGTTGGCTGATCTACTTGACAAGGATCGTGCCTCCCGTGTAATGCTGTCTTTCTACAATGAGACCATCGAAGGGTTTGAGCAGGCCTTGGAGACAATGACTTCTGGAGTCATTGGCGATCGGTCAGGCAAGTTCAGGTTTTGGGTTGGGAAGGATAAGACCCTCCCGGTGCCTGGGTATGAGGACGATATCTCCGGCCAGATTACTCCAAGATACCTGTGGGCTGAAGTATCCATGCAGGAGGCCGCTGACACCCTGTGGGTGCTGAGGACCGATCCGTTAATGGAGCCCCGTACGGCAACTCTCTCTCAGGGTGAGCTTGCCGGAGATTTGCCTGAAGCCGACCGCATTGACCAGTTGATTGGCAAGCAAGTTCTACTCATTAAGAATGACGTAGACGATTACGTGCTCGTTTCACCTGGCAAGGTGACTGCTATTCGGACAGCGTTCTTCCCGTTCTTTAAGCAACAGGCAGCGTCCTTGGTTGCTCAAATGGGCGAGCAGCATGGGCTTTCTCGGCTGTTTCCGACTACAACGCGGGCCTTTTTCACCACATATCCGGGCATTGGATCGGACTTGGATGGTGAGGGCCGTTATAGCTGGGGGACGTTGTTTGGGGGCTCGCGACGTAGCACGTATCGAAAGCAGATTGGTCAGCTTGAAAATCCGGTGTTGGGTGAGATTACGGGCGTATCGGATGCAGTTGTTTTCAAACGCCGGGCTCGGGCTCGGGTTTGGGGGTATTTCCCTACTGGAGTCCCCGGTGGGGCGTTCCCGCTTGCGATTACAGATCCTGTAATTATCGCTACGCCGCAACTTCTTCGTGATTTCAAGATCGATCCGGAGACCGGGTTCCCTAGCTATGCGGATCTCCTGTCTCAGGGCGGAGAGGACCCGGATCTGGAATCAGGCAATCCTGACCTATCGGTTCCAGGATTTCAAGTGGGTGACCAGCTAAGTTTCGGCCTGCCTTCTGGGGAGACCTATTTGCTCTTCTCTCCCGAGACCGTGGACATTTTCGGACAGTCTTCGTTTACGGGTGTTTTCGTTGACTCTGTGGAATACGGTTGTGTATTGACATTCCGAAATGTCAATAGCGTTCGGATAGCCGATCCGAACAATTTGCTCATCGGGCAAGGTCCGGATCAGGCGATCCCGTTGGGAGAGTTCGAGTTTCAGCCCGGGGCAACTATCTACGCGGCTCCTAGCCTAAATTCCAATACCGCTTTGAGCAGCCCCATAACAACAGATGACTTGGAAGTTGCCGTATCTCGAAATGACCAGTATGTGGTGGGTCGAGATTTGGCGATCACAAAGGATGGCCGTGTCCTAGATATCTCCCTCCCTTCTTTTGCCGATCCGAGTTTCATAGGTTTGAAGGAGATTCTGGGGCAGAATTCCCCAAGGCCGCTTCAGTCATTGGAAGCTGTGGCAGGGTTCAGCTATACTGAGCTAGGGCCCCTTGAAATCCCCGCTCTGCGCGGTGAGGAGCTAGATGATACGGGGGACCAGGCTATCCCCTTTGTCGCCGTCCTGAATTCAGAGCTGGAACGCTTGGGGGATGCTGCGGTGGCAGCGCCGTTGGTGATCGAAGCAGAAGATGGTTCTGGCGGATATCTCTATCCGGATGAAATCTTGTCAACTGAGGGGGAAATCCTGAGCGCCTATGAGGTTTGGGGCTCTGGTTATGCTGAGCCTGCGGCCCTCATCGTTCCCGTAGATGCCACTCCTGTTGCTCATGGTGCAACGGACCCTGGTATTGGAGACGTTGGTCGATTTGACCTTGTTTTGGTTCAGCCTAAAGTAGTGGAAGCTGGTTGGCAGGGTATTATATCCGTTGGAGAGATAAGCACTGTGTCGCTTGGTGGTGGGAGTTACGGATCGATTTACGAACCCCCAAGATTCGTAACCCCCACCACCCCTCCTTTGAATTTGGCTGATCCGGATACGGGCAGTGTCATTCGTTACACGTTTGACAATGCCATTGTGTACACGGATGACCCCGGCAATTATGCCCTGGACCCGCAGGTTGCTATCCCACCCGGATTACAGATCATTGAAGATACGGGCGCGGATCTAACCATTCTAGACTTCTCCAGCTTGACAAAGCTGGCTCTCAACGATGGTGACACCATCGGCTTGGGTAATCTGAATGAGTTGTGGTCAAGCACTGGGTACAAGTCCAAGAATATCTTCACGTTCCGGCTGTACTGGCGGACAGACGCCTCTATTACGGACTCCCCTGATCCTGGTCTGCCTTCTGCGGGGCAGGTGTTCCTCACCATCCGAATCTTTGGTACTACTTGGACCGTAACAGATTACTGGGGCAATTTCAGTAGCGGGACCCTAACCGGCTTTGGGATTACTTTCGGTACGGAGGAAACCCCAGCGGGAACTGTGATCGAAAATCGTCAAATCCACCTAAAGGACTCTGCGATTATCGATTGGGGCGGAGGCACGCCAAATCAGTGGTTCATTCCCCATGCGGTGGCGGGAGCACGTAAAACGGGTCTGTATGGGTATGAGTTCTCCCTATCTATCGACACGTTTAATTCGACTGCCGATCGAGGCGGAAGCAATACGGGTTGGGTTGGGGAAGATCGGTTGACGTTCAGTGATGTTTGGGATATGCGTCACGTTAAGGCTCGTGGGTATACTCACCCGCTGTCCGGTGTTTCCCTCGCGGGCGGGCTCCGGATTCGAGAGGTTACTCTGCGGGACGGAACGGCTTCCACGATCAATGACGTGGTGTCTGCGGCTCTTACGTTCGTGCCGCGCTCAACAGTTGCGACGGATGCTGCCTCCTATTACCTGCGGTCGGATGTGGGGGGTCAGTGGGTGGCTCGGGGCGCAGATTCTGAGGTGGGGTCGATCAAGGTTATGGCGCTTGAGACGAACCCGAATACGTCTATCGTGTCTGCCGACATTATCTGTTCGGCAATACCTTCCACGTCACAAGTAGATGGGGACTATATCTGCCGAGGTGTTGGCTATGTAGAGTCGGCGGCCCATACTCAGGTGGGAGTGTTCCTCTATGACACCCGTTTGGCGGATATCGTTGTAGCTGATGGGGCCCTTGCCAATATCGAGCCTGGGGACCTATGTGTGCTGGGTAAAACGAGTCCAATATACGGGGACCACATCGCCAGCACGAAAACCGGCACCTATCTCGTCCGGCATGCGGTCACCCCAACGGGCGGAAACCCATACCGAGAAAGCTCACACACGGCATGGGCAAATAGCTCCGGCGGTTGGTGTCCCGTTCAATTCCCCACGATTGTGGAGTTTGACTCGGGCAGCTCTGAGCTGACGGTCAGTGACTATGCAGGGTTTGAGGACTCTCCGGTTTCAATCGGTGGGCTCAAGAGTGGTTTTGAGTCAAGCGGACGTTTGTTCATTGTCCTAGACCCGGCTGCTTTGAATGCTAGTGATGCTGCGGATTTCCGTGTGTCCGTAATCTCTTGCGAATACACAAGCATGAGCGCCATCGCCTACAAGTTCTTGGGGACGGGTGTGTATCGGTGGGCTGATAACACGGCAATGACAGCGGACGAGTTTGCTGCTTTGGCGATCGCTGGTCGGTATGTGACTGGGATGAGCCACCTACCGATAGACGTAAAGGGAGGGGAGCTTCCGTCTAACAATGTCGTTGGTTACGATGAGCCTGGATCGGTGGTCTCAATTGCTATTGATGTTCCAGGAACGGGGTATTCCATCGGGGATGTCATTACGTTTACAGCCCCCGTTGCTGGAGTCACAGCTAAGGCAATAGTGGCTACGGTTGGCGGGTTGGGAGATATAACGAGCGTGACAATCACGCATCCCGGAACAGGGTATACGGCGGCGCCGACTCTCGCCAGCATATCGGGTGCGGGTGTAGGGGCGGATTTGTCGACGACATTGACAAACCATCATTCCGTGTACGGGATTCGCTTCTTGGAATTGGCGCCCCCAGTGTCGGTGTCTGGCGTCGCGTTGCTCTTCGATGGACAGCAAAGTGGCGGTGGGGCGAAAGTCCACAAGCCTGCGGATGCGGCCTCGGGCCATCTAACGGTTACAGAAGGAACGGTTTGGGGTATTTCAGGCGGACTAGCTACTTTTGTGGATTCATTGGAAAAGGCGGTATATCCGTCAGTTCCTAAATGCCTTTCTCTGGACCAATTAACGACTGCCCAGTGGAAGTCGCTTAATGTGCCGGTCGGGTCCTATGGCAATGGTATTGCTGCCAACGATCTAAAGACCCATTGCCTTTTGCCTGGGGCTCAGCTCATCTTGGCGGATGGGGCCACCCCCGGTTTTTATGCACAGGCGGGCATCTTTTTGGAGCCCTCTTTCCCCCTTCCCGTACTGAACATGGGAACAAATTATGCCCATGTGGTTGATGACAACAACAACATGGATGATGCTGATGTTGGGGTGCGGAATAAGGAGCTATTCTACGCTGCAAATCAGGACGATATCACGGGGCTTCCGGAGGAAGTTGATTTCGAGATTCGTCGGTGTAGGCGTTGGCATGAGGCTCAAATCGAGGTTAGCTCAAGTTTTGAAGCTCTTCGGTTCGCCTATGAAATTCGACGCGGGCGCATTACAGATTGGTCTGAGGACGATAAAGGGTTCGCTACTGTACGGGCGGAGTCTTTTACGATGGACTTCAACAACGATGTGGTGGCGCCTTGGGCCGGTGATGTGTGGAATGATCTCCAAGTGTATACGGGGACTAACCTTGGCGGCTTCCTAGACAGTAATGTCAATATCCATGCAGGTGATTGGTTCCGTATTTTGGACGAGGAGGGGGATCTGATCGAGCAGCATGAGATTGCGGCTGTTATCAGTGATGGTCGGCTATTGTTGCGGCCCCCTCAAAGTGTTATTCCTAGTGGGCACGCTTCAAACGGAGGGTATCGGTTTGAGATTTGGCTGCGCCAGGCCCCTGTTCCTCACGAACAAACCAACGAGCAGTTACTCAACCTCATTACGGCGAAAGAGGTCCATCGTACAATTGCAGATTGGGATACTGAGGAAGGCGGTTACGTGCCGGAATTCACTCCTGGCGATTCGTGGTCTGACGTAGCCAATCATCTATACGATGATAAATCCGTGGTTGGGGGGACGACTTACGAGACTCTAGGGGTTGCCGTTGGGGATATCGTTATCGTGGACCCAATCGGGGCAATCCCCAATTCTATAGATCGAGGCTCGCGTGCATTTGGAGACACCCGAGTCTCTACACGAGCTGGCTACGTGGCAGGGTCACCTTCTAATTTGGACGACAATCGTGGGTTCTATCGAGTCTTGGAAGTTGCTGGTGACCACCTCGTTGTAGACCCAGTGACTACGTTTAGCGGGGATATTGACTCTGATCAAGTATTTCCTGCGACCGAGCAAGCAGCCCTGGGCTATGTTGCTTACCCTACGGTAAATGACTCCCTCCTAAACCACACTGATTACGTGTCCCCAGCTCCTTTGGATAACAGAGAGGGGCAGAACGACTTGCGTCCGACTAAGGTGAAGAATGTTCTAACCTATAGTGAAGACGCCTATTCGATCCGACCCTTTTCTTATCGGATCATCCGGCCACTTTCTCTGTTTGAGCCGGAGACCGTGGATCTCATCCTCCTGATGAGGGAGCGCACCCTATCTCTGATTGATAAGTTCGGGGCACTTATGCGGGGAGTGAAAGGTGGTTCTTACTTCGATTTCCAGGACGATACTCACATCGCTTCTCTGGGGGATTTGGAGGACCTAGAAGTCGCCCGGGGACTCCTAACTAATGGAGTAATCCGTAATCTGATGGGTGAGTTTGGGGTGAGCCCTTTCGCGAACAGTTCGGATGCTTTGTCAATTTTGGATCGACGTTTTTGGATTCAGGATGCCAGGTTGGACCGTCTGGTGCCGAATACGGATTTCACTGCGCGAACGTATGACTCTGGAGTGGACCCGGCCTTTAAGACTGATGGGGGGCCCTATACCTCATTCTCTTCTGAGGACGGGGATATTGTGCGCCCTCTCTTTCCAGACAGGATCTCTGAAGTGCTAGACACTTCGGAAAAGTTCCGTGCCCTACGGCTTATGTGGCTTGGGTATCGGACCCATAAGACGACGGGGACCCTAGCGGCAATCCGTCAATTCAGGGCAGCCCTTACGAGTAAACGGGCAAAGGGCTCACAATTTTCCATGCTTAGGCGTACGGTAACGAGGCTAAATGAGTAAGTGGCAACCCATTTCAGGCACCTATGAGGCAGAACAGCTTAAGGCTATTCTGGCGAAAATGAAAGCTCTAATGCTTACCTGGGAAGCCGCCGAGAAGGCAAAGCTGGGGACAAATGGCCGACCTTCCTAAAGGAACTTGGGGGCATCTCAAGGTTCAGGTTCCTGATATCGTATCGGATGTTGGGGAGCCTTTATCCGAGCTAATGAACGATTTGGTGTCGTTTTTTACGACAGCTTCATCCCTTTTGGATTTCGCCAAATCGTTTGCACCAGACTACATTGACCCTTTGGCGGCTTTGGTCCAGCAATTGGTCACTGAGTTGGATGGGCTGGCGGCTGATTTCCGAGACCTTGGGCTGTACATTACTGGGGATTGGGCGCTTGCAAAGCCCCCCTACGAGGATCTACGCGGGGGTTTCCAGGCCTATCAAACGAGAATGCTGGCAAGGATGACGGACCGGGACGACCCGACCCGTCCAGATATTTCTCCCGCAACCACTATTGTGGCAGCCTTCTTCTATACCTCGGTGGATTTCCAGCATATTGACCGGATGTTGTCTTTCCTCAACAACATCCGCAGGGTGTTCAACCTTGATTTCTCTGGTCGAATGGTGTCGTCTTTTCCGGTCCCGCGGATCAAAGCGGTTTACTTTGGCTCTGAGTCCACTAACGTAACGGACTTCGACAGCTATCAGAATATCCTTTCGTTAAAGCCAACATCAGCGCCGACTTTAATCCGGATTGTGTGGGACTGCCCGAATCCGAATGTGCGGGATGCGTATAACCCAATTCCGGCTGCTGGTCCGAGTGGGTTTATTGTAACGGTGTCCACCCTCCTTGAGGGGGTGAAGCTGGTCTATGATCGCCCTCGTCCTGATGCGGTGAAGACGGCTGGGGTGCAGCCCCGCGAGTTCGGAGTGGTTAGGGATGCTGGAGGCACTCCTATTGTGCTTCACGGTGGTGCAGAGCTATTGAAGTTGAATCCTCAATATGCCTTTGCGCGGTCGCTGGCCTCGGACGGCAGTATTGAGGACGGAGCTGTTCGGATATACGGGGTGTTGGATAATGATCCTTCGCGTGGAATTTTGCCTCTGGAGAATTTCAAGCACGTACGGCGTGCGGATCTTATAGAACCAGAAAATGATATGCGCTATTTTCAGCGGTCTTTTTTCGTGTCTTCTGAGCAAGTCACTGTACAGTGGCCGACGAATGAGTATTCGGTCACAATAAGTGCGAGCCTCTTGCCTTGGCACGCAGACTTTGTTATTGATGGGGATTTGGTTACTCCGACTGGGCAACATAAACCCGCCAACTACTATGTTAGGGTGGCAGCGTGTTCGGCAGAGTTGATCTCAGAGATCAAGGACAAGGGCTGCTTTTACGATATGTCAGAAACGAACCCCACCGAAGGCGGGCCCGTTGTGCTTGACATTGTCGGAGAGTTTGATTCGTCAAGTCTTTCAGCATGGTCAGAGCCTAAGCGGATTATGGTCCCGGGCCTTAACACAAAGGCTTTCCTCAATGCGATTGAAACTGCTTTGATCACAATGGCGTTGGTTAGGCCCGACATCCCCACGTTAGACGAGTTGGAGGCCGCAAAGGGAAGTGCTATTGTAAAGGCTGTGCAGGAAGGCAATCTGCCTCTTCAGAGTGTTGCGTTACGTCGGACGGGGCTTGAGCCCTTCCGTGGACTTCTGAACAACTTCATGGCGGAATATACAGCTATGGTCAGAACCGAGGGGTCAAACCCCTTGCTGTTCCGTAAGTTCCTGTCAGATGCCGCACGAAAACTCACCCTTGACCTATATGTCAAAATCAAGCCTACCCCCGAGTTAGAAAGTGCAGTTGCTCAGGCTACTGCACGTCTCCGCACGGTCTCTTGGGGGGACATTCTTGCGGCTTTTCCTGAAGTTGTTGATGCAAGTAAGCCAATGACAATTTTGAGTTCTGTCACTAAAACTGTGAGACAGCAAAGTTCAATTGACGTAATCAACGCTATAGACGCCGTACCAAATGAGGGCTATGAGCAATCTACCTTCGCCCCCCTTGTGTTAGCACACCCGCACGAAGAGTTAGACTTTGGGCTTGCAGTCAACCCTTTCAGCCTAGGGATTTCTGCGGATGACATTCGCGGGGTTTTGAAAACCCCTGGTGTCCTACTAGGGCGAGCACCCCATTTTGTGGAGTCCTCCGCTCTGGAGATCAACTTCACAGCCACGGCATCCGCAGAGGATGTGCCGGACCTTCTTGAAGAAGCGAGCCCAGGTCTGCGGATGGTGTATGAGAAATACATACAGGAAGACGGCTCATTGGCTGTTCCGGACAATGTTGCTTCCTATATACGGGAATTGCCCACCACGACCCCAATCGGGAGCGAAGATTACCTCCCCGTGTTCTATTCCCGTCGAGCCCAGCTTCTCGATTTGTCCAATGGGCTAGAAGTCGAATCCGTTAAGAGCCGAGTGGTGTTTTGCCGTTCTGCTCTGGCCGAGTTTGAATCTGGCAGGCTCATGACGGAAGCAGCCTTGGCTTTGGGTGTTGCGGCTTCGGCTTCGCTACGCTCCCCGGAGGATGGGGAGTGGATTGCCATAAAGGCTTTCGATGCATTCCCACCTATTGCCGGACTGTTTGATTCTGTGTTGAATTGGCTGTCCTCGTTTTCCACGGGAGTTAAAAGTGTCGGGGAGACGTTGCAGGCGTACTCTGATTTTGCTCAGGCCCGCTTGACTGAGATCCAAGAGTTCATCCGTAAGATCGACTCCCTGATTTCGGCCCTGTCCAAGCTGTCCTTCCTGATTCCGAGTGGATCAGCGCTGATGTGCATTGCTCCTGGGACCGACGGGTTGATCTCGGCCTTCATGAACGCAGAGAACAAACCTGCGGACAGCCCCTTGGCTTATGGTGCTGGGGTTGCGTTTGTGGCGCCATCCCTGCCCTCGTTTATCTTGGACTTGTTTTCGGTTACGGACGTAGAGGAAACGGCAGCCTCTTTGGGGGCGTTGTTAGACGGGTCTTCTATTGCTGTTACCGAGCCTGAAAATGTCTTAGACCCTCCGGATGTGATCTAATGTCGAGTTTCTCCAAACTATCGCATTTTCCCGCGGGCTATTTCCGTGCGGTTTCCCGTTGGCTGTTGAACAATCGGCGTGATCTTGTCTCACACGTCCGCATTCTGGAAGTGGAGATCGCTCGGATTGGGTTTTTGCGGGTGTACTATCGTGGAGTCAGGGACAGTGCTGGTGTGCTCACACGGACCGAAGAGCGGACTGGCTTTTCCGTTGGGCAAGATACGGTGTTGTGTAAGCTGTTACAGGCATATATAGCACAGGGGGGCAACCCATACGATATTTCGCCCTTTCGGTATCCAGACACCCACAGTGTTGTGGAGCTGGACCCCTCAGGGCTCCCAATTTTCAGCCAGGAATACCCCCACGGTGGTGTGCTGGCTCCTTCGTCAGTGGCTCCTAACTCCCCTGTAGGAGAGCCTGGAGAGACGGGGTATGGGCCTTATCAGGGTGGGTGGGTAAAGTCCGATCGGTATTACCCGGCTCGTATGGGTGGGAAGTTGTCACGGGCGGCTTGGGATAGTGAGACTGTTGTCCGAACCATGCACCAAATCCGTGCTTGGGCTGGCCAAGCAATTAAGGAGCGCGTGACCGATATAGAGTGGCGTATCATCAAACAATGTGACCTGAGGGAACAGCTCACTATCGAGAAGGAGGAAACCCTCTACCAGGCGTTTTCTGGATCCTTGACGGGGTTCCCAGATTTCAATCCGGACCTCTACAATAGAGGCCAGTTGGTGCAGTCACTCATTCACGATATGAATGAGTTGATTTTCGAGACTGGGGAGGACGGGGTCCGGGCGTACTCAGCTCCGGTGCAGTCCGGACTTCTGTACTTTGTGTTTCCAGACATGCCTTCTGAGATTCGAGACCCATTAGGGGGGTAAAGGGTTTTCTGGGACGAGGGCTTCATAGCCTTTGTATTCTGGAGGGAGACGCCAGGCCTCTAGAAACGTTTGCTTGGGAAGTTGGGATCGCGTCCCATAGGCCGGGTCATTGAACCAAACGGTGTCGTTTAAAATGCCTACTACTACGATCCAGTGGAGCCCTCTGGCTTGGTGTCCCCATAAAATCGTCGCGTCGACAAGAGCCAGCACCGGTTTGTGGGATCCGATTGCGATTTTCAAATGGGTCCAAGCTAATATGGCGGGGAAGTATGGTGGAAACTCCGCATGAGTCGTAAGGAAGCCGAATTCAGCTAACGCAGCTTGAAGCATTTTGGCAGAAGTTAGGCCCACTTGACCTGCCCAGGCCACTTTACGGCTTGGGAATTTTTCCCAAGTCCAGTCCCCAATTAGAGTTTGGGTGCTGCCCATATCCAGTGCCGAGTTGTACGCAATAAGCAGCATTGCTGCGGAAGTTGGGCCACAATTTGTAACATGCCCATATTGCTGGATAATCGGTACGGGTAGGAGAGTTGGTGAGGGAGGCGGTGTTGTGTGATAGGTGCAGGCGCCTAGGAACAGTATACAAAGCTGTATAATGGCAGCTCTCACATGCATTACACCTCTTTAGGGTTCTGGTATCGTGTGATTATTGGGCGGTTCTCCGTCTATCGTTAGATATGGGAGAGGACCCTGCAATAATGTCACGTGATTTTGCCTTAGGCTGGAACTGCCCCCACTTAACCTACGAAGAGCGTTTGACGCTCCCTTCAGACCGTAGGACTTTGCAGACTGCCCAGAGCATTGCTAGTAGCAATACAGTCAGGCTCACAGCTAATGATATTGCCATCCCCCAATCGGGGTTATTCTCTGTGGCCCAACTGTTCGCTTCAGTCGGGGGGCCCTTTGATTTAACGCCGTTGACCAAAGACTTGACGGTTGAGACCTCTCAGGGGAGTTGGGGTATCAGCCTGCCCGTAGCGAGCCGGACGCGTCTTACAACGGAACAAGTTTTGCGTGAGCTGCGGGGGCGCGGGACATTCCTAGCTGAAAATGTCAATGGGCATTTGAGCATTTCGGACACCTCTCAAGTAGGACCGGAATCCTTTGTTAAGGTATCTGGTTCCGCCGTTGCCGCGTTGGGTTTCGGTAGCTCATCAAATGGTCGATGCTACGGAGCGCGTGGGCAGAAGATTTTGCCAGCATGGGATATCTTGGCATATTCCCGACAGATACGGGACATAACGATCACGGATAAGTATCCGCGGTTTAGAGAGCCCGTCTTAAGCAACCCGTTACTCAAGATTAGCTATGCTACGTCAAGAGACCGGTGTCTCAGATGCGGCGGAACGAATGTCGAGAATGACTTCAGGTATGATGCTTCTGGCCAAGACATTCTCATTGAGAATGAGTCCTTGCTGCAACAAATCGTGCTCAAGATGCTGCTTACAGAGCGCGGAAGCAATTTCTTTCACCGTCAGTACGGGTCAATCGTAAAATCCGTCGTTGGAACCAAGGTTTTAGCCGGAACTGCGGCCCTCTTATCTGAGGATGTACGTCGCGCGCTTTCTCTGGTGCAGAACGTTCAAAGGCAACAGGCTGTTGTCCAACAAGTTTCACCGCGAGAACGGCTATACTCGATATTGAGTGTTAATGTAATGCAGCACGAGAAAGATCCGACGGTGTTCCTAATTGACATAACGGTGCAAAACGCATCGGCCGAACCTATCAATATCCCCGTGGTCTTCACGGTCCCAGGCGTCACTGCTCAGGCGGGGACTAATGGTCAATCCTTGGGAGTGCTCTAATGGCAACTGCCCCGCAATTCTACGGGCCGGATAATGTTCTTCGGTCAGATTTCATCTTCTCCACTACGTCATCGTTCCGGTTTTTCTCTGGCGTTGTGGATGCTGATACCATTGATATGCAGATTGCTATCAACGGCGGGGACTTTTCCTCTGATCCGGACCTTATTGTGTTTGAGGGGACCTCGTTTACAGTCCCAAATCCTGCGGCTTACCCAAATGGTCTGCAACTGTTTTTCGGGGACAATGTCATTGAGGTGAAGAGTATTTTGTCGAGTGGTGGGTCCACTTCGGTGGGCAAAGCCACGGCTATCCTATCTACGGAGAATGAGTTTGGGTCCGTAGCATCCCCCCCGACTGGTGTTTGGGTTGAGCGTCAAGATCGTACTGTGAAAGTAGTTATCTCTGGGTTGGAAGATTCGAACGTAATGGGCTACAACGTTTACGCAACCACGGCACCCGCAGGCGGGTCTGTAGGCTGGTATCGGATCAACCCGACTCTGATTTCTACGGGCGAGAGTGTGGAAGTCCTATCTGATATAGCAGATACGGAAATTGACTCCGATATCACCGTAGACGAAAACGATGTGCGTCTAGCAGACCCCCTCTATTTCAATCTGTTGGGCACCCAAACAGACGCGGATGGCGTTGTCGTGCAGACAGATTTCAATGAAGGGTTCTCGATTTCCGAGTTGGTTACTCGACTCCGGACTTCTATCACAGTGCAGGCTGTCTCGGTTGAGACACAGTTCTCTTTTGTACACGATAGGCAGGGCACCCTAACATCCACGAACCCGACCGTTCCAAACCCGCTGTTTAGCACTATTGCCCCAACAGAGCCCGTCTTTTACGCCGTTACGGCGATATACCTGATCTCTGATATTGAGGTTGAGAGTGCTTTCAGTCCTGAGGTGTCTGGAACACCCCTACTTCTAACCCCGCAAGTGGGTTCTTTGCCTGTGGTTTCCACCACGCAAATCGATGGGCAGATCGTGGAGGCAATCCACAGAAGCCAGCCTCTAATCGCGGTACATGCCGGGTCGGTGACTCGGGATACTAAGATTGACCCCTTCGTCCTAGAAGCTTCTCGAATCCGCTTCATTTTGGAGTTCGTCCACGCGGCCTCCAATTTTGCAACCCTGCTTGCAATTGATGATCCTTCGGGAACTGGAACCTCAATCCCTGTAAATCAGAGCAGTTACAAGCAACAGCTAAAGGCCGCCTTTTACCTGCGTTCTGATGCTGAGGTTCAGGCTTTGATCGACAACAGTTTTGACGCCTTGGCAGCCCGTACTGCTTCCTCAAGAGAGAGTGGCAAGGCTTCCCGCGGTGAGGTTACTATATATGTGACTTCGCGGCCGTCAACAAGCCTGTCTTTCTTCATTGGGCAGGAAGTGTCCGGTGGGGGGCAGCGCTTCAGGTTGACCTCAAATGCCCAGATAAACGCTTCTGGGGCGGGTTCTAACTACAACCCTGTCACCGGGCGCTGGTCGACCCGTGCATTCATTCAGGCGGCTTCTTCTGGGGTTAGCGGTGATGTCGCTCCGGGGGTTATCCGGACTATTACGGGAGCCCCGGCTGGGGTCCAGGTAACCAACGAAAGCCGCACCTTTGGCGGTAAAGGCCGTGAGACTAATCGTGAGTTGGCTACTCGTGCAGGGAACGCCATTGCGTCGGTGGACGTGGGGACGGCACAGGGTATCGTGCGCACAGCGGCCGCTATCGGTGGCGTCCGCCAGGTCAATGTGATCGAGGCCGGGCATCCGTTGATGCTTCGGGATTACTTGCCTGAGCATGATTTGCACACGGGCGGGAAAGTTGATGTTTGGGTTCGTGGCGGCGTGGAAGCGTCCGTCACAGATGCGTTTGCTTTCTCCTTTTCTCTGGTCAAGGGGATGCAATTTGAGACCTTTGGAGACCCTTCGGATCTGCGTTTCCGTGCCATCGACCCGAATCTGAGCGAAGAAAACCCCATCATTGAAATGCTGGACTTCGGGGACTTCGGTTTCCAAATGCGTAATGAGTCAAAGGACTATGCTTTTGACCTCACAAACGTGGAAGTCACGTCCTACAACATGATTCAGTTGGACGGCACCCTGAATGACCCTGCGGATTTGGATTTGGAGGACCTTATCCGAGGTTCATATCGCTATCGCCGTAGCAACAAGTACATCTTCACCCGACAACCTGTAAGTAGCATCGTGTCTTTTACAGGTTCCCGAACGGGGACGGTTTCTTCGGATCTCTATAGCTTGTTCCACACGGAAAGCCCTTTCCAATTAGGGCGGTCTTCAGAGGCAAATGACTACATACAGGTGGTGCAGGATCCCGATGGGAATATCAGTATTCCGTCAAGTGAGCCTATTGTTGTGGAAGACGAGGCTCATGTTATTCTCGACGGCATTGAATACGTCAACAACTTAGGGGCTAACCCTTTGTCTTTGCGCGTTTTCTCAAATGACCGAACTGTTGAGTACATCAGTCCCTTTGTTCTAAGTGGAACACCCGACTACACCTTAGTTTCGGGGGATGAGACTACCCCTATTGGCATTCAGCTAACCTCTGATTCTGAAATTGTGGAGGGCCAGTCCCTTTTGTTTGATTATGAGCATGACGAGAACTTTGTGGTCACTTACCGCACCAATGCCTTGATTTCTGCGGTTCAGCAAGACCTCGATAACAATCGGCATGGGAGTGCAGATGTGCTCGCCAAGGCTGCCATTCCGGTCCCTGTCAGTTTGGTGCTCGTTGTAGTATTGGCAAACTCTGCCTATCGGCAGAAGTCGGCTACCCAAATGAAGGGTGCAATTCGGGCGGAAGTTTCCAGACTTTTTGATGGGCTATCCCAAGGGGAGCCCTTGTACCCGTCTGATGTTGTGGATGTGGTTAAGGGGTTGTCAGGGGTGTCCTATTTGGTTCTGCCTTTCACGAAAATGACAAAGTCGGATGGGGCTGTGGTGAGCCAAGAACCTTTGCTCGTCGAGCAGGACTCGGATTACGTTCATATCACTTCATGGTCTACTTCCACAACCGATGTGTTTTTTCTTGTGCAGGAGCTAGAGGCTAGCACTACCAATGGTGGGGGCCCGGAATACGAATTCCGTGGGGTAACTCAGAATAAGACTGTCCTCACCCATTTTGACACCCCTCCGAATGCAAATGGGGTCCCTTTCAAGTATCGGGCCGGAGCTGAGTACATTATTGGTGCTTCCGGAATGGTTGTCCCAGGAGTTACGGACGAAAGCACCCTCCAGGCGGCATATCCGTTTGCCACAGCTACAGAGCGCGCGGATAAGCGTGAGGAGCTTTCTCGTAATAGAGTGCTGCTGGTTCTTCCGAAGGGAGAGGTTCCAACGGATTATGAGTATCACTGCTATTATGTGGTGGATGGGGATTCAGGTGTCAAGAGCATTGTCCCCTCTCCGATAGAGTATTTGACTCTAGGAGACTTGGAGATTGTGATGGACGAAGAGCCGGACTTTGCAGCTCGGATCCGGGGTCGCGCATGACAGACCAGCCTAACCCTAAGCAGCAATTTTCAACCTCGATCGCGCTAAATCCAGCCCCCTTAGGGGACTCCCAGGCGAAGCGAGATGCCGTTCAGAATTTGCTTGAAGAGATCATGCGTGTGTACCGGGAATTGCTGCCAAGCAATTACGTGTCTGAGGTTACGGGTCCGTTTTACACCCTGGAATTCCAAGCCTTAGCGGAGCAGATCGCGAAGCTTCAAATTGAAGCTCAAGAGGTGTTCGCTGACAACCAAGTCTCGTACACACGACCTGAATTCTTGTACCAAATCATAGGGCAGTTGGTATTCCCAGACGTTGCTAGTGGGTATCCAAAGATAGAAGGTGACCTTTCCTTTAGGTCATTCTTGGAGCAGATGCTCCTAATTCTGGTCAAGGGTTCGAAAGCCACCTCCATACAAGAGGGTTTGGAGCTTCTAACTGACGCGGATATCTCGGTGCTTGAGACGCCGATAACCTATCGAGATCGGCGAAGTAATGCACCTTTGGGAAGCCAGTTCTCACTTGAAATCCTTGTTTCTCAAGATGAGGGCACAGAGTTTCCCGAAAACCCTGCCTTGTTGCAGGAAAATGCCAGAATTGTTCTTCGCGCACTTAAGCCTGCTCACGTGCTTTACAGCTACCGACACCTCTTCCTCGAAACTATCCCCGTTCCTGAGGATGAGTTCTTTGCGACGGGATCCTCCTACAACTATGAGGATTACCGAAAGTATTGCGGAGGGGTTAAGTCTCTTTCTGGAGAGGGGGGTACGACATGGGTGGATCGCACTCTGTTTTCGGACACCTCAAGGTCCTTTGAGCATATCCTGCCGGGTGCAGAGCTGGTAATCCACGCTGGACTGAATGCCAATACCTATCGAGTTCGGGAAGTGTTGGGCTTTGTTTTTGATGACAGCACACCCAGGCGATATACCACTAGCTCAGGTCTTGAGGGGCTTGCGACTGTCAGTGGTTATTCGGTAACCGATCCGGATCAGGATTTCGCATCGGTAGTTGAGGGTGAGGTTTTAACGTTTTCGGAAGGCCCCAACCTCGGTTCTTATCGAATTGACGCCCTATCTGGTAATGATGGGGGGAAATTGGGTTTTGTGGTCCCTGTTGGGACTTACACGGAAGTCCAAATTGCTCCCAGTCTTCTTCGCTTGTACAAGCGAATGCCACGAGTTCTTACCGGACAGTCCTATACTGTGGGGGTGGACCGGCTTGGAGTAAAGACCCCTCGATTGGTTGAGGGAGAGGACGTCTCCCATTTCTTCTATAGTCCTTGATAGGGGAAAGGAGTATCGGTGACTGCTAACATTCGATCAGTGCTACATTCTAGTTTGGGGGGCCCTGTGGTCCCACCAACGGTGGATAATGCAAGCCGTAGCGATTTGCTGGTTGGGTATGAAGTAGCCCTTACCTCTATCAATGTGGCGGCTACATACCTTTGGTCCCTTTCATTCATTCCTGACCGTCCAGACGGGACGGCCTCAGCCGCTGTGTTTTTGGCACCTGATAATGCTAACTCACAAACTGCTAATTTTGTAGTGGACAATGAAGGGACCTATCTTGTTCGGCTGTTGATAGATTCTGGGCTGGGAACGGAAGACGTTCAGTACGTAGCGTTACGGTGCCAGACTGATTTTGCTCAGTTGGAGCTTATCTCACCCACAGAGCAGCGGGATCCGTCCGAGAATATCCCAGTGGATATCAGCACGAAGGGTTGGGCGGGTATCCAGAATAAGAACATGCAGCGCATGCTTGCCCTGCTTCGCAGAACTGCCACTAGCGGCCGTACGCTCTTCGTGGATGCCAATAGGGGTCGGGATAATACGGAGACTCCCAACACCTTAGCTAATGAGTTTGAGTTGCCTGGCAGCATGGCAACCTCAGCCATTACGATGGCGGCTGTTGCACACGGAGATTTCTCTTCGGTGCAGGATGCCATTGATTATGCGGCAGATGCAGTGTCTCGGGGTGAGCCTGCCCCAAGTTCCACGAACCCCTGGACAATCCTAATTCAGCCGGGCCTGTACGCAGAGAGCCTTACGTTAGAGCCCTTCGTAAACCTTGTAGGTTTGGGTTACAGAGGTTTTGAGGTAGGTGGGGTCTTTTTCCCAGGAAACCCGACCGGAGTTCAACTCCGAACGGCCGGAAGCTCTCACGTTTTTAACGGAGGAGCAACGGATATTGTCTGTGTGGAGAACCTCCAATTTGAATGCATTGTGGACGTCGCTTACCCCACGTTTGATTTGACTGGGGGTGTGTTTCATGCCACCAATTGTGCTTTTCTCCAGAAGTTTTTGGATGCAACTGCTCCAGCTTTTCGGGTGGTTAGGGCTGATGCTAATGTGAACGCCTTAATGGACAGTTGCTTTTTTAGCTGTGCGGTAGACGCTGTTGACCCCACCTCGTGGGTTGTTGAGTTTGATGCTCCTTCCCAACTGAGCCTGGTCCGTTGCCACATAACAGGGGTCAATGGTATTTTGGCAAATCCAAATGCTGATCTCGACACCTGTGTTGTGATTTTGGAGTACACCCGAATTGAGACTTTTGGCGATGGGATTCAAGGCCCTGTTGACTTAACCTTGCGGTTTTCGAAATGCGGTACGGTTCTTCTAAATGCTCATGGTGGAGCTTCAACCGTAACTGACAATTTGACGGTTACGGCCGAACATTCTAATTTGGATGGGCTTGAATTAGACACGACGTGTACATCCGGTGATGTCAATGTGTATTTGACTCATACTGCATGTGGCCCGATTACGTTCCCGACTGGGAATCCTACAACCTTTTCGTCTACAGGCCATCCGGTTAGCGTAGCTTACTCTGTTTGGACGGACAACCCTAATTGGGTGAATACAGTCCCCATGAATAAGCGGTTAACGACTAGCCCGGGGCTGGTTGGATCCGTTTACAATGTCCAGGATGCTATCGACGAATTGAGCACACGAATTGGAACCCGGGCCTTTGTTGCTCCTGGGGCCACCCCTTATGTGGTTCCTTTTGGAAGGGAGATTATTGGGGTGGACCCGGCTGCGGCTCCTTTTTCGGTCGAGTTGCCTGCAACTCCGCCCACCGGGGCTGGCGGGGGTATCACCATCAGCACTCAAATAACGGTGAAGGACATTTCCGGCACGGCTGCTTCGTACCCAATCACCATCACGACCTCGGATGGGTCGCTTATTGATGGGGGTGCCTCTGCGGTAATCTCTACGAACTACGGTAGTGTCAATTTGTTTTTCGACGGCACTAACTGGTACACCTTTTAATGGCAAACGGCTACGGACATAGTCCATATGGGCAGGCGTCTTTTGGTGACGTAGAGACTGATTACCCCTCAATGATCCCGTTGAGCATCAACGGGTATCAGATACAGGTCACCTTTAATGAGCCAATGCAGCAAGCGAGTGTGCTTGACTTAGCCTCTTGGAGTATTGCAGAGGTTACCGGAGTTGCGGTATCCATTACGGATATCGAAGAAGAAGAAACTCAGGATGGTGGGGCCACGGTGATTGTGATCACACACACGGGCACAACGTTGGGTGGGACCTATACGTTGATTCCTAACGGTCCTGTAGACCTTGTTGGAAATCCGTTGGTGGATTCCGTTTCCCTCTTGTGTCGAGGTGAGGATTTTACATTTACGGCTGAGGCCATTTCCCCCACAGAAGTGGTTTTGGAGTTCAGTACGGATTTGTCAGATCCGGGGTCAGTTTCGGATTACGAAATTGTTGATCGTATTGATTACCCAATATCTCTCGTCGTAGAGTCTATTACACACCCGTACGATGGGGATGATAATAAGGTGTTGGTCACAGTAAGTGACCAGACGTCACTTACCTATGATGTAACAGTTAGTCCAGCGTCGGCAATTACATATGATGGCAGCACTCTGCCGTTAGAAACTGACGAGCTGCTGGCGATACCCATCAACGCGGGTGCTGGGTCTTCTGTGATAGATTCGGGCGCTCTTGTGATGGAGAGTCTTGGGGTTTCGGAATATGGTTACGCTTTCTGGGACACCTCAGGCAAGATAACAACAACGTCTGCGGTGCGTGCGGATCTCCAGTTTGAAGTCCATCCGGGGGCATTGATTGCGGGAACGATTGAACCCTTGCAGTTTGTCTTTGCAGATGCAGCAACGGGAGCTGGACATGGTTTGAGTGTTATTCTGCGATACGCAGCCGGCACTTACCAATTGCGTCTAGTCTCCGGGGCTTTTACCACCACTGTGAACGCAGATTGGTCTGATGGAGGTACCCTTTCGTTAGTTCGGAACCCAGATGTTGAGATTTGGACAGTTCTGGTCAACGACCACCCATGGATCTCTGCCCCTTTCGCGGACCTGTTGGGTGTTTCTGCAACTGTAGGAGGCCCTGGGGTAGCCGTAGTGTTGGCCGCTATTGCAACGAATAGCTTCATCATTAGTGGATTGTCAGTTTCTTCCAGTAGCACTGTTTACTCTGCGGCGCTCAACTTCCTGCATGGCGTTACCGATGCTTTTGTGGGAGATGACGGTTACGCAAATAACGTACTCCTGACTACCCACGGCCCATTGGTCAAGGATTGGGGAGACGCGACGCCTGCGACTCCTAACGATGTTACTGTGCGGCTTAATGGGACTGAGGTTGCTGTTCGGGCAGTCAATCCCTGGAACGGGTCCATCCTTTTGGAGACTCCGATTCCATATCAGGCTCCGGGTACGGTTGATGTTGAGATTGACTATCGGTGGATGCATTCCCCAATTATGGAGTTCGCTTCGTTGAACACCCTTGGGCTGGTGCTGAACCAATACTTCATTGGGTCTTCTGGGCGTTTCCCCATGGCAACGGTCCTTGGACCGCTTACCCGCCCCAACCCCAAGTATATCGCCCATCGCTATATGGGGTTTGAGCGAGCCTACACCTCGGCGTTAAATAGCCCTACCACGCTCCTATTTAACCGTCCAATGCGGAATGCTGTGGACCCATTCAGGCGAACCCTGAGTGCAGCCCCTGTGTCCTGGGAGGGTTTGCAAGTCCCTACGGAGGAAGGTTGGGCGTTGTCCGGAACAGACACGGGTGGTCCAAACACGGATGGGACCTACAACCTGCTAGATGAATCGTCCTCTCCATATGAGGAAGACAGCAACAGTTGTGCCGTTTACTCACAGTCGATTGACAGCACGTATGCCTTCACCGGATATTTCGTATCCCGGTTTACGATTGACGCCTACACCTTAGATGGTGTGTTTACTGGGGTTGGCTTCGGCTGCCACACAAACCGCAAGCTCTTTTTTGTCGGCTGTTTGGAAATCAATGGTGTCCGTCATGTTGGGGTGCTGAGTAACCCGGAACGTCCGGACCTCACGGCCTCTTGGAATATCGGACCAAACAGCCAGATAACCATTAAGACGGCTTCCTCGTTTGAGATCCCAAATGCCAGTATCCCGCTAGACTTTCAAGAGAATGATCGATTCCAAATCTTGGACGGGGTTCAGGCCGGGACTTACACGATAAGCTCCCTTAGCCGAGGTGCCGTCAACACCACGATTGTGATTGAGGAAGTTTTCCCAGCTAGCTATAAAGCTTTTGGGGGGCAGTACCCCACAGTCTATTTTGAGACAGATTGGCGGACGCTGTTTACCTATCGTTTGGAAGTCGATACCGCAGAGTCGTCTTGCACACTCACGGTGAGTGGGGATACTCGGGGATCACTAAGCCTTAGTGCTTCAAGCGTACGGATCCCACCTCCTTCGGAATTACCTCTGGTGCTCCCTCTTACAGGAACAGGGGCAACCTTCTTCGGGTCTTTCAGCCGTACTGCGACGAACCAGACTACTTGGAGCTTTTATCGCGCGGGGGTTGTCCCGTACCTGGGAACGGAGCTGAAAGAGGGTGTGCTCGTTCAGACCGAAATGACAGCCCTCCCCGAAGACAACGAAGAGCCGTGGTTCCGAGAAGGCGTGTCTAATAGCGGGGCAGTAGCCAGTAGCGTGTTGACCCTCAAAGATTTGGGGGCGCACAGTGGGGTTTATGCCACCTACTCCAGGTATGAGCCGTTTCTCACGTCCAAGGCTATCCTTGATTTGCAGGCAGACCTCAGTGTCACAAGTGGTTCCCGAGGCGTTGGGGATGCTTCCCTGCTAATTGACGATGGCAAGCGTAAGATTCTCTTAGCTACTTTGCTTTATGCAGAGGGGTATTCGGCACCCTATCGTCGGCTTTTGAAGCCCGCACAGCTTTCCTTCATCGGGTTTTCAACACCTGAGGAGCAAGGCTGGGATATAGACACACAGGTCGTTCTGACAGAAGTTCGCAATCAAGCCTTTTTTCAGACTGGTTGGTCCCTTAATCCAGAAACCAATAATGGTTATGGGTACTACTCTTCTGAGTTAGACCTAACCGAAATGGCGGGTTTTGATTCGGGTTCTCGAATCTTTGAAGCTGCCATTACGGTTGTCAATTTGGTGGGAAGCCCTCCAATCTCCTTCGGAGGCAATTTCGGATCGGCTTCGGAGCGTGAGGTTATTGTTAGGTTGGCGGTTGTTGCAGAGGTGCCTTATGTCTATTTGGTTTCCGATGGGGCGGCTGTAGTTGCTTATACCTTCGATTGGAATGACGGGGTTGAGCATATCTATCGAGTCACGGCTATTGCGGAAGGTTCCGTTACCCTAACCATTGATGGTGAGGTGCAGCTCCTTACTCAGGATTACACGGATTTTGTTGTTGCGGGAAACAACACCAGTTTCGCTTGGGGCGTCTTTCCAGATTTGCCAGGGGATGCTGAGGACACCGCAACCATTCTATGGCGGGCGGTGACTGCTGTAGCTATCCCTTCGGCGTCTGCTAAACGGACCTTGGGCGTATTGCGTGGGACGGATGAGTGGGATATTGACTCTTGGGAGTTGCCGAGATCCGATAGTTCCTCTGCGTTGAATTCGGCTCAGGTAGGCCCTGCGATCGAGGAAATGGATTGGACCGCCACCACTGAGGTTCGCGTCTTGCGTGACCCGGAATGGGGTGTGACGGTCATTAGGCCGGATTTGGCAGCACCCCCTTACTATGTAGCGGAGAGTGGCTCTGCGGGTTCGGGGTTCTTGACGGAAACCGTGGAGCCTAGCGCAGGTTGGATCAACGTCGAATACAAGCAATTGCCGCGAGCCACCTCGTTGGTGGGAAAGATTTCCTTTGGGTCTTTGAACGCTGAGGCTATTACCGAGCAGTTGTGGGATTATGTGCGTTACCGCATTTTCAACCACCCTTCGGATAGCCGTAGTCTCTCGCACCCTATGGTGCTCAACCGGTTCAATGTCATTCATAGCGGAGAGCTGGGTAAGGATACCACCCCCGAGTCTGTCATTCTAGAAGTCACTGGGGGTAATTCCGTTAACCTAAGACCGACACAGGTATATGCCAAATCGGTTTTCAAAGTGGTTGACGGCAGTACCATTTGGACTCAGGAAAGCTGGGACTTTGACGCCCGCTCTCAAATTCTGACCCTTAAGTTTGAGGAAGAGTTTGCGAACCCACTGGTGACAGTGGTTTACTCCGCGTCCGTCCCGACGGAAACTTATTTGAGGGCAGAGCCCTTTTGGGATTCGGCAACTCTGTTGAACGAAGGGACACCTCCCTTTGTGTTAAGCCAAGTCGGAAAAGCCGTGAAGGGGGAGGATTCCACGGGTGGGGCTTTAGCTCGTGACTTCTTGACGTATACAGACCCGGAAGGCACCTATCTGGAAGAGGCCGAGCACTTCACGATAGATAACGACGGGGATAACAATCTGTTGGCTATTGCCTGTGACGGAGTGCCTTTGCAGGAATCTGCTGGCCTAGTTATTGAGTTTTCTGGGGATCTCTTCACGGAGTCGGGTATCATGGACGGGTGGGACCTGTCCAACGGAGATGTTGAAGTCATCCTTACGGATGAGTTTGATGTGGTCCAAGCAACACATAACCTAGTTGGGTGATATGAGAAAAGAACACATTAAGGCTCCGAGGGATGCCTGGGGCATGAGCGCGCAGGGGTTGTTTTTGGACAGGGCCCCGTCTTTAGTTGGGCGTGTTCTCATAGAACTGATTGATCCTACGGGTCAATCGGAAGTTGTGCTGGATAAACTCAACGTTGTGACCTTGGATGCCGGGATCATGACGGCCCGATTGTGGAAAAACTCAACTGTACCAAACGTTGGATTACACAACGGTCCCGCAATGTTGGCGGTTGGGACAGGCTCTTTAGGAGCTGCAACTAATGAGCAGCGGGCACTTGAAAGTGAGCTGGCCCGTAAGGCTTTTGCAAGTACCCAATACCGGGATTCTCTTGGGAATGCAGTAGCTTATCCGACCAACATTGTCGATTATGTGACAACCTTTGCGGCGTCAGAAGCCGTTGGAGCGTTAAATGAAATGGGCATTATCTGCCCAATTTCTTCTAACCCGCTAGTTCTGAACCCGAATACGAACGGCCCTGGGGATTATGACGACACTATTGATGTGTCCTCATATGACATCCTGGTCAATTACTTGACATTCCCAGTGATAAACAAGCCGAACAATTTCGTTATGTCGATCACCTGGCGGCTTACGCACTGAGTTCAGCAGTGAAGTGGCTATAATACCAGCTTGGGTAGTGGGCTAATAGAGCCCGCTAAATCCCTAAGGACACTACATGAATCTTGGCGACAAAGTTTCGCGCACTCTAAGTGCAACGGCCAGATCCTTTGGCTTGGTCGTTTTGCAGGCGGGTAAGCCTCCGCTAGATGCGGACCTCAACCTTATCGGCCAAGCTGATTGGGAGCGCTTTAGGGCTGGTGTGCAGGCGGCAATGCCCTCTGGGTTCTTTATGGACCCGACTCGGGCTACGGACGATTTCCAGTTCGATGAGAATTGGAGCAACTACTTTGTCCTTGGGCCCACTAAGGATGTGGTTGGATCTCTAGAGGATGAGGAAGAGCAAGGGGTTGTTGTTGCGAATGTCAATGGCTGGATCATCCCAGTCACGGGCACACGGGTTGAGGCTGAAGGTGAGTACGAGAACGTCGTAAAGCTGTACCCGCCTCCCTCAAGCACCTACCGCATCGATCTTGTGTTCCTAGAGGCCTGGGCAGCCCTTATCCGCCCAAACCCCTCCACGGCGAATAAGCCGAGTGCCTCGACGCTTTGGAAGCACGGAAATGTGCTGTATGGCGGGACGAACATTACAGACGACCTGGAAGATTCGGACATCGGCCAGGAGACGGCCGCTCGGGTTCAAGTGCAGTACCGTCTTCGCACCTTTGGGCAGGGAAATACCGCTAGCTCTGGTGTAGCTTTGGATGTATACCCAGATGGTCTAGATGACCCTGATGTTCTCGGACAGGGAACGGCCGCAGACCCGATCGCTGGCCTCACCTTTAGCAATATGCGTGCTGTTCTCGGCGACGCTGGGCTCTGGCGTGCTGGAGATGGTGACCCGGACAATGAGCTGGGCACGATTGATGGCTATACCTACGCGATTCCTGTTGCAGCGATATTCCGCCGCAACACCGCTGCTTTCACGGCTGTTGCTGTGGGTAACCCAAACCACAACGGTGCATTTGATCGTAACCCCAGTGCGGCGGGCCTCCCCGACCCGCTTGACGGTGCTCGGGAGCTGCTAACTGGCACCCTTACTGCGGCTATTACACACACGACGGATGCTGTGGCCGTGACCGTTACAGGACTAAACGGCTCGGGTCTAGAGGATGGGGATTTGGTGTTGGCTAACACCTTCCTCATGATTGACGATGAGATTGTTGGTCTGTCTGCGGTAAACGCGGGGGGCGGTACTTTCACAATCTCCGGTCGTGGTCGTTATGGTACGGCGGCTGTGGGTCATCCCGCGGGTTCTGTGGTGAAGTTCTTCACGTCTCACCCGGATGGGCTGTTCGCGGATCAAATCGCTGAGCGGGACGTGTTGGATTTGAGGCGTGCAGTTACTCAAGGGGAATGGGACTACAAGCGTATTCTAGAGCACAACGTGCAAGCGTTGCTCTCAGGTAACCTTCGCACGGCATGGAAGACCTCAGGGTCTGGCAATAGCCAGGGCCCTGTTGTAAGCGAAGTGGGCTATTTGCTGGCGGACGGAGGGACAGCCGTTCCAAATATGACCGAGGCTTTGGATGGTCCGGACGGGGTTCGGACCATCTGGTCGGATGCGGCGGTGATTCAGCCTAACGTAACCCTTCTTTTGGACCACGAGGCCACAAAGATTGATGGGGGGGTTGGGTTTGGGGACTCCTCTCAGTTTGACACTTTGGTTGAGTGGGATGTAGCTCCTGGGTTCAAGCCGATTGGTTTCCAAAACACCTCAGGAATTCCTGCTGATAGCTGGGTTAACGGGTCTCACATCCAATTGTTCATTGGTGGGGCGGATGGTAATGGGGGTGCTCGCGGGACGTTCCGTGATGGTGCAACGCGTGCTGTTCGATTCTTGACTCCGGCTGAGGCCTGGAAAACGCATACCCCAACGGATGAGACCGGTAACCAAACGCCGATTACGCTACGTTTCCAGGGATCACGAGGTTTGGAGGCGCCCCCTGTTGATGTTTTGAATCCGGAGAACCATTCCGGTCCGATGTACCCTTGGCGCGGAGCTAATTTCGAGCACCCGTTTCTCGTGCTTGGTGGTTTGCTAAATGATACACTTCGCGTGGAAGGGCTTGCAGCTACCAACTTGGTAACGACCGATGGCGTTTATGAAATCGACCTTGGGATTGATTTCGATGTAGAGGACACCTATTTCTCTTTGGATGCTAATGGGCAGTTTGAGAATGAGCCTGGTAACCTAGGGGAGCCTCTCAAGAACGGCCGTAAGACCCTTTACGGGATGTTGACCAACAACGGCCTGGATCGCACGGGTAATTCATCCGGGGTTTATGTTCTGTTGTGGGGGGATGCTGACAGCAACTACAACAACGGAGCTTTTAAGGTGCTGGGCTGTGGGACTGCGGGGTATACGCATGTAAATGCCAGCAACGCTACGAGCATTGTGGTGCAGCCCCTTTCGGTAGCTCCGTATACAGGCCCGTTTGACACGGGCACAGGAAACTCGGTTACGGTCGAGTTCCGTTCTCAAGAACATGATGCCGACGACATTTCGGATTACGCTTCCCGTATCGGTGACCTTGCCATTGTTCTAACAGACGTGGGCGGGGCTCTTTACGGTTCGGGTGTGACGGATGCGGATGCTACGGATTATCCGTGGGCCACATACAACATGAATGAGGCGGATGCTAGTTACCGCGTAGCGGTCTCAAGCATCTTTGCCGATAAGATGCTTCTCAGCCTCACACTCCAATACTTCCCGGGGCGTGGGGCAGAAGCTCGGGTGGCGGATGGCATTTCCCGGATTGCGCTTCGTAGCCCTGGGGCGTCCTATCTTAGACAGGCCCCTGGGGTTCTAGATCCTACGTTTGAAGCGGCCTCGGGCATGCCGGACGATGAAATCATGTTTGATTCGGCCCACATCCAAACATGGAACCGGCTCCCAGCACGTGGGTTCATTGCCCCCGCGGACGTCGCTTACGGTGGGGCTGTGGTCGGTTTTACCGAGCAGGACCGCGAAGCTGAAGCCTTTATTGACAAGGGGTCAAAGACCCTTCTGTTCCGGCCTTTCCGCGCTCAGTCAATGACGCTAAAGGCGATGACGTTTACAGGCCTTGCCCCTATGACTGGGAGCAAGACGCTAATCGGGGATATGACATATCCGGATGCTACAACGAAAGATTCGTTGAATTTGGCTACCGCTGGGCAGAAGATGGGCTACCCAATTCCTCAGGAATACATGCCTCGGTTTGGTCGGCAGGATATCCCGTACTTTGATGACGATACGGGAGCGGCGACGTTCCTGCCGGGCATCAACCACCTGTTCCTAGACAACCTCACGCTTACCTCGCCAGTGTTCAACATCATTGGTGGGGAGGACAACGTCACTGCGGGGACTTCGGTTAAGCCGCTTTTCTTTGTTACTAATGAGGTTGGGTCTGATTACGGGGACAGCTCCACAACTATCGGGACTGTGCTCAACAAACCCTTTTACGGTGCGCGAAAGGTTCCTGCGGACATCAATGATGCAGATCCCTATGCACAGGACATTATCGACCGGCTTGCAGCGGTAAATTCCTCCGACCTTGGCCGTGGTCTAAGGGGAATTCAGCTCCCACCCCATATCGGTATCGCGCGTCTTCAAGGCGTTTTCGAGCGGGCTGATTACGAGGCTAAGGGTGGTCGTACCTTCCTTTCAAATCGTTGGGAAGTGGAAGCCGACCCGGCAACCAATTTGCTACGTCAGGATGCGGACAGACAGACCCTGTTCATTTTCCAAGACGGGGCTAAGGACTTGACGACTCAGGACCATGACCACACGTATATCATCCCGTCCAATGTTTTGGACCTAACTCGGATTCCTGGTTATGTGGCTGGGGATGAGTTTGAGGACTTTGAGTACGTGGTTGAGGCTGTTGTTTTCGTTTTCTCCAAGGGATGGATCAACAAGAACAACTTCGTTCTTGCGCGCCGTCACACGGGGGCCGGGGCAACCGTTGTTGACGGCGCCAATACTGAGCTGGAAGGCGTCGGGATGGTTCTTCCCAGTGCAGCCGCACTGAATGAGGACCTGTACGTCTGCTATAACCGCCCGGTATATCAGGGGGATCCGTTCGGCACTCGTAATGGGGCAACTCGGGCTATGACTGACTATACGGTCCGTTACGGCCATATTTCGATCAGTGACCAGTTTGCGTTGGCAACGCCTGTTCAGCAGTATGACTCCTCTGGTTTCGTGCCGCAAACGGCTAACACCCGTGCGTTCCAGGTGCTGGCGTCCTTAGATTTCAGCACCACGCTGGGAACTGGCAAGATCGGTGGATCTCTCTATCCCGGCACTCCGCTGGATATCGGGTACACCGAAAACAGCGCTAATGCTGCGGTCCGCCGTCCGTCTGCCGTGGATGCACCAAATTGGCGGGTCCTGCCACGGGCGTTCTCCGAGGGCCAGAAGACGAACCCTTCTCGGGCCAGTGCAAAGCTAACACTTTTGGATGCGGACGAGCTAATCGTCGAAAACATCAACGGAAACTACTATCCGGTGACCATCCATAAGCTGAATGGTGAGACGGTTCCTCTGTACGGAACTGCGGCTCTATGGGAGTCTGACCTTCTTGCAGAAGGGGTAAGCGAAAACGGTGTCTTCATTGTAGATCAGACCTCTAAGGTTGAAATGCTACAGTTGGAGGTTTCACAGGCATTTGATCCTGTGACCATGCTGGCTCCGCGTGATTCGGCTGTGATTGCATTCCCAGGTGTTCGTCGTGCCTCTGCGGATGGGGATATCCGGACAGAAGTGTTCGTAACGGACAAGTTTGAAAACGATAAGGGAACCGCTACTTTCTATGCTGAGGTAACGGATGATGATGAAGTCACTGTGACGCTCATCTACAATGCCAACCCGACAGCTTTCGAAGTGCTGCCTGATGGGGAGTTTGATGGGGCTAGTGTTTTTACGGCCGCTATTGATTTCCCAGATGTGATCGCGGATGGGTTCACCGATTCGTATGATGTTACAGTAACCGGGGTAACAACCTCCATGGCTGCGTTGGTGGCAATTCCAAGCACCCCACCAGCCGGATTTGTGTTCCGAGCAGAATGTCTGCTAAACACCGTTCGCGTGTGGTGCGATAACCATACAGGTGTGGCTGTTGCCCCAGGTGCTTTTGCAACTGCTAAAATTGTAGTGTTTTCGCCCCCGGCGATTGCTAATTGGACAATCACACCCGGCACGGTGGACCTCACGCTCACTGCCATTACTACGCGACCAGATCCGTCTGTCACGTTGGCAAATATGGCAGCTTGTATCAATGCTCACCCGCTCTTGAAAGAAACGGTTACGGCGATCCATTCGCGTGGGTCAAGTGACCTTATTCTCCAGGCAGTTCCTACTGGTGCGGAGGGCAATGGGATTGGGGTTGAGATTGGTCCGGAGGACTTCACGAAGTTCAACGGGATGGTTTCTGAAATTCCTTGTGGTCCTGTTGAGGATGTATGGCAGCTATCTTCGGCACCTAACAACGCTGAGGTTGTCGGTGCCACCCGGACCTTTGTATATCTGTCTGGTGGTGTAGACCTCCCGTTAAATGCTGGCAACGGAACCACACAGCTAAAGCTCACAGGTCTGACAGAGCGTTTGCCGTTGGGGGCCCTGGTTCAGGATAGCGATTTCTTGTGCGAGAATCCTCTGGGGGATAAGACTTCGGCGCTTCGGTCTATGGTCTCCAACATCAGCCCCGTGCAGTCGCTACTCCCCCTAACAGGGGAAGGGGACGAGGCCACCCGATTTACTGGTGCAGCCGGTGAGCTAATCGCTATGAGTGACGGGTTCATTTGCACCACGGATTTCGAGGGCTACCATGAAACGGATAATCCGCTGAAAACCAAGAAATTCCGTCTCCACCGGGGTGGTGGGTCGGCCTTTGTGTTGTCGGGGACAACTCCAGGGGGTCCCGTGGATTGGGTTTCCGGGTCCTTCCCTGCCGCCTCTCGTCCTGTTCTAAAGGGCGGTCTTTTGGCCTGCAAGGCATTGCTTGTCCGCAACTTCTACGAAGAGGCTTTGTCGGGGCCGTTTAAGGTTTCTGACGGAGATGAGCTGCAAATGGTTATCCTGACAAATGCTGTATTTGGGAATGAGGATACGGCTCTTAACGGGTTGACCATTAACGGGACTATATCTCCTACAGGATACGGGGAGGGGTATGCAGCAGCAGATCGCTTCCGAATAAATGGTCGGCCAATGATCAAAACCAATTCACGTCGGGTACGTAATCCGGCTGCAATTGATTTGATCAATTATCCTGAGACCGTACGAACTGGTACGGTGCTGGATACAGATTCGTAATCTTGGTGGGTAAGGTGTAGCTCCGCATGACGCGGGAAGGATGAAAGTATGACTAAGGTTTTTGTTGGTGTTCTTGTTGCGTTTTGCTTGTTCACCCCAGCCATTGCCATGGCTGAGGATGTTGTTGAGGATACCGTCGAGGCGGTTGACTCTACTGAGGCAGTGGCCACTGATGTGGTTGAGGCTACAGACGTTGTGGAGGCTACAGACGTAGCAGCCCCAGCTCCTGTGGTTACGGAGCCCACTACGGATGCAGAGGCCCTCGGTCTCATTGGGGACCTCGTAGCCGCCGCAAAGGGAGGTAAGTGGGTAGCTGTAATCGGGTTCTCGTTACTTATCCTCATGTACGGTTTTCGCCGTTTTGGGCTCGATAAGCGTGTCCCCCCCAATGCTCTCCCATGGGTGAACCTGGCCCTGGGTTGTGTTCTTGCCTTCTCCTTGTCGGCGGCGGCTGGGGTGTCTATCCTCACGGCGCTATGGACTGGGTTCATTGCGAGCGCTGCGGCTGCGCTCTTGTGGTCCGCGGTGTTCAAGCACATTCTTCCTGCAAAAAAGGAAGAAGTCGTCTAATACCCTTCTTTGGGTAGTCGAAAAGGCCGGGGGAATCCTCCGGCCTTTTTCTTTGGTTATCAGCCAGTGTATGCAGAGGGACTTAATGGCACTTCCACCAGACTTGGCTAACGCGTTATATGAACGTCAAACCGGAAAAGACGCGGATACGTTTCAACTTAACGCCATCCGCAAGCTCTCCTTAGAGGCTGCTAAAGAGTGGGAAGCCTCCACCATTCAGCCTCTTGCCTATGACGTGCCTCAAGTGCTGCGCCTTCACGCCCTACAGCAGGGTATCCCCAAAGAAGAATTGGGGGGTGTGTTCCGAGTTCTGGTGACTAAACCTCGAAAGTTGCCCTTTACAGCCACGCCTCGGGAGATGAAAAACCTTCAGATCCTTGTATCTCTCATGAATGGGTGGGGCACGCTCCCTGCCCGTACCCATACGGCCAGCTTGGTTTCCGATACGGAGGCGTTAACACGAACCCTTAAAATCGGGGCGCTGTGGGTGGGTAGAACCTTTACGGTAGAGGCGGTTAAAGGTTACGCCCATTCGTTAAACACACACGCCACCAAATTGGGAATGGATCGCGACGACTTCGAGCTGGAAGTACAGGATTGGTTCCGCTTTCGGCCCGAGCATATCTCCAATGGTCATTTCCTTGGAGATTTGTTGGTTTACCTAGGGTTGTGGAGGCTGTAATTTCGGGTAGTAGGGTGCATGCTAAGCGCCCGTTTGAAGCAAATCCGAGAGTCTAAAGACCTAGCCCTTAAGCCGATCAAATACCTAAGAACGCACTTCGACCACTTTGGACAAAGTCGGGAACTGAAGCTGCGTTACTATCAGGTCCAGGCTATTCTGCATCTAGCAGTGTGTCCTAGGTTCGTTCTTGGAGACGATACAGGCACGGGCAAGAGCTTGATGACTATCGCCGCTTTATGCTCGATTTGGGAAAAGGACCCCACCAAAAAGGTGGTGCTCCTGACAACAAAATCCGCTACCGGGCAGTGGGTCAGCGAATTCCACAAGTTCACTGAGGGGATAACGCCCTTCTTCTGTAAGGGAACCCCTGCGCAGCGAACAAAGACTCGGGATGCTTTTCGGGCGCATGAAGGCCCAGCGGTCTTGATTATGGGGTATCGCGCCGCTGTTCAGGATTTCACCCCCATGCAAGATTGGGAAAATGGGGTGTTGGTTGCCGATGAATGTAGTGCCTTTAAGAATGACAAATCCAGAGTTCATCAGGTTGTCCATTTTCTCGCCCAAAAAGCTAGTCATGTTTGGGGGCTATCTGCCACTATCATAAAGAACGCTCTGATGGAAGGTTGGGCGATCTACAAGATCATAGTCCCCGGACTTTTGCCCGCTAAGACGAAGTTCCTCCAGAACTTCTGCATCACGAAGATGCAGCCCATCGGTGGGGGTCGCAAGATTCCGGTTGTGGTTGGGTATCCTCCAGGTTGCATTAAGCAATTCCGAGAGATCATCGAACCCTATTTCTTAGGGCGGGCCAAGTTTGAAGTAGCCGCGGATCTCCCAGTTCTAGAGCAGAAAACCATTGAAGTCCAGTTGACCGATGAGCAAGAAAAGCTCTATGCCGATGCTCTAAACGGCCTTCTAGAGGTGGGTGGTGTTGACAAAGAGGTTACGAAGCTAACCGCTGTGACCTACTGCCAACAGGTAGTGAACCACCCGTGTCTGGTGGAGGCCGAGGGCGATTCCGGAAAAGAAGAAGCCCTCCTTGATTTGCTGAGTGAGGGGGAGGAGCCGGGCGAGCTGGCGGGGGAGAAGGTGATTGTATTTACGCGCTTCCGTAAATACGTCGACCACCTTGAAAAGGTGCTTGCGTCTAAGAAGATCAAATGCGTCCGTATTACCGGGGCTGAGACAAAGACCGAAGATCGTCTAAAGGCGATGGAGACCTTCCAGAACCCGAATTCGGGGGTCAACGTAATTCTCATTACGATGGCGGCTTCCGATGCGATCAACCTGCAAGCCGCCAAAGCTCTTGTTTTCTATGATGCCCCGTTCTCGGCGGGAGATTACTTGCAAATCCTTGGTCGGATGATCCGAATTGGGTCAGAGCACGATCGGGTGTATGCGATCCATATCCTTTCTCGGTCCGGTCGCGCCAAAACTATTGACCATCGGGTAATGGAGATTCTGTCCAAGAAGATGAAGCTGGTAGAAGAGGTGCTGGGGAAACGGATCAAGGGCGATACGGACCTTGCCGATCCGGCGCTTATGCAAGAGTCCTCTGTTCTAGACGATCTGTTTTCATCCTTGCGGGAGGACGCGCTTAAATGACGCATTTTGATGGGGACGTAAACTGCCCCCAATGTAAGGGTCGGGGTGTTGTTCCGGTGATTAAGACCGGAATCGAAGTCGCAGTACAGGTATGTAAATGCCGCTTGGCTAAAGACGTTCTGGCTAACGTCGAGCGCCGTTGGAAAGGACTCGTAAAGTCTAGCCCGATCAAAAGCTCTCCCCTCTTAGGGAAGGAGACCGAGAACCTGTGGGTGACTGGAGCCTATTCGGATTTCAAGCGCCATATGAGGCATGTAGCGATCCGCTCAGGTCCGATGTTCTATTTCCAGCGGATTACCGACGTAGACCTCTTGGATGCGTGGCTAGGCAAGGCCACCCCCTTGGACCCCGATGTGTCCTCCCAGCGTCAAGAAGGGGGTATGCCTGTGGCCAATAGCCTATCCGATCTGGTCGCGTTCAGCGACTTGCTGGTGATACTGACAGGGGTTAAAGCTGCCCCCAACCGATGTTCTGCGGATTGCCTTATAGAGGCGCTACACCTTCGGGAGCAAATGGACAAGCCTACTTGGATTGTAGACTCACCTCAGAACCCCCTTAATGAGGGCCACCTCTTTTGGGACTACCGTGTGGGAGACATCTTAGGGGAAATGGAGCACGTTAAGATTGGGAGTAAGGCGGCCCAGTCCGGACCCGTTGAATTGTCTTTTCCTGAAGATGGCCGTGCACCAGTAGAGTTCAGACCTCCTACTCCGGAATACAGGCCCACTGCCACACCGAAGCCCGCGGTTTCGCTTTTCTCCGATTCTGAGCTTTTCGGGGATAAGAAGTCTAAGTTCAAGAAGAAGGGCTTCAAATGAGAATGTTGCTGCGGAGTGTCTTTCAGGTTGGCCCGACGGACTCTCAAGAGTTGATGTTGAGGAACTTCCTCATGCTCTCACAGAGCGGGTTGCAGTTCGACTCACACAACCAAGAGATTTTCAGCTACGTGGAGAAGTTCGTTGGGGCACACAACCATGTGCCCGAATACTCCACTATTGTCAACTACTTTGACTCAAACAACAAGACCGATGTCAAGGACCACCTTGCTACTTTAGCGGCTTTAACCCCTAAGTATCATGGGGATTTCGTTGCTCGTATTGAGACGTTGGCGGAACAAGCCCGTAAGCGCAAATGGGCAGAGATCCTATCAACGGCCCAGCAAATTGCCAATACGGGCATAACGGTTAAGAAACGGGGTGTCGAGCAGTTTTTGCAAGGACCTGTAGCCTCTGCCAAATTTGTAGCTGAGTCTAGTCATGACGTAATCACCCCAACGCTTAGTAGCAAGTTAAGCGGTGAGATAACGGGTGACGGCGTTGACTTTACAGAGGAGTATCTGAGGATTGAGGCAGACCCGTTAGCAGGTGTTGGGCAGCACACGGGTATTGAGCAGATGGATAGTGTTCTAGGTGGGGCGAAGAAATATGAGCTGTGGACTCATGCCGCCTTTACAGGACATTTTAAGAGTACCCTGATGGTTAACTGGGCGTATAACCAAGCAGTCTGGTACAAATACTCATCGCTCATTTTCTCTTTGGAGATGCCCTACAATCAGATTAGGCGCATCCTCTTTGCCATCCACTCTTCCCACGAGAAGTTTAAGGAGATCCGGCAGGCATTGGGGCTAGACAACCCCAATGGGGGGTTGGAATACAAGCTCATCCGCGATGCTCTTCTTTCGGAGGCTGAGAAGGAGTTCCTCCTAAAGTACGTGGTGCCGGACTTCGACGATCCGGCAAATGGATATGGCAAAATCCATATTCGGGTGGCTGACCCGGATAAGATGGATTTCACGTCCACGGACTTGAAGGCTCAGGCAGAGCTGCTTTACTCGCAGGACCCGTTCCGAACGATCTTCATTGATCACGCGGGTCTTATGGCGAGCCGTACCAAGTACAATTCCACGACGGAATCCACCAATGAGGTTATGCGTGACCTCAAGAAGATCGCGCTGGGCTTCAACCGTGGTGCTGGTATGGCTCTAGTGGCTCTGTTCCAGATCAACCGCGAGGGGTTCAAGACCGCAATGAAGCGGTTGGAGAAGGGCGGGCAAGCTAGTTATCAGCTAACGGACCTCGCTTATGCCAACGAGTGTGAAAAGTCGTCTGACGTGGTGACCGCGGGTTGGATCGATGACGATTTGAGAGCCCGAAATCGGCTGCAAATGCAGTGCTTGAAAACCCGTGATAGTGAGCCTTTCGAGACTTTCCTTATCCGGACTGAAATGCCTTGGCGCCGTTTCCTTACGTGCTATGACCTTATCTTGACGGGAGAAGGGAAGCGCTCTGTTGGCGACGTTATTGACGGAGAGTTGATGGCCCTGGAGTGACTATAGTGGACACCTTGTAAAAGGGCATGGGTGTGGTAATTCCGGGTATTGTGGGTTTCATCGTGCTGCTGATTGCACAAGCCGTAGTCATTTCCATATTTGGCTCATATGTCCGACCACCTAAAACACCGCATCGCGGCCGTAAAAGAAGCCGTATCTATACTTGAGATCCTAGAGGCTTACGGGTACCGGGTTCGGTCTGACGCTGGGCATCGTGAACAGCAGTTCCAGTGTGATTTGCACGGTGACGGGCGAGACACAAAGCCCTCCGCGCGTGTCTATCCGGAGAGTAACACTTGGTATTGCTTCGCGTGTGTGAAAGGTCGCGATGTAATCGAGACTGTCCAAGAAAAGGAGCGCAAGACCTTCATCGAAGCGCTCACGCTCCTTGAGCGTAAGTACCATATCAAGGTTCCAATCCAGGAAGACTGGAACCCCACAACTACACCCGTAGAGAAAAAAGTCTCTCCCTATGAGCAGGAGAGGCAGCGTCTAATGTCACTCCTTAAAGGCATAACCGAGGACCGGATCCTGAAAATGGAGGCCTCGTTTTTGCTGTGGGAGGAAGTGGATCGAATTCATTTCCTACTACATGAGCAGGAATTTACCCCGGAAGCGGCGGCTGAACGTTTGGCGGGATTGCGGCTGAAAGTGATGAACAAGGTCGGGTGGGTAGCAAGTGAGTGACGGGCTTAGACGTTTTCAGGTGTTGCACCCGCATACGTGCACCCCCGTTTTGATATTGCGGCCCACTCCTATAGGTGAGAATGCTTGGGGAAAATTGGATTGTCTTAGAGACACCATTCTCCGACCTCTGATCCCTATTGTGAGCGGAGAATCTCTGTCGAAAGCGCTGCATGGGGATTCTTTGCCCTTATTTCGCGAAATAGGTCCCGAGCCCAAATATCGTTTGGCTAAAGTCACCGGGATGCATTGTGGGTTGATCAAAAGGTGTGTGTTGGCAGACAATAGCTGCTATCCGCATAAGAAAGTGCCTCTTTGTTACCAGGCACCGCTAGAAGAGGAATTCCTGTGGGCCGCCAATCAGGTGATCCTCGCGTGGCGTGAGAATCGGTATGTTCTAGTTGCGGACGGGGGGGAATTTTCCCTGTCTAGGAGACCTGATGAGCTTTTTTGACTTCCTTGAGGAAAACTCCAAAATCCAAGTCCGTAAGCGGGATTGGTTAAGCAACTTCAAATTCCACCTTGTTACGCCAGACAACATTACGGCGGCTATTGATACGTGTCTTGCGTCCCCTACCAAACGCATTGCCGTTGACCTTGAAACCACCGGCCTAGATAACCGGGTTTTCAACGGGAAGACCGTCGACCGAATTGTAGGTATCTGCCTCTCTCCCGACGGGGTCAATGGCTACTACCTTCCAATTTCTCACGGTATCGACGAGAAGCTAGGGAAGGTGGACGAAGAGATTGCTTCTGCCAATATCCCCCAAAGCCTTTGGACGAAGGAATTTGGCAGGCTAATGGCCGCTTTTATGGAAGGCAGTCATGTTGCCCTGTTCCATTATGGCAAGTTTGACCAGGAGTTCTTGGAGTTTACAGGCATCCCGGGCCTGGATTGGAATTTCGACTCCCACAAGTCGTGGGAAGATTCCTTGATTCTGGTGTATCTAACGGACGCCCACCAGAAGGAAAAGAAGCTCAAGAAGCTAACTTTCAAGGAGTTGGGGTTCGATCAGATCGAACTTGACGAGCTGTTCCCCGAAGGGACGAAAGACCTTAATTTTGCCTTGCTTGACCCAAGGGATGAGGCTGTCCTTTGGTATGGCGGCGGTGACGGTATTTTCACTTACCTGCTATGTGAGAAGTTCCTGCCGAAAGTGCAGGCTGACCAAGCCGCTATCTACGCCATTGAGAAGTCCTGTGTTACCTCCACACGGTGGATGGAGCGGTGCCGAATTCTTCGTGATCTGAATAAGACCCAGGAGCTAATCAGGCTCGGCCATGTTGAATGGCTTGCTGCAATCCAAGAAGTGTATGCCGGAGCTACAGAGCTTCTGGGGCGAGACTGTACCCCTAGTTTCTATCGCAAGCTGTTTGAGCTGTTTGACCCACAAGATGCAACGAAGCGGATATCGAGTTGGATTGACTTAGCTAAGGCTAAGTCCGTACGGGATGTTGACCCGTCCATTCTCATCACAAAAGCCACCCCGAAAGGGGAAGTCACTTACCCCTACGTTTACGATATCTCCTCCCCCCAACAGTTGGGGCACCTTTTTGAGGAGCTAGAGGTTCCCGGGCTACGTTATACAGAAAAGTCTGAGCAGGTTAAGACCTCCAAAGACGAATTGGACCGTGTAGTCACGGAAGCCAGTGAGCAATTCCCTTTCATGGGGAAGGTGAAGAAATTCCGGGAAGTGCAAAAGGCACTGTCAACCTATTTGTATCCTATGGCTGAGGACGCGGACCCGATCGACGGATCCATGAAGATCAGCTTCAACGGACATAAGGTTGACACGGGTCGGTTTGCCACCCCGGCAGGCGAGGGCTCCGGGAAACAGGGTATCCCCGCGCTTAACCTCCAGGCCATTCCCGCATCCTATGACACCTCCCGGCCAGAATGTATGACACGATTGCGTGAGACAATCGTAGCGGAAGAGGATGAGTTCGTAGTTGCTTGCGTGGATGAAAATGCACGAATCCCAACGTCCCGAGGGGACCTTCGGATTCGTGATGTGGCCATTGGGGATTTGGTTCTGACCGAAAATGGCTGGAAGCCGGTAAGTGCGGTCACCTATAATGGCACTAAGCCCGTGGTTCGGGTCCGGACCCGCTCTGGCTATGAACTACGGGTCACGTCCGACCATCTTATGCGTGTTGAGCGCGACACGGGGAGGACGTGGGTTGAGGCTGGCAAGCTACGGCCCGGAGATCGGTGTGTTCTTGCGGCTGTAGACGCGTACACGGCCCAGCCCTATGTCGCCCTGCCTCCGCTCGCAGAATCGCTTGGACAGAGCCGTACGGCCGCAAGGGTGCCGGCTCACTTTGACGAGTTGGTTGCTGAGTTTCTTGGGCGCGTGTTCGGGTCCGGCTTTGTGGAGTCCAAGGGCAAGCTCCCTGTTTCTGTGGGCTTCAAGTTCGGTTCGTTGGGCGGTGTTGATTACATGAGGACCACCAATGATTGGTCCCAGTTTCTATTCGGGGTGAGCTTCAAGGAGAAGTACCTAGGAGACGGTGAGTTCCGATTCTGGGGGAATCAATTTGCTCGTTGGGTGCAGGACTTCACTAAAAAGTGGGGGGACGTACCGAATTCCATTCCCGAGGAAGTTTGGCTTTCTTCGGTTGGGGTTCAAGCCTCATTCCTTCGCGGTGTTTTCGAGTTGGACGCCAAGGTTACTGACCACATTGACTTGCTGATAGGTGGGCCTGTTGCTCAGGAGTTGCAGGTTCTGCTTCTAAAGCAAGGTGTTCGTTCTGTCCGCTCGAATGACCATCTGAGGATTGAGGACAGTGCAGACATCATCCGGTTCACCGATCGGATTGGTTTTTCGGAGGCCCGAAATCAAGAGAAGCTTCTGATGCTCACTGGAAACCGGCTTCCAAAGGACAAGTCGTGGGGTCGGACGTTTACAGATGAGTTGGAATCGGTGTGCTCCGACGGTGAGGCCGCGGTTTGGGATCTGACCGTTCCTGACGGGAACAACTTCCAAGCTAACGGTTTGGTGGTTCATAATTGCTTTGCGGCTGAGACCGAGATTATTACGGCAGATGGAATCAAACAGATTGGGGGTTTGGCTGGAACCACGCAACGTTTATTGACAAATAAGAATGGGGTCGGAACTTGGGTAGACGCACCAATTTGGTGTTTTGGGGTGCAACCCCTACAAAAGATCATCTTTACCCAAAGAGGGTCCGAGAAAGTTGTATCGGCAACTGCCGAGCATAGATGGTCGGTTTGGGATTACTCAGGTAAAACCTACGTAGAAGTTACCACCCGGGAGTTAAGGCCGGGGGCTAGAATGCGCTCGATATACGTTGGCCCGGAGGAAGGTGGTGGCCAGTGCCACGGGTGCGGCGGGCTCGGGGTCGGAATAGACCGGTGCGACGGGGAAGGCAACGTCTGGCAGGACGAGTGCCCAGATTGCGGCGGGACGGGCTCAGAAAGGGCTTATTGGGTTGTTAAGTCCGTGGAGCCGACTGATCGTGTGGAAAAAGTGTTTTGCGCTACCGTCGATGGAAGTCATAATTTCGCGCTAGCTGGACATTTGTTCAGCTTCAATTGCGATTACTCGGGCGTCGAGCTTCGCATTGTCACGAATCTGTCCCGCGAGCCTAAATGGCTGGCTGAGTATTTCCGTTGCAGTGCTTGCGAGTTCAAATTCGAATGTGATTTCACCCAGGGTACGCCTAAGACACCTCCGCCTCGTTGTCCGAAGTGCGGCTCCGATAAGATCGGTGACCTCCACACGCTGACGGCATTGTCGGTGTATGGCGAAAACTCCGCGCAAAAGCCGGATTGGAAGTTCCTGCGTCAGAAGGCCAAACAGCTTAATTTTGCTATGGTTTATGGCGGCGGAGGGAGCGCTGCACAGCGTGCAGTTGGTGGCGATAAGAACGAAGGCTATCGCATTAAGACGACCTTCGATAAGCAATATCCTGGCCTCGCTCGGTGGTGGGAGGCACAGAAGAGTTTCGCCCACAAGAATGGCTTTGTGTTTACCGCTTTCGGTCGGAAACTGAGCCTTCCGGATATCAATAGCCCCGACGGGTTCTTTCGCTCCAAATCCGAACGAAACTCGATTAACGGACCCGTGCAGGGTCTTTCGGCGGACATTACCAAAATCGCAATGGCTCTTATTTACCGAATGGTGAAGAAGAAGGGGTGGTTGGACAAGGTCAAGATGTTCATCACCATGCACGACGAATTGGTCTTCCGGATCCACGGCTCAATCCTTGAAGAGGCGATTGAGACCATCCGTCTCATCATGATCAATAACGACTTCATTAAAGGTCGGAAGTGGCCCGTCCCGCTCACTTCGGACGTTGAAATCGGTAAGGATTGGTCGGTTCCTTGGAATTTGGATTCCATGCGTTCTGGTGAGGTTCGTTACGTCGGAAACAAGAAGATCAAGAACCCTGACGCGGCTGCTAAAGCGGGCCTGAATTGGGAGCAGCTTCCCCGTTTCCCGGAGGCATTGGCACCACTATTCAAACTCCAGACTTTGGAGGCCTTTGCGCAGTCTCCGTATGGGGAGCATATCCAGTGGACAGAAGAAATGCTAAAGGCCCCTCTGGGCGTAATGGCCCCTGTGATAGAGGGAGCTACTGCGCAGCCCAGTCAGCCTCAGTCCAGTCCGCCCCAGGCCGATTCTAGTATTCTGGAATATAAGCTGCGTATTAGTCTGTCTCCCTCCAATGCTCAGCATTTGAGTGATCTTCTTCATCGGTGGCATAAGAATGTGGCGGGAACGTGCGAGCTACGGTTATTAGACTCTACGGGTGCTGTCCTTGAAGGGTGGAACCCAGGTTGGAAGTTCCACCCTTCGATTCTCCAAGCACTTAAAGCAGAAGGGGCCTAAATCCCATGCGGCCTATAAAACACACCATGAAGGGCAAAGAAGAACTGTTGCTTTGCTTCCACTGGAAGAACTTCCCCCCACCGTGTTCATTTTTGAATGATGACCCGGAGAAGGTTCGAGACAGTGTGTCACCAGCAGAGTATCAGCAGTATTTGGTGTACTTGAAGGTGTGTGGTCTGAGAGAGATGCACCCCCTCAAGTGTCTTGATTGCCCCCATGTTCGTAAACTGGCAATCGTTCATGGGAGACCCCATATGGTAACTTTGGCCGGAAAGTCACCAACTCCGATTGGTCAGGTTCCAAACACTACACCCCCAGCTCGAAGTAAGGAGTCTTTGAAATGAAGGACTTTGGAGGGGGGTGTTTAGAGGATATGCGCAAGGTTGAGCCTAAATCCACAGAGCAGGATTTGGAAGCTGCCTTTTGCAAGTTCTGTCGAAACACGGCTTGTGAGCGTTCTAAATGGGGAGGCGACCCGTTTAGCAAACGGGTCAATAGCCAGGAGGACCGGTTTTTCAACACCCCGCAAGTGTCTCAGAAGGAACATTCGAAATGGGCCAACCTTCCAGATTTCGTAGGGTTAGAACACACGGCCCCGCTGGAAATCTGGACAACTCCGACAGCTCCGAGGCCTGTGCCCCCACCTTTGGTTTCAGGGAAGAATGCCATTCTGCCCAAAAGTGGGTTGTATGTGGGTGACGGGGCAGCCCCTCCTAGGGAAGTGCGGGCTCCCGGAGATGCTTGGGATGCGAAACCTGAAAAGAGGGTTGCCCCCGGAGCACGCATCAAACTTGATCGAGAAGGGAACATTAAGAAATGATTGCCGAATTACCACTTGAGATTCGATTATTGCTGGATAATCCTGTGTTGCTGGCTCAAAAGCTGAGCCGCTCCCCAGAGCTTGCTAAGCAAGTTTTCGCTCTCATCCGTAAGGAGCGGGGGGCAAACTTGCTTAGAGAAGGGGATTTGATAGAGCGTCGTCAATTTGACGGGGATATTCCAGAGTTCCGGACAACTCCACTACCTCCTGGAGTTCATCCTGCGGTCCCTGTGCGAACGAATAGCCTGAACCCTGTTGCGGTTGGGGCACAGTTGCGAAAGGCATCCCAGGATATGCTAGAAGCCATCCGTGCCTATCAGGAAGAGAATCCAGGAGAGCGTGAGCACCCGAATTATAGGGCTGGGAGCTTTCCTGCCGCTCAGGACGTAGGTGAGCCTTCGATGCCTGAAACTCTTTCTGAGAGGCAAGAAGCGGCCTTTGTGGCGATGTCCACAACTCAGGGGCGTCGGTCGGCTACGGATCTGTTGTGGGAGGCAGTAGCAACACAGCTTCCTTTTGTGGTTGTTCGTGGTGAGGCTCCCAAAGTGGTGGCTTCGTCTTCGTGGACTGTATCGGTGGATAACTTCCGGAATTGGAATCCGGAGTTTTCGATTTATGATGTGGCAGGACGTGCCATTGCAGCAAAGCTGCAAAAGCAGTTAGTTTCTGAGGAACTGCCGTATCGGTTGCAGGTCTACACGGTAGACAGTTATGACACGCGCCAGGTGGGCTGGAGCGGTGTACTGAGTGTGATCTGATGCCAATTTACGAATATCGGTGTAAGAAGTGTGGTGCTGCTCACGAGTTTAGGATGGCTCGGTGGGATACACCAGCGCCAGAGTGTCCCGCCCAACTTTTGGAAGAGTTGTGCCGAGGGGAATTGGAACGGCTTATCAGCACGAACAGCTTTCAACTGAAGGGTGGTGGCTGGTACAAAGACAGTTACGATAAGTGAGCAGTATGAAACGATATGCAGAAGCAGTGGGCCCCGTTATTCCTTTGGATGACCTTTTCGGAGAGGAGATTTCCGATCAGCAGGTTGCGAAAATGACGACGGAATACTTGTGCGACCCTGTAGTGGTTACCTCAGAGGCGGTCCAAACCTCAGAGGCGGTCCAAACCTCAGAGGCGGTCCAAACCTCAGAGGCGGTCCAAACCTCAGAGGTTTGCTTTTTCGATGCGGCCGTTGTGCCCTTGAAAGACAATCCGGAGGCGGTGCCTTTCAAGGCTCCGGAGCCGATTCTCAAGACCGGCAAACTGGCGGCGCTTGCAGCTATGGCGAATAAGGTGGACTTGGACCAAGTCCTGGAATAATCTGTCTATGCCGTTCAGCATTTAGAACGGCCCCAGAAGGCGGAGTCATAATGTCAGAATGGTGGATCAACAATTCGGGTCAAAATCTTCTGAGGGGCTTAACTCCCCCAGAGGATTTCCCAGAGAATCCAGCTATGATTGATGACACCACCATTCTTGATTGGCTTAACCGGATTCCGGATGCCTTAAGTTCTTTCGAGCGGCTCTTCCCTAATATGTCCACGGCTGAACAAACACGTTTGGCGCGGATACGTGCTTTAGTTACTGGACGGGATGAGTCTCGCCGTAATGATGAGTTTCAATCAACATGGAATCGGAAGGGTGTTTCCGCTATACGATTCGCAGGTAAAGGTCAGAGGAGATTCTGAGATGACATATCGCCCACCCAGTGCCAGAATGCATCAAATGAACAAGGGAAAGCTATCGATCCCTGGGGATAGCCCACGAATCGATACCGGACCCGAGCATGGCCCAGGTTGGGGGCCCGCTGTTGGCCCCCCCCGCATCGAACAGGATGCCCCAGAGGTTGTAGCTCCAAAGGAGTTTGATGTTGTGGTGGCTCAAGCAGAGCCACCTGTAGACCCCACCGTAGATCCCCTCATTGAGGATGTTACATTTGAGCCTCAGGCCTACGAAGAGTCGCCCATCGATTACGAAGCTGAGGATCGCGAGTTAGAGGCTCTCGTTCAGGATGAAACGATTGAGACAATTCCCGATCGTGACGACGATGACGACGATGACATCGAAGATGCTGAAGGTGCTGTAGCCAACATTACGATGACTCGTGCAGAGCTGGAGGCCTTGGCAGATAGTCTGCAAATCAAGTTGCCTAAAGGCCGCTGGAACACGAAGAAGGTTGTTGGGATCCTTAACAAGAGCCAGAAGGTTTAAGGCAATGACAGAAAAGAACATCTTTGGCGGTGCAAACCCTAATGGCCTCTACGTCCCTCTCACTGAAGACGAGCAAGAAGCCCTACACCGATTGGTGGAACGAGACGACATTGAATTGGTTATTCATGGGTGGGCGACGCTTTCGCGTCCTCAAATCCGTCTTGGGGATAAGAGGTTGTCCTGTCGGTTCAACCTGGAATTCAAGGCTAGCCACCCACGTCCCGTAAAATACTTCGATTTGGAGTTGCGGACAACTGGGGGTATTTCGCTATACCGACAGAAGAAAGCTATTTCGCTTGACGGAGTTAACCCAATCATCGTTCATGCAGGAATGTCACTTACCCTGGATTGGGATATCTCTATTCACCACGTGAATCCCGAGCTGGTTAAAATGCTGAAGCCTGGAGCCATTGGGCTCACCAGTCGAAGGCTTGACCGAGATACGGGCCTGCCTACGTTTAGGGGGAACATGAAGCTCTCTCCTGTGCAGGAGAGAATTCTTCAAACTATCGAGACTCAGGAAAGCCGTTAGTCGCGTGCCAATTCTGTAGCTGCTCAAAACGCAACGGGTTGCACAGGGCCAAGAAATCGGCGTCCTCGTCAACCCAATCTTTTGCACGGCTGAAGTCCCCGATCTTGTAATCGGGGAACGGCTTTTTCACGATTTTAACTTCCTTTCTAGGGGTTTGAAACACCCCTATTCGGTAGACTGAAACCCCATTTCGTTCAATAACGGCCAGATGCGTTAGAAACGACCCGATGGGGAAAGTCACCCAATGAACGTAGCACGTCTTGCCGTTTAGATGTATTGCCGTCCACTTCGGGGGGCGGATAGGTGTCCCGATGTTGTTCTTGATCTGTAGCTGTTCTTGTTCTTTAGCCTCGAAGAGCTTGTGGTTAAGCTCCACAAGCGTCATGCCCTTTGAATAGGCATAGATACTGAGGATGAGCCCCAAGGGCCAAAGAAGGAGCCAGCGTAGGAATCGTGGCAAAGTGGGCTCCGACAGTTCCGCCTTTTCGAGCCACTTTTCATAGTGCCGGCCCCGACGATTGACGATCAACCCGTCAATCGTCAAAGACATGAAAAACCATATAGTGGCCCCAAAGACCCACCAACATAGAAATTCGATCATGCATCCTCCGGAACGGACCAGGCGGGGCCGTTGACGGGCTCGCGTTCCGTCCAAGGGCGGGCAAGCCCGAGTAGGTTAGCACGTCCAGGGGGGTTACTCGTGTGAATCGAGTAGTCGAAGTCCTTGATCTCTTGCTCAACCAACCATTTGAGGAAGTCGTACCCAGAGGGCCCCTCTCCTAGATCATGGTCAAATGCGATGTGTGCTGGGGTTCCGTTCTCGGAAACGAGCGCCTTTGCGTCCGAGACTGAGCGGGCCACCTTCCAGGAACTGTCAAGGGGGGTTCGCAAATCATCCAAAAAAAGACGCCACATTAGCTGTTCTCCTAGAACTACAGTACCAGAGAACCCTCCCCGGTTAGCGGTATAATTGAGGGGGAGGTTTGAATGACAACCTGTGTAGCTGTTAAGAAGGATGGGTTCATCGTCCTAGCAACGGATACTCGTATAACGAGCGGAGACCTCGTTTGCCCTCCTACTAAGGAGATGGAGAATACGGGGAAGGTTGTAGTGTACGAAGGGACGTACCTTGCTCTGACCGGCTATGCAGTCAGTTTTAACTACCTAGAGGAATACCTGAGGTTGAACAAGCCAGCCCTCTCTTCTACTCATGAGGTGTGGACGTTTTGGACGGCATTCCATCAATTTGCAGGAGACCGCAAGTCGAAAAATCAGCTTAAGTACCTGGAACTACTAGTAGTTAATGCGAATGGGGTCTTCCAGTGCTCCACAAACAGGCACGTTTGTGAGGTTTCTGGGCTTGCCGCAATAGGTAGTGGTGCCTATTTCGCTTTGGGTGCCGCAGCGGCCTTCCTCCAGAAGGGATGTTCTGCGGCAGAAGTGGCAGCAAAGGCGGTGGAGATCGCTTGTATGTTCGATTCTGGGTCTGGGCTTCCGGTCCGAACCTTTGTAATCGGCGAAAACTGAAATTTTCGAGCCTAACTTTTACCCAGAAGTGGGTAGCCCAAAATGGGGATGAGAGTATCCCTAACAACAATTCCCAAGGAAACTACTAATGATCAACGTATTCATGCCTATTTCTGTCAAGGAAGTCGCCACCCTCTCCAAGGGGGAGCGTGCCCGGGTGCTCACCTTCATCAAGGAGCTGTCCGTCATGGGCCTCATTGGTGATACCAATCTTACGGAGGCGATCACGCTCGTGCAGATCAAGGGGGAAGCCGAACCCGAGCCTGAGTCTGAGCGTGTGGCCGCCCCCGCCAAGCCCGCAGTCCGTCTCGCTGCGCGTGCAGCAGCTCCGGCTCCCGCGGATCCCACGGATAACGAGGGCCACGCTAAGCGTGGACGTAAGCCGTTCATCTTCCCGGTGACGGGTGCTGCCAAGGCTCACATCACGCCGGAGCAGGTGATCCTGGAGGCCAAGGCACTGGGGATCCCGACGGATAACGTCGACACCAAGACGCTGAAGCAGCTCGTTTATGAGACGCTCTCTGTCGAGCCTGCGGCCGTCGAGCCTGCGGTCGAGGCACCTAAGCCCCAGGGGCTGGAGGCCATGGTCACCATCGATCCGATGCTTTCGCACTAATACCTAGATAGGTCAGGCTTGGTAGTCCTGTCTTAGGAGCTAAGCTTGAAACCAAAACGGTACAAGGGATACACTGGGGTGTTTCTTCCACCCCAGTCAGTCACCATCCTTCAACGAATTTTCCCGCCTCGCTTTGAAAAGGTTCGTTGTCACCATGTGACAATCCGGTTGGCTCCGACTGCCGAGCACATGCAGGAAATCGCCCCCTACATGGGGGCTCGTGTCCTCATTCGGGTGGACGCATATTGCGTTGATGAAAGGGCTGAGGCAATATCCATTGATATGGATTCGGAAATCCGCAAACTTGTGGAAAAGGCCCATCCGCATATCACACTTAGCCATGATCCGGCCGTGGGTGCGGTTTACAGCAATAAGTTGCTAGAACAGGGTCCCTATCACCACACCCCCTATATCACAGTAGGGGGTGTGGTGGGGTATACCCATGATGGAACACATATTCTGTACGATATCCGAGACCTGGATTAGGTTCCGTAGGTGACACGACCGATAGAGGCAGCACCTACAAAGGTGAGGTTGCAGTTACCTGCACTTCCTCGGTCCGTGCCTACCGTCCCAAAGTCCGTATCCAACGGCCACCAATGGTCGGGGTCATTACCGCCCGATGTGCCCGTATAGTCTCCCCGAGCAACATGCAGGTTGTGCCAGGGACCTCCCTTGAAGAGAGATTCAATTTCTTGGGCGGTTAATGCCCGTCCCCAAACTGCATTGTTGCGCTGTTGTACTGCGGTGGAGAGGGTCCCTCCCACGTTTGAGCCAAACGTAATGGACGTCGCCGCCGCGAAAGCATCTACATCCGCCCGCACGGAGTTGATCATCATTACGCCGTCCAGATAGACGCGCAATCGATTAACTGAGGTGTCAAAGGTGATTGCTAGGTGCCTCCAGATATCGGCGTAGGCACCACCAAAGGTTGGATCGTTGATGGCCCCGCCTGCGGCAAGCACTCCAGCATCATTGCGGAGGTTGAAGTCTATGCGTGGGGTGCCGCTAGTTCTGGCCATAACATCTAAAAGGGCCGAGCCCGCCGTCCGCACGTCCAAGAGCCGGTGTGCATCGGTTTCATCCCCGTCCGTGCTACGCCGCCACCAGCCTGCAATAGTAAAGTTGGGGAGGGTTGTTCCGGACATGATCAAGCCCGCTGCGTTTGCATTTGCGGTCTGAACATAAGCTCCGGAAGTATTGGGTGAGTTAAGGTAGCTAATCCCTTGATAGAACCCTTCGTCCTTTTCCAATACCGTGTATCGGATCTGAACAACGAAGGTGTGCGTTCCAAGATCGATGTTGTCACTATCAATGGTGATAGTCCCAACCTGATTACGCAAGAATTCCAGGGACACCCCTTCAAAAGGAACCGCCGTTACAGCATCCGCCGATAATCCGGTTAGGTCTGCGATCGCAATGTCAACGCCTTCTATGTTGATCGTGAAGTCGAGGGACCCCGCCGTGCTTGGCGCAGCCGCTGAGAATACTGTGATATTTTCAACCACCATATCCTCAGGGAGCCAAAACGGCTCCACAACAGTGGAGCCCCCGACACCAAGCACGTTTACACGGAACACCCCATATGGGGTCCCTAGTGTGGTGATGTTTTTACGGACGTAGACAGACAGGTCCCCGTCATCAGCGAGGCCGCGTATATGTCCGCGTTCAAAGCTCCATGGGGTTGTGTGGTCCCACAGAAATAGAACCGTAAGCCCATTCCCAATCGTTACGGAATTTAGCTGCCGGTATGCCGTCGTTGGGGAGTTGCCCAATACTGTATAGAGGGACCCAATACCGTCTGAAATGGTTAACGAGCTTCCGCTAGTGTTGGTTACTTCAAGGTAAACGCTACGTGACATTAGCTTGCCTTTTGATGGTTTAGGTAAACAATGCTTGGCATTACCTTACCTTGTGCTTATTGAACCACTTCTTCATGGCCCCTTTAGGCCATGGGAAGAGGTAGACTCGCCAAATCGTGTCCGCAATCTCGTCCGAGTTCTGCCCGAACTTGTTGATGTTCACGGTCAGGTATGCCTCCCGCTCCCATCTCCAACGAAACCATGCCAGTAAAACGGGAAAGAAAACGAAAAGGTATGTGAATTGCCAAATGACCGGGTATTTACGGGCTTGCTTGATATGCACAAGCTCGTGAAGCAGCCCAATTTGCCATTGGGTAAGGTCTTCCCGTGTGTTGATGTCTTCCGGAACCCAAGTCGGTGCGTAAATGGTTTTGGGGCCAATTGTTGTCCAAGCTCGCGCCATAAAGTCATAGCCGAAGAGCTTAAACACAGCCCCTAAAGTACGCATGACCCAAGACTTGTCCTTGCGGACAATACGGACACCCTCAGCGTCCAATTGTTGCCGGACTGTTAGTTCCCTCATACGGACCCCTGCAAAAGTGGGATGTCCGTCTTACGCTTCCCCGAAGCACCAGAGTCAACCGTGAGTTGGTAGGCAAACTCCGCCATCCAACCCAAAGACCGCATAGCACAATAGTGCTCTACGAAGAGCGCGTCCGCGTGTGCCCACCGAGCGTGTGCCATAACCCCGGGGATTTCGTGCTTGATTAGGCGCCCCCATTTGAAGGTGGCAACCTGACCTGAAAGGGTCATCCCGGGAAAGATGCAGGGGACAGCGTTTTGGGCGCATTGTGACTCAACCAAATCCCAGGTCGCGTTGAGCTGTTCTGGGGTTGGGAGGATATATTTGCCCTTGTGAGCCCAAACAGCTTTGATCACCTCGTGCTCTAAAGTGGCGCGGCTCCCGTAATAGGGGTTGATCACTTCAATGGCGATTGAACGCTCATTGTGCAGTGAAGGCTTATTGAAGCCTTCCGCGTGTGCGCCAGCATACTTGGGGTCGAGGTGCTGATGTACCGAACCATCCCGGTCTACAGAGAAATGCACAGACAGCTTCTTACCCAGAAGGTCTGAAATGCACTTTTCCCTTGTAGGGGAGACCGATTCGTGGAGGACGATTTCGTCTAATTTGGTTTTGCCCCTGGAAAAACCAGGGAATTGGGTGCCTTGGGTAATCATTTGCATACCTGCCTCATTCAAGCAGGGGCATCAAATGATTATCGGGTCACCAAGGAAGGACGTGGATTTCGCGGTCGGCTAAGTAGTCGTACCAGTTTTCGTAGTTCTTCCGTGTGGGCTCGGGGTTGTTCGCCCAATGGGCTAGTACCCGATAAATAGCCTCTAGCTGCTCCAAGGACCAGTCCTCGGCATCTTGCATGGCAAGAGCTGTCATGAGGGCTTCCAGTCCGTCCAACGTGTCTGAACGGGGTAATTCCAAGCGGAAAGCCCAATGTTTCCAGGCGATCCATTTGGTTTGGAAGTCTTCATTTTCGTGAAAGTCCAAGACTTCCTGGAAGAGTTGTCGGCCATCAGCTACGGTTTCTTGCAGAGTCAAGGTTCTGTTCCTAAGACTTTGGCTACAGCCTCATAGCCACCATGCGCAGCTATATACTCAATGGCCATGGATAGGGAGGGTGCGAGCCCGGCATTCCGCACTGCTTTAGCTAGTTCGTTGCGCTGTGAGGGCAGCCAGCCGGTTTTCTGTGCAGCGGTCGAGGCGCTCAACAGCATTTGCTTTCGGCGGGCTTTGGCGCGGGTGTGCGTGTCCACCACGTTGTGGCACACGCGACAACGCTTGGTGATGTCACAGCAACCGCAGCCAAACGTACACCCGCAATCCCAATCCTCATGGTTTGCCTGTTTAGTGCAGCATTCCATGTTAGGGCTCGCACCCGAGATCGGTTCGCGCGTCAGAATAGCCTTGGCCATAGGCCCCTTCCAGGAGGGCATCTAGTTCCGCCAAGAACTTTTCTTCTATGGTCCCGGTATTGGCGGGGAGTATGGGCTGTGGGGGTTGGCCGGTTGGCCAGACATCAATGTGCCAACGGCTCAAGAAGGCTTGCAGTTCGTCCTCGTAATGACCCTCAGGCATGTTTGTCCAACCTCGCATTAGTTCGCGGAGAAAAGGCCGATTGACCAATGTCATGTACGTCTCAGGCATGCTTGTCCGACCTCATGGAACGTTCCCGCTCTTTAGCACGGTCGTGAGCGACCTTCGTAGTGCACTTACGCGAACAGTATTTGCTCTTCTGGGCTGTTGGTTCACCACACCCGGGGCGAGCACAAACCTTGTTGGTTACTGCTACAACCACTTGAGCTACAGTCGGCACGGCCATAGAAAGGTCGAGTGCAGGACGAAACTCTTCTGAGGGGCGCTGTGAGCAACCCTTAATCCAACAGAATTCACACTTGGCGGGGAGCTTAATCGATGGTAGGTGGTTAAGGCACTTCCACGAATTATGATCGACCCATTCCGAGCGGGAATTCTTAGGGACAAGCCTTGGAGGCGGCTTAACAGGCTGAGGGACCTTCTTCTTTTTCTTCTTCACTTCGGATCGAATTGGCATACGATTACCCGTCCTTCAAACGAGGGCCTAGAAGCCATTTTCCCCGCATCCTCAAGCACAGTTAGCTTCTGGTACAGCTCAGAGGCCAGCTTCTCTGCAAACGCATTCTCCCGGCCCTTCATGCGCATGAGGAAGCGCACCTTGTCGCCTTCCCCCAGGAAGGCACGAGCATGGGCCAGCTTGATCCCCAAGTCATGGTCGCTGATCTTCGTTCCGATCTGAATCGTCTTCAGCTTAGAAGACTTCTGGGGCTTCATCTTCTTCCCCGATTCGTACTTGAACTTCCCATAGTCCATGATCTTGCAGACTGGTGGGCGAGCATCCGCAGCCACCTCTACCAGATCAAGCCCTACGGCCTGAGCCTTCTGGCGAGCCTCATCGGGGGACATCAGCCCCAATTGCTCGCCATCAGCTCCGATTACACGGATTTGGGGAAACCGGATATCCCGGTTGATACGATGCTTATTTTCAGCCGGCACGGGCTTTGACACAACAATCACAGTTTGAACCAACCTCTAGTTTTTTGAGAACACATCTTGCGCCAACTCCACGAAGAAGTTTGCGCCAGTATCATCGGTGGAGCCCAAACCTTGGACCTCGTCACCGTCCACTTGCTCTGCCGCACGCATCTTACGTGCGATCAGATTACTCGCGTTTTCCTGCAAGGTATCCGCATATATGAGGAAAATTACACGTACGGGCTTTGTTTGCCCCAAACGCCAACTACGCCGAATGCTTTGACGTAGCGTATTGATGCTGTACTCTGTACCGTATTGGATGATAGTGTGAGCAAACAAAAGGTCAAGGCCGGTTTCGACCAGCCGACCATTGGTCAACATGACATCGAAACCCTTTTCGACTTGCTCTGCTACCCATTCTTCACGCTTTTCGGGCGTGACGTTACTGTCGAGCACTACGACCTTTAGCCCTTCGGCCTCCAGCAAACGCTGGACCCGCATTCGGGCATCACGCTTATGAGTCTGGGAGAAGAACACCAGCACCCTACGGCCAGCTTCCTTTTCGTTTTTGACCGTGTTTACAACATAACGGTCCTTAGGATAGGATTCCTTGGGGATCGCATCCGCGTGCGCGATGACTTCCTCATACCCATCCTCGTCCCTAAGAACGATGTTCTCTTCGTTCTCGGGGGCGTCGGGATAACCGAGACAGGCCATTAGGTATTGGCCCAACAGCTCGGGATGCTTACGCATCACTGCGAGCGCGTTATCCTTTAACAGTTGAGCCTGTCGAAGCACATCCCCATCATGGTTGAGCGAGACCACGATTTCACGATATGGAGGAAGCTCTACGTCTAGGTCTTTGAGCTTTAGGAAGATCGTTGACGGGAGCAATAGCGGAATCATTCCAGGAGACATTCCCGGAATCTCCCGCAACCGGCCACTTCCTTTCCCCTTCTTATAGCCGTACGTTGACGTGTATTCTTCTTCCTTGAAGACCCTTTCAAACAGCCCATGATGCTCAACAAAGAGCTGAGTCTCATCGTACTTGTACAGGAGTCGGAAAGCCCCATCCGTCTTATAGAGAAGATGGAACAGCCCGCTAGCACGGCCGCTGTAGATCGTCCCCGTCATTGAAAGAGTCTTTACCGCTTGGGATTCCAGTAGCTGGACCGCACGGGCCTGATCCGAATCCGACTTCGCAAGAATGTGTGCTTCGTCTGTAATCAGACTGTATTGGCGGGGGTAATGCGTATTGACGTACTTTGCCAACGCCCAACGCTTTGTCCCCTTTGCAGACAAAGGCTCACTCTGCCAAAGCGAGCTGAAACAGCGATGGCGAGGGTCATCGTCGTCCTTTTTGGGCGGGATCGGGAACACGGGAGCTACAGCGGCCCCCTCCGCCGTGGTGACGCCATACTTGACGGGGGTCAAAGCCTGACATTTCCCCTTTGTCTTGTTCTGGAGAGCCTGTTCTAGGCTGACTTGGATTGCGGTTTCCTCCGCAAAGAACGGCGTTTCTCCGCAGGTAGGGCAGTGTGCACTCACATAAGTGAGCTTTTCCTGGACTTTCTCGGGACCGTCCCAACGCCACTTCCGATGAAGGGAAGTTTTAACGTGGAAAGCATGGCGCCACTTGGCCCCCAACTTAGCGGTTTCTTTACTAATAATCAGGAATCGAGCGGGAGCGCCGGGCGCGAAAAACCGGTCGACATCGGAGAGCTTCTTTGCCAGAAATGCAACCCCAGGTTGTCCCGTAATGATCGCGCATTCCCGAACCCACTTCTTTACGAGGTGGGAAGGGCAAACGACAATCGTTTTCTTGTGCTTGGAAATTTCTGAGGCGACAATTCCGAGGGTGGTCTTGCCGACACCCATTTCTCCGGAAACATTAGTGTTTTTGTGCTTTCGCCACCTCAAAGCGATAGCGCAAGCGGCTTCAACTTGAAGCTGGAAAAACTCGGGGGTTGTCTTTCCGGGGAGGATTCCAGGAGCCCGCAATTTGGCCAGCTCAGGGGCCCACGGTGTGGTGTCTCCGTTGAAAAGGGGCTTGTGGGTTGCGATGATCGCCTTTGATAGATCGTCGCCGTATTCCAAGAACCATTGAACGGTCTTATCCTGATGCTCGTGAACGAGCCAAGTGTCAAATACACCATTGGTGATATCGAGCTGGGAGATTCGAGTAACGATCTTCTCCCGTTCTAGAACTTCATCCCCTTGCGGGATGACCAGCTTGGTCTTTTCTGAACTGCCCTTAACAAGCAACCCAGGCCGCAGCTCATAGCCGTTTAGCTGCCCTGCCGCAAGCAGCAGTGCCCGGTGACCTGGGCGTGGCATCATCAAAGGCGTATGGGCTTGCGCCGATTGGTCCAGCATTGCCCGCTGCCATTGCTGGGTGCTATAGCCAGGGAGCTTATCGACCCATTCCTCAGGATCGAAATTCACCACCCGAACTTTGGGGCGTTCGTCAATTCGGGGAGTTTCCCAATTGAAATTCTTGCTCCCCAACTCTGGGAAGAAGGGTGCGTCGATATTCGGAACCCCCCGCTGGTAATAGCCATGGGTATCGCGACGTGCGATTACAACAACCTGATTGAATTGCTCCTTTTCGGGAGAGGGGTAGTCGAAAACGTCTACGTAGGAGTAGTGAACCCCCATATGCTGGCGGAAAGAGTCTAAGCGGAGAATCTTTCTCGGGATGATGAGAATGAGCATCCCATTGTGGGCAAGCCATGGGGTTGCGTCTTGCAGGAATTGAACTTCCTGGCGCTCCCCTTCACCTCCAGAGTCGTAAGGTGGGTTTAGGAGGACACAGTGAAACTTGCCCGTAATTAGGGCTTGGTGCATACTGCCGTGATAGGCATGATCAAGCAGCAGCTTGGCCTTCTTAGCTCGTTCCTCGTGGAGTTCAATGCCCCACGTTTCAGTAGGAATCGAAGAGGACCAAATGCTTGCAAGAAAGCTCAGCGCAGCACCGTCACCACAACAAGGGTCCAAAAGGAAGAGCTTTTGCTCTTTCACCCAATAGGGCTTAGTGAAGGTTATGTATTCACCCAAAAGATCGAGGATTCGATCTTGGGTGGGGTAATACAGCATTTTTAGGGTGGCCGCGAGACGCGTCATACGAGCACTCCAGCTTGGATGTTATGCATCACGACCTTAAACCAATTGTCGGTCGACACGCTAAAGACGGGGACCCCAAAACCGTCGAGTTCGGTAATCAGTCCAGATTGGCGACCGATTTCCCACATTTGGTCTTTCCATGCCGGGCGCAAGGGTACGGTACACATACGTGTCAGCTTACCCCAAAAGCTGTCCCACGGAGTTTCCCCGAAAGGCCAGGGATAGGTGTCAGACCCGAGCTGGTAAAAACTCTTGCTCCAAGCAGAGAGCTGATTAGTGGCTTCGCTTTGAAGCATCGTTAGGTGTAATCCGCCGCCGCGCTTATCAAGCGGGGCTTGGATGGTGAGGTACTTGGAAGTGTCGAGCTTGAAGTAATTGTCGAGGCCCTCAATTGTAACTTCCGCGGACTTCTTCATTACAAGGTAAGCCCAGATAGCCCGAACTGCATTTCTTGGGCCGAAAAGGCTTCCAAATACGATATTCTGCCCTTCCAGCCTAATTCCATCGGACCAGCAGAGGATGTTCGTTGTGAAGACACGTCTTATTTCACGCATAGGAATTATGCTACCCGAGGTATGGCAGGCTTTAGCCCTACTTGGGTAGAATCCGGCTGAGGTGAGCTTATGTCGTGGTTTCTAACCAAAGAAGAGCGTTCCCAGCCGTCTCCCCTACTAAAGGAAAGAGCGGCCCACATAGCCGTTCTTGTGAAGACGGCCGCCAAAACTTTCCTCCGGGTAGTAGACCAAGGCTACACACCTGTAGTTCCGCTAGGAACGCTCGTGGTACCCCTGCCGGAGCACTTCTTAGTGGAGGACGAGGTTGGGCTATTGCTTTTGCCCAAGTGGCAATGGTTTTTGTGCCTCGGCTCGGGCCAGCAGTTCCAGGCTCTGGTAGACTTACGCCCGGATTGGAACAGTGGGACCTGAGATCATTTGGTTGCAGGATTGGTGGTGGGAAAAGGTTATCTATGGCTCCATAAGCCCGGATTGCCGTTGGTGGGATGGCCACCAATTAGTGGGCTCGGACAATTTGGGTGTGGTTATCGGACCCGCTTTACAAAGTAAGCCCACCTCGGAGTTCCTTGATTTCCTGATCAAGGAATACACCAGGAACCACCCCTGCAAACAGCTTATGGTGAAGGTCATTTGTCTCTGGAAAGAGACAGGAAAAAAGCATAACCCTAATGAGTTTCCCCCAATACTGGGCTGGAATGTGTTTCTCTCATCCTTTTAAGGACTTGACCGTGGTAAATAGAAATTGGCACCCTAACGACCTTTACCTTATTTCGTTCCACAAGAACTGTACTGACGGGATGATGTCAGCTTTGGTCATCGTTCTCTTCCTCCGGAAAATGGGGGTGCCTGACGCCAATATCGAGCTGGTCCCGACAATTCCAGGGGTGACCCCTAAAGCGGACCCTGTTGGCAAGCACGTCATTATGGCGGATGTGACCCTAGGCCGCGAAGCAATGGATACCTGGAACGCCAGGGCGCAGTCCTTCATTTGTCTGGACCACCACATTTCGGCGCAGGAAAAGCTTGGGGACTTGCCATATTGCAAGTTCGATATGGATCATTCTGGTTGTGGGATGTGCTGGGAGCACTTCTTCCCTGGTGAAGAGGTCCCTTGGTTCATTGCCTATGCCGAGGATCGCGACCTTTGGACGTGGAAGCTCCCAGATTCAAAGGAAATCAACTCGTTTCTCGTTAACCTGGATTTTTCGATCCCGGCATACGAAGAGATGCAGGCACTGGGGGCATTTGAAAATGCCAAGCTGATCGGTACGGCTCTTTATAAGGCAGAGCAGGAGCAGGTTAAGCGTTCCGTGAAGCATAAGGGAATGATTCGACTAGGGCATAAGCCCTGGTGGGCTTTCTGGCGAAAGCGTCCTTGGTTGGTTCCCGCTGTATGTTCTGCCCATTACCAGTCCGAAATCGGAAACGTCTTGGCCTTGGACGCGCCTTTCGGTGTGGTGTGGTATCTTCACTACAAGGACGGAGAGCCTATGGCTCAGGTGTCTTTGCGGTCTTGTGACCGCGCCGACGTTAGCAAGATTGCCACTTCATTTGGAGGTGGTGGGCACAAGAACGCGGCGGGCTTCATGATCCCCTTTAAGCAGTGGAATAAGTACCTTAAGGAAGTGCCAAATGACCAAGGTTGAGCAACTTAACAAGGCTTTGCATGATTTGGAAATCGAGGCCTTGCAATTCAATAAAAGGGCAGAAGAATTCCGTGCCAAATCTCTCCGGCAGAGAAATCGACTTCAAGTTGAGTTGGAGCACGCTAAGCGTGCCTCACCTCTCGGCGAAGATATCTATCGGCATGAAGACGTCATTTTTTGGCGTCGTACTCCCCAATTTTCAAGCCGGACCTACCGTTACGTAGCGATTAAGCTAGGCTCTAAGTGGTGGGTTACGGGTGAAAATTGGAAAGAGAACGGCATTTCCTGGGAAGACCTTTCCCGTCAAATGACGGGTGAGATTTCAGACGTGACGAAGCTCGTTCGGCCCTAATGCGCTCTCCATTTGCCTATTTCGGTGGTAAAAGTCGTGTGGGGGCCGAAGTTTGGAGGGCTCTCGGTGACGTAGACCATTATGCGGAACCGTTTGTGGGGTCGGGTGCCGTTTTGTTGGCACGACCCCACAAACCACGCATTGAAACCGTAAATGACCTGAACGGCTTCATTTGCAATTTCTTCCGGGCGATTCAACATGACCCGGAAGGGGTTGCCGTCTGGGCTGATCGTCCCGTCAATGAGACGGATCTAATCGCCACCCACCTTTGGCTAGTGAACGAGGGGGCTGCACGGATTGCAAAGCTAGAGGCTGACCCCTTCTATTTTGACAGTCAGGTTGCTGGGCTGTGGGTATGGGGAATCTCCTCATGGATCGGCGCGGCCTGGTGCAGCGGAAAAGGCCCCTGGTACATTGATAATGGCCGAGTCTTAGACAGCCGTAAAGTCCCAGCTCCGGAAGGCACGCCCGGGGTTCGCCGTAAGCTCCCCAATCTCGTCACTACAGGCGTTGGCATCAACCGACCTACGCAGGACGTGTGGGACTATCTGTTTTCGCTCAGGGAGCGGCTACGGCACGTCAGGGTGTGCTGTGGGGATTGGTCTCGGGTAGTCACTACGGGGGCTCTCTACAGAGGCAAGACTGTAGGGGTGTTCCTAGACCCGCCTTACTCGGATGAGGGCACCTATGCGGGCCTATACACCCACGAAGAACCGGACCTATCGGCTAAGGTTCGGGAATGGGCTCTGGAGCACGGGGAAGACCCCCGAATAAGAATTGCGTTGTGCGGATACGATGGTGAGCATGAAATGCCGTCGTCGTGGCGTTGTTTTAGCTACTCGGCCACCCGAGCGTATGGGCAGTCCTCGGATGAGGGGAATGCGAAAAACCGGCATAAGGAGCGGATTTGGTTTTCTCCTTATTGCATATCATCAGCGGATGGCGCTATACTTGAGTCGGATGTTTCCGACCTACTCTAAACGGATTACCCCTAAACATGACCGATCTACCTACTGCGTTGAAGCGGAAAGACGCGGAAATTGCTGAACTTGAGCGCATCATTGCCGACATTACCCGTCAGTTAAATGACGCCAAGATAGGGGCCTCTGATTTGGGGAGGCCTGGTTCCACGTGGTGGAACAGTGCTACGTTCGCCGTCGACAAAAAGAAGGTGCAGTTAAAACGGTTGGTTAAGGAGCGTGAGCAGCTCATCATCAATGCTGATCGGGTCCGGTCAGCGAAGCCGGACCGGCCAACTGCGCAGAAACGTATTCAGACGTTGTTAAAGCTGGCACATTCTGTCTCCTCCTTTATGGACAATGACAGTGATGAGGCTTATGATGCTATGGGTTCGCTCGTTGCTGAGTTGAGTGCGGTGTGGCCTGATTGGCAGGCTGTGTCTTTAGAGCAGCCGTAACATGGTATTCCTCTTATCCCTTTTGAAGGCTTAGGGGGGAGTTCCTAAAAATGGCAACCTTTAACGGCGGTTCTCTAGAATACATACTAGCCTCGATACCGTTCCATTTGGATGGTGGGGCTTCCTCCACCATTACCAACGTGAGCGCGGAGACCGCATTTACCTGTGTGCTAACGGGGATGCCCGCGGTTGTGGATAACCGGCTTTGCTTTGCCGGCTGGATCAAGTTGGTCGTGGACCCTGGTGACGGCTGTAGATTGCGGTTACGTGCGGGTTTGGCCTCAGCGGCGCTGACCGCTGGGGCGGAGTTGGCCTTATTCGATTTTGCAGATTCGGGTCAGATTTACTTTGAGGGGTCTCTCAATATCACCGCCATTGGTGATATTGCAACAGGTAGGATTGATCTTCAAATGAATGTGATTACTGGCGGGGCAATCGGACCTTCCAGCACTCCCGTTGTGCTCATGGACGAGCCTGTGGACCTATCCGGGGTGTTCCAGCTAGGCTGGACGCTAGAAGATCAGACGACTTGGTCTGCGAGCAGTACGGGTGAGTTGCGGACGATGAAGGGTGGGCAAATTGCCGACCGGATCCCCTAATTGAGGTAATTTGTATGCGAAAAACAGCTAAAACTCCGTATCAGCAATTGGCTGATGCAATTCCAGATTATCAATCTGAGGGCATCAACGGGCCTGTGCTAAAGGCGTTTACTGCTTTGGAAGCGCTCCTTCAAATCTATACCTCAGAAGGCTTCTTCGGAAACAGCTCCCAAATCACTGCTGATTGGTATCATGGAATGGGGCCCCAACAAAGAACGCGGGTCAAGAAAATGCTCCAAGAGGTTTGGAACCTTACCCACGCCGTAAAACGGAAAGAAACCTATCCCGATACAATTGCTCGCCTTAACGATCTGGTGCTTGAGTTCAAGTGGCTAGCACCTAAGGTGAAGACGGAGTCAGACCAATTCGAATTCGGGCCTTTTATTGTCAACCTTATGCCTGGCGTTAGCAAAGCGAATGCTGCGAAAGCTCTGGAATGTTTGGAGGCCGCAGCTAATAGCTTACGGGGCTTTCCTGCCGCACTCTTATCCTGTAAGGTGTTCATTACCAAAAGTCTTGGGGGCAGAACCAACGCCTCTTACTTTCCCGATAAGGATGTGGTCTATTTGAGTTTGAAGGCCACTCGGTCTGCGGAGGATGTGGGGACGATTATTCACGAGTTTGGTCATCGGTATGACTATCGCTTTTGGAAGGACTTGGAAACGCGCAGGCGGTTTGTGGAGTTGTCCACTGAACCTGTGTATAAGGTTTTGGAGATCACACCGCAAATGAAGCGTGCTGAAGCTGAGCAGCAATTGCGTGTTGTACAGTCAGTCCGTAAAGGCGGCAAAGCCACCTCAACTCCCCTAATGGGGAAAATCTTGGATGTTATTGAGCGAACACCCCCATGGGTTGAGCTTGGTAAGCTCGTGCGTGCCGCAGTGAAAGACCCAACGTTGGACGCAACTCTTGTGGCGGAGATTATCCCGCTTTTGCCAGACACGTTGCCCACAAAAGAGGTGTTACGGGCTCCCATCGCGGTCACCCCATATGGGGGGACTTCTGTGAAGGAAAACTTCGCGGAAGCATTTAAGCATTTTGTGCTGGGCAGGCCTCTGCATCCGGAAATCCAAGAGATCATGGAAAACCTGAGGTAACTTGGATGCGAAAAGCCCAACCCTTGAAAAAGGCTATTTCGACATACCTGAACCATGATAACGCCCATCTCCTTAGAAACTTGGGCTTTTTCAGGGGGAGTCTAAAGCTCAAACAGACTAAGGGTCTCTTGGGTAAGACTTCCGAAATCACAGCCGATTGGTTCTTTGAACTGGAACACAATCAGCAGGTTCGGGTGAAGAAAATGCTTCAAGCGATAAACGACCTAACCCCAGCTCTTAAGCGCAACAGTACCTCATTGCCAATCATTGAGCGGCTTCAGGCGCTCGAAACGGAGTTTCAGTGGATTTCTGGAGTGCAGCAAAAGTTGATCGGGTAGAACCAGGCATGCTCCCTGAAGAAGCCCGACAAATCATCCGTGATAGGTTCCCAACAGCCAAAATGGCTACCCAAGTGGGTATTGGGTGTGAAGTCTACACCCTCAACTTTTGGGAATTCCAGTTGTCAATCAACATCAGCACGAAGTCCCTTTTCGGAGTTCCGATGGGGACTTGCCAATGTTCATGCACTCTTCTGGGTAAGCCCGTTGTTAAAAAGGCTGCCGTCAGCTCCTATTCGGAGCTGATTACCTATCTCGATTTCGTTCGCCTACACCTAATCGATGCAGGCGAAAAGATTCTCTCTGGGTTAGGGATCTGACTAGGGATCTGACTTAACCACCCCAAACATCTCATACATACAAGCAAAGAGCTTGAACTTGTCGAGATGCTCTTGAAGCTCCATCGGAGTCATCCGGTCGAGATCCTCCCCTTGGGGGATCCGCACTTGAGTATGGGCCACGTCTCTCGCAAAAGGCGGGGAGTTGAGCATTACCGTGTATGTGGTGGCCTGAGGGATCACAGCGTGCCACGTTAGTGGGTTTGTGATCTCGTACCCCGAATACCGTGGCATGTAGAATTCGGCGACGTGTTCCGGCCCGGATTCGCGGTCCTTGGAATAGCCCACACGCATCTTGTAAGCCCCGTCCAGGATGACGAAGGCCCCAGGCCATGGGTGCGGGTGGTCGAACGCCTCGTGGGTATCACAGGGGTCGAATTTGTGAAGGCACAGCCGCAGGTCCCCGAGTAGGGTCCACACCCGGTATGTGCGGGGGAGTCGTTTGTTAATGCACAGGCTATCCCAAATGTGGTGGGATTCGAGCAGGCCCGGAAGTTGGTGCTTAATGATATCTTGCAGTTGGCTTAGCATCCCAACTCCTTTAGTCGAGTGTTGGTTTTCGGTGTCGGCCCGGTGTGGTTCGGTGCCTCTTCACGATAGAGCGCTTCCAGCTCAGCCCAGTTGTCAACTAAGGGCCGCCATTCCGGGTATTTATCCGCAACACGATGCATGCTCTCGCGCCATTCGTTAGGGGCAACGTCTAGAAGACGGATACAACGTCCCAGGTCGGAAGAGTCGGATGGAATCCCGAGTTTATCTGGGTAAGTATTATTGAATACACAGTAAATGACGCAGGATGAAGTCCCGCAATCCCAGGAATTGAACCACTCCCAAGTGTTGGTGTAAATGAACCGAGCCCTACCAGCCTCACTCGGTTTGCACTTGCGGTGCGTCTTGGTGAAGCCTTTACTGGCACCCGCAAATACATCGATGGGCATGCTCTGGGCCCCCTCGAAAATGTATTCCTGACCACAGTTCATGCATGCGAACCCGAGTGTGGGTCGACCCCGACGTGTGCCGCTGATCACAATGTGATCAGTCTTACTGGGGCCTGTTGCCTCAATCTTTTTAAGGCTTTCGGCCAGCATTGCCCGACCTTTGATGACACCGGCTTCCATCCTAGCAATTTCCTCTTCGGAGGAGCCAGGCGGAGGGATTAGTGGCACACCATCCGTGATTGCACGCATCACGGCCCGCAATTCTGGAGTTGAGTCTGGTGGCAGATGGAATTGGAGGACACTACTCATCGGGAAATACTCCGCAGCAGTAGGGACCGCACGACTTGCCGGAAATGGCTTTTTCGAGTTCGTCGAGGATCATGAAGATGAGGGTGTCAACGGGAAGATTATCCCCGCAAGTGTGTCGCGCCATAGAAGCTAGACTGCCTGCGCCGTAGATGCTCAGTCTACAACCGTCGTCGAAGCGGGTTGCATAATAAACAGCAAAGGCCGCTCGCCAGGGTGGGCCGGAATTCTTCCGCGTGAAATAAGACGTTTCAACGCGGAGGTTCAGCCATTCCTCTGGGTCTATCTGTTCCTTAGCCATCCTACGCTCATAAAGCGAGATAGCTTTTTCTCCGTATTCGGAAGCTGGGCCTGCATGCCCTAGGCATAGCTTAAGTATCTCAACCTTAAGGGTATTTTCGAGGGTGTCCCAATCTTCTGGAGATAGAACGTGCCAGCGTTTAGCTAGCGACGCATAATGTCTAATGACCGTAGGCCACTGTTCTTCGGTCCCCGCATCATTCATCCAAACGGTGAGGTGAGCAAGCCAGGCGGGCATTACTTCAGCGGGACAAGATGCCCGGCTAAAAAACCGCCCCGCTTCAGGCGAAAGGGCTGCGAGAAGGCAGGCGTACTCTTTGCCGTCTATTGTTTCGGCCCACTTTCCACGGACGAGCCGCCCCTCTGCGATAAACTGGTCGAGTCTAGCACAGCGCTCGCTCATGTTCAGGTCACGAGTTTGTTTTGCGTCTGGAATTGCCAATTCAGGAGCTTGGGGGCCTTCAAAGGTCGGGAGAGCCCCGGAAAAGAAGGGCAGAGGAGGGCTTGACAAGTAGACGTCTGTGTGAGTGGTAAGAAGGTCGGGCCCCTCGTTCGGGTCCAGTTTCTCTAACGCCTGCTTAAACTCCGCAGAAGTCGCGCCAAAAGCACGGACACCCTTTGTGTGGTGGATTGCAATATATCCGGAACCGTACTCTTGGAGTACGTGCATATTGTTGGCGAACCATTCATCGTAGGGGTCCGTCATTGCTCGAATTCCTTCTTCAAGGCAAGGTAATCCTTCTTGGACTTTTCGTACTTGCGCTGGCGCTCAGCCTTTGCTGCCGCCTCAGCCTTCTCCTTCTTTTCCTTTTCGAGCTTCTTCCGCAAGGGTGCCTGTGCTTCCCAAGCGGCTAGTTTCTCTTTGTAAAGAGAAAGGGCTTTCTGATACTTCGCAATCCGCCGCTCGCGCTCTTTTAGAGCCCCAGTATACCAAGGGTTGAGCACCTCCTTCGTTTCCACTTTCCGGAAGGTGATGGACGGGGACGAATAGGAAGATTCCCCGAGGCACTCAATACCGATTTCATGGGTATTGAGTGCCTCGATCAGAAGCTGCTTGGTTTCCGCAGAAAGCCGGCCCATCTCACTCTCAGAAAGGTACAGCAAGTTATCCCCAAGAGTTGTTTCTTGATAAGTCCGTTCGGGAAGCGGATCCGTGCTCGGATCGTGGGGCTTTGCGGGCTCCTTTAGGAGCTTGGGTTCGGTTGAAATGGGAGCAGTTTTCTTGGCCATGATGGGGTCCTCTCTATACTATACTATACTACCGGGCCGCTGACTTTTCCAAATCTGCCCAAAGGGCATCCATGTTGGTCAACAGGATATTGGTGGTTTTCTTGTCCGGACCACGAAGGGTAATCCGTCCTTCGACGGGCATCCGAATCTTAGCAAGCTTTCGGCGATGCGTGGTTGGAAATCCTCGCTCTCGATAGGAGCGGATTCGCTTGTGATTTGACAGCTCATACCCCGGAAAAGTTGACCCGAGAGGGAGCCACTTTTCAGTGAGAAGAAGCTCTCGAACCTGTTCACGAAGTTCATTCAGCGGCATCCCATTAGGGAGCTGAAGGGACCGCGCCTCATCCCGAAGGTGTTCCTCCGTGAGGATCCCAATGGGAACGAGCTTGGTAGGGAGTGCAAAGGGGGTGGGGACCATAGTAAATGTGGGAAGGGGCGCAAGCTCCGTTTTGGGAGCCTCAGCCTTCAACGCGGTCTCCAAAAAGAGATCCTCCACCTGAGTCAGGATCTCAAGGAGAGCCGTCAAAAGCCCAACCGTCTCTGGTGTGGTCTTGAATTTCGCGAAGGCCGGTAGACCAATGACTTCGCCTGCACGCCTGAGCACAGCATCAACACGGCTCTGGAGAGGAGAGGGTGAGGCCACGTTAGCCGTGGTTACTGGAGCCGACGGAGCCGAGGTTTCCGCCTGAATCAACGGAGCCGATTGAGCTACTGGGGCCTCAACTGGCTTCTTCAGGTCGATAGTGCTAACTTGCAACTTTGCAGAGCCTGCTTGCATCGCGAATAATTCCTTTCGGACTGCCTGCTTTCGGAAACCCGCACGTTGGATTTCACGCAAACAGAGGGTGAGTGTGTTTGGGGTCATTTCCCGTTGCGTTGGAATAGCCGTGACCTTAGCTTTTGTGCTTTCGTGTTGCCACTTATGGTGACTAGACCCGGCCTTCGGCACCTCCGTAAAGCCATGCGCCTGGAGCCACTGAATCAGTGTCCTAGATTCGACCGTCATTTTATGCCCCTTAACTTACAGTCAAAGACCCTTAGTTTCATCGATATCAGAGGTTTCCAGTAGTGAATACCCCTCGGACCCGCGATACTGAGAACCGACTTCAACCGAGGTTCCATCAGTGAAGTGCAGTTCTAGAACCTCGAAATCCGGCTCAGAGCGCTTTACAACGCGCTCAATTGTCTTGCCCTCGATATACACGAGAGTTCTCCCTTACGCCCTACGGATCTTCGGAACACTCAGGTAAAGACCCGTAGTGCTCTCGAAAAAGCCCTTGACCGAATCTCCGTAAATCCCGTCTTCCTCCACAAGAGTCTTCGCATTGATCCCATGGACCGATTTGAAGGTCATCTTGTAGAGATCCGGGCCTGGCATGTATTCGATTTCGCAGTAGTTAGGCTTTCCCGCTCCCGGACGTGGGAACTTCAGGATGAGGAGATTATCCCCAGCCCGCATGATCCTACCACCCGTCATCACGGTAAAGGCCCCAGCACCACCAAGCCACTCTAACGCTGATTGATATCCCATCATGGTTAGAGAACCACGATCTAGATGGAAGTTAGCCCGCTATTCGTGATCTCTGAGAACTTCGCCAGCACCGCACCGTGATTGATGATGGGGGCTGAAAGCATCACCAGCAGTTGAGCCCGATCACTCGGGCAGTAGGTCTGCGACCGCCACATTTCATTCCAGGTTGAGGCCAGATCATGAATTTCCAGCAGACGATCGCGATCATCGCGAATCAGAGCCACCGTTTCAGCATCAGTACACCCCAGGAAATACGCGATCTCGCGCACCTTCGCGTGGTATTCGATCTCCGAAGGAGGGGTGATACCTGCCTCCGTGAGATGAGCGTGGATATTACTCTTCTTCATTTTGAAGCTCATTCTGGGGAGTTTGCAACGCCAGCGCCCGTAGCTGGTCGTACGTAATTAACGTCAGGTAAAACGGTGTCATCCAAAGGTTTACGTTAGACCCATAGCGACGTGCACAAACCTTGTAGGGCGAACCGAAACCAGAAGGCTGGTCAGCATAAGCCGGCCCCCACGGGTTTAAGTGTAACCCAAATTCATCGTATTCGAGGAATACATCCCCAGAATGGGTGAGAGACCCCTCATACATACTAGGCAACTGATTTCGTTTGGAACGCTTTGACCATCGGTGGAAAAGCGATCGGCCTGCCTTCATAAAGGCTACTTTGGCTTTCGTATTACCAGGGGTCCACGCCTCACAGGCGGAGCAAACCTCTTGCGCTACATTAAACAGTTCGTCGAGCCCATAATCAGCCAGTGACAGGTCACGTACACTGAACAACTCTCCTTTTAGAGTAGGGAGCTGTAGTTGCCCCAGATCAGGGACCCAAGGCTCATGCAATTCTAATTCCACCCGCACCTCACGTTGTTAGATACCTAGTGGTAGTACCCACAGGTAATTTCTACTTAGGGTCAAATCATCCAATTCCGAGAACTTGTGTAACACGACCGTTGTCGTCCAAAACGACATTGACTCGGTTGGCCACTACCGTGGTCGCGAGTAGGCCTCGCCACACCCGAAAGCTCATCTCGTTCTGAGCACACCAAAGGTGCAGCTCAGCCGTGTTTTTACCAAGCAAAACGGTTAAATCGTTAGCCGGTGTAGTCACAAACCACCCATTCGATTTCAGGGTAACCCGACAGAACCTCTGCCAGCACTTTCTCAGTGTCCACCCAGGGGACCTTGAACAGCCCGGAATTGAACTTGTTGGAGTACACCAGCGACAGCCCTTCCGAGCGACACTTGGCCAGAAGGTCATTGACGGCCAATCGTGTCGCTGTCAGGATCTGAGCTGGACTGTCAACGGTGCTGGCGTAGCCCTTGGAGGTGAAGAGGACGCCGACATTCTCAGAAAGAATGTCGGCCATACCTGGGGTTACGCCCCTTGAACAGAGGTGTTGGTATTCAACGTAAGCCTTCGACTTTTTCTCTGCGAAGACCTTGGCGATACCGCTCCCCCATCGGCCCATGCAATTACAGGCATGAACCAGCAAAGCCCCTTTTGGGGCGTCAAACAGGTTCATTTCGAGGATTTTGAGGTTGGAGGTCCACGCCATCACTTCTTCACCGTGAAAGTGTAGTTCGCCTCGTAGGATTCGTTGTACCCAGGCTGGTCGTATACCACATCCCAACCCGTTTCTCGAAAGATAGGCTCAATGTCCAACCAGCCCCGTTCAACGATTTGTTCATCATTAGTCCGCCTCCCCATCCTCTTTTTGATGCGGGTGACTGCTTGAGTCACCGTGACGGTTGCGGAATTGCCGGAAAAGTTCTCCGCAATCAAGTCATTGAAAACCTCAATGACTTCGGGTGGGATAGACTTAACCTTGCGGTCAGCTACTTCTTGGGGTGTAATTGGTTTCACTTCTTCACCGTGAAAAGGTAATACGATTCGTAGTAGTGTGAGTCCCGATATGTCACATCCCAACCTGCTTCTCGAAAGATGGGTTCCACGTTGTCTAACCACCAACAACGAAGAATCTTTTGTTCGTTAAACCCAGTCTTCTGGGCTATCCGTGAAATAGCTTGTCGCAGCAGGACTTTGGCCGAATTACCGGAAATGTTCTCCCTGATCAAATCATTGAAAGCCTCAATGATTTCGGGAGGGATAGGTTTAACCTTGCGGACAACCTCTTGGGGTGTAATCGGTTTCATTTCCTGTTCTCGTCACGGACCTGCATGAGCATTCGGCCTAGATGATTGGCACCCTCAGGCTTAGCATGAGGACTACGACACTTGCCGCTACACACGCCAAACCACACATCATGCCAGTGATTGCCCTCAACAAGCTGAGTTTCCCCAGTCTCGTCGAGAAGCCGCCTCAAGTCCGGACGCGCGAACTTCTGCCGAAGAAGGTCCAACATGACATCGTTTTTGATGCTGTCCCAGCCGGGGCGGAGGGTAATCTTTCGCCCCTCCCGCTTGGAGGCCCCGTGCGTGGGGGCCAATCGGACACGTTCCCGCTCAATCGGGTCAAGAGTCTTCGCCGCTTGGTAAGCGTGCTCAGTGGAGCTGTACGTCACGCCATCCAAAACCACTTCGACATCGAAGAAGTTGGACAACCAACGGTACTCCCCTGTAAATTGCTCTATCTTAGTCACGACATTCCCAGGCTGATCTAGCCAACCAAAGGTACCCAGACGACACGCAAGCTTAGGGGTTTCTTCGTTAAGAAAGTCCTTGTACTTGCGGTAGCCCGAAGAACGTAGGTCTTCGCCGAAGATTAGCCCCTCGGGGTCATCCACTTTTAGGATAGACAGATAGGCTGGTTTGGACGCATCAGTGTCGTCCGTGGTGTATGCGAGGGCCAGTCCGAACTTGTGCAGGACGGCTCTGTTGATCTCGAACAGAAGCCCCGTAGAAAGTAGGTGCTCGGGAGGAAGAACACGAAACTTTGAATCCATACCTTACTCCCGAACCCGTCGACGGGCTGCCCTATCCGTGTCATAGGCTAAGGACATACGTGCAACCTCAAGCGAGGAAGCTGCATCCAAGTGCAGGATGCCAGTTCCGCCAAAAGCGTTCCAAGCCGTGATATTGTCCTGCCAATCGTCAATAAGGATATCCCCAGGCTGGTGCATGTAGAGGGGTTTATTCTTCCCACCCCAAACCGGAAGCACTCTTACATGAAGCCCGAAGTGCCGCCGAACCCATCGTTTCTTAGCGATTGCAGCCGCTTGAAAACAAGCCTTAGGGCATGCGGTTAGGATAATAGGATCGTAGTCCCGCAACCCATTGAACAGCTCTTCTGCATCTGGCATAAGAGGCAGCTCATCAAAAAAGGTTGGGAGTTCCGCAACCAGCCGCCACATCTCTTCTTCTGGGATTGACCGGTGGTCAATGCCAAAGATTTCAGGGAATCCGCGGTCAAAATCAGCGCAAACACCATCAGAATCCAGGAATACTGAGGTCATAGCCCTTCCTTGGAAATGTACCTAAATTGCTCTTGACGGAGAATGTCACGCATGATTTCTAATTGCGTTTTGTCAGTTCGGCTTGTGCCCCGACAGAACATCGTCCCATTCCCCATTGAATCTGTTGGCGAATTCCTCCAATGGAGGCGTTTCACGCTTTGCAGCTTCATAAGGTGATCGCTGAGATAAGCCACGAATGAATCCTCCCCAGGAAGGGATTCGCGGCTATGCGCAAAGCACCAGTTCTGGTTGTCAGTCTGTTTGTTCAGCTCCCGTAGGATATCCATCTTGGAAATGACCACGTCTGTAACGCTGTTCACTTCGATCGCCTTGGTCAACCCATATAGGTCCAACCAATTGCACTGGCGAGGACGGCCTGTAGTAGCCCCAAATTCAGAGCCCAGCTCGCGCAGCTTTTGGAAAATCGCGTTCTTGGGTTCAAAGTCCCGGGAGCCCACATAAGTGTCGTAAGCCTTAGCCACCCCGAACACCTTGCGAACCTTGTCCCAAGGAATGCCATTCTGAATAGCTCCTGCAACGGTCGCAATGGATGAGCTGCTAAAAGGGTATTCTGCACACCAGTCAATATCAATGTCGAACCCCTGTGCCCCTTCGGCTAGGACTCCATAGGGTGTTGAGCTGTAGAACAGCTCATAGAGGTCAACGAGGTAAGGTGCCAGCTCGGGGACGGACTCTGCTCGAATGCCAGTACGGGCGTGCTTTGCAGCGTAGGCAGGGCCAATCCCCTGTTTAGTGGTGCCGATTTTGGATTCGGCTTGTTCGGAGGCAATATGCTCTTCGGTCACAATATGGGCGTTCTTGGCAATGAAAACCTTACCCTCGGTTTCAATGCCCATATTGCGAAGGGACTCAAGCTCCTCAAAAAACTTGCGCGGGTTAACCACACAACCGGACCCGATCACACAAAGCTTACCGTGGAAGATTCCAGTGGGAATGAGGTGGGTGGCGAATTTCACCCCATTGTGGTAAATCGTGTGGCCAGCGTTGGACCCCCCATTCCACCGGAGGACGATGTCGTAACGGGGGTCCTTGCAAAGCTCGTAAACTACGGCGCCTTTGCCACAGTCGCCGTAACGGAGGTCTACTACAATGTCCGCGAAACTGATCATTTGTTGTCCTTTCGGTCGTTTCTGATTTGGGTGCAAATCTTGTGAATCTGCTCGCCGGCTAGCGCCCATCTTTCAAGTAAGTCATCATTCGGAAGCTTTCCGAGGATTGAGCGTAGTCTTCGCCCGTGGAAACTTGCGGAGGAATCCGCTTCTTGAAGTTCTTGGGGAACAGTGGCGGTTGCGAGGCGTTTTGTTGCTCTAGCAAAGAAGTACGCGAAATGAGCAAGAAGAACTGGGTCTATGCCCCCAATGCTAGGAGCAGTCATATCCTGTCGGAAATACCCGTTTGGGATATCATTGGTCATGTGCTGCCCTTTCGGTCGTTTCTAATTTTGGCGCAGGCGTTGCTGAGTTCCTCCCCAGCCAAAAGCCACGTTTCAAGCAACTCGTCGGGAAGGTCTTTGAGCTTGGAATGCAGGTTCTTTCCGCAAAGGTGCCTTAGGCCGCGTTGGCCCTCTATGAAGTCGGCCTCTGCCTTGAGAATCCCTTGCGGGGGGCCTTCAACGATCTGATCTAACTCAGAATAGCGTTTGAGCGTCTTCTTTGCTTTGGCAAGGAAGAAAGCGCTTTGGATAAGAAGAGCCGGGTTTTCGACATTACCCGTTGTTTGCGTCATTTGTCCAACCCCATTTGTCGCCAAAGTCAACCTCAACCGAAATGGGTTGGAGGTGCCTGAATCTGTTGCGGAACAGCTCAGCTATGTAGTCGAAGTATGCTTCGATGAGGGCCGCGTGTAGATCGAACGGCACCTCGTCGTAGAGGAGATCATTCGTCATCCTCGTCCACCATCTCTTTCACTAGCTGCGCCAAATCCTGGGCTGTTGGGCGGTCTCCAACTGTTTCTTGTAGAGGCTGTGGCATTCTAGCCCCATATTTACGGGGTGGTGGAGGAACCTCAGCAAGATGCGCTAACATCTTCTCGGCGTATGCCTTACGTCGCGTAAACTCCTCAAGCAAATCCGCATGAACCTCAGGCGGGAGAGCTTCCAGCAGATCATAGCCTGCCGAAACCCGTTCCCAGTTCCTGCTCGCCCGATCGGCCCAATCCTCTAATTCGGAGGATAGTGCCTCAGGGTCGGGGTTGTCTTCCCAGAAGTATTTCTCTTCATAGGCATATCGGCCGCTATCCGCGTAGAATTTCACCCACATTATGTATCCCACTCCCATTGGAGGTTTGGAAACTGCTCCCGAATTACTTGCTTGATCCAAGGTTTAGCAGCCTCATTCAATAGGCGGAGGCGCTTCTTGTACGAGAGCGAAACATCCACGTTCGGGATGTAGGTCTCGGGACTATTACCGTAAACGTCGTAGAGGTCAAACTTCCCGTCATCATCAGTAACTCGTGTCCAAAACCCTAGGGGGGGCGTTAAAGGCCGCGAACCAAGGAATCAGCTTTTCCGTGAAACACGGGACACAGATATCGAATTCGACCTTTTCAAGGTCTCCACATTCGGGATATGTGGACCCCGTTTCCATAGAAACCTGGCATTCCTGCTTTTCGTACCAACCCGGATTCGGGATATCCTTCCTGCACACGTCACAAATCACACGGTCTGTGACCATTTTAGTCGTGGCCGGTTGGGTAAATGGCTTCATGGTTCGCATAGGTTACCCCTTCACACAAAGAACCTGCTTGAGTGTGTAGACAATCTCGACGAGATCCGTCTGAGCCGCCATAACGTTGTCAATCGACTTGTACGCAGCCGGGGTCTCATCAATGACTCCGACATCCTTTCGGCACTCCACCCCAACAGTGGCCTTCTCGTGGTCCTCAAGTGAGAAACGGCGCTTGGCCTCACCCCGAGACATAGACCGACCCGCACCGTGCGAACAGCTATGGAAGGACTCGGGGTTGCCCTTCCCACGAACGATGAAGCTCTTGGCACCCATCGATCCAGGGATGATGCCCAACTGCCCTTGTGCAGCAGAAACAGCCCCCTTACGGGTGAGCCAGACATCCTGTCCAAAGTGGTGCTCGCGCGCCACATAGTTGTGGTGGCAGTTGACCGCCATCTCGGTCAGCGTGAATGGTGGGAGGAAATCACGCATCACGCGGATAACCTCCCCCATCATGAGCTGGCGGTTGATTCGGGCGTACTTCTGCGCCCAATCCACGGCCTCAACATAATCGTTGAAATGCTGGGTCCCCTCGGTCAAGTAGGACAGATCCTTGTCGACCGCCGTCAGGCCAGCCTTGATCATATCCTCCTTCGCCAAGGCGATGAAATGCATACCGAAACGGTTACCAACCCCGCGGCTTCCCGAATGCAGCATCACCCAAACCTGGCCCGACTCGTCAAGGCACAACTCTGTGAAATGATTACCGGTTCCGAGAGTTCCGAGGTGGTTGGCCGAATTACCAGAGCCGAGCTTGGGATACTTCGATGCGATCCTTGCGTACCCCACGGCCAGTTCATCCGCCCATGCCTTTGCGTGGGTTGCAGGAAGGGAGTTGCCCCGGAAGGACCCCACGTCATTCGACCCACCGTTGTCGGAACGGCCATGGGGAACCGCCTGCTCAATCGCAGAGCGAAGTGCAGCGAGTGAGTCTGGAAGCTGGGAGGCGTTCAGGGAAGTCTGAACCGCAGCCATACCGCAACCAATGTCCACGCCTACAGCCGCAGGGATGATGGCGTTGACGGTGGGGATTACTGATCCGACCGCGGCTCCGATGCCAAAATGCCCGTCGGGCATAAGCGCAACATGGTTGTGGATGATGGGAAGGGTGGCAGCATTGGAAATCTGCCCGATAACGGCGTCCTCGAAAGGAACGTTTCCGCCGCCGTCCCAAATCTTGACGGGGACTCGCATCTCATTGGACTGAATTACACGCATTTCTAGTCTCCAGGAACAAACTCTACATAGTAGAGTATTTCGGATTCGGTTAGCCGTCCCATACTGGCGCCACACCTTGGGCACGAAGTTGGACAGTCCTTTTCGACGTAGGCGAACGGATTACCGCAGTGAACGTTGTTGCATCCGTACTTCTTTGGAGGGCTTCCCCCATAGGGAAACTGGACTTCTCGTAACACTCGTCCGAACGGTATCGATAACTTCTCCGTCGCCGGTCGTTTTCCTTTTCAGCTTCTGCGCGTTCCCACAGCTCCTGCGCTCCAATCACCATGGAGCCAGCCTTAATGCTCTCTCCAAGCCGGGCAAAGTACGCCTCAAAGTTCGGCGGCTCCCCATTAGCAATGCCCCGGGACGCGTCAAAAACGAGTTCCAGCGCGCCCGTAAAACCTTCCGGGGTCCAAAGCTGCCAGGGAGGGTGAGGGTGGAGCGCAATCGAGCGGTCCAGAAGCCCCTGGATTACGACGGCAATCCGGTTGTGTGCAACCGCACTCTCCGCCATCGACCGCATAGCATCATCGTAATAGACGCTGTCACGTGAGAGGGGAACATGGGTGTCCCGCCCATATGGTTTATATGGCTCAAAATGACTGCGCGTCTTTTCAGACTCTGATTTCCACGCCGCCAGCTCACGCTTGTATTTTGCGTTTTCTTCTTCCCGCTTTAGCATGACTGCGTCATGCTCGCGCTCTGAAATGACCCTCTCGAATCCAAAGCTACTCTGTACGATCCACTTCGGACCCTCGCCCAGAAGTTCCTCATTCTCATGGTCCGGGAAAAGATTCTCGCCGAATTCAACAGCCGTGCTCAATCGGTGAAGGGTATCTCCGTTTCGGATATACAGGAACGTCAGCTTGTCGGCTTCTCCCATTTCCCAGAAGCGGATCGCTTCAGACAGTGAGCGGGCCTCGCCGTAATCCTTAGCCTTTCGGCGTACCTGAAATGCAACGATACTGCGTGGGAAAGGCAGGATACGATTCAGGTTTTGGGGGCGGGCAAGCCACTTGTCAAAAGCACCGATGCCACGGAAATCCATGCCCCCGGCTTCATATTGAGCCAGGCATTCCTCATCCATGTAATGCTGGCGCTGAAACAGGTGGATGCGCGTGTCATTTGGGGCGGGCTCCCCGTCCAGGATCTGGGTCAGTTCCTCAGTCAAGCCCGCGTATAGCTCGACCATCATGATCCGACTGTCAATGCTCGACGTTGCCTGCCTAGCCTGAGCTGCAATTGCCTTCATGGGGATGAGTGAGGCTTTCATCCACATGGCCATAGCGGCATGCTGGCCCTCGATTTCCTTGAAAAGCTCGGGGAGTGTCTTGCTCTTCGCCTCGATCAATTCGAGCTTGTGGGCCTGGACGTCACCCACACCATGCACGACTGCGAGGCTGGTGCTGGACGTGCTATTGCCGAGCGCTTCAGTAGGCTGAAGTCCGAGTCGGGCCGTGACGGCCTGCACTTCGGACAGAAGCTCTTGCACTCGTTCCTTGTGGAAGCCAACCTGGGTGTCGATATAGCGATTAGGGGCCTTTGCCTTTCGACAATGGCGTTCCCAATCTTCCAATAGAATTCGTTCGGTTCGGCCTCCCACGGTTTCAACCATAGCGAAGTTTGAACCTACATGGGTAACGCAGACGAGATAGCGTTCGGGCTTGGCCCGGCGCCAGAACCACTGGCCAATTGCGACGGGTTCGCTTGTATCCGCGACGGTTTCGGCACGAATCACGTCAACAATGGCGGGGAGGTTCTCTGGGATTTCTTCGTTCACGATCTAACTACCCTTGCAGGCCTAAGAGTTAGGCATCAGGAAACTGCCACCGCTCATAGTGTCGTAAACGGCTGGGATGAGGCCCGCTTCGGAAGCCCAAGCATGGCGCTTGTAGTCTTCTTCCTCTTCGGCCTGTTCTCGCTCCCAGCGGAGACGGTCCCGCTTATGGGCGGGGCACTCGACGTGCTTAGAGCTTGCCTTTGGATTGCAGTAGTGGCAGGCCATTACAGGGTAACCTGGCTCGGCGCGGGGATGACCTTCGCGGGCACTGCGATGGGTGCCAGGGCCTGGGCCAGGCGGTTGCCGAATGCGACGCCAGCGAGCTGGCAAGCCTTCTCGCGTGCCTCGTCCTCGGTGTCACCGGAGGCGTCCTTCCACCAGTTCTTGCCTGGATCCTCCATAGCATACTGACCGAAGACGTTGCCCCACGCATGGGGGGCGGCCACGTAAGCGTACCACCTGCCATTGCGGCCCTGGGACACCTTGATCTCCAATCCTTCCATCAACTTCGACAGATCGCGCTTCATCACTTGCTCCAGTGCTTTCGGGGGTGCGGGCAAACATCCTTCGCGGGGCACGAGTCGCAGTACCCGCTGCCCTGAGTTAGGATGCATCCCCAGGGCCTCGGCGTGCCCTCCGACCTCCAGATCACAGGCAATTCGTCGGCCACGCGCGTGCAGAAGGCTTGCAGTTTCTTCGCATTTGCTGCTTTCGCCTCCTTCGCGGAGTTGAGTAGCGCCTGGTATTCGTCCTCTGTCAGCGTGTAGAACACGATCCCTCCTTTTCTCTGGGGCCTTTCTTGGCCCACAAAGGTATTACCCGGAGGGGGGCTAAGAGTTAGCCCGGCACTTCCAAATTCCAAGTCAGGGTGTGGTCAATAACCCCAGTCTTGGCAAGAGCCCTGCAATGGCGACGGATTAGGTCGACATCAGTTGAGCTTAGCTTGAAGTCGTCCATGAAGATTTCATAGGCGGCCTCCTTGAATAGGGTCGGCAGGCCAAACTTTGCTGCCATATTCTGCATCCCTATAGACCAGAAACACGCCTCCCATCGCGGGCTGCGGCTAAAAAGGCGGGAGAGGGTAAGTAGCAGATCACTGTTCATACCCTATGTACCGCTGGTATCGGCATTCTTAGCCATGATAACAAGCAGCTCGTCCTCCAAATCCTTATCCCAGCCCACTGAACTGTGGCTGAAAGCTTCGCGGATCTTGTTACGCATGAGCGATTCCTTGTCTAGCTCCCTCTTTTCGAAATCCGGGTCAACGTAGCGCTTAGCAGCCACATAGGCGATATGCAGATCGGGATCAACCCGCCCCTTGCTCGCCCACTGAGACTCAATAGCCCGACAGAGGTCTCGCAGAAGAGAATGCGCTTTCTCCAAAACTTCAAGCTCTAGAGGCTCGCTACTTCCGTTGTAAGCAACCTTTAGCCGGCTGATATCGGCCACGAGACCCCAAACCTCCAGAGGATTTGCCATTTCCCCCAGGGGAGTAGTTTCCTCTTCGGGGTAAGGTAAGTATTCTCGCGGCTCGATTGCGACAGCCCAATCAAACCCCTCACATCGAGCGAAAGCGGGGAGCTTGAGTTCGAAACTATCATATTTGATATGGCACCCATCCCGAATCGGGGTATCGATGGTGTCATCGTCGGCATCTACTGGGTGGCGGTGTCGGCTGATTTTCGTAGCCCCGAGGGGCGTCTTTTCCTGCTTGGAAAAGAAGGTTTTGACGAGGTTGTATTCCACAACCCAGTTATTCCCATAACCGTCGCCAAAGGCGCCATCCTTTGTAAGGGGCCGCCAGTAGAGTTCAAGGCGCGGAACAGGTAGGTCTTGTACAGGAATTCTGTTCACGAATCGTCTCCGGGCTTGGGCTTTGCCAGCTTGCATAGCGCTTTACGAAGCGCTGCGGGGGTTTTGTACGTTCCGACAGGAATAGTATTGGGGACATCCTGTGGATTATCGAAAGCACCCGGGTCCGGATGAAGCATAGCATGCGCTTCATCACAGAAGAGGTGTACGGCAAGAACCCAATTAACCCCATCGGTCTTTCCGCGTTCCCATATGGCTGGGAAACTGTTATTCGACCAACTGGGCTCTTCTAAGCCCGTGTCTTCACACGCGGCAAACCAATGCGAAAGAGGAACGCTCATGAACCCTCCCAGGGTTTCAATTCATATCAGGAGCAACACGGGCGAATGAAACTGACTCGCTGTAATAGCCGTTGCTGCTTCCTAACCACCGCAGGGTGACATATCCCTTAATGGTCGCAAACTTGTAGAAGGTCCAGGTGTAAGACTCGTAGTAGCCTTCGGGCGCTGACGCGCCTTCGTTGCTGATTTCTTCGGACATGAGGAGCGGGGACCCGATCAAGTCCTGAACGTCGCCGTCAATCTGCACGATATAGCATCGTGCACAGCAATCCGGCTGATACCACATATGCCAGCTACGACCATCTTGGGCCGTAAAGATGACCGCTTCGCTTTCATCCTGCATGCCAGAGATGCTGACAATCGTCGCCCCTAGCATATCCACTACTTCGCAGTGTTCCATGACTCATTCCCGTATCGCGCTGAATTGCGCGATACAATCTACCCTATTCGTAGCTCTTTACGTTGCTGACGATTTCGTCGAACTTAGCGCGAGCCTTTTCGGGTGCACCGCGAAAGAAGTAAATCCCCACGTTCTCGTTCGCATCCAAATCGCGGAGACGGACACGATGAGTCGGATCGGAATCCGTGTAGAACAACAGGTATTCGATGTTTTCGGTACAAACGTACCGGTCGATCTCGAAAACCATGGTCTCCACCTTCTGTCCGAACCCGTAGTTGTAAACTGTGGTGTAGGTCTTCATGTTTTAGATACCCGACCGGGATGAGGAGTTAGTATTCTATTCCTTCGTCTGATTCCCACCCACACGTTTCACACGGGTATTCCTGCTTCTTTTGCCCTAGGACAACTGGACAATCGTCATCCCCATACTTGCAATGATGCACGAAACAACAGTGGCTGGTGTGCACATCATGCTGAGCCGGGTCGTCAGGGACGTTAATAGGAAACCGAAGTTCCCGAATAGCCTTACCTAGTTCCTGGTGAACTTTCCGGAGTTGGGCCAGCATTTCTTTCCGCTGGACTTCTGTTGTCGGTTTAGGGTTGAAGAGCGCAATCATTTCCTCAAATGCAGTAATCCGACCTTCATAAAAAGCCGCTTCGGGTGGATTAGCGCAGTCCTTGCGAAGCTCGGCTTCACGGAGCAGCTCAGTGAACATTGTTAGCGCTTTCCAATGGAAAAGGTTTTGAGGGATTCGACGAGGTGTTCGGCCTGTTTACGGGTTTGCTCAGTGGCGTCACCCGGGATGACGGTTAAGAAGTGCCCGTCAATAGTAAGGGCTGGGTTGTCGCATTCCACGCCCCAAGACATTGTTCCATCTGGATTATGGCGAATATCCGCCCACACTGAGGCTTTCACTTGACACCATGAGGGTGTGTAGTTCGTTCCACGACAAACACCGCCGTCCCGGTGGAAATGATCGACTGGACCACCCGATCAAGCTCTTCGGGGGTCCGAATACGCTCCGATGGGAATGGGCTTGGGCTCGGGTCAATCGGGCTGTCACAGAAGTGGACGTCAATGCCCTTAGCTATTAGCGCTTCGGTCATGACCTGAATGATGGCGGTCTTTCCCACACCAGGGATTCCAGTAACGTCGAGTTGAATGTGTGCCATTAGACCTTTTTCCTTGCTGCCAATTCCTCGTGGAATGCAGACTCTAGTGCTTGAGTGAGGTGTGCATAAGAGCACTTGGAGAGCTTCTCCAGCCTTTTGACGGCTGCTTTTTCCTCTTCAAGAGCAGTCAGCAATTCCTCGTCAGTCATGTTCTGGTAGTCAGGCAGCCAACTGATGGGTTTCATCCTGAAACATCAGCCTTTCCCGGGTTTGCGTCCAGACGCCACTTCCAGGCAGCCACCAACTCGTTGAGTTGGTATAGCGCGTCCCCCAAATGAAATTGGAGGTTCGGGCTAATACGCTGGCTAACAAGCGTTGTTTGAAACACCCTGAGCCGCGTCCGTAGTGCAACTACGTCTTCCCACAAAGCCGCCTCTTCTTGAGGATTCAAGATTTGGCTCACAGGTACACATTCGGGTTGTTCAGCTCGGTATTCGGGTTCTCGGTCTGGAACTGGCGTCCGGCCTCGAACCCGAAGATCATCAGAACATGCATTGCCTGATATTGCTGATTACCGTAGGGGTTCTCAACAATCGCCTTGACGGCGGGCAGCATATCAGGACGAATCTTAGCCACATGGTCAATAATCTGCTGGTCACGCTGAATCACTTCATTTCTCCTTTCTAAGGCTCACCGGAAATGCGTTCCCTTGAACGACTTCCCGTGTTGAGCGAGCAACTTATTCAGTAGTTCGGGGTGGATTGGAATGAGCGGGGTGCCGCCATCATGCTTATGCATGTGGATGATAGCCTTCCACTCGTCTTCCGTAGGAACGAAGAAGGTCGGTGGGTCCGTGTTCTTGTCCAAGAAGAGGAGCTTGAACAGCTCCTCGGGGATGCGCCCGACCGCATCACAATTCGTATCGTTCACCGGGTTGACCCAACAAGGGGGTCGGCCACAGTGGGGGCAATCCTCCTGAGGCATGTAGTCATCACCGGTCTCGTATAGATGCCCGTTGTCGCAGAGCACCTGAGCATAACCTTCGTAAGACATTTCAACAATCCTTGGCCAGGCCAGCGCTCATTCGCCAAGCCTTAATTGCAGCCCGAAGCCGAATCGCCGTGGGGTTCTGCACCGAAAACAGGTGACAGATTAGCAACTGGAACTGCCCAGGGTTCAAATCGTCCGTTAGGTCAGAAATAAATGCGACGTTCATACTCAGTGCCTCCAAAGAAGCTACCGCCGAGGTTTTCAAAGTTAGGGGCCTAAATTTGGGGGCCTCTTCGGTTCCTTAGTCAGGAGGTGCTGAATGAAATACGATATCGAGACCCAGACTTTCACGGAAACCTGTGTGTGCGGTTACGTGTATGAATGGCGCAAGTTGAAGAATTTCGGGAGGGACGTCCTGCAAGGGGACACCGAATTCCTTTCCTTGAATGCGTTTTCGTCTACGGATGAGTACGGCTACACTACAAATCATCATGCCGTGGCTTGCCCCAAGTGCAATACGGTTAAGCTTACCGGGCGAACTTCTGGGTAGAAGGCCTCAAAGGAGGCCCTATGTCCTTGCCCTTGCATCTTCAAGCCATGATCGCGTCTCTTCGTGTAGAATTCGCCTACGAACGGGATTTTTGGTCCCCTAGCGGGGGCGGACAGATCCTGTTTACCGATATGAAGACCAGCCATTTAACCAACTCCATCCTGCTTTTGGAGCGGCGTGCGTTAGAAATGAGTATGACCTATAACACCACCATCACGCCAGAAGAGTGTTTTCCCGTCATTCTCAAGATGCGGCGTGAAATGGCCTCACGTCTGGGTGAACCCGCACATATCGACGCAAGCCGTCCAACTCGGTTGCAGGTAAAAGAGCAGGCTCGAAGGTCGTGGCAGGTAAGAGAGCGGGCTCGGAGAGATCCTGATTACGGTCCGGACTACGAGGCTGATTATTGGAACAGGAAGGACTATTGAATGCTTGAGACCCGTTCTGCCGACATTAACGCCCTTCTCCGGTGGTTGGAAATCCGCGCCCAAAACGGTATTCCCTTTCCCGGGTCTCTGTGGTCGTTGAACATTGACGCTTCAAAGTCTGCGCTTCTTGCCCGGCTTCTTGAGGGTAAAGAGCCTCTGCCGGAACCCCCACCTCTCAGTTTCAGCTATCCTTGGTACACTCTTATTGAGGAAGGGGCGGGGATCTCCCATACGGTTTTTGAGCTGACTGCGGAATGGCTGGTAGTCAACCAGTACCGGTGGAAGATACTCGAAAAGTTAGGCCCCACCTCTTGGGTGGTAACGTACTATACTGGGAAGGGTGAGAACAGCGCTAGCCGTTGGTTGTGTGAGCAAATTCCGGACGCAACCTTCGACGGAACCTTCGCATTGAAGCGAATCTAAGGAATGAGATGACTTGGTCCTATTATCCAACCACTTCGTATTTCGCCCCCGTGCTCTTTTCTTCTATAGGAAAGGGGGAATACCACCTAAAAGTGAAGGGTAAGACGGTAGCGTCTGTAGGTGATAGTGGGAGTGGTAACGTGGGTCCGTTTTGGTTCATCCTGGAAATCCCAGGATACAATATCGAACCCATTGCAGGAAAAGCGGTCTCCATCAAAGAGGCCAAAGAGCAAGTGGTCTCTCTTCTAACGAAGATGCTGTAAGGAGTTGTGAGTATGTCGAAGGTTAAGACGGGTGCTGCTGGTTTTGGAACGTTTATGATGGGGTTCGTGATCTGCCCCTGCCCTTTCCATGGGGCTGTGCTGGGCAGCGCCCTTCTGGGCGCTGCGGGAGTCACCAAGTTCTTCCATGATCGCCGGAAGAAGAAGTGTGCGGCTGCGGCTGCGGAAACTGCATGCCCCTGACTTTTGACACCCCCGAAGAGCTGGAAACTGCGGCTACGAACTTAGCTGTTCAGGGGTGGTGCGCAATTCCATGTTGGACCCCTGAAACTGGGGAAGTGGAATTGAGCTTGTTCCAAGCCCATCATGGGTTTGAGGAAGCTCAAACTCTCGGCCTCCGGGAGAGGTTTCCTCGGAGCACCAAATGCCCTGAGACTCCTTGGGACTCAATGAAGCCTTTGTCCGAGCTTTTAGCTCGGGTTCAGGCTGCCTATGATGCCGCTCCGATCGATTGGGAAGGGGAATGGAAGTGAGCACTCAGATTCCTATGTGGGGGTTGTACATCATCGGCCTCTTCTGTAGCATTTTGATGCTTTTGATGCTAGTCGACCGTCTCAGCTACTACGCCAACAAAAAGGGGCTGAGCTGGTCGTGGCTGTGCCAAAAGTTGGGCTGGCATACCCGAGGTAAATACCTAGAATTCGACGGGTGTAGCTCGCACGTACAATGTGCCAGATGCGGAAAGGATGTCTCGGTAGACAGCAATGGGGATCTGTTGTGACAGATTTGCTCGCCTTCCTCTCTGAAAGTCCGGATTACGTCCAACCGCCCTTCAACTACACCGGAAGCAAATTCCTTCTCCTAAACCAACTCATCCCCAAATTCGACCCTAAGCCCTCCACCTTTGTCGACTTGTTCACGGGAGGTGGGGCTGTCTACACCAATGTCATTGACCGATACGAACACGTCATAGTCAACGATCTCATTGGGGACTTGGTCGGAGCACACAAAGCCTTAATCCAGGACCCGGGCTTTGTCGAGCTTGTAAAGGCTTTTTGTGCTACAGCTCTAACCCAAAACGGATATAATGCATTACGGGCTGAGTACAACAGGGAGAAATCTCCCGCTCGGCTCTACGCCCTTATGCTGAGTTGCACCAACAACATGCTCCGGTTCAACCTGAATATGGGGTTCAATCAGACTTGGGGACAGCGCTCATTCAATTCGCGGACCCAAGAGAAAATCACTGCTTTCCGTAAACACCTCCAGCCCCATCAGCATAAGCTGAGCTATCACAGCCTCCCCTTCGATCAGGTGCCCATTCCCGAAGGGTCCATGGTGTATATGGATCCTCCCTACTCGGGAGCCCACAATGGGGCTGGGTACAACACTTTCTGGGGGCGTACCCAAGACCTAACCCTGTACGATACGTGCATGCGTTTGAACGAGAGGGGTGATAGTGTCGGCTTGTCCAATGTCTATCGGGCGGATAGCGACGATAATCCCCTTGTGGTAACAAAGCTCTTGGCAGAAGGTTTCCATCTTCACGTCATGGATTACAATTACGGGAAAGTCGCTCGTAAGGCGAAACCGGTTACGGATGAGGTTTTCGTCTGCAACTACGAGATTTCGACCTAAACCTCGACTCTAGCAAGGTAGTAGCGGTTATGACGATTCCAAAGCGAGAAGCGGAACTGCAAGCTGTTCTAGACAGTGCACAACAGGCGCTGAAAGCTCTGCAAGAGGATCCAGTCTACGCCAGTCAACTAGCCAAGCTGGTTCAGGCTCAAGCCAATGCAGACAAGGATGCTGTTGATGCTCGCCAACACCTTAAGGAGGTCTACGCCGCCCGACTCGTGGCTGTGGGCATCTCTGTACTTGAAGGTGGGGTCGGCGACGATTTCTCACCGGCATTGGTTGAGATGCTGGAGCTGGAGTCGGGGTGGAAGTGGACTGAGCACCGCCAATTGAAGGCGTCCAATGCGGCCAGCTATACAAAGTCCCCATTCGAGGAAGCTTTGTCGGAGATCCGGCAACACTTCACTTTGACTGACCCTGCCATAAAGGCAGCCCGTTCGGCCCTCAATAAGGCCGAGGATGAGCGCGAGCGTGTCCGTGCGTTGATTTATGATCTACAACGACCACAGCGTGGTCTTGAAGACAAGGTTAGGGCCGCAAATCAGACGCTTACTGATTACCTCCAGGCTCGGGCCGATAGGGCAACCAGCAAGCTCAACTCGAATACAAGTGCTCAGGAACCCGATATCGCTAAAAACGAGGCTCGCACACGAGCACGTAAGGCACTGGGACTAATCAGTGAGAGCCCCAGCGCGTTTCTAGCGCGATACCTTCAAGCTAAAGGCCAGCCATGATTAAGTATGTGGGCGTTTTTTGGACAGTAGTTGTTTTCGCCATCGTTCCCGCCAGCATTGGCGCGTATTTCTGCATGAATACGGCAGGGGAAATCCAACCGTCCAAAACGTTTAATGTGGAGCCCCCAAACCCCATCTTTGTGGATGACCACAAGGAAAAGGAAGCCGCTGTTCGTCCTGTTGTTGTCGTCCCACCTCAGCCTAAGGAAGAGGTTCCTGTAGGCCGAGAATACAATGAATTCCGTAACCAGTTCAAGAACCTGCGTAATAAGGATGCTGAATAATATGTATCGTCTGCTCGCTATTTTCGGTCTGCTCTTCGTTCTTTCGGCTTGCACGGAGCCGGTGCCTGCGGGCCATATCGGTCGGTTGCGGGAGCCCAGCGGTTTCGACCCTGGGATTCTCCAGCCTGGAAATCATACATGCATTGGGCGCTGTCGCATGTATCTCATGGAAACCACGGATGAGAACTTCAAGATTCCGATGGATGTGTTGTGCAACGATTCTCTGAATTTCAAGTTCACGCTTGACATTCTGATTTCGTTGGACCTCAACGATGTAGAGGCCGTAAAGAATGCCTTTCAGGATTTGAAGCCGGAACAGACCCCTCGCGCTAGTGGGGAACCCTATGTTATCACGCTCAATCAGTTGGCAGAGACCTATGTGATTCCGAATGCGGCTCAGGAAGCCCAGAAGGTCATTTCGAGGTATTCGACGGATCAGTTGGTGAAGTCTCGCGCCTCTGTTATCGAAGAGGTACAGGCGGCAGTCACGGCGAGTTCCCAGCACGGTATGGTGAAGATCAAGCGGGTCAGTCTGACAGACCTGGATTTTCCCGATGTGGTGACCGATGCCCAGGAAGCTCGGGCTAAGAAGGTGGTGGAGATTGAGACAGCGCGTGCTCGGGGTGAAGCACAGGTTGCAGAGGCCCAGGCGGATCTCAAGGTTGCCCAGATTCAGGCGCAGAAGCGCTTGTTGGACGCTCAGTCCGTGGCGGACGCCAATGCCATCCTGGGGGCCTCTATCACGCCCCAGTTCATCGCCTACGAGCAGATTCAGACCATGGGCAAGGCTGCTGCTGGGGATAATAACGTCTTCTTCGTACCCTATAATGAGGGTATGACCAAGCCTTTGAACACCTCAGCATGGATGGACCAGGCGATCAATGCCGAGTTGATCAAGCGTGTGGAGGCTGCTAAGGAAGCAGCGGACCAGCCCTTTGTAGAGCCATAAACCCAGCTCCCCGTTTTGTGCGCAGACAAGCCCCAACTTGGAACCCTAAGTTGGGGCTTGTCGTTGGTACCCTCCTGTAGGAGACCTACCTTGAAACTGCTTTCTTCCATCGATGCCATCCGTAAGCGCCCTGATATGTACCTCGCGAATTACAAGCGGGAAGGGGTACGTCAGATCGTAATGGCAACCCTAGACAATTTCTTCTCTCCTCAGAGGATCGGTTTTGAGGTGAAGGTGAAGGTCTACAAGCAAAGCCGGGAAATCTTCTTCACCTTTACAGGGCTGCCCGACCTGTCCACCAAAAGGCCAGGGATGGAGCGGACGCCTATCCGAGTAATGCTGGAGGAAATGCATGCCTGTCAGTGTGAGGATAAAGGAAACCCTGGAGTAGGGGCCGGGCTCGCCGTGGTGAACGCTTTCTCCAAATCCTTGGAGTGGACAGATGGAAAGGTATCGTTGCTTTACAAGGATGGGGTCCTTGTAAAGGAAACGCAGAACAATTCTGCGACTGAAACGGCTTGGATGATTGTCCAGCCGATCGACGAAATCGATTTTGAGGCAGGGGTCTGATATGCTTTGGGTTCTGGAAAAGGGTGTCTTCAACGAGCACACCAGCCTAAAGGCTGAGATTGAGCGCCAAGGCCATCAGTGGATGGGGCCAGTAAAGGCAGCCACAACAGTTTCCGAGGAAATCCCCCGTGTATATCGCGGGAGCATTGAAGGCTCTAAGCGTTCAGTCGGGTCGAATTTCGGCACCTTCGATTTCAACTGTTCTTCGTATTACCCAAAGGCGGGTAAGTGGTCGCTTCAACAGCCGTGGGTGCAGACGACGGTAAACCAATTTGTCTCCCTCCCAGGGCCTGGGGTCTACTTTGAGGCGGTGGGGGCCTCAGAAAGTGTCTTTGTCCGTCCTGACCGGCCAGACAAGGAATTCAGCGGGCGGGTGGTGAGTAAGGTAGATGCCCCTACGATAGGTGCTCTCCTTAAGCTGTTGGATTACGGGGTTTACTACGATGATCTTAACATTCCGATCATCGTGTCTCCCGTCCGCAACGTGGGAACCGAATACCGGTTCGTAGTGGTTGACAGAAAGGTCGTCACTGGAAGCGGGTACAAGGACAACAAGCCGGGGATGCCCCTGTATGAGGACCATAACCCCTGGAATTATAATCCTTGGGCTTTTGCAGAGGAAATTGCACGCGAACTTGACGTAGACGCTGGTGTTTACGTACTGGACGTGTGTCGGTGTGACGATAAGCTTTTCCTGATGGAGCTGAACCCTTTTAGCTCGGCAGACCTGTACAATTGTGATCCAAGTATTGTGGTGGCAGCCGTTTCGGAATATGCCGCCAGGAGTAAGGCAAATGTCGCTGTTTGACGAAATCAAAGCTCTTCGAATCGAAGCCATTAAGTCCAAGGACGCGCTCAAGCGAGATGTCCTTGGCGTGGTGATTGGGGATGCGTCCCGTCAGGATAAGAATCCTGAGGATAAGGTGGTCGCTGGCACCATCCGTAAGGCCATCGAAAACAACGAGCTGACCCTAAAAGCCATCGCTTCCGACGAGTCGAAGCGAGAGACTGCGGAGCAGCTTCGCGCTGAGAATGATATTCTCAGGCCGTTGCTTCCGGCAACGCCGGCTCAGCTTTCAGAGGATGAGATCCGTAATCTCGTCCAGGAAAATGGGCTCTCGACCCCGGGAGCTGCGCATGCGTGGTTCGCAGCGAACTTCCCGGGCAAGTATGACGGGAAGTTGGTCACTGCTGTGGTAAGAGGGACGAAGGTATGATTCCAGAAATACGGCCGGGGGTCAAGCCCGGATTCGTGCGGTGGACGGTGGTCGTCCCCATTAAGGGCGAGGCGGAGCTTACGGTGGACCTTCCCGAAGGTTCAACGAAGTTTGACGCCTATCGGGCATTTCACAATGGTGAAGGGCAGTTACTGGAGCATGAATGGGGGTATGAAGAGGATCCCCGTTCTGGGGATTCGGTGACCGTATATGGTCCCGGGTGTGAAGGAGAAACCGTGGATGGAGACGAAGAGGGAGACGAAGAGGGAGACGACGATGAAGAAGAAGTCTAGGGCAACGCCAAAGCCTCTTGGTGATAATATGTTTGAGGGGGCTCTAGCCGAGGTTAAGGCTATCCGAAACGGAACCTCAACCGCGCATAAAGTGCACCTTCCTAAAAAGGTCCTTGCTGATGAACAGTCTCTGGAAGAGAACTTGGACGAGAAGGACGATTAACGTGGACTCAAATCCCGATGTCTATCACGTAACCTCGGTAATCGAAAGCATTATCTGGGATACGTCCACGTTGGAAATGCACGCTCCCGTTTCGCTTTGCTTCGGGAAAGTGAAGGGTCAGGCGTACCTGTCTATCCTGCCTGAGCCAGAGTCTCGGGCAGCACGTCGGCGCTATTCCTATCCGGGGAGGATAATCTATCTAGGGGACGAGTTGGTTGCGGCGATCTCACAGCGTTTCTCCATGACAATGGAAGCTGCTCAGGGGCTTTGGAATTCGTTCTTGAAGCACGTGGAGCTGAACAGTGAGCTGGCCGACCAGACAACGGGCCAATTCAACCTGGGCCCGCTCACACTACTCCGAGTCGGGCCCACGTTCGGAATCAAGCTGATAAAGGACTAACTTTCACCGCTATGTGGGTCCTCTCTATGTTCCAGGAGGATCCCAATGAGCGGTGGCGCCTACAATTATCTCTGTTACAAGACGGTCGAATCTTTCGACGCGAACACGCGACGTGATGCCAGGGATATGGCCACGTTTCTGCGGGATTTTAGTCCTGACGGCGCATTAGTTGCTGAGGCATTGGAGTGGGTCCTTTCCGAGTTGGAATCGGAAAAGGATGAGCATTCCGAGGATGATGCTTGGATTTCCCCTGAGGTTCTGTTTCAGACCATCCGGCCTGTGTTTAAGACCGTAGAATGGTACGTTTCTGCGGATTGGACTCGTGAAGCTGTAACGAGCGCAATTCAAGCGGTGTTGCCACAGCTCCCTAAGTTCAAGGAAGGGTAATGGACAGCTATGTAAACTACATGATGGAGCGCCTCAAGACCTTCGGTCCCGATGGGGATCTGGTGGCTGGCATCCTTCAACGAGTCAAGCGTGAGATTGAGGAGACTGAATGCCGGGTGGGAGGCATGCTCCGGATGATTCAGCCCGCACTTCAAGCGCTCGAAGAGCATGACCACATGGGCACCCCTAGATCCAATGTCGAAGAGGCGATCCAGAAGTTGGACCTATCGGCGATTCACGATCTAGCCGACCCCGATTAGGGCTTTCTTCATCGCTGCGACCCCGATTACAGCTTCCCCAAGTGCCTCTAGGATGAACGGGCACTTGGGGTCTGGCGGGCATCCTGGAACCTCTGGTAAGGCAATCCCTAGCTTCGTGCAGGAATGGTTGTAGCCGGAGTCACCCTGGACTCGATACCGCTCCTGCTTGTGAAATTGGCAGGAATAGCACGAGAGTTCAACACGTGGGCCTGATTGTATTGGCAAGGGGTCACCCGGAATAAGTGTACGTTGCGAATTCGCTCTTTGCGGAATATCCTTCCATGCGGAAGGTCCACGCATCGTCATTTCGCGCAGCGGAAGGGAAGTCTTTTCCGAGGATCTGTGCGAGTTTCTTACGCATAGTGGTGATGGAAACCGTTTTGCTGGTGATCCCAAGGTCCCCAGACTTTGCCCCGGCTTCGTAAACCCAAGCTTTCTTGGCTAGATCGTACTTAATGACCATGGGAGTTATACCCGCACGCCTGTAAAGGTTAGCCTGGTTGTCCATGTAAAGTTTCGCGATTTTCTTTGGGTCAGCCATGCTGAGGGGGCTCAATAAATGGTTTACTCAGGCCCAGCCATTTTTCTCCGCCCACCAATGCTTGACAATCAAGACCCCTTCGTCATCCAACGACGAAACCTCAGAGTCGTCATGAACGACGGACTTCGGGATCCAAATCTCCTCCTTGGATTCGAGCTTGGCTAGGATAGCGGAATTGGTCTCGCTGATGATGAGAGCTTTGCCCATATCGACACTTTCGTTATCTTCTGTGCGCCAGGATACCACTGTGACCCCCCAAGGGTTAACGGGTTGCTATTTCCATACGCAGGGCATTCTCACGGATGGCTTTTTTGAGCCTCCAATGAGCGAAAACCTCTGCAAATTCCTCTTTCGGGGAAATTCTTGCATAGGGGGTTTCAAATGCGTAGGAGCCAAAAGCCTCTTCCCAATCGGACCGCTGTTCGGAGTTCAGGTTTTTGAACCAGACCCGATGTCCGATCTCGTGTAGCAACCGTTCTACCGCATCCCGCTCATCGGGAACAGGCCAAACGAAATAAATGTTGTCCTCGCTGGCCTTGTAATAGGCCCCAGGATGCCCCACGGTCATAGGAACCTGATCCTTCCTCACGATATGAATAGGGCAAGACCTAAAGGGCCCTAGAAGAGACAGCGCCTTACTGATGAATGGCCTGAAATGCTCTTCGGGAGCGTTTGCCGTATTGTGGATCTGCACCCCATCAATGCGAATCTCAGGGGTCGCAGCCGTCTGAATGCGTTTAATCAACGTCTCCAGCCCCATATGTGCAGTGGTCAAGGCCTGACCTACTTCGGCCATGCCGTCATTAGAACGCAGCTTTTCGGACTGTTTTCGCCAATACCCCCGAGTGCTGTCAATCGCCGTTTCGAGCTTTGGATCGGTGTTAGCCGCCTCCAGCATATTGAGCAGCTTCGTGATATGGTCCAAACTGTCAAACACGGCCCCAGCGTTTCCGGGGTTGGTCTGTAGGGGCTGAGTCAGCCTTTCAAGTTTCCCCATTTCAGCCTGGAATTGCGAGGCTCGTTTGGTGAGGTACAAGGCCGCAAGCTTTCGATAGTCCAGTGTGACGCGCTTCTTGTATTTCTTGACGGGGAGACCTTTCCGTTTCATGGCCTCCCAAGAGGCTTTAGCGGCGTCGGACTGCAAAGTGGATGCGTGGAGCTTCAATCCTTTGGTGGCTAGGTATTTGGCTGCTTGGATGTAGAGCTGTGTCCCAACCCCTTGGCGCTGAACCTCTGGGGAAACACGGATGTAGTCCACAAAGGGTTTGTCAACAATCTGAGACTTGAATTTCAGCATATCCGGCATAAGCTTTTTTTTCGCCTTCGTAATAGCCTTATCTGGTCCTATGGTTGGGTCCCAAATCAGATCGTAAAGGATGGCTTTGTAAAGACTCTCCTGTTTGCCGTCTTTGACGTAACCCTCAAATTTATGGTACCCCCTGAAAAGGTAAGAATAATGCCAAACGGTGGGGACTATGCGTTGCCATTCCTTTTTAGGGATCCAAGTGAATTTGATGAACCCGATGTGCACCTTCCCTTCTGGGACAGAGGCGGGTGGATTGGGAGGCTCCTCCATTTCTGGAAAGCTTGCACTATCTACGAAAGCATCAATCCGGGCCACGTGATACCCACGGTCAACACCCCTACGGTCTGTCATATCCGGGTCGTGGATAACAAATTCAATGTCCATGCTTACGTCTCCACAATGCAGCAATGCGCTGTGCCAGGGTGCTCCCTGCCAACACCGCACGGAACGAATCCTTCTGGTCGGATGTCAAGTCCTTACCCATGATGTACCATGCAAACACTTCGGCAAAAGCCTCCGCTGCGTTGTTCTTCCCGTAGTCACTTACCGGGATAACCGGCCGTGGATCCGCTAGGAAAGCCTCCTCTCTCTCATGGAGACGGTCCAACTCAACTCTACGCTGTTCTTTCTCAATATAGACCGACGCCCCGGAGAGATAAGAAAAAAGGAAGAGCTTGGCATTTTCAGCCCGGGATGCCGCATACCACACCCATTTCTCTCGAAGAGCCTTGAAATCCTCTTCCGGCAAAGTCCTGATGTTAAGGTCAGACACGGCTTGTGTTAACTGCTGCAAAACCTCGTCCATCTTCGCTTTTGATTTCCAGCCCTCTGCCTTCTCGTATTCCCTGACGAGGGCGAGCGTGCTTAGATCGCTAATGATTTCGCGCAACCCTGCATCGTACTTCTTGACTTCCTGCTCGAAAAGTTTGGTAAATTGCGCAATGGCCTTGGGCCGTGCTATTCGGGTCTTCATGAAGACCTTTAAGTGACCCTCCAACTCGAAATAAAGCTTCGTGGCAAGGTCACGCATCGATACGAGGGCAGAATCTAACTGTTTGATGTCCAAGCGGTCTGGGGCTAGTTTGGGGTGGGGCCGGTCGTAGACCCTAATCAATTGCTCAAATTTGGTCCGCTGAGACTGGCTCATCTTCTTGAACCAGTAGCGATGCCCTAGCTCGTGCGCGATATACTCCGTTATCTCTGCGCCAGGCCGCTCGAATATCCGAACCCAATCCTTGGGGATGTTGTAATGGGCTGCGGTTCCTAGTTCTGGGTTTAGGTTATTGACTCCTCCACAGGCTTTACAGGAGATGAAGAGGGTGCCATACCAAATCTTCCCCATGCCCTTAGCGCGAAACCGGTTGTAAGCCTCGTCGATGTATTTCACATATTGCCGAGTTTGAGCCGGGGTGACCGTAGTGTCGTCTATGACAACCTTCAACCCATTCATGTCAAACTCGCGGTATATATCATCCTCTCCGGAGGTTGCTTGCTTTGCCAGAGCATCCTTCAACTGCTCAAACAAGAGCTGGAAAGACGGCCCAACGTAGTCAAACACGTAAACCATGAGGTATTTGGGTGTAGAGGCCAGGCCCAAAGTGGCAACAGACTCAAGCCAATCCCTAACCGTTTGGAAGTCCTTGGCCTTGTATGCGGCTAGAACTTCGGGGGGAGCCTGCTTTTTCAGCTTACCCGCGCGCTGAACCACAGCCATTATGTTTAGACGCCAAGCCTCTGTTAGACAGTCCCCCAAGGTTCTGAATTGCTTTGCATAAAGTTCGGCAACCCTCGAAATGATGTCCCCAGCAATGAATGCACCAAGGTTATTAGGCTTGCCAGCATCATCAATCTCATTTTGAAATGCCACAAACCTATCAGCATGTTCTACAATGCTATCATGCATTGATTGACACAGTTTAACAACTTCGGGATTGTTGGTCCCGAGGGTGGTTTTCAACTGCTTGTTGAAAAACAATAGGCTGAACATTTCCCCGTAAACAGACCCTGGGTAATGGGGTACTCTTAACGCTAAAAGCTTATTGAGTTCGCTCTCTTGTTTGGGCCAAAAGTCCTCTGGGAGGTGGCCGGCATATCGTTTCATCAAGCCCTCTTACCCCGAAGAGGTATAGGGGATTAAAAGATGGGCTAAGCCGTTGGCGGTGGCGGGTAGACTTGGCATGGATTTCAAAACTTTCGTGGCTGAGTGTGCTTCGTTGGGACTGGGGGAGGCTCCTTGGGGGGCCAGGTATGGCCGTTCCAGCAAGGAATGTTACGACCGCTTCCCCGAGCCCGTTCTAGGGACTCGTTGGGAGCTTGGGGGCGTCAGCGGCGGGAGTTGTTGGGATAGTTCCAACCCACAACCTTGGTGGAAGGAGGGTCCTCCGCCTGCGTTTACCGACTTAGACACGGTGCTGCTTAAGCTAGCCCCTAACCTGTCTTTCTCGGCGTACCGGAAGCTTGTCGCTCTCGTTCATCAGCATGAATACTCGGAGAACGAGTATTACGGGAACTGCACGGATTACCGTGAAGAGTGGATCACGCTCCGGGAGCTTTACGACTTTCTGTGTGAGAACGTGCCAGGATTTGGAGGTTGAGATGGAAATCAAGTCTTTGGATGGTTGGGAGCAGATTGAATGTCGTAAGATTGTGGTGGTGGGCAAGACCCGCTACACCCTGATCGTTAAGCAGCGAGCTAGCGGTTGGAACTGCTTCCTTTACGGCAAGCCCGATTCTGATTTCCGGCAGGGAGCTGGAACCCAGCTCTGGGTAAGTAAAGACTCCTGGCCCTCCCTGATTGAGGCTCAGGAGATTCTCCTTAACGTTCTCAACGGGTTTACCGCTAACCCGGCCGATATGGCTCTTTGAGGCTGATATGAACGAATTCACGTTTGAAGACTTCCTAGCCGACTTAACCCAAAGGGGTTGGGCCAGTCGGGGTTACCCGAATATCAGCATTCGCTGGTTTAAGGGTGGTATCGGGGGTGGGGATTGCTACGGCGGTGTGGCCGAGTATCCTCGTGATGGGGAACCCGAACCCGAGTTTAGGGATTTGGACGAAATCCTCTATCGTTGGGCTCCGGATCTAACGCATCGTGCCTACAAGGAGCTAATCAAGACGGTAGTAGTCGAGGATAGTGATAGGGATGTCGACTACTACGGCAACAGCTCAAGCTACGGGGTGAAGTCCGTTGACTTGCAAGAGCTGTTCGCATTCCTCAAGAAGGTTGACGCTCTAAAGCGTCCCTGAGGCAGACTCAAGTGAGCGATACTCGCGATATTATCGTCAACCCTGAGGCTTGGCTTAGCCGTTACTTATTTGTGGTCAACCCAAAGCAAAGCCGTCCAGGCGGGGGGACCCGCTATGCTTTCCTACGTCCAGCAAAGGACCCTACAAAGGTGGAAGTAGCCTTTGACGCGCAGTTGCTTGATCCAGAGAAGGCTTTGGGCTGTACGTTCGAAGAGCTGGACCTAGGGGAATTCCTCTCGGAGGGGTGGATCGTTGATTGAGGTAATCTTGGGGATTGTCGTAACCTCGGCAATCCTTAGCATTTACAAGGTTGTCGTCAAGCCAGTTTCTGGGTGCCGGTGTAAGCCCAAGGATTTGCCTGGGTTCTATACCTGTACCAAGAAGAAAGGTGGCCCATTTGGGCTTTGCGTCTGTGACTGCCATGCTCGACGGCATGAGCGACTTCCGTAAAAGGTTTCCGATGAAAGATTTTATCACTTATGGTTGGATTCCCAGTTTCCTTTTCCTACTCTTGTTCTTCGGACTCCTATGGTTGGGAGCCAAAAGGAAGGTGGGAATCAATTGGGTTTGGGCCACGCTGGGGGTTTTTACTGCATACCTGCTAACCCATACTGCGATAGGTGGGATATACCACCAGGATAGACACCTCGCGTCCTACTCTTGGTATGACGAGGATAGCTGTCCGATGCTGGTTCGGGAACCGGATGCCAAGTACGATTGGCGTTGTCTGCCGGTTGATGGCTGCACAATGCTTTTCCATAACGGAGAGAGTTGGCACTACTGCGAGTTTGAAGCGGGCAAGTAGAACGAAGAAAAGGCCCCGATTGGGCCCTTTCTCATTTCCACACCGGAAGTCTCTCAACTCCAGGTGGCAGGACGTACACACTAACAAACGCTTGCAGCGTCACCTTGCGGGTGTCCCCCTGCGTAGCGCGTCGCCACAAGTTCTTTGCACAGGCCTCAACGTCAGGCTCAAAGAACACCCATTCAAAAACCGCTTCCGGGAAAGCGGTCCGGATGACCTTTTCAGCGGCGGCTCGGGTCACAGGTGAGCAGAACCAAGGGTCGGTTATGACCGCACCCTTGTGGCCTTGAAGGCCTTCAACAGCCGCTCCGAACCCGCCCGTTTCCGGTCGTGGATCATCGATCAAGAGGAGACCTTCTGCCGAAGAACGAGCCTTGGCATAAAAGGTCTTGCCGCTTCCGGGCAGACCGGCAACGAGAACGAACTTCATGAGCGCATGAAGGGTGGCGCCAAAACCCGGAAGGCATCGAAGTCAGCCAACGTAGCCGGGACGAGAATATCCAGTGCCCCGATAGGAACTGGACCGCCCAATCGGTCGTAGTTGCTGCCCTTCAACACGCTGGCGTGAAGGATGTTGAACCAAGAACTGTGGCCCTCGTATACGTAGCCGAGGGTGTGTCCATTAAGGACGAAATAGTGGGGAATTGGCTGGCCCATAGTAAATCCTCTGATCGATTCTGATAGAAAGACCCAAGGAACGCCTCAACTTAGCCCCTAAACTTTAAGCCGTGAAGATTTCCAATTCCGCAGAGGGGCGATCAGGCGTTCGCCGTAACGCGACCAGCTCCGATGCCCGCTGTGAAAAGTATCTATCAAGATAGTGCGACTGGAGCGCTTATTGAACCTGTAGGTGGCGGACCATGGCTTCATAAGAGTCGTTTTTCCAGCTCATCCGCGAGTTTGTTAAGCTCACTGATAGAATCGGGGTTGTAGGCGCGAAGGTCCTTTAGCGCGATGCTAAGGGCAGCACATTCCTTGCTGAAAAAGAGGCCCCTTGCAAGGGCTGCATTGTGGACCTGCACGGCTCTAACCCGCGCCTTTTGTGCGGCCTCTGGGTTTGGGGTCCAATTTAGGGTGGAGTGCTTTGCCATTAGCTTGCCGCCGTTTCGGTGACCCAATCCTGGAAAATCCGAACGGAGCTTATAATCTGCGCCAGAGCGGCTTCTAGCGCTTCCTGAGGAGTTGGCCCTACGCCCCGACCCCTTGTGTTAAGGCCAAGGGCAGTAGCCTCGAAAAAGAGGGTGTCTTGGTTGTAACTAACCTCAATTCGAGAAAAGCTACTGGGAAGGCCACGTCCAGGGAAACTCCGTGACACACTCCAAACCGGAGTATCGAGGTAATTCGAGTCCCCTTCATCGAAGGTAAGGGTAATGCCACGCCACTCGATATCACCAGCCACATCGGTCCACTCAGCATTCATGACTCAACTCCACTAGGTTTTGGAAATCCAGTCTTCGGGGATATCAGTTACGATTTCGTCACCGATCTTAACATCGTAAGTATTCGATGTGGAGTCGTACAGAGGTTGACGCCTATAGACGATAACCCCCTTTGCATCTTGGAAAGAGGGTGCTCCTTCTTTGATTTTTATCCACTCCCCTTTAACGAACAAGAAACCCATGGCTCAACTCCAAGTAACACCACAGGAATTCTCCTGCGCGTCCGCCAGAACGGAATTCAGGCGAATCAAACGATTCACCAGATCATCCGCAGTGTTCTCAAACAGAACCAGCCGAGCCCCAGTGCCTCCCAGCTTGGAAGGGCCCGCCTTCATCCAAGTGTTGTCCGACACCTCCACCCGGCCCCGAGTCATTTCCTCGAAATCCGAGTAGACGAGATCCTCAAGGGCCGCACGCTTCTGCATTGCAAGAACGATCTTGCGACGGATCCCAGGGATCTGAGCCAGAGTCCACTGGCCCCATTCCTCGGAAGGAAGCTCCAATGCCTGGAAGATCATTCCGACATTGGTGTTGCTGAAATTCACACTGGCGAGGGGTTCGTCACGAACCTCAACCCCCGTGCCCTTGCACCAACGGCAATCGGGATCCGGGTTACCGTCAACGCAGTAACAGGCCTCTTCGACCTGGCGACTAATTTCCGTTGAGAAGGTGATGCTCATGTATTAGGGACCGGGGCAGTGGAATTGTTTAGCCCTTTTTCTTCGATCGTCGGACTAATCCGCCTGTGACACCGGGAAATCCTCCGGCTTCCTCTTCCAATCGGGCCATATTGCCTATCCAATCGTCGCCAGGATCCCCGAACCCAGCCTCGTCTAAGGCTTCTGCGAGCGCGGATACCGCCCGCAGGTACGCCCGGTCCGCATTAGAGAACGCTGTTCTAGCGTCCTGGGCTTTCTTGATTTCGTCGGGTGTGTAGGGGCTTAAGACCCCCGCAAAGTTTAGGGCGCTATAGTAGTCATGCTGCTTAAGCGCCACCATGCGCATTGCGAGTGCTTCCTTGTAGGACGCGAAAGCCTCTCTAACTGTTGCCATTTTCCTGAACCCTCTGTTTGAATTGCGCCTCAAAAGCCATTTTCAAAAATCCAGAGCTTCACGAGCAAGGGCTGCATCAGCTTCCGGCAGGAAGGGCAGGGCCCTTTCCAAAGCTTCGCGGGTTAGCTCAAAGCGAATCCTCTTGTGGCATCCGGAACAGATGCGCTCCTTAAGCGGGGCTTCCGGACCCGAGTAAATGTCCTCTAGGATGGTCCCGCACTTCGCGCACGGAAAATAACCCCATTCCCCAGCTTTAAGGGTGAGGAAAGCCTTGCGGTGTGTATATCCGACTTCAGCACAGAAGTCAGAGCAATGAACGTCCCACTCATCCCCGTGAATGTGAACAGCCTTCTTCTCAAAGCCACAAGTTGTGCAAATCTCACGCATTTTCGTTTTCTCCTGATTCCCTGTTACGGAGGGACTACCCACTAACAGGAATTGTTTTAGGGCAGGTTCCCTCGACACTCGATAACCAGATCCACATCCGACAGAGGTACGCACGCCCTTCGGCATTGGACTTCACCGTCCTTACACTGAGGCTCATCTGTGTAATCCGTATCACACGAAACGAACAGCGCGAAAACAACCAAAAAACGCATCATTGCTTGGCAAGCTCCAAGAGGGTATTGCTGATAATCAGCGGAAAAACCAGGACGTCACCGAATACGCTCAGGGATACCTTAAGGTCAGGGTCGAACGTACCGGGCCGGTAAATACCGAATGCCGGAGCCTGCCTATGCTGGGGAAACAGCTTTTGAGCCACCAGCCGGTGGTTGAAAAAACCGAACCCTGTTGTATCTAGTGGGTGAGACAAGACCACAAACGAGTGGTTGGTTTCCCACGCTGGGACTTCGATCGGGGAGCTGAGGGCGAGCGGGCCTGAAATAGGTTTGCCATCAGCATTAAGGAAGCGGAAAAAGCCCTCGTCTAGAGCTGGGCTTCGGATGGAACAGATAAAGGGCATCAGGTTCGGCTTGGGCTTAATCGCCCGATGAACCTTACCTGAGTAGAACCCTGTAAACTCAACACTCATTATGGAGAACCTTTGTTCGTTACAGCTATCAAACCACGACCAAGGCAGAATTTAGGGCCCTAACTTCGTGGTCCTTCGTGGTTCCATGTTTGGAGGTGATAGACATGCGCGTCTTTGGAAGTATTATGAACCGTATCATGGAAGATTCCACCCAGCCGGCTCCGGAGGTGGGTCAGGGAGCAACGCTGCTCTTCTACAGTGACCGTCACGCTTGTACGGTGATCGAGGTCGCCAAGAACGGCAAGACGATCAAGGTGCAGGAGGACACTGCTACCCGAACGGACGGGAACGGAATGAGCGACAGTCAGTCGTATTCGTACGCCCCGGACCCAAAGGGGACAGTCTATACGTTCACGCTCCGGAAGAATGGGTATTGGGTTAAGAAGGGTGAGGGGATCAATAGTGGAACCCGCCTTGGTCTGGGGTTCCGCCAGGCGTATCACGATTATAGCTTTTGAGCCCCAACTTGTTAGGCTATATTTTCGGTAACACTAACACATGAGAATCGCTTACCGAGCAGAACTTCGGCCCTCCGAAGGGCAGAAGCGCCAAATGCTTCAAGCAGCCGGCAATGCCCGATGGGCCTGGAATTGGGGACTGGCGAAAAAGCAAGAGGCTTACAAGGCGACGGGCAAAACCCCCAGCGCGATCGACCTTCACCGCGAATTGAACCTTCTCAAAAAGAAACCCATCGAAGATGGTGGCGTGCCTTGGATGTACGAAGCCAGCAAATGCGCTCCCCAAGAAGCCCTACGTGACCTTGACCAAGCCTTCAAACGCTTCTTCGACCGCGTCAAGAAAGGCGAAAAACCCGGCTACCCAAAGTTTAAGAACAAGAACCGTGGAATCGGCGGCTTCAGGTTAACAGACCACATCATCGCTCGTGAGGACAGTATCAAGTTGCCCAGCTTGGGCCGTGTTCGACTCATGCCGGGAGAGAAAGGATACCTTCCTCTCGGCAAGCATTCTCAGGCGTCAATCACCGAGGACTGCGGACGATGGTTCGTTTCAGTTGTCGGACCGGATTTTCCCGAAGCCGAACCAAATGGATTTCCGTCCGTCGGTCTCGATATGGGCGTGGCCATACTGGCGGCGCTCTCCGATGGCACCATGATTGAGAACCCGAAGGCGCTTGGGAAAGTCAAGAAAAAACTGAAGCGTTTCGACCAGGCGTTGAGCCGTAAGCAGCCTGAGAGCAACAACCGCCGCAAGGCGAAGGCCAAGCGAGCCGGTTTGCACCGCAGGGTACGGAACGTAAGAAGAGATGCCTTACATAAGGCATCAACAATGTTGACCAAAAGCCACGGTCAAATTGCAATTGAGGCTTTGAAGGTTAAGAACATGGTGAAGTCTGGAGGCACGCGAAAGCGTGGGCTGAACCGTGTAATGCATGATGCGTCGTTAGGAGAGTTTCGGCGTCAGCTTGAGTATAAGGGGAAGCGTTACGGTTGTGAAATTGTGGCTGTTCCGCCGCAATACACAAGTCAGCGATGCTCATCGTGTGGGCACGTTGACGCTGGTAATCGGGCTTCCCAGTCGGTGTTTAAGTGTTTGAGTTGTGGTTTTGGCTGCAACGCGGACACGAATGCAGCGATCAATATCCTAGCCGCCGCCAGTTGGCCGGAGGCTCAAAACGCTTGTGGAGGGGGTGTAAGCCCGGATAGCCGGCAATCTTCGTTGAAGCAGGAATCGAAACAGAACCCTGATCGGGGTAGTTTGGAGCAACGGTCATTATCTTGCGGAACTTCTTGCGACAAAGGCTGAAAATGATTGATACTCCTACGTTTACTCTGGGGCATGACTCTGGAACCACGATTACCCCCGCCGTACAGGCGGAGCTGGAATCGCAGGTTAAGGGACTGTTCGCTGCTGTCCAAAAGGCTAAAGCTTTGGAGGGCTATTTCGAGGCCCTCCATGAGGTGGCCGCGCTGGGCGTAAAGCTTAACGCTTTCGCTGCTGAGCACAAGCTCAACGTGAAAACGAATTTCTGTGACTATCCATTCAATGGAAAGTCATACTTCGATCATGATGAGGGCACAGGTGCCCGTATCGCAGGTACTTGGATTCCTAGCTCGATGGAGTGCTGATCTATGGAACCGCTGACTTTTACAGTAGAAGCAAATAAGGGCCCCCTTTCCCCCGAAATCCAGCTTGAGCTGGAGGCCAAGGTTAAGGCCTTGTACGCGGAAGTTCAGAAAGCTCAGGAACAGGCGGAACTGTTCAAGACCCTTAAGAAGGTAGCCAATCTAGGCACAGACCTTCACGCATTCTTGAACAAACACAAAGCATTCGTTGAGACGAATTTCTCCGATTATGTCTTTGGGCACCCAGACTATTTTTGGGGTCAAGCCGACGAGGCTTCCGGGGCCAGCCTAGCCGGGGTTTGGCTTCCTAGCTCAATGTCCTGCTAAGGAAGACCGAATGTCAGAAGAAACACACACGTTTAACCTATCCGCCCCCCTTCCTGAAGAGGTCAAAGCGACCTTTGAAGCCCAATTTCAGGCTTTGCTCCTTGCTATGCAGGGTGCTCAGGCGATGGAATCCGAGGCTAGGAATTCGCATGAAGCGGCTAATAGGTTGATGAGCCGCTATATCAAAGCGGTTCGCCACGTTGCAGAAGTCGCAGAAAAAATGGAGACCCTTGCAAACGACCACAATGTGGTCGTTGACGTTAGCTTTTCCAAATACACCCCATTCGGAAACGACTCTTTCACCTACTTCGACACCATGGCCGGTGCGGTTCTGGCCGGTGTTTGGGTTCCCAGTTCATACCGCTGCTAAGAGGTTTAATCTATGTCTGATACGCCAACGTTTTCTCTGTCCGCTCCCGTCCCCAACGAAGTCTCCGCCACCCTGGAAGCCCAGGTTAAGGAGCTGTTCGCCGCAGTGCAGAAGGCACGCGAGGCCGAGAAGGGGGTTCACACCTATGAGGCAGCTTGCGAGGAAGTCACTGAGCAAGCTCGAAAGCTGGAGAAGCTTGCAAAGGGCTACGGGGTCGTCCTTGACGCAAGTTTCACCGATTACGATTTCGGTCGGAGGGAGGATTACGACGACTACGAGTCGGATATGGTAAGGGGAGCCCGTGTTGCAGGAACCTGGCTCCATAGTTCAATGCGGTGCTGAGCGTGGAGAAAGAGAAGCGGCCGACCCCCATTCTTCCGGCCAAGGGGTTCAAACCGTTCACAACAACCACATTCCTTGGGCTGAATCGAGCCAAGGCAACCAAGAAATACGCTGTCTGTGAAATGAAGTGCATTTGCGGTGTGCACTTCATGCTCACATACCACGACTTGTTCAGAAACAAGTCGTGTGGATGTTTGAAGTACACAAAGCGAGTTAGGGTCGACAACAGGAAGAGAGGATTTCGAGAGGTCGAGAGGGAAAAGGGCTTGACCAGGAATCTGGTTAAGGGGCGAGTTTATCGCGGATGGGACCATGACAAGGCTGTTTCCACTCCCTCTCGACAGCCACGAATGCTTACGATGAACGGGACTACTCAAACACTCAACAAGTGGGCGAAGCAGATTGGGCTCAGCTACTCAGCTCTTCTTGACCGAATCGAGCACGGCTGGCCTGTTGAGGAAGCATTGACCACGCCTCGCCAATTCGCACGACGCGGCAAGGGTGGGTTCAAATCAACCAGAGAACCACTAAGGAAGTGATCATGGCCGGTATAGACTTTGAATTGTCCGCACCCGTACCAGAAGCCATCAAACCTGAGCTTGAAACCAAGCTCAAGGAGCTTTACGCTCTGGTTAAGAGGGCTAAGGAATTAGAAAACCCTGCTTCCGAATACCTGAATGCTCTGGCGAAGATCGCAGAAACGGGTTCCGAAGTGCAGGAATTATGCGAAAAGCACAAGGTTCTAATTGATGTGGATTTCACGGATCTCCAATTTGGAGATCCGATGAACTATTTGGACGGTTATTTTAACCCCCACAATCAAGGGGCGCTTGTTGCTGGGACCTGGCTGCCCAGCTCGCTAAGGTGCTAAACGTATGTTGCTCGTCGGAAGTGAAGCGTGTTTGCGACACGGTGTTGATCTCGGCCGAACCCCTCTCGACCTAGACTTCATCATCGAAGGAATCCGTTTGCCTGCTCTCCAGAATTTCCTGGAAGCGGGCCTCCACGTCATTGACGAGAATCATGCGGCATTGTCCGTTCCTGGCCAGATCCTGGATTTGGAATTGGCCTGGTCCGGGTCCACTGCTGCAACTCTTCTGGAAATGGCCCGGACGGAGAGCTGGCCTGTTGTCACCGTGCCTGTAAATGGCAAGAACATCTCGGCATACCTCCCCCCTCTTTCGGTACTCCTAGCGCTGAAGCTTGGGCACCGGTATAAGAAGGATTCCCCCTTCTTCCGTAAGACGATGGGGGACATCCTCAAGCTGAGGGAGCTGTCTCCGGACTTGGCTCCTCTTGGGGATTGGCCAAAGCTTCGGGAAAAGGAAACCCTTTCCTACCAGCACCCGAATCTGAAGCGTTCCAAGGGGGAATTCTTCAATGGGGATGGGGTGCCGTACAAGTACGATCACGACACTTTGCACATTGCGGTCCAGCACCTCGATAAGCCGGCTTACTGGTTCTTCGCGGTCGATGGGCAGGAAGTGTTGAGCAGCAAAAAGCTCTTCCGAAAGCAGCCAAAGGAAATCCAGCTCTTGGCGGTCCTTGAGGAGACTCAAGTGCTTGCTTTGGAGCGGAGTCAGATCCCGTTCAATTTCGGTGTTGACCGTCGGTTGAGCTTCAACATCGCCCATGAGAAGGTGTGCACGAGTATCACCTCGGGGTGGTTTCGTGAATTCGCGTGGGAGAATTTCGAGACTGTACAGTCTATGTACGAAGAGGGATATCCTGACCGCTTCCATTCTGCATTGGCAGAGGGTGTGGTTAAACCTTTTCAGGGTGGTTACTGAAAAGATCCTAACTTCGGGAGCTGTTTAGGTAGCTTCTGTGGAGGTTAGAATCATGGAAAACGATCGGGTAAATGCGTTCCTTGAGGCCTATAATGCCCTGTGCAACCAGCATGGGCTTTGCCTTGCTCGCGATTATGATTTCATGCTGGTCCACGCGGTAAAAGGTGAGTCGAAGCTCGCTCAATATGCTCCGGATTACGACGACCCCAATCGGGTTATCGTTTTCGACGTCAAAAATGATTGGGGTCGTGACTAATGCTTAAGCGTTGGGTTCAAACGGTTGGGGAAGAGCATGCGGATTTCTATGCCACGATTGAGGCGGCTTACCGTCAGCCTCATCGGCATTACCACACGCTCTCACACCTAGAGATGTGCTTTGCCACCTTGGACCGGATCTTCCCAAGCCCAAATCGTCGCCGTGCCATTGAATTGGCGCTGTGGTTTCACGACCTTGTGTTGGACGTGAGGTCCCCAGGGAGTGAGGAACAGTCCGCCGAATTGGCGGTCCAGTTCATGCGCGGAGCTTCAATGCCCGAATGGGCCTTGGTAGCCGAGTTGATCTTGGCCACCCGGCATCGGGAGGATGTGGTTGCAAACCCAGCGGCTAAAATCGTCTTGGATTGTGACCTTTCCATCTTCGCGGCTCCCCGTGAGGTATTCGACCAATACGAGGCGAATATCCGTAAAGAATTCGCGTGGGTGTCTGAGGACGCCTTTATGGCGACTCGAAAGTCCATTATGGAGCGGTTTGCGAATCGGCCCTGGATCTTCCAAACGGTTGAGATGAAGCTGGCCTCAGAATTTGAAGCTCGGTGCAATCTCAACCGCTCAATCGAGAAGCTGAGCCGGTATACACCTCAGGTAAAGGTTGTGACGCCTTCCGAAAAGGCTCGGCGTTTCTCTGACGAACTGGACTCCCTATTTAAGGGAGTCAGGATGCTCTTGGAACAGGTGGACTGAAATGCTGATTCTTGTAGTCCATGAAAAGTATGGAACTGGATACTATGACGCCTCCACGCCAGTAAAGTTGGCCAAGGCTTCTTTGGCTATCTTGAAAAGCCGCCGTAGTCAGGGCTATTACGAGTTCCTACGCCGCTATTGAAGTGGTTAAGCTCTGGTCATTAGGCCACCCAAAAGTTCCCTTTTGGAATGTTCGGGTGGAAGAATCAGACGGGGGCTATGAAGTTTTGGGTGTGACGGTTCCCGACTTTCGAGTTCGTAGGCCTATCTGGTCTGATGAGGTGTTGAAATGAATTTGCGTGCAACCCGAGAAGCATCCGCCTTGCGGCGGTTCACCCGTTGGCTTCAGACGTGCCCGTTGAACGGCGCCGAGCACGTCCGTATGCACGGACTCTCATCCGAACCTCGCATTGTACGGGCATTGGCCGATCTGTTTGGCGTGTGGCTTCTTTCGCAGGGCTGCACTTATGATGCCTCACGACGCACGGTGCAGCGGGTACTTGTGCAGTATGGCTGCCCGCGTACGGCTGGCCGACCCCAGGGGGCTCTTTCTGTTTGTGCTGACGCCAGGTGAGAAATGAGTAGCGACTGGAAAGAAGATTGGGACTTTAACCTCTCTCCGGAGAACGTTGCGGAAATCCGTGCGGCTGTGCGGGGCATGCCGGTTGTAGCCGTCAGCCTAGGGCTATACGGTCTGGTTGAAACCATCAACGGCAATTTGACGAAAGCCACATACCGATTGGTCGACGTGGCAAACCTCCTTCATATGCAGGATTACCGGCTCGTGGCTGCGACGGACATTACAGTGTACTTTTCGCTGCGGGATCCTGATCCTTCGGACCTAGAAACCGCGATGCGAAAGGTTAGCTCATTACCTTCTGATGTCAACGCGCAGCTCGACGCGATCGAAGCCCTCCTACAAAAGGCGAATCCGTAATGTATCCTTGGTTTACACCCGTGTTCGGTTCGGCTGGTATTCTGTTTCTCGTGAGCCTCATCCTTTTTATGTGGCTCGACAACACGTATCGTTCCTTGCACCGTCCGTTCCGTCGCTGGCCTTGGTTCAAGGCTCACGTATATGTGATTGCATTCTCCGGTGCTTTTGCTATGATTTTGGGGATCTGGTATAATGTCCAGAAATTCGAAATCCGGCCCGAGCAAATGGCAGCTCCTGTGCAGGAATGCAACTGCCTTGAAAAGCACGAGGATGGGATTTGGCGCTGCTGCGAAAAGTACAAGGTTAAGCCATAATGGGCGAAACCATCACAACGCGAATCGCGGACTCCAACAAACGCAAGCAAGTTCTGGAGTTCCTTCATGCTTTCCGCCAACCTTTTCTCGATGAGGTTGGCCCTCTGCATGCCGCGCTAAACCTCGCCAGAATGAAGAAAGACAAGCGAGGGGAAAAGGTCGGGCATAAGGCATTGGCTCTTGTGCAAGAAAAGTATAGCCGCCTCTGGCGGTTTTCTGAGTTTACCTACCGGAATAAGCGGTGGGCAGATGAGTTAGAGGAAATTTTCGTCAGTTCTCTAACCTACATCGGCCCTGCAACTAATGATTCAGAGAACGAAAACGAGCACCTAAGCTATATCCGTAACCCCCAAGCCATCGGTTTCGATTACGGGGACCATGGGGCCGCTTGGGGTATTACTCGTTGGTTAGCAGAACGTTTCGGGGACGGGCAGCTCTACTGTAGCAACCCTAATGAGGGCTCCTCCGAGGACCCTTTGTCTCCACACGAACCGATGGCTGAAACCGCCTGTTGGTGGAGTTGGGCTAGTGTGGTTCTAGAAGAAGCAGCACAAAAGGCAGGGCTTTGATGATGACCGAAGATGACCGCATTCGTATCGCCGCAGATTGGGAACGGGTTCTGCAAGCTGCAAATCAGCTAGATGCTAACCTTTTCAAAGACTTTCTAGAGGTAGCAAAGAAAAATGACATTCTCCCTCCTGCCGGGAAGGCATACGCTTTGGTGCGCAATAACGTGAGCCTTCACCTGTTTGAGCACAACAAAAAGAAAGGCAAGTTTCTCGTGCTTGATGATTGCGGGTTAGTCCAGTGGGAGACCGCTAATCAGGAGGAGGCGCGTGACTTATTGAATAAGTGGAAGGGAGGTTACCTCCTAACGGTGGAGCCTTGGTGTGAGGCTGTCCCGGAAGATGAGATTCCTGACTGGTATGCTTGCCCTCTGGTTAAGGAATGGCCGGAAACTGTGGAAGAAGACCCTGATGTAATCGAATACGAGAAGTCTATCTTTGAAGGGTTGGCTATTCAAAGCCTTCAAGCCGAACCCGAGCCCTTCAAGACGGCCGAGATTGCACCAGAAACCAAGATGGCTGCTCCTAAGCCTGAGCCCGAGACGTGTTCTGGCTGTGACGGCCAAGGTGGAAAGGACACGGCCCATTCCTATGGGTGGGACCCTTGTGCGATTTGCAAGGGGACTGGGGTTAAGCCTCCAATTCCCAAGCTCAAGCGGTTTACCCGCTTAGATCTGGACGAGAAGTGAGAATGCCTTTGGCACGAACGAAGATCGGCCCCTAAAAAAAGGCCCCGTTGTGGTTCCTTAGACAAGGAGAGTCCACAATGTTTGAATCTCAGTTCTTCGATCAGCTCGCTGAAGGTGTTGAGCGGCTTCACGCAAGCCGCTTCGGTGGCCACTACATTTACCGCGCCGATGAGACGGGCCTTGACTACACAGCATCCGAATCGGATGTGGCTGACCTGGGCCGTCGTCTGCTTGCTGGTGAAGAGGACGCTTACAGCCGTTGGTGTGCGGAGACGGATTCTGGTGAGCTGACCCAGCTCAGTGGGTGGCATGTCGGTATGCGTGTTGAAGCCGGCGAGGGCGAGGGCGAGGATCACGACACGGGAATCATCGTCGAAGTGCGCCGTGCGCACCCCGGCAGTAATGAGCGAACCGCCGAAGTGCGGATCTGCTGGTCGAACGGATTCACCGTTTGGCAGCTTACCGATGATAGTTTGAAGGTAATCAAGTAATGCGGACCTGGATTTGGCGGGCCCGTCAGCCTGACGGAACCATTCACCGTCTAACGTATAAGACAGCGGTTGAACCCTTCGTGAACGAAACGGCTACCGCTTACCATAAACGTGTCTTAGCCGACAACCAGACTCATCTCTTGTCAGAGACAACGGAACAATAATGCGTACAATGGAATTCAAGCTCGGCGATAAGTGCTTCTACCGGTCGTCTTTCGACGAAAAGACTGGCATTATTGTCCGTGAAGTGGAAGTACCTAAGCTGGACTACTACGGAGACTTCTGGGGCACCTACAAGCGAGAAGACCGCGAAGCGTTCAACGAACGCTTTGGTTGGAGGAGGGAAGCCTTTTCACCCGTACCAGAGACGGTAGACCTCAAAATTACGGGCAAATGCCCCGTGAATTGCCCATACTGCTACATGGACAGCCTGCCTAAGTCTAAGCACGCTCCAAAGGATCTGGCTGCTCAGGTAATTAAGGGTTTCGACACCCCGCCTTACCAAATGGCTATTGGTGGGGGTGAGCCCACCCTACATCCCGATTTCCCCGAAATCCTCCGAAGCGTGCGCGAGTTGGGGACGGTGCCTAACTACACAACCGCAGGGTTGAAGCTCACCCCAGAAGTCGTGGAGGCCACGAACGAAGTGTGTGGTGGGGTCGCCATGACCTATCACGCTTTCAAGGGCCTCGACTGGTTCGTCAAGCATTACTGTGACCTACGGGTCAAGCTGCCTAAAATCCAGTTGAACGTGCACCTGATTTTCGATCAGGATGTTTGCGCGAATCTGCGGGCGCTCATTTCGCGTAAGCCGGATATCGGTCCGCTGAACCTCGTTTTGCTGGCCTATTACCCGGATGTGGGCCGTGCTTCGCATAAAGGTCTGCCGAGTAAGGCGGTCTATCATAGGGAGTTTCCAGCCGCATTGCGTGAGGCTCAGGAAGCTGGGTATCAGGTCGCTTTCAGTGAGGGTCTGATGCCTTACTTCATTTCCAGGCCCGAGCTGGGGGTCAATACGGACTTCGCTATGCGAAGTGAGGGCCGGTTCGCGTGCTATTTTGACGCGAAGGGTCGAATTTCAAACTCCAGCTTTAATCCTCCATGGAAGGAGGGCCCCACGGTGTGGGACACCCGGTCTCAGGTTCTGTGGGAGAAGCTGTACACTTGTGGTGAACCCAATGGGGATGCCTGTTACGAGTGCAAGTTCAACAATCGTTGTACAACACCGCACGATGTGCATTATCTGCTCTGCGCCTTCGCAGAGCACAACCGGAATAAGTGAAATGAAGCAGCTTGGCATTAACATCGGATTCGTCACGAATTCCAGTTCGGTCGTGTACCACGTTCCCCGGGAGTTGTTCAACAACCCCGAAATCCAGGATTTCCTTGCGAAGTTCGAGATTGCGGACGGTTTTGTGGGTGAGGATCTGTGGCATCGGGCAAAATGTGCCACGGTGGCAGTCAACAAGGAGCAGAAGCTGAAGATTGCTGCTGACCTGAGCTATAACGAATACTGTAGCGGAGTCCCAATTGATACGGAGTCCGATGACGTGGTCGTCGTTTTGGGGGACGAGCACTTCACGATCGTGTCCTATCTCATGGACCTCTTGCGGAAGCTCGCTCCTAATCTTCGTGGGAATGATTACAACTAATGAATCACACTGAACGCTGCGATCGTCTCGACCTTTTCATTGCCGAAAACAGGCTTATCCGCAAGGATTGGGGCTATACGGATAGCAAGGGGCGAGAACTTGCCTGTCTTCTGGCAGCCCTCGCACCAGAGGTTGGCCTTGGAGAGGATGGGGAGGCTACTAAATGCCCTGCCGAAGTGATGCCGCTATGGCTAGCATACCTCACACCTTGGATTGACGACGCAGGCGGAGAGAACCAGTGGCCCACCGTCATCCGACGTTATGCATCATTAGCCCGACGCTGGGAAAAGCTGACTGCTGAGGATTGGCAGCGGCTCGAATATAAGGTCCGCAGCACCATTCTTCGTGAGATTGCCAATTCTCCAGGAATGAAGGAACCTCTTCGCAGCCGTGTTTTAGAGGCCATTGCGGTGTTTGAATTGGCGAGTTCGGGGCCAGAGGTAATGGATCTTACCTTCGGTCGCGGCTGGGATTTTAACTCAGAGTCGGGCAGAATAGCCGGCTATGACAGAGTTTACCGGGACTGCATCCTGGTAGGAGATTCAGGGACCGTGTGTAGTGCCGCCTCCAAAGCAGAGTTGTGGTGTTTTAATGGTGAGGCAGACGGCTTGATTGATGCAATTCTCACAACCCTCGAAAAAGCAATCTATGCTTCCTAGCAACCTTGAATGGCAGTTCGGCCCTATCCCCGATGTTGAAACCGTGGGTTATGACTCACGGATTGCCGTCGTAATGGAAGTCGACGGAATTTACATCGGAACTGCATACCCGTGGGGAAACAACCTCAACACCCTCCGATGGTCTATGAGTGGGGGTGGTTTCGGCCTCAGGGTTCCTCCTGAGGAACCCTGCTATTGGGCCTGGCTCAAGAAGGGCACCCTACCTGTGCCTGAGGACATCCAATTGCCCTCAGAGGCCAAAGCCCGCTATGCTGAGTGGGTTAGGACCCGAGGCCCACGTTACTGCTATCGGTGTAGGGATGAGATTAGCTGGGATATCCAATGGTGGGGTAATTGGTGTGAGAAGTGCTGTATTGAGCACGGGAAAACGTCTTCGTGTTCATGCCGAGTAGGGGCTGTTGGCTCGGGTCGGTGTAGGGACTGCGACGTCATCTTTTGGAAGGACGAATGAATTACATGGATTGGCATACAAAGCCGGAACCCTCGGCGTGTGATAGCTGCAAGTTTGCATCCTATGCAACTGGCCGCGATGTGACTTACGGGAGTAACTGTTACCGACAGCGCTATTGCGTCTCGCTTAAACTCGGGATTCACAGCGCCGGCCGTCAAGTCTGTGACACCTGGGAGGGTCGAAGTGAAGTTCCCTGAACGTTTAGCCCGGCTTGACAAGTTCATCCAAACGAAAATGCTTGTTCGTGGGCATTGGGGCCGGGATGGAGATACCGCCTGCCTTCTTACAGCATTGTCGCCTGAGGCGGGGGGCGGGCAATCCACAATTTCCTGCCCAACGGAGGTAATGCCGAATTGGTTTGCGAGTTTAACCGTTTACCTTAACGACTCTGGAAGCTTAGAGTATTGGCCCGAGGTGGTACGGCGCTATCGTAAGCTGGCTGCTGATTGGCAACTATTAACTAGCCAAGAATGGCGGGAGTTGGAATTCGCTATTCGGGCAGCAATTCTTCGTGCTGTACAACCTCAGGTTCCGCACCTCTTAATCGAGGTATTCACAGAAGTGATCACACTTTGTGACCAGGCGGCGCAGAGTCAATACGTGCCGGAACAAGAATGGGGGCGAATTCACAAATCCGTCCAAGGTTTAGAGCCACACTTTACCTATCCCCTAAACAGGTCCACAGCAAGAATGCTGCTATGCGCAACTAATCCGTCTGCACCGACTGGTGCGACGAGCATGCTGTTTTGCGATGCAATGATCTGTAACGCAATTACAGAGAGACTGCAAATTGCCGATCGATTGATCGATATCGTCCTCACCAAGGTCGAAAAGGCCATTTCCTGTGCAAAAGGCGAACCAGCTTAGTTTTCTGGCTAACCTGGATTGGGGTTAGGGTAGTCCCTTCGAACCAAGGAGGGTGCTATGGACTCGACTCAGAATGAAGCAAAGAAAGCCCTGTGCGCACATCAGGCTTTGTGTGAGGTGCGAAACACACTCGGGATTACCGTTGGTAGCACGGACCTTGTTGTTAAATTCAGCAATGGGCTGGGTGATCTGAGATCAGCTACTGTGGACCTGAATCTGGCTACAACTCAGACTGAGGCCAAGAAGGCACTGATGCGCATCAATGATGCACGCCTAGCGTTGTGTGGAGTGCGGAACACACTCCAGTGTGTCACTGGTGACACGGAACTTGTCTGTCAGTTCAACAATGGGCTGGCGGATTTGAGCTTGGCACTGTCACGCCTGGCTCAGGAACTTGAGTAAAGCCTGCTCAACGGCTTAGTAGTGGAGACGCTGCCTGTATGAGCTATTATAAGAGACTCGACGTACCTTGGTACGCCCAAGAGTGGGCAGAGGAGAGTCTTCCTGACGATGAGTACATGAGGCTCAGTCCAATGGACTGCCCCATCATCGGAAAAAACGGCTATTACTGGTGCCGAAGTGCTGGTTCTATTCACTTTGAGTGGGAAGGCAAAGCCTTCACTTACTCCAGGAGTAAGGACCGTCTCTCGGCAATCACAATGTTCAAGTACGATCTGGAAATGGACGCTGCCGGCCCCCGGCTCCGTGAAGTTGAGATTCAAGCCATGACCACCCTAGAACGAGCTAGGCTGCTTCCTGTTGAAGCAAAGAAAAAGCTAGGTCGCGAAAGAGAGTTGGTTTTCCTTAAGCGGATTCGACAAGGACGAGCATGAAGTCTAAGAAGAAAGCCCGGGGGATGCATGACCGCGACCTTGATTGGCGTGGCTGCCCATTCCCAATGACTCCTGAGGAATCCGCACGATTTAAGGCGGAACAGGCCGAAGAGAATAGGCAGGCCCGTATTCCTGAAGCTTGTAATCCACGGAGTTTGGAGCTGCTACGCGAAACATTCAGGGTTAACGCCCTGAATGAGGGTAGAACCTATTGGATTGGGCGGGTGCAAGCCCAGCTCGCATCAACAGGTGACCGAGCCCCAGCGGTTATGAAGGCGGACCGGTTGCGGGCCAATGTCTTTGGGGAGCCCGCATGAATTTCGATCCTCAGGCTAACGCCCTTCTCAATCTTTTGGGGGAGCGGAAACCGGTTCAATACTCGACTGCGGATCAATTGCAGCTCCTAATCGAGTTCGCGACAAAGTTGGGGCTGACTGGCGCTCGGGATGTGCTCGCCAATAAATTGGCAGAACCCGATAACCTGTGTCCTAAGTGCAATTCACAGCATTGGCGAAGCCGCGCAAAGATAGCACGCTTTGCGTATCTGCCCTATGGCGAAATTGGTAGGATCAAGGATAGGCCGTGAAGCCCCTACAACACGCGCGAGCCTCTGTTCACAAATACGGGGGCTCTCTGGAAGACTATCTTCCAATCCACAACTGGTTTGATCAGACAAAGGCGCATGTGCCCGATATGCGCCATCGCGCATTGCTGCATAATGCCTTCGGGATCTTTCTGCTAGAGCAGCAATTCGGGGTGTACCTTACGAATTCGGACGGCAAAATGGTTTCCGTCCGAGATATTGGTGAGCAGCATGTGTTGGAGGATATGGGGTGCATCCCTACTCTGGAAGAGTGCTTCCGGAACCTCCCCATGGAGAATTGGATGGGTGGCAAGGTTGTCCCCAAGAAACTGGTAATTGACCTAGGAAGGGCTGTAGATGTCGACTAAGACGGCGTACGTGGTGCTGGAAAAGGATTTCGAGTATAACGACGAGACCTACTATCCCAGTGGGGACGGTAATGGCTGCGGTATCCCCATTGCCGGGTTCTCGGATTTAGTGACTGCACAATCGGATTGTGATCGACGCAACCTTGCAAAGTGCAAGGAGTTTGACTCAGATGAGTGGAGCCGCTACGGCTACGATCTGAGCGAGCTAAGCTTTACTAAGCACGCTGTGTTCGCCTCTGCGGAAGAGTTGGGTGATCTGCCACAAATCTTCAAGGAGATGAAGCTGGAGCAGTTCCAGACGATTCCTGAGGAAGACCGGTCGTTCTTCTTTGAGGTTTACGAGATTGAGCTGATTGGGGGATAACCGTGGACGGTATGCGGCCGATTATCGACACCGTAGAGTTACGTCCCCTCATGGGGAAGACTCTGTACTCGGTCGAGTATTTCGACTGGGAAAAGCTAATCCTTCGGTTCACAGACGGAACGGGTGTGCAGATCGATGCATGGGGCCGCACTGATGCCTACCTACAAGTTACTCCAATGGAGGCTCGCAAGTGATGAAGTATGTAATCGGCGAAGACGAGGATGAGCTGCTGTATGAGGTTGAATGTGCGTTGGCAACAATTCGCCATGTGGAAAGGTTGTCCAAGCACTGTCTTGACCACATCACGGACGAGCTAGATTCGATCCGTAGCGAGCGGTTGAGGGAGTTGTCCGCACTTTCTGAGCCGGAGGGCAGTTTCACTGTTGTCCCTTTTAAGGATACGGACAAGGTCATTAGGGTAAAAGGCCCGTACGGATTCGACTTTAAGGTTGACTACGATGACTGTGTCAACCATGCCTTCGTAAGGGCCTTACTTTCCAAGGTTGTGGGTCAGCTCAATACAATGAGTACGCTGGAGATTCAGCGTCTGTTTGACGAGGCGAAATCAGGATGAACTACGACCTTCTAAAGTCTAGAGTAGAGAGCGTGAGCACTGCGTGCACGCTAATTGAAAGCCACCTTTTACCTGAGGATGAGGCGGAAAGGGCTCCTGATGGGGCTAAGATTGCCGAAGTGTCCGTTCTAGATGAGTGCTCCCAGTGTGTTTTTACAACCACCTATCTTAGGTCTCGCGGCCCAGATCGGAGCAGTATCCTATTTGGCTGGAAAGAGCCAATTACCGTCACGCCCAGAAAGCCAATCAATTTCCTGACCTTCATTTCCACTTTGGGAGATTCCAATTGAACTACACTGAACTTCAAGCTCGGGTGGATTTGCTTACCTCTTGTCCGAATGGTGGGACGGAAGACAAGGTCACGCTAATCGAAAGTCACCTTTTGCCGCGTGAGTTGGCAGAAAATGCCACTCTGGGAATGAAGCTTGCCGAGATCCGTTACTTAACGGAAAATGCTAAAGCTTCTATTCTCTGGGGGCATACCTTTTTCCGCGGTGGAAACCCCAACTACTGCCCCGGCTATGGGATTGTGGTCATTCAGCGCACACAAGCGGGGTGGAAAGATGACGTTCTTCTGAATTTGACAGGTCACAAAGTGACAAAAACAGGGTCTGAAACCTCTTTAGAAGTAGGAGAGGCAAATCCGCCTCTCCTACTTCCCTTTGGAGCCTATCATGAAATGTAAACTCAAGACTCTTCTGTCTAAAATGATCCATCTAATAGCCGTTGTCTACGGCTTGTCCTATGGCACTATCGTCAACACTACGACCAACGAAAAGGTCGCTGAACACTGTTCAGTTAACGAGAGAGGTGCCGAGTGACCGGGTAAGTGGCTCTACATTGAGGCTATCATTTGTCTGAGGTAAACCAATGTTTCTGACCTACAACGTCCGTAAAGTCTTCGACGATAACTGCGCCGCGCTTAAGCTCGTCAAACGTGGTGACAACTGGTTCTGGGAATCGTCAGGGTACGACGAGCATACGGGCAGGCACAGTGACGACAGCTTTCCCGTAAACCGGACGCTCACGAACCCCGCGAACCGAGCAAAAGCCAAGGCCACCATGCCTCCGGCTGAGTTCCAGGCCGCGCTGGAAGACTGTTACCAGACCCTCATATCCGAGGATGAAGCGGAATTCGATGAAATCCAGCAAGCGCACCACGAATACCAGGACCGTATGCAGGCGGAACTGGCTGAAATCCGCAAGCAAGGCCGGGTAGAAGCTCACGTAACCTGGAAAGTGAACCTATGACTATGATCCTCGGCATTGACCCGGATCCGCACGACCTAAGCGCTATCATCGCAAAAGCGAAATACGATTGGGCCAACCTTTTCTCACCCCTAGCCCAAGCCAAAACGCTAATCGGTGAGGCCGTCCGAATTGCCATTGTAAACGGAGAGGGGCAGGCAGAAGTAAAGCTTGGTGAGCTTGCCCCTGAGGAAATCGAAACCCTAACGCAATGGCTTAAAGGGTCGGGCTGTACCCTAACTTATGCCGGGTTAAACACTTACACTGTAGAAGGGTGGTAACATGAGCTGGGATTCATATGAGCGCGCGGCTGAAAAAGGACCCCTTCAAATCGCACTTCGAGTGATCATCCTCGGTGCAATCATTGCCGCTGTTATCGGCGGACTTTCGTACGGCTTTGGGTGGTGTGGTGAAGCCGCTCAAGTCGCCAAAGAGGAGTTCGGACCCCGAGCTTCACTGCGGAAGTACGAATGGTTCAAGGACGCCTCCCAAGTCCTCCAAAAGAAGGAACGCGATGTCGCAATCGCGGAGGCGAAATGCCAGGCCTTAGAGGCCTCGTACGCTGGTGTGCCCCGAGGGCAATGGCCTAGGTCGGATCGCGAGCAGTACAACGTCTGGGCCTCAGAATTGGCCGGTATTAAGGCCAGCTATAACGGCTTGGTCGCTGAGTACAATGCGGCCAGCTCAAAGTTCAACTGGGAATTCGCCAAGTCGGGGGAGGATCTGCCTCCCCAGCGTTTTGTGGAGAAGTAATGAAGAAAGACACCCTGTTAGTCCAGTGCGTTCTAAAAAACGACCGGGAAACCGACGTTCTCCAAACAGTAGCCTGGATTGAGGCCGAAAAGGCGAGGCTCGGTCACTGGATTTTGTCCAGTGACGTCAAGAGCAAAGAAGACCCCAAGTGGTGGCAGATTTTCTCCATCGGGACCGAAAAGATCCCATATGAGAAGCTAGCCATCCGAAAGGATGGGGATATCTGGGACAATCCCGTCAATCAAATGCGCGGCAATAAGTAAGCCAAAAAAGGGATCCGAAATGAAGTACGCAATCCTGTTCTCTCTGTTGCTCATCGCTTGTGGTGCTAAGACCCCCAACGACACCCTCAAGTCCGCCTCTGGCGTCAGTAAAGCTGACGTCCAGGTTCAGACCGGCTCGGACGGGCTCACCGTCGAGCAGCGGAATGTCGGTAGGCGCTTAACAGAAGACAATAAGCCTGGGTCAATCAAACACCTGTATGTGATCTCAGCCTACTCAGGCCAGGTTTTGATTTACTCGACGGTCAAGGGCAAGGTCACCAGCGGAAGCAAGCGCCTTACTCCTAATTCCGTTGCGGCTACCGATGGTCGGAATGTTGACTACTCTATGATGGGAATCCCAATCCACATTGGAGGAAGGGACCTTCGTACCAGTGAGGTGTTGGGGGATGACGGAACCTATGGGTCCTCATCTGAGTATCTGTTCTGGTTTGACCAGTCCGATGTATACCACCAGCATTACCCGTCAGGGGGCCAGATCATCCATATCTCGGATCAGCCCATTGCTGTTAAGAGCGTGATCCTCAATATGGAGCCGGTTCCGGCAGAGGTTACCCCATGAAAGTCGGCGACACCTTTATGGTTAAAGGTTGTCAAGGCTCATTTGGGGTGGTTACTCATGTAACTACGGGTGGGCCCACCAACCTGTACGTCACTTATGACTACGGGATAGATGATCGCGGATATCCAATCCGGATTACGGGGTGCATTGCGGCGGATGAAGTCTTTCCTATTCCAAAAGAGGAATACGAGACCTATACTCGGTTCAGAGCTTGGTCACCGGAGCAAGCCGCTTGGCGGGATGCTCACGGCTATGGCATCCCTTCTGTGAAGGCTTAACCCCATGTATATCAATTACATCATAACTGGCCCCAAGGATGTCCGAGACAATTGCCACTTAATATACGAGTTGAATGACGGCCGGATTGCCCAAGCCCGTTTTGGGGGCTGGCGTGACGCAAACAACAATCCGTGCACCGAAGCTGTTGGCTTTGATGTTGTGGAGGCCATCGGGTACAACCGAGGCGAATGGGACCCTGATGCATATCGGGAGGCTTTTATCCTCAATGAGGGATAAACCCGATGCATATCGGGAGGCTTTTATCCTCAATGAGGATAAAGCTCCTTAGCCCTTGTAAACGGCCGCGTACCAGCCCGTGCACTCTTCGAAGAAGAGGTCAAGGGGCTGGAGCACGTCGCACATGGCATTGTAGTCCTTGTACGCTTCGTCCATGTTGAAGAACCGACGGTGATCGCCGCCGTCATAGACGATGATCAGCTCCGACTCACGGCCGTAGAGTTCCCCACGCGCCCGCCATTCCTTGGGCGAGTAGAAAACCTTGCAGCCTCCTGCGTGGAGGGCGTCATTTTCAGCCAGCACGGTCATGATCGCACGGTACGCGGCCATGCCCTTCTCAGAAAGCCCCTTGGGGCATGCGAAATCGTTGCGCTCGGTCATTGTCTTACTCCGTTCTAGGAACTACGGATGGATTACCAAGGCAACGATTTACCTTAGCCCGCTAATTCTGAGGAACCCACCACCAATCTACGATTTCCAGGTCCAAGCTCTCATAGATATCCGAGGGCAGTTCGGCGAGACCTTCGTAACTAAACCATTCGCCAGTCGTGTGGTATTTCCGTAGTTTCTCGTGCAAATCGCGTTCCTGGTGTCCGCGGTTTGGCAGGATGAGGATGATTCGAAGTTCGTAGGGGCTTCCGGTTTGGAGGGTCCTGACCCTTGTATAAGGGTCGTCAGAGCGTCCAACCTTGAAGGCGCCTGTGATGTTGCTCTGGATCAGATATAAATCCACCGTCCGTCAAATTCTCTGAGCTGTTTGGTTTGATCGAAAATCCACCGTCCAGCATGATACCGGGCTAACCTTTGTTGGGGTCCGGGTAGCTCTTACAGTCTAGAAGTCCGAGGCAAGATGCCTCGGGCTATCCTCAACTTGAACAAAAGGTACAGTTTTGAATAAGCAGCCCACTACTCATTTCCATCATCTCGTCGAGAACCGTGCCACCATTGCGTTTGAGCTTGACGGCAACCGAGACGCGTCCACGCGTACCGTCGCAGTGGGTCTGGCCATCGCCAATCCCAAGGACAAGCCGTCTCGGGCGCGTGGGCGCGAGATCGCGCTCGGTCGCTTGAAGAAGAGGCCGCTCAAGTTGAGCGTGACCATCGCCCCGGAGGGCGGGGGTGTGCTCTATCAGGTGCTGAACGCACTTCGTGCGGCGTTCCCAGCGATTCGTTCGACTCCCGCTGAGCGAGTCCACACGGACTAAGGTTCAAAAGAACCCCCGAGACCCAAAATCTCGGGGGTTCTGCGCAATATGCAGGTATTTCCCATCGAACCAGGATCCCGTTGGATCAATAAAGCCACAGGCAAGCACGCAATCGTGTTGCGTGTCCTCTTGGAGTTTGAAGGGCAATCCGTGCATTTCAAAAAGTCAAACGGGGACCTCTCAACTGTTGCTGAGGGACAGTTCCTTAGCATGTACCGGCCCGATGTCGATCTTGACTTGGAGTTTTGAGCCATGGAAGACCTCGAAGAGGTTGTCGCAAAGGCACGAGAAGAGCTTAAAAAGCTCGCGAAACGGGAACAGGATGCTCTTGTTGATAGGCTGGGCTGGGCGCAACGTTCCCCTCGGGTTAAGGAGGCGAAAAACCAGATCCTCTTCCTAATTAAGGAAGCTGGAAAGCTGGGGAACGCACATATCTCCCGTAGCTTTCAACTTGACGCGGATGAGAATTTGGTGTTGGCTGCCTGGGTAACTAAGGCAGCCAACGTAACTGTAAAGCACAGCCACAACAACACGTACACCTATCACATCTCAGGTTGGTGAGCCATGAAACTCTGTAAAAAGTGCCGCAAGCGCCGTGCAACGGTGCCAGATTTCCTGTTCGGGTCCGTCAACAGTGACGTAAAGACTCTGCGGTACTGCTCTCCTTGCTTTGGGGGAATGCTAGGATGATCGGCACAATTCCAGAAGTTCCTTATGTGCGGCTCGATTGGATGGATGGCCGGTATTTCATCCAACAGATCATCAGCCACACGGAATACGACGTCCTTACCCAGGACCACAAACGGCTATACGTGCGCCTACCAGCTAACGTGCTGGAGGGATACCAGACGCATTTGCGTGCGGATGCCGTATTCCAGCATATGTTCTCGCTAATGGAGCGGGAGAAAGAGCATCAATCGATGAGGACGACTCTGTTTGAGATGGAACGAGACCTCATTCCTCCTGACAAGTGGACAGAACACATCCCACTAATGCCAGAAGAAGGCCGGATCTACATAGAAGATGATCCCGTCGGTTTGGGGCTGGGCCGCAATGGGATTTGCGGGTGGTTCATCCTGTTTTCCTCGGGTCAAGGCCCCGGATTGGTTTGGGCTCAGTTTCCCGACCGTATTGATTTCCCGCCTGGAGGTTCGCAGTAATGACGGTTGATTTAAGGGCAGTGGTCGAAGCCGCGAAGAGGGAACGCCAAGTGAACTTGGTTCCGGAAACTCTACAGCAAAAGCTGGCTGATGACATTCAGGCATCCATAAGCTCTAACCTGAGCAGCACCCAAGTCAAACACTGGGTTCTACAGGCGGATGAGAACTTCGCGATATGCGAGTGGATTTCGGAAGCTGGCTTGCATGTTATTTCAGACTTCACCCTTCTCCAACGGCCAATAAGCGAGAACACCACTTTTACCATCAGCGGCTGGTTTGATGTCTAAGGCGAGGATGTACACAGGATCAACGTAGACAGGGGACCGTTCGAAATGAAGCTCACCGGAGCATTGTTGCGTAAAGCTCTGTTGGAAGAGCTGAAGTCGGCCCATTATGGGACAATCAGCCCGTCTTGGCTAGAGAACCCGGATTCTCTCAGCGAAGATGAAGAAAACGAGGAAGCCAAACGGGACCTTCATAAGGTATTCGATCGGGCTGCTTTCAAGCTCAACATGCACCTAGGATGATGGAGCAGATAATGCAAGCCGACGAAATCGCCCGTCTCATAAAGGCAGTTCAGGAAGAGGGCAGTCGCATCCCGGAGATGGGGAGGGTTCTTTCGACACTTTCCTTGAAGGACCAAGAGTCTTTCCAGGCGCTGAACATATCGCCACTTGCGCTCTTCTCCGCACTTGACACACTTCGGATGTGCCTTGGCAATACGGGAGGGCAGCTAATCCTTACCTCACTGGGGGATTTTCTACGAGCCCGTGATGGTGACCCGCTATTCAGCGCGATTCCTTTCGTCCGTACAATGGCCGGGCTTTCCGTTGAAGAAGCCAATTCCCTGATCGCATGGATCGTCGATACTGCTAAATCCTATCCGAACTTGGTTCCTGGGGTGACGGCACTTCGAGATGATGACGGGGTCCTTTTGACACTGGTGGGGTGATTATGTATCATCGCGATGATATGGAAAAGGTCCCTGGAGACTCAGTATCCTTTACCCGAACCTACGTTCGGTGCCTAGAGGAATACGAAGGCGACCTTCTTACCGAAATCAGGGTCGGGGATGATGTATACGTTGAAAAGTGGTGCGATATGGATGACCGCTTCTCACGTACGATGGCTGCAAAGTCGTCCGCAGCGGATATCGAGGCATACCTAAAGGGGGAGCTTACCCTGTACGCGCTCCTAACGAACCACTCCAATGGAGTGTATTTCCTCATCGATGGTGGATTAGCCAAGGAATGGGAGCCCGATGACGATTGGGATGATCGGTATGTTTACCGGGCAATCAGCATAAAACATGAGGATGTGCCCAATACCTATTGGCCTGACATTAGCGCTAAATACGAACCCGCCCTTGCGCCGCGCTTCCTTCCTTCGGAAGGCTAAGCCCAACTTGCCACTAGGTACTCCACGCATGAAACTTTCCGTGTCCGACATCTATCTAGCGGTTTTTCACCACGGGCTTGTTCCCCGACGGGAGCTGATTCCTGACGAGATCCTCCCCCTCGTGGATGCCTACACGCAAGCAGAAGCTGCCCTCGAAATGGCTCGTGAGGATCTGGAGTCGATGCTGACGGAGCTGGACCCTAAGGCAAGCAGTGTGCCGTACTCTCCGTACAAGGTGGAATTCGGATGGGAATGATGGAAGGCTTCATTGACCGGTTTGAATCCTACGAGGGTGTGGAGTATTCCCTGTACCGGGAACGTCCGTCCGGAAATGCGTGTGTCCGCATTTCAGACGAAACGGGGGAAAAGGTTATCACATACCCCGATATTGAACGAGCAGCTTTAGCTTTCCAGGATTTCTGGCTCTTCGACTTGCTTAACAAAGCGATAGTTGGCCACCTCCAATTTCCTACTGTAGAGACTCGATACCCCACCGTAGAGACCAGCTTTCCGTGAGCGATCATGCATGGAAGTGCCTCGTCTGTGCCCAAGACACGAATGTGCTGAACGAATACTATATGGTACACGACCATATATGGGAAGCCGCAACGCCAGATCCCAACGGGATGCTCTGCATTGGGTGCCTGGCCGAGAGGCTAGGCCGACCGCTTACCCGTCAGGATTTCACGGATGCACCCGTGAACCACCCAGGCCTCAGCCATTCTGAACGGCTGAGGCTGTTACTGGAGCAAAACTAATGACATCCCCTAAAGTCTTTTCCAGTGGTTCTAAGCGATTGAATGACGTGCTCGGTGTCGGGGGTATGCCTTTTGGGCATATGGTTGAATTGTATGGGGGTGAGGCCTCAGGCAAAACCACAATCTCTTTTCACGCGATTGTCGAATTGCAACGTCTGGGGAAAACGGCTGCCTATATCGACGGGAGCCACTCCTTCGATCCCGCCTATGCCCGCCAGCTCGGCGTGGATATAGAAAAGCTGGCCGTCATTACCCCCAACTCGCTTGAGGAAGCTTTTGATACCGCGGAATTCCTCACCGGCATGGGCGGGGTGAGTCTTATTGTCATCGACAGCATCCATCAATTGCCGTCCACAGAGCCAGAGCCAGAGCCCGAGCCAGAAAATCTGGACGAGCGAGATGAGTTAGGCCAATGGATTCATCCTAAAAGTGGGCTCAGCCATAAGCTATTGTTTCATGGCATGAACAAGCTTCGCCATTTGGCGTCTAAAACGGATACCTGTCTACTCCACACAAACGGGAAACGACACCTTTATCTGGCTTATGCCTATTCGGCACAAATCGAAACCAAGCGAATCACAGCGATTTATGAGGCGGGAAAGGAATGTGGCTACACTATTCAGGCAAAGGGCACGAAAAACAAGTGGGTTCCGCCTGGTGGCATTGCTGAAATCAGCTTCATTAAAGGGAAAGTAGTCCCGGGAGATTAGCGGGTAGAATGGGGTATGGAAGAAACCGTGCCCGTAACGATCTTCACTTCGGAAGAAGCTCTTTTACTAGCCTTGGATCACGCACAAGCGGATGGTTGGGCCTTCATCTCGTACGAGGATGAACGGCACGGGGAATATGGTGCAATCCTTTTCCGTCAAACTCTCGACCAGCTTACTCTTTTGGAAGAAGTAGCCCGCTTTTCAATTCGCCCTTGGGGTGAGCTTGAAACACGGGTAACACGACTAAAGCTGCCCTCAAGCACGGATATGGAGTTCTTTGAGCGTTGGTCGAAAGACGCACAAGCTCTGTCTGACACTTTGGCTCTCATGGACCTCGTCTTTAGCCCCTCAGTTTGGTATCCAGCGTACATTACGAAAGACCGGATTGTCGGTTTCGTCCATTTCGAGACCCCAGGGGTTGCTACGGTGCTCGAAGCCACCCTTCTTGGACTCAAAGAATCGGGCCTTATTACCGAGTTTGAGCGCCTCCAAGAGGGGGCCTCCGAGTTCCCGTCCATCCGAAAGGCGTTACCTTGAATTCTGAAATCCTGTTGCGGATCGCTATTGGTGATGCAATAGCCCTTGCTACGGAATACGTTTCTGACGATCCCGACCTGATTCGGGATGCTTTGCTTTTTAAGGGCTATCTAGCCCATCCGAAATACCCTCTCAAGCCAGGAGCTTACAGTGACGATACTCAAATGTCAATTTCCGTCGCTGAAGTCCTACTTGGAGACGATTGGTCAAAAGCTGCTTTTGCGGACAGTTTCGTGCGCTGCTTTCACCGTGATCCTCGTAAAGGGTATTCTCGTGGTTTCCAAAAGGTCTTGGAGGGAGTCCGCTCTGGAGCGGGACTTATCGCGGCTCTAAAGCCCCATTCAGACAAGAACGGCGCCGCCATGCGCTCAGTGCCAGTTGGGTTTTTATCAGACCCAGCCCAAATCCTACGCGTGTCCGAAGAGCACGCAAAGATCACGCACGATACTCGGGACGGGATTCTGTCCGCACAGACTGTTGCGTTGATGGCTCATTTCGCCATACACACCTCAGAGCCGTTCTACAACCTGCCCTATTTCCTCTACAAGCATCTGCACCCAGAATGGGTGGGTGAGATACTAGACCCTGTGTGGCCCCCCGTTGTGGGGCCTCGGGTTGGGTTCAAAACCGTACAGGCCGTGTGGAACATCATCAAAGATGAACCCGATACGTTGGATGCCTTGTGGCAGATCATCGCTTGGGGTGGGGATACAGACAGTGTAGCTGCTATCACGTTAGGAATTCTCGCCCCGAGGGCTAAGGATACCCTGCCCCCGTGGTCTATAGAGGGACTGGAGACCAATGGGGCCTTTGGTCCGGAATTCTTGACACGATTGAATGACCGGTTGGTCGAAAAGTTCTTAACAAAGGGTGTGTGATATGGAATGGGGTTGGATCATTTTCCTGGTGCTCTGGGGAATCCAGGCTGTGATTACATTGATAATTCAAACCCTGTGGCTAGGCCACAAGCCGAGTCTATTCCAAGAGGGGCCTAAGCCGTTGAGCCTGGGCAAGTTCCTAACCCTGTTGTTGGCTCCGGTCGTAGGGCCTATTTGGTTGCTGATTCATGCAACGTGGGTTGTGGATGAGGCTAAACGGAAAGAGGCTGAAGCCGAAGAATTGGAAACGAAAAAGAAGTATATGACCCCAAAGCCTGACGTACGTACACGGTACAGCTATACCAAAGAAGGGGATGTTGTCGAAGACCCTAATGGTGAGTTGACGCGAACAGTTATGCCCAGCGGCTATTGTGCCTACGATAGGACCGAACAATGACGTGTCCACTGTGCAAACAGGCTGAATTGACAGCAAGTTATCGTGACATACCCTACAACAACTTGCCGGGTGTCGTTGTCAAAGTCCTCTACGAGGAATGCCCGTCCTGCGGGGAGTCCTTCGTAACGTACGATTCCATTGCCCAACTAGACCGAACAATCCTGCGGTCGTTAACCGAACGACAACAACTTTCTCCAGAGGAGAAGGTCTTCCTTCAAAAGGTGTTGGAAATTGATAACCCCTGAACAGCTACGTCGTTTAGTGTTTGAGATGGGCCTCATTCCCGACCCGGAAAAGTGCCCTCCCGAATTCGCCACGCTTATTACGGAACTTCAATTCCTTACAGATATAAGGGCTGAGGTTTACGATAAGCTAGACGCTCTACTCACGGAGCATGGGGCTCCAAAATCCTGCTTGAGGTTGGCTTACTAAGCCTGAGTAATGTACGCATACCCCTCAATCCCCGGGGCCTCTAAAGCCCCTCGTGAGCCCTGTCTAGCTTTCGTCAAGTATGACGGCTCGAATCTACGTTTCGAATGGTCCAAAGCCAAGGGCTGGCACAAATACGGCACCCGCGAACGCCTGTTCGATCAAACCGACTCCATTTTCGGCCCCGCGATCCCGGTCTTCCTGGCTAAGTACGGAGACTCCTTAGCCCGTGTCTTTACCGACACAAAAGCCTTTCGAGGATTTGACCGGTTCACTGTGTTCGGTGAATTTTACGGGCCAAACTCCTTTGCAGGCATTCACAAGCCTGGTGATGACTTCACGGTAACCGTTTTTGACGTATGCGTGAAAGGCACGCTCCTCGCTCCACAACAGTTCCTTGAGCACTTTGGCCACCTCCCAGTTGCCGAAGTTGTCTATGAGGGCAACCTCAACCAGTCGTTTATCGATCGGGTCCGTGCTTCTGTAGTGGGGGACGGTGACCTCTCCCTGGACGAGGGGGTCATTTGTAAGGGTAAGGGGCGCTCACCGTGGATGTGTAAGGTGAAAACCCTCTCTTATTATGAGCGGCTGAGAGCTGGGTTCCCGGACAGTTTTGCTTCCAAATGGGAATGATGGGCTAAGAAATCCCCTCTGAGTGGTTCTTTGTTTGGAGGTATGAAATGAGTGAAATGAGCCATGAGCAAAGAACGGTTGAGTCGATCATAGAGCGGCTTCACAGCACGAGCCTTCTCCGCAACGAGTGGATGGCGGCGGGCAAGATGGCCTGGGTTCAGGCCGTCGGAAGCATTCTTACCGATATGTTTTCCGCTAAGGAGAACTTGACCCACGCGGACAAGTGGCTTGCGTTCAAGGTGGCCGACAAGGAATACGAGGAAGCTGTGAGGCACGCAACGGCTGGGGCGATTGCCTACAACCGTCTCGTTGTGCTCAATCGGGCGCTCCTGGATATCCTGGAGCTTAAGGCAAAGCTGGACCCATGAAGAAGACGTTTTGGGATAACACTTCAATCGCACCAAAGGGTGTTCCTCTGGCGGAAGCCCTCGTTCCAGCGCTAGAGGCTTGGATTGAGAGGCACCTGATGCATGAGGATGGTGCAACCACCATTCCACCAGCGGAGATTGCCGCGTTAGCCGAACAGATTGTCTTGGGCGTTTGTTTCAAAAACGACCTGTTCCGCAAGTACAACACCGCTAGCCCCCGACGTTAATGCCCCAATACTTCACCATCGAAGAGCTGATAGGCTCCCGACGTTAATGCCCCGATACTTCACCATCGAAAAGCTGATAGGCTTCATTGAAGAGCCCTATCGTTCCGCTTGCCTCTCGATTCTGGAAAGTAATCGAGCGCTTTTTGAGCGGACACGAGGATCCACCCACAACCACCAAACCTGGGAGGGCGGCTACATTGATCACGTGACCGATGGGATGAACTACGCCTATCACCTGTATCATTTCGATGCTGGGTTTGGGCGTAAACTGCCGTTTAGCCTATCGGACGCACTGCTCATTTTCTTCCTCCACGACCTAGAAAAGCCGTGGCGGATTGAAGTGCTTCCCAGCGGCGAAGTCCGCAACCGTCCCGGTTTGGACACAAAAGAGGCCTTCAAGGCTTTTCGCCAGGCTAAGTTGGTGAGCTACGGCTTGGTCCTGACACCGTATTTGCTGAACGGCCTCACCTATGTTGAGGGTGAGTTGGCCGACTATTCCAGCCAAAAGCGCGTGATGAACGAATTGGCGGCTTTCTGCCACAAGGTCGATAATTGGTCGGCACGAGCTTGGTATGATTACCCAAAGGCTGATGGGGATGGTTGGATCGGTGCGTCTCGCGTACGGAAGACCTAAGTTGGGTAGTGGTTAGGGTATACCTTGTATGACTACTGAAACCCACAACACCTTCTTTGCTCGAATTGAGCCGTGGATGGCTCCTTCGGACCTAATGCGAGTCCGAATCGCCTATCAGCTCGCAAAGAGCGCTCATCGCTATCAGACTCGATCTGAAGTGGATGAGTCGGGTAATCCGATTCGCTATTTCGACCATCCGCGTGCGGTTGCGATCATTCTGTTGGACGAGCTGTGTGTCCAGAATGCGGACCTGATTATCGCTGCACTGCTGCACGATACGCTGGAGGATACTCGGGTCTCGCCGGAGATGATCGAGCACCTTTTCGGCGCGAATGTGGTTCGCGATACGAAGCTCGTGTCCAAGCTTCCCAAGGAAGGGTTTTACGATCGTCTGATCAAGTTCGGGACGTTCGGTGCTCTCTTGGTTAAGGGAGCTGACCGACTGCATAACCTGCGGACCCTACACCAGGCGACTATGGCCTTCAAAAAGAAGCAGTACGATGAGACGGTGGGGCATCGTCATTTGTTTCTGGAGTTGGCCCAAATTAAGGCTTCCACTGGAAGCGAAACTATGCAGTCCAAATACCTGGCCGACCTGATCTCGGTAGAATTGCGAGGTTTGGCTCGCGAATTGGAGGAATGAATGGTTTGTCGACATGACCCCGGTGATCACAATTGCTCGTCCAACAAGCATTATGTTGCCCCCTACAACCCACCTTATAGCCCGCCAGCAACACCCCCATGGACTCGGACTACTGTGGCGGTGGAATCTCCTGATTCGGAAAAGTACGAAGTCATCGACTTTTACCGCAATGGGCTGAATGTTGCACTTAAGGTGCGATATCCCAATTGCGCGAAGTGCTCCTATGAGGGGACTAAAGTCTTGGTGTGCCAGGGTGTCTCTGAAGAGATGATCATCCGGTGGGTGAGGATTGACCCGCATTTCGCAGACAAGCCACGTGGTCCACGTGAAGCCCCAAGCCCCATCGCCCGGTTCCCCGCCAGTGACACGGGCTGGAGAATGGCTAAGGCGATGGTTGATGGCGCTTTAGGCTGAACCTTCCGACCAGGAGATTTGAATGGTTTGTAAACATGCACCCGGCGACCCGAATTGCGGGAGCACTAGAGCACCAGCGTACTATGCGGGCGTGGGCCCGAATGCGGATCAGTATGAAGTCCTTGACTTTTACCGTACCGGATTGAATATCGCACTAAAGGTGCGCTACACTAATCTTCCTTCCTACGAAGGAACTAAGGTTTTGATCTTTTCGGGGGTAACTGAGGCTGACCTTATCCGATGGCGCAGGGTTGACCCCAGTTTCTCTGATAGGCCGCGTTCTTCTTCCGAAGCCCCTAGTCCCCTCGCTATATTTCCAGCAACTGACAAGGGATGGGCCTTAGCCAAAGCCGTAGTCAATAATGGCCTCGAATGAGGGGTCGGGAACTGCTGGCCCATACCTTAGGCCTCCCATACCAAAAGGCTATCCTTTTGGTTGAGGAAACAGGTTTTGCTGTTGAAATCATCCGCATTGACGGGCTTTCCCAAACTCCTCCGGAAAAGGACCCATTTCGAGTTCTGTTGGAGGTTGAGAACGGGGTAGTTGTGGGGGCGACATATGGCTAAACGCATCCCAGTTTCCTCTCTTGCGGATTTGGCAAAATCTCAGAAGCTCACGCATGCCGTGCTTTTGGGCTTCGATCAATCCGACAACCGCAACTATTTTGTCACTTGGGGTGCAACCGTTGAAGCTTGCTCACAGGCGGCGGATATGGGTAACAAGCTGGCGGAATTCATGGGGTTTCCGGACTTGCAATTGGAGCCGGCGAGGGTGAAAGTCTTACTCAAAGAGAATAAGGCTCTCAAGGCTGAATTAGAGCTGTTGAAAGGAAAAGCACCATGAGTGACAATAGGGAGGAAATAATGAGCGCCTTACGCGCGGGTGAATCTCGATTCACCCCAGAACAAGCTGAGATCGCGCGGTGCTTCCGGTCCGTTGGAGCCTACATCGTCGCGACACCACTCCGTGTTGAGGGTCGCCTGGAGACGTGGGTCAATATCGGCATACCGCCTCACATCGCGAAGAATCTCGTCGAGATTCTAGGGTCTTGTTTTGAACAGGAGAAAGCACAATGAAACTGTCAATTTCTGTAATGGACGAAGAAGTCGATCAGATGCTCGTTTCGGTGAACGAGGGTCGTGAAAAGCCTTTCACCAAGCGTGATGTGCAGAGGTTCCTCTCTGAGCCCCACACCGCATTTGCAATTGGCGAGCAGTTGCTCTCCATTATCTCCGACCACATGGGAGAAGCAAAGGATAACGGGTGGTTCTGATGTCTGAATTTGAACAGATGGCGAACAAGGGCCTGTTGGAAATCCTCCATTACCCCCATCCGATTTTGAGTAAAGCAGCGGAACCTGTTGTTGAGATCAACGATGAGATCCGGGAGTTGGCGGAAAGCATGGCTAAAACCATGTATTTCCATGGCGGGGTTGGCCTCGCGGCACCTCAGGTCGGGGTCTCCAAGCAGTTGATCGTTGTGGATGTAGGAGACGGGCTCCGGGTGTATGTGAACCCCAAGCTTTCTGAGAAGAAAGGCCGGGCATATACGACAGAAGGGTGTTTGTCGTTTCCGAACAAAACGTTTCGTATTCGTCGGTTCACCGATGTTCGTCTACAGGCTTATGATCTTGACGGTCGGTTTGTAGACCAGCGGTTCAACAACATCCTGGGGGTTGTGCTACAACACGAAATACATCACCTTTCAGGTTTGACCCTCTTTGACCTACTGCCGAGGTGACGATATGGGGGACCACTACTGCTGTAAGAGATGCGGTCTTAGGTACGACGATTGTTCCTGTGGGCTTGCCTTAAGCGAGGACTTTAGTGAAGCGTTTACTAAAGCCTGTGACGGACTAAAGGCAGTCTTGAAGGCCCCGCCGTCAATGGCCCGCCCCTTAACATGGGGTTCGTCGCCCAAGATCACTCCCAACGAACCCGCTCCCAGGGATCCTCCCGCTCCCAGGGAAACCCCAATGGCAAAGATGCCCGGCCGTCTAGAAGCGGAAGCCCAGCGATTCATTGATGCCTCTTTGCTTATGGCTGGGGGCGCCCCAGATTCCGGGTTATTCAAAGCAAGCACGCTAATCCCTAACAAGATTGCGGTTGTAGCTTGCCATGTGTCCATGGACATTGAAGCTGCGGTGCAATGTTTGCGTGCACAATACGGCTTCTTGAAAATTGAAGCGCTAAAGGAAGCCGAGGACTCCGCTATTCAGTCTGAATTGCTGGACCGCGCAATAGATTGCGTACTTGGGCCTGAGCGATCTAAGGGGTCCCCACCTCCGATTAAGTATCCGTACGGGGAGGACTAATGCCGCACAAGTTTACCCTGACCATCGGCGTCAATCCTGGCTACGGCCACCAGAATAAACACACCGAATCTCAGTAGTGGTGCGTGGAAACGCCAAGAACGCGCTCGACGCTCGCATTCCGTGCTGTGGGTTGCATGTAAGACAACTAAGGAGGACTAATGAGCCGCACTCCCAAACGCGAATCCTCCAGCGCCAAAAAAGATGAGCTGGAACAGGGGATCCTTCTATTTAAAGGCGTGAAGCCAGTAAACGGAAACCGCATTGCCTTGTTACAACAAGCCATTGAATTGGGGATTCTGCTGGACATCGAAGAGCGTGCAATCCTGACAGGGAAGTTGAAGTTGCCGTTTAACACCCCACAGTCCAATGTGGAATTGGTTCGGCTGGGGGTGGAGGCCAAATTAGACTTCAATACGATATCGGATGAAGAGGAGTTGTCCTTGTTTGAAATGTTCGGGCAACCCTCAAGGTGAGCCATGACCCCAGACAAGGAAAACGCTCGTGCTCGGATGATCCTGAGGAGGGACCCCCAAACGTACGCCTGGGGCATGTACGCGTTCTTAACGCGAGTCCTGGGTGCGCCCAAATATCCTCTAAAAGAGGTTCTGTTTCAGCAAAAGTTGAAGGGAGGTTGGGCTGAGTACAATGGGGTGGTGGCTATCGGAACATCCCTAACTGACCCCTTTGAAGTTGCGAACACCATTCATCATGAATTGACACACCTTTTCTATTGGCCAGACGAACGCTCACCAAGAGATACTGGGCACTGCCGCACCTATAACAAAATGTTAATTACGGGAGCCCAAGCGCTATGGGGGATTTTTTGCCCGCTTCGGAGCGGGTACGGGCCGACAGACGATTTGTATGAGAGGCTCTATTTTCGGGGCTCAATAAGCTTCCATCCTTGGTTCCCTCTTCGATAGGGACGGAACCCAAAGTGGGGGACCGCTACTCCAAAGCCTGTTCGACAGTTGAAACCTTAGGTGTGAGCATTCATGAACGCCGCGCAATTTCTATACCCAACTTCCCGGCAATTCCCTTTTGATGCTGCCTGTGAGCAGATCGTGCGGGCGCTTGAAGCCCGCAATTGGGCCGTACCCGGTATCGAGGTTGAATTCCGAACCTATGGTTCCGGGGACCAGAAGTATCGAATGGTGAGCAGGGTTCGCAGTACAGAGTTTTCACTCTACTTCGGCCGACCTCAGAGGCGTCTGGGACGGTGGAACGACACGGCCGCCGTCACGGAACTGCAAATCCCCAAGACGATTCTTCGCGTCTACAATGACGAGTCCGGGCCGACACTCTACACCTATGTAGGCACCAACTACGAGGATGAGCGCGAGGCGTTCCGAACCTCGTTAAAAGTAAACGCCAAGCTCCGTGGCGAGCCGCGCATGTATCTCGAATACAGCGGCAATCGCACGTACTCTGGCCGGCGCCCTACCCAACTTGCACATACGAATGACCTTGGTCGTCAATATGATCCTGAGGGCGAGCCGGTGAGTTATAACACCGGGGCTGTGATGGCGGAGTTCCAAGCGTACCTGTGCGACATCGTACTCCCGATGATCGTGGAGCATGACGTGGCAACCGAGCCCGTGGATCTCTTCACCGAAGTGCCGATCCCGTTCCCCTCAACCATCGGACCGCTATACTGTTATGCAAATAACAGCGATCTGAACCGGATTCAGGGAGATGGAGATGATCCGGCGGATAGGTACGGGAAGGCGCCTGGCCTGCGCCTTCTGCCTTTGGGTGTGCGGGATGGTAATGGCCCGATTCCTGAAATCGCCTATGAGGGTTTCGTGTGGTGTGGTGTTGGAGTAATTGACCCCAACACGCCAGCCGAATCTGTGGAGGTGCCTGGGACTTGGCCGAGATATGCCGATAGGGGATTGCTGCGCGTGACCCCCAACCGTGCAAATCACGTCTATATCGCGGACCACGCCGCATACGAAGAGCGTCGCGCCGAAATCTGGAAGCAGATTGACCCCACCTGGCGGAGCAGCCTCACCGACGCAGAAGTCAACGAAATGTCCTGCGCTCGTGCTCGCACGATCGTCCCAATCCACGAATATACTGGCGGCTTTACAAAGCCCGTCGTCCTCATCGCGCGCGAATTGTCGCTCGACGAGGTTCGAGTTACCCATTCCTGAGAGAACCTATGTCACAAATCGACACCCTACTTGCTAAGCTCCGGGCCTCCGCTGACGCCTATCACAATGGCGAGGCTCTGATCTCAGATGCCGAATTCGATGCTCTGGAAGCTGAGCTTAAGCGGCTCGACCCGCAAAACCCTTACTTCAAGACCGTGGGTGCTCCGGTAAAGGTTTCCGGATGGGCTAAAGTCTCGCACGATTACCCCATGTTGAGCCTGAACAAGGCTCAAACCGAAGATGAAATGCGTGTCTGGGGCAACCGTTTCCCCAACGCCGAATTCATCCTGATGTGGAAATATGATGGCGTATCTTTGTCGATTTTGTACAAGGACGGAAATCTCGTTCGGGCTTCCACGCGTGGGGATGGTGAAATCGGGGAAGATATCACCACTAACGTGTTGAAGATGCGTGGGGTCCCCCACCGCATTTCAGACACGGCTACGGTTCACGTTCGCGGGGAAATCGTCTGCCGCCGCTCCATCTTCCGGGACCGCTTCGCAGACACCTCAGCCAACCCGCGCAACTTTGCCAGCGGAACGTCAAAGCGTTATGATGGCGCGAATTGTGATTCCTTGGAAGTTGTCGCTTATGACCTTAAGGGTCATGATCTCACCACTCGGGAAGCGGTTCACCAATATCTGAAGACGCAAGGGTTTTTGGTTGCGGACATCACGAAGGTTGGGTCTCTGACTGAAATCCAGGATTTCTATCTCAATCTCCAGAAGATCCGTGACGAGTTCGATATGGACACGGATGGGATGGTCATTGCGCTCAATGACATTTCCCGAGCGGAAGAGGCGGGCGAGCTGGGTGGGCGGCCCGCTGGGGCTGTTGCCTACAAGTTCCCGCATATGCAGGCTGAAACCACGCTGCGGGACATCGTTTGGCAGGTTGGATCTCAGGGTCGCCTCACTCCCGTGGCCATTTTTGAGCCTGTCCAGCTCGCTGGGGCCACGTGCACTAACGCCAGCGTTTACAACCTCAGCAATATCTTCAACATGACTGGGGGTACAGGTTTTCAGGTGGGCGCTAAGGTTCTGGCAGTTCGTCGGAACGACGTCATCCCCGCCATTGAAAAGATGCTGGAGCAGGGAACGGGAGCCTTTCTGAACGCCCCTGAGCAGTGTCCTGTGTGCTCTGGGGCCACGACGATGGTTGGGGAATACCTCGTGTGCACCAACACGGCGGAGTGCCCTGCGCAGACTGCTGGACGCCTGGGGGCCTGGATCAAGAAGCTCAACATTCTCGATTGGGGTGACGCCGTTCTGGCGACGCTGGTTGAAACCGGACTGGTTTCGGACATTCCGGACCTCTATCGTCTCACGCCCGAAACCCTGGCTTCGCTGAAGCTCTCTGGTCGGGTGTTGGGTGCTAGTGCGGCCAAGCGGCTGTGCGACAACCTACACGCCAAGAAAGCGCTGACGGTTTCGGAATTCCTTGGGTCCCTGTCAATCCCTCTGTGGGGCAATTCGATGTTCGCCATTCTGGCTGGGCAGATGAAGAACCCGACCTTGGAGGGTTTCCGCGCCCTGACGGTTAAGGAACTGTGTGGCTTTGAGGGTATTCAGGAGAGGAAAGCACAAGCTCTGGTGGAAGGCCTGGAAAAGGCGAAGGCGCAGATTGAAGAGCTGCTGGCTGTGGGGGTTTCAATCGTATCGAAGTCTTCGGATGGGGCTCTGGTCGGCAAGGTATTCTGTTTCACGGGTTTCCGCGACAAGGCGAAGCAGGATGCACTGGTCGCTTTGGGTGCGGAAATCAAGGATTCCTATACGAAGTCGGTCACGCATCTTGTGGCGAAGTCCACGGCGGGGTCGAGTGCCAAGCTTGACAAAGCCCGTAAGGATGGGGCCAACGTGATTTCGATTGCGGAGCTGGACGAAATCTTGGCACAGTATCCGGTGATCGCAAAGGCTGCGGCTCCGGTGGAATTGGTTGAAGTTCCGTCGCTGACGAGTGAGCTTGACAGTTTGGGGTGATTCGATGAAGTCTCAACGGTATCTGGAGGGGTGGAAGGCAGCCAGTGTTATGATCCATAAGTGTGGGTGGAAGGAAACCCATGAGGAATTCCTCATTACGGAGGACTTTGGCGTCTACGACGATTTCGATCACGGATTCCAGGACCGGATATATTGGCGTGTCCCTATGAGGGACAAGGATTCTGCGGACCTTGTTCTAGCGACTCACAGCTTCATTTTCAACCCGAAGGATAACGGGGGTGAAGCCCTCACCCTCAAGACTGTCTTTTACGACAATGGGGATGGGATCCCGAAGGGGATTTACATCCATCAGGAATTGGAATTGCAGTCCTATTCCAATTCCGTGACCTACAATTTGATTGGGGCCACCCTAACTCCGGAGAATCTTCGGCAGTTGGCGGATGAGCTGGAAACGGTACGGAATGTGCTTTTAGCGGCTAACTCCTAGGTCAACTTCGGTTCTTTGGGTGAGAGGTTTGTATGGGTTTGCGCGAAGGTGTGATTAAGCTACGGGAGGATCTTGAATTTGGCATTCAAATGAGGTTGAAGATGCACCCCCCGATGCTTGACGTAACCGCTCGGAACGTGGTTCACGAACTGGATATCCTTCTTAAGGAAGATAGTGCTCCTCCCCTCCTAGAGGAGCTTCGCGCAGTAAAAGCTACTTATGACCTAGAGTTGGTTGCCGCTGTCCCCAAGGTGAAGGCGCTAATCAGCGAGAAGATGCGGAACGCCGTTCGCGAAGGGTCGGGGACTTGTTCCTTTAGGACCGCTGGGGTAACAAAGGACTATTTTTCGCCGATTTCTCTGAGAGAAATCCTTGGGTGGGCTACAGCCAATGGGCTCATCATTGATGCGGCCCCCGCCGTGCCACGAGGAAATGGGCACGATGTGACCATTTGTTGGGAAGAGTTTTACCTGTGAACTTCGATCTAGAACAGACGAGCAGCTACTTTCCTCGTAAAGGGATCTTCGTAGGCTTTCAAGTAGGCTCATTCTTTGAGGAGTTTGTAGCCTTCCGTGTAGGCTTGCAGGCGTATAAGGTGCATAGGTCGTGGGTGACCCGAATCGGAAAGCACATCGTCATCGACGACCGGATCTACTATGCCCCTGAATTAGTGGAGCCTCAGTCTCATGAGAATTCCATTGCCCTAATGGATAGGGTTGACACCTTCATGACGAACGGCCGCTTTGCTGAGGTGGATCACTTCATTGCATGGGTTTTGGCTAATAGGCCAAAACGCTTGCTGGACTTGGGTCCTTCTTTGGCAATGATCACCCTCCCTGCAATGTCCCGCCTACGCAATAGGCGTTGGCTTTTGCAGGACCTTCACAAGCTTCTAGTTGAAGCTAATGAGGACCCGTCAGACCTTTTAGGAGGCCTGGGTGACTATTGAATTCGATGAGTTAGAATGGGCCAATTTCCACGATGTAGTGATCGAAGTGCTCGGACACTATGAGCGCCCCACCCTCGAAAAGATTTTCACCCTTCTTCCCCTTGACATTCGCGGGATCGCATTCAGTTGGGGGTTGAGCGACACTCCCTTTAGGGATGAAGTATACGTCTGGATTAACGCAAACAAAGCCAAAGTGCTTGAGGTAATTGACAATGAGTGCTGAAATCCTCGCTGAGGCGGCAAAAGTGCTTGAGGAAGGACTCAACTCCCTTTCCAAGGAAGACCTATCCGATCTGGGGGTCGACTCACCTGAAAAGGTAACAGTCCGACAACTGGCTAAAGTCGGGCGCTTCCAGCTCCGGGGATGGACAGCCACCAAATCCGTGGTGCTGCAATTCCTCGCCGAGCTTGGCGGGCAAGACCTTCATAATAACGAAAAGGCACCCCATGCCCCAACCGATTTGGAGGCTGAAACCTTCAAGGTTCTAGAAGCTCCGTTAAAAGATGGCATCAATCGGCCAGTAAGCTGGCTCGCACGGACTTTCCGTGCTCCTGTTGACGTGCCGAAACTTGTCTATGCGGTTCCTTGGATCGAGGTGGAGTCCGGATGGGGTTCAAGGCCAGAAGGGTATTTCTTCTACAGAAACCTAGAGGATTGCCTGGCAGGAACCTTACTTGCGAGTAAGGAAGGCTTTCGTGGGGGTGACTACTTAGGGCCTGTCCGACCCCTCCATTATGTGGAAGTGCCGTTTGACTACATTCCTGCGGAATGCCAGAGCTTTTTCAAGCTCGGGTGGGATGTTAGCAACACGGGTAATTACTGGGAACCAGAAATGTCAAGCCGCCCCAAAGATATCCGCTAACTTTGCTGATAGAGGGGGTCCTCTAGCCGTAAGCAGCTAGGAGACAAACAATGCGTGAAACCTTCGTGAGTGAAGTGACCTTTTTGAGCGATTACACCTGCACTGTCCGATTCGAGGATGATGGCTTTGTGCGGGAAAACCCCTTCCGCAAGGGGGACAAGCTTCGCGGGTCCGGGTGGCCTTTCGGCCCTGTCCATGGGTCCGCTATCTCCGTCAAGAAGGTGGGTGACTCCTGTGACATCACCTACATTTCCGATACGGGCGCCAAGACCTATCTGGGGATTCCCAAGGGAATCCTGGTGTTCGGAAACACCGTCCTCGTTGAAGAGGGTCAGATTGTGGGGGCTGAGCAGTGAAGAGCATCGATCGTCTCCTAGACCTTCTTGAGGCTATCTTTTGGCGCTGACACTCCCTTTTGGTGGTGTTCCAACCAAGTCTTCCGTCCAGCCCAATGGATGCAAGGCGGCCGCTTTCAAGTTTTTTCGAGCCCTAGCCAAAGAGCTGGGGCTCGAAAAGTCGCAGTACACACTGCATTACAACCCGTGCGGGGATTGGGGCGAAGCCTCTTTCCATACGGATAAGATGTACGTCAGTGCTAATTTCGACCAGACCCCGGGTAGTGAGCTGGGAGTGCTAGTCCGTTCCTGTAACGGAATCAAAGATTACGTGGGTGGGCACAATAATTGGCTCACTGTTGAGGAAGCCACATTGGAAAATGTGCTGGCCCTCTATAAGAGGATCTGTCGATGAACGAGGAAGACCTACTTTTCACAAGTTACCGCGCGCCGGGCCAGGGTGTAAACCAGAATGGTCGCGGTGTGCGTGTGGTACACAAGCCAACAGGACTGGTAAGCTCATCTCACGATGAGCGCACGGCCCGTCAAAACCGTGAAAAGGCTTTGGCAGCACTGCAAGTCCGGTTAGCGGAACAACTCATTCCGCCTGAGGTTCCCATTATGTGGGCCTCGCCAGAGGCTCCCAAACCAGTTACGTTTGACGTAATCCAAAAGGTTGTGGCCAGGAGTTTCAAGCCCCGTTTGGCGGAAGTGGAAGACGCTGATGCCGACCGGGTCCTGGAGCCCGATATCCGGGCTTACTTGGAAACTAAGACGTTGGGTGTTCTTGTTAAGAACAAGACTCTCGAAAACCTTTCCGCCAAGCTGAACGCCCAGAACATGGATCCTGTGCTTGTCAACTGGATTGAGCTGATGGCCAGTCACAATTTCGATTGTGTCGAAACGGAGGATTTGCTAACCCACCTCGGGGTTTTCCCTAACTCGGAGACACCATGAGCACTGAGGAACAGGTTCTCCTATCCGAAAAGGATAGCGCAAAGCTTCGCAAGCTGTACAATGGCCCCTTTACTGGTGGCAACTGCGGGTTCTGCGATCGTAGCGATTGCTACGGCCATCGTATTGTGTGGCCTCGTTGGATGCTAAAGGACTTGATAGATGAAGCATGAAGTACGAGTTGTTCGAATCGGTGAGATTTCCCCCCATCCTGACCCCGAGACTGTTAGCCTCGGACTAACTGTCGTCAGCGGCTATACCCTCGTTGTGGGCTTGGCCCATTGGAAACCCGGCGACCTTGCGGTTTTCGTCGAGCCTGATTACATCATCCCTGAGGGCGTTTCGTGGATGCCTGCGCTTGAGCCCGATCGAAAGGTCCGGGTAAAGAAGCTGCGGGGGGTCTTTTCTCCTGGGTGCCTAATCCCGCTCTCGGACATTCCCGAGTTGACGGGTGTTGCCGAGGGCGATGACGTAATGGAGCGCCTCGGAATCATCCGATATGTGGATGACGGGCCACCCAATCCTGATGAAATTGTGCCAGATCCCGAGCTAAAGCTTGGCTTGGCACCACGTTCCAACCTGGAGAATTGGCAGAAGAACAAGAACAAGGTCTCTCCAGACCTTGAGGTTCAGATCACCGAAAAGATCAACGGCAAGTCGGGTGCTTTCGCCTTTCGAGACGGCAAGATGTGGTGCGGCAGCCGCACCCAGTGGCTTAAGGAAGGGGCGGGAGAGTGGTGGCTCTTTGCCAAGAACAACCCCTGGATTGTCGAGCTTTGCAAGGCAAACCCGGATGTGGTCTTCTACGGCGAGGTTTACGGTACGCAGAAGAAGTTCCAGTATGGTTTGAATGCGGCTAAGCCTCAGTTGCGGCTGTTCTACGGGTTCTCTCTCGACCGGCTTGCGTATTTGAATTACGATGAATTCACGGCTTTGGTCCCTGAGGACCGTCGCGTGCCCTTGCTTTACAAGGGGCGGCTTGGCGATGCGAATGTGGAGGCGCTTGCTGAGGGCAAGTCCGTCCTGTTCCCGACTCAGGTGCGAGAGGGGTGCGTCATCACAGCCGTAAATGAGGGCTACAACCCTGAAATCGGCCGGCTCGCATTGAAGTGTGTGGGCAATGGGTATTTGGCGAAGTCATGAAACCGGAAGATGTCCAAGAAGAGCTGGAAGCTCTGCGTAAGGCTTACGCAGAGCTTCGGGATAAGACAATCGACTCATTCACCACGGTCTATGACCGGGTCCGGTTCTTACGGAAGTTGGTATTGCTTCAAGCTGTAAGCTTGTGTTGCATCGGCCTGTCTCAACTACTAAGGGTTTGTTCATGAGCGTTCTCAGCCCACTCTACGAAGAAGGGGACCTGTCCCTACACGACTTTATCTGGCGTGGTCTACGGGCTTACCTCCTCCTCGGTGATTCTGATAGTGGGCCGTTCACTCTGCCCACAGTCCCGACGCAAATGGTACGGAACTTCGATGATGCGGAAACCAAGCTAAAAGCCGCCAAAGCCCTTCCCGATGAGGAATGGTTTAAGCTTTGGCAAGCTGATATAATGCAAGAAACGCACCGATTTGAAAATGAGAAGAGGGTTGCACAAGCAACTGCGGTTCTCCACGATGGGGTGGAGGCTTGGGAAGCTCCGGCCAAACTTGGTGAGTTTCGGGTCTTTCTTTTGAGCTGTGCCGACAGAACCCCGCCTTCGTTTAAGTGCCCGCAAACGTTTGAAGCTTTCAAAGCGTTCAATCTCCAAAAAATGGAGGACGAGACCCAACGCCTCAAAAAGGTGTTGGACGTGTACGTACGGCAGGTGAACTTTAAGATGGAAGTCATCACAGAAGTCCTGAAAATTTACGGTCCTCCGAAGGAAGGGATCTGTTCCGATCTGGACACCCCATGAAGATCGATATTCCGCGTTGGGTTACGGCATTGAGGGCTAAGTTCTCCTGACCTTCGGGTATTAACATCGGAGGTTAGATATGTACACGGGTAAGATTTCTTTGGGGGCAGCCCCGGCTTGTGAAGAGTGCGTTCAATTGCTCACTGGGTATCAGGACCAATACCTCGAATATGCTCGCGAGGAATGCGAGCGTTATGTCAAGGGGATCTTGAGCTTCTTCGGCCCGCCGCCCTTTAGGGCAGTGCTCGAAATCATCGAATGTGCCCACGATTACGGCACCTATCTTGAGGTGTTCGTTCTCTTCGATGGGGACAACGAGGAAGCCGCAACCTGGGCTCAGGATGTGGACAACCGGATGCCCGGCACTTGGGCAGAATTGGAGGGGACCGATGAAGTTTAAGGCTTTCGAGAAAATGCTGTCCTGGGACACGGACGGCATTGGGGTTACCCGGGCCAGATTTCCCGGGGAATCCGAAGTCATTCGACTTCTCCCCATCTACACAAAAGGTAAGCTGGAAGGAGTGAAAGCCTGTTTTTGGGCAACTATCAATGATAGGGAATTCACTCACGCTCAGGTGTTCCCCACCGCTGAAGCAGCCAAATTTTGGGCTGTGACAGAGCTGTGGGGGATCCGCTACAACCCCGACAATATCAAGTCGGGTAAACTTTAGGAAGTTGGATGAAACTTGTTGTCTTGTTTGTGCTTTTGACCTGTGGTTCGGCCTTTGCCGAGCCACCCCCTGTAATTAGCCCCATCGTTCGTGCGAAGGCTGAGGCCCCACGCGTCGAGCAGGCGGACGGAGGTATGTGCCTTCCAAAGGAAGTATGGCACACCCCACCCACCCTTCTGGGTGTGCTGATCAACAAGCCCGCCTCTGCGAGGGAATCCGGGCTTGTTACGGCCATGATTGACGGGTGTAAGCGGACCACGAAGGACGTCGCCGACCCGTTCATGCTTCTAGCGCTCTTGCGGCTGGAGCGCATGTACGGGTTGCCTGCGAAGTATCAGGGGATCTTCGCTGCTACGTGGTGTGTTGAAGCTGCGATGCGCCTTAAAAAGCATGACGGCTCCCCTGTCATGGGGGACTGGGACCCCGTCGCCAAGGTGTGGAGGGCTTACGGACCATTGCAAATGCACGAGTGGATGTGGAGTTGGTGTGGCGGCTCGGCTCGAATGGCACAGGACGATGTCTTGTGGTCGGCCCGGTGTTGGGCAGAGCACTACAATCGAGTTTGGAAGTACGCGGAAGGGTGTTCGGACAAGTTCGTGGTGGCTGAGGCGTTGGTGTCCAATTTCAAGCGATATTCGCATATGAAGTGTGATGCTCGTTCCAAGCACGTCCAGGAATTGGAAAGCTGGGAGCTTTTCCGGGTGACGGGAAAGGTTGGGTTGCTTAAATGGCTGTAGGGAAACGTCTCAGTGACGCTTGGTATTGGCTCAAGTGCCATACCTTGCCGAGCCACAAATGGCATCGGTTGAAGTTGAGCCGTCCCGGTCCGGGTATCACGTATTCTTATGGTTTCCTGGACCGCTCAGAAGTCATGCTTTATGCCTGCTTTGTCATCCTGCGGGACTTCGTCGAGCTGGAAAAGCCGGAACGAGAGACCGCACGGTTTGACACCATTTACCAGCTTTACAATTGGTGGATGGTGGATCGGCCCCGCAAAGTCTCGGAAATTTCGGAAATGAGTGCCCGCATAGCAAAGCGGGAATCTCTTTGCCTCATCAATAGGGCTGCTGATATGCTGGACTTGCAGGAAAGAATCTCCAAGCTGGACAAGGAAGACCAAGAAATGCTGGAGCGCTTGGTGAAGGAGCGTGAATACCTATGGACCTGACTGCAAAATGCATGGACCTAGAACTACGACTCCAAAAGCTCACGGCTGCGTTTGAACAGCTCAATGCGGAGGTTGAACAGCTTAAGGCACCAAAGATCCCTGGGGGGCTCGGTGAGCCCGGCATTCGCGACCCTGAAAACGAATGTGAAGAATTCGACCCCGGGCAACCACCTGCCAGGGGTGGCGGCTGCCGTGGTGATGGGCATTATCTTTGCAAAGAATGTGTCCATTACGAGGGGTTTGATCGAATTGCGGGGCAGCATGAGAAAGCACGCCGTGACCACCCCGAAGTGGCGGACTTCCACTTCATGGAGATGGGGTGGGATTGCCCAACCAGCCCCACCCAAGGCTGTGTTTACGATGTCGAAAACGATCCCAGTTGGGATTTCTGTCTTTACTGCGGGGACCCCTATGAACGAAAATGATCTGTCTAACGAGGACCTACAGAAAATCCGCAAGCATTTGGAACTGTTAGGATTTAAGGTCTCCCATATGGAAGTTGGGGGGAGGGCAGAAGTTAAACTCTATGTGAAGGACGTTTGGGTGTCTTTCAAGACAAACCGAATTCCAGGGATTATGATAACCTGTCCTGACGAAGGTTCTTTCCTTGAAATGGAAAGCATGAACGTGAACCTCACAACTGCGCTCCTAACTATTGCCGAGATGAGAGGATTGGGCCTTTGCTGACCTAACTTCCCCATCCCTACGGGTACGTTCTGTATGGAACGCGCTGTAAACATCGCTGGAAAGTGGTCTTCGTTTCTCTTCGACTACGTTGGTCGTATCGTAGAGAAGATGGAAGACGCCCCCGAGGCATATCCGAACGATATGCGCGAGACGTATTCCAAGTTTTGGAACTACGTCTCTGCCGCTTACTTCGGCAAGGAGCACGTTTACATCCCTGAGCCCGGCCACAAGCCCTGGCTCGATAAGCTGGCCGATGAAATCAAGCAGCGGATGGGGACCCGGCCGCAGTTCTACAGCTACACCCTGACCGAGGATGAGCAACGCCACGGACGCCGTAGCCGCACCAATAAGGCACTTGCGGACCAGCTCCTAGGTGAGGATTCGGATGCGCTCGCCGAACGCTACTGGCAAGTTCTGCTTGACGTAGTGGGCCTGCCCAACACCGTCAAGTGCCCGATGGTTTCTTTCATTAAGAAGGGTCGCCGCCTGGATAAGGGGAACGTGCTGTTTGGGGAGGCGTGCTTCCTTCTTCATCGGGTAACCGTCAGCCTGCACCATAACGCAAAGGCTTGTCGGGTTACGCTCCTGCATGAGCTTTGCCACCTCGCTGTTGGCGTTCATCACCACCATGACGCACATTACAATATGTGTCTGGCGAATGCGGCAAACCGGATTTGGGGTATTAAGGTGGGGGACCCCTCTTCTTGGGAGGGGTACGCGGTCACCGATCTGATTGAGGCATTGCTTGAACAGCAAGAACATTGACACCATTTGGGAAATCCTCATCAATAGTGGCGCGGTCCCAGGTGGATACGGAGCGCTTTATGAGCACGTAAAGCAAAAGCTCGCCGCTGTTGAGCTGGAACCCGAAACCAAGTTGATGGAGATCATCATTGCAGAGGGTGGGGCGGAATCCAACCGTTACCTCTTTGAGGTTCCGGCGGATATGGATCTAGACTTCCTTTGGGGGCAGACCGAGCAGCTTTTACCGGAGGCGGTGGCTAACCTCAGCCCGCATGCTTTCCCGTGTCTTCCAGAAGTTATGGAGAACGAGGTTCTTCATAAGCTTAGATATCGGCAACCCCGACCCAACAAGCTGATTTTCTCTGGGTTCGGGAGCACCTGTCAAGTCCGAAACGAGAAATGGGAGAAGTACGATATTTCCCCCGAGACTCACGAAGCCCTGCTTAAGCTGGAACAGGCACGTCATTCCTGGCGTTCGGTGTCGGAATACACCACTTGGGCACAAGAGCTTCTTGAGCACCCTGGTCTAGATGTAGAAACCTTATGTCTAGCTCTGAAAGACGATAAAAAATTCCCCCTTCTGGACG